ATGAAAAGCAAACAAGTTGCATTATCATTGGCAATACTACTTGCGTTAGGCACGGGAACTGTATTACATGTAGAAGCACAAGGAAATCCGACAGAGTATTCACGTCACTTTGGTGATGAAAACACGGTTACCAGTGACCATAGTTTGGCAGTAGGCTTCAGAAATACGGTATCCGGTTCGTATTCAACTGCTGTAGGTCAGTCATCTACCGCATCTGGTGGAACCTCACTGGCTATCGGACGAAGTGCGCAGGCAACCGCTAATAATAGTAATGCTATCGGTCGGAGTGCACGGGCGGAAGGCGAGAATGCCACTGCAATAGGCCATGGATCTGTTTCTTCTGGACGTAATTCAAATGCCTTTGGTTCATCCGCGAAAGCATCTGCTGAAGGTTCTACTGCAGTTGGTAATAGTACAAAGGCTAATGGTATTTCAAGTACCTCTACTGGCTTTAATGCTGAGGCATCTGGTAATTTCTCTTCAGCATATGGTAATGATGCTAGAGCAAAGGGAAATCGTTCAGTAGCTGTTGGATATAATGCAAAAGCTGAAGAGAGTGCAACTGCTGTAGGTAATAATGCTAATGCTGGTGCTGCAAATGCTGTTGCACTAGGTTCAGGTAATACGATTACTGCACGTGGTGGAGTTGGAATTGGTAGCAGTAATTCTGTCTCTGGCATTGATTCTGGCGCTTTTGGGGTTAGAAATAACGTAGCGCAAGCAAATACATATGTACTGGGCAGTAATGTGACGTCAACACAAGGAAATAGTGTTCTCTTAGGCAATGCATCTACCGATAGAGCTACCACAACAGAAACACAAGCTAATATAAATGGTATTAACTATTCCGGCTTTGCTGGGGTAGGGTCAGCTCGTAACGGCGTTACGAGTGTTGGTGCATCTGGTAAAGAACGTCAGGTGATTAATGTAGCATCTGGGAAAGTATCTTCTGATAGCACGGATGCTATAAATGGTAGTCAATTATATGCAGTAGCAAATACAGTGGGCGGAATTCTTAATAATCACAATACATTAATTCAAAATAATATTAATGAAATCGATAAAAATAAAGAAAAAATTGCCGACAATGAACGAAAATTAAAAGATCATACAGATGTCTTACAAAAACATGAAGATATTTTAAATGGACATAGTCAAGAATTAGAAAAACATAATAAATTAATTGTAAATCATGATAATCAAATTACTCGTTTAACTAAAGAAAATCTTCGTCAAGATGCTGATTTACTTCGTCATGAAGATCAAATTCAAAATCATGACATTCAATTAAAAAATCAAACTGAACGTATGAATAATCAAGAAAAACGTATTGACAATCAAGATAAGCGTTTAGATTATTTAGATAATCGTGTTGATAATCATGATGCTCGAATTGAAAATCATAGTGAGCGTATCGAAAGTCATGAACGTCGTATTGAATATAATAAGACTTTAGCCACAGAAGCATTAAAAGAAGCTAAAAAACATACTAGCATTTCTGCAGGTAATAATGTAACTGTAACTACAAGCACAAATGCTGCTGGTGGTACTGATTACAAAGTATCTGTAGATAAAGTTAAATTTGGTAATGTTTCTTTGGACAATAAAGGTCTAAATAATGGTGGCAATAAAATCACTAATGTAGCCGATGGTGAAGTATCCGCTACATCTAAAGATGCCGTTAACGGTAGCCAATTGTATACTACTAATGAAAAAATTACTAAAAATACTAATACTATTATTAGTCTTGGTAATGAACTTAATAGTGTTAGAAATCGTATGTCCAATTTAGATCAACGAGTGAATAAAGTTGGGGCTGCTACTGCTGCATTAGCTGCTTTACATCCACAAGATTTTAACCCTAACGATAAATTCAGTGCTGCTATTGGTTTCGGTAATTATAAAGATGCTAATTCTGTAGCTATCGGCGCATTTTATCGCCCTAATGAAAATACTTTATTGTCTATCGGCACAACTATGGGCTCTGAAAAGATGTTTAATGCTGGTGTATCTCTTAAATTTGGTCATCATGATAAAATGAATGCCGATACAAAAGTTGCAGTAGCTAAAGAAGTTCAAGATCTTGTTCGTAAATATGAAGATTTATCTCAAAAATATGATAATCTTATTAAATTATTAAACAAAAAAGAAGCTTCTGAATTTAAATCTGATTTAACTGGCGTCGAAGAAAATCAACAATATAAAATTACACGTGTCGATAGTTCTGACACTGAAAAAGGTCGTATTGAACGCATCAAGGCTACAAGAAAATAATGATTAAATACAAAGAAAAATCTAAAAAACTATTATATCTAAGTCATCCATTTACAACTGGCGATATGAAAAAGAATATTAAACATGCTACAAAATGTTTATATGAATTAACTAATCGATATAAAAAAGATTATGTTATTATTAGTCCGATTCATGCATATGGCACTTTAGATGGTCAATTAAATTATGAAGACGGTCTTGATTTATGTATCGATCTTTTAAGTAAATGTGATGCTATCGTAATGGCTGGTAATTATTTTACTTCTCAAGGTTGTAAAGAAGAATTAGAATATGCTCTTCGAAATAAACTCGAAGTATTTAATTATACAGATATGGTAAAATAAAAGTGAATAAACTTGTATTATTAAGAGGTTGCCCTGGGGCTGGTAAAAGTACTTTCGTAACAGAAAATAATTTCGATATTTATACATTATCTAGCGATAAAATTCGTTTAATGTTGCGCGAGCCAGAAGTTAATTCTTCTGGCTTAATGCAAATTAGCCAACAAGATAATAAATTAGTGTTTGAATTGCTTGATAAAATGTTAGAACATAGAATGAGCACTGGATCATTGACAATAGTCGATCAAACTCATTGTTCTTCTATTGAATGGCACATTAAACAAATGAATCGCTATATTGAATTAGCTGAAAAATATAATTATGTTGTATACTATTATGAACCTGAACGTTTACATATTGAAGAATATCTTAAACGCAACAAAAAAAAAGATATGAATTATATCGAGTTCCTGAAGATGTAATTAAAAATATGTATAATAATTTGGTAAGTATCAGTATGCCAAAATTATTTAAAAAATTGGATAATTTAAATGAGTTATTATAATGACAGTATTTTTGAATCTATAAAAAATAAAATCGAAGATGCTGAATATATTATTATAGAAGCAAAAGATGATCTTTTAAATATTGAATTTAATGCAGATACTGTTATCGATTTAATTAAAATGTTAAATATAGATACAGCTCAAGATATTGCTTCTTTTGAAAGCAAGAAAAATGAAATTATTTCTGTAATAGATGAAATGAGATCTGATGTAAAAACTCTTGTTAAAGAATTGGAAGATATTCATAAATGACAATTGATGAACGAAATTTAACTTATGACATTAGTCAATATATTAAAGAAGAGCAAAATATGTTGAATAATCGTTTTTATAAAAAACGACATGCTATTGAAAATGCTCAAAGTTATATTGCTGGTATGAAACGCATTCTAAGATTATGTAATAATTCAGAATGTGTATTAAAAAATATTGAATTATTAGATCATATGGATAATAAATTTAATGAAGCGCTCAATTTCGTTGAATAAAAAATATAAGTCTAATAAATTTTATAGAAAAGATCCCTCTATTAAAGTCGAAAATATTAAATTTAATATCTTCGATTATGAACTTTCTTTTTTTAATTTGCAATTAAAGAAACGAAAGTGATATAATATAGTTACTATTAAAGGGGGTGATTATAAATATATATTGACCAAAACAATGAATTCAAAATTCCGACAAATTTATCGAAAGATGATTTATCTAAGTTATTATATGGATTGTCTAAAACAGCTAAATTTTCTAATGGCAAATGGAAGATAGAAAACCTGAATAAATTATTATTATATTGTTCTAATTTTGAAATTGCCAATATTGGCAAATGTAAATTTGAATTATATAACTATCAGAAAACTGCCGTTAAAGAATTGCTCGATATTGATGAAGGAAGTTTGATTGTAGCTAGTTGCGGTGCCGGTAAAACTTTAATTGCTATCGACTTATATTTAGAATTATTAAGTCGATTTAAAATAAAAGGACCTGGTTTAATTGTAGTTAAATCAAGCCTTAAAGTTCAATGGTATCACGAAGTTTTAAAATTTAGTGATCTTACTCCGTCTATTATAGAAACTACTGCAAAAGCAAAGAAAAAATTCGATAGTCAATTTACTGGCGACTTATTAATCTGTAACTACGAAACTCTTAATGATGATCTTGTACGTGAACGATTATTAAATATGAATATCGATTATGTATTTGCCGATGAGGTACAGTATGTTAAAAATTATGCCGCTAAACGAAGTAAGAGTTTGTATAAATTTAATAAAATTAAGTATACTTTCGGTGCAACAGCTACTCCAATTCAGAAGAATCCAAGAGATATCTTCGGTATTTACAGATTTATTAAAAAAGATATTTTTACTAATATTAATACATTTGATAAACGTTACGTTAAAAAGAATAACTTAGGGTTCATAATCGGAAGTCGAAATGAACGTGAACTAACTGATAAAATTCGTGATAATCTTATTATTCGAACTAAAGACGAAGTTAGTAGTCATTTACCTAAGCTAATCGTAACTCAAAAATATTGTAATCTTGGTCCTAAAATTCAAAAAATTAGTGATCAGCTTCTCGAAGAAATTAAAGAATTAAAATCAATGCAAGAAGCAATGATGGATCGTTTTAATACAATCGAAGAAGCTCGTTTAAATAAAGAATTTACTGACCTTGATAATCAAATATTAATGAAACAAGCATTCGCTCAAGAAATAACAATAACCGATGAACTTTTATCTTATAGTGACAGTGTTGCCGCTAAACAATATGTCACTGGAGAAAAAAGTGAAAAAATCGAATTATTTTTAGATCTTGTCGAAAGTATTATTAGTGAAGGCGATAAAGTTTGTGTATTTTCTAAATTTAGATCGCTACAAGATATATTGATCGCTCATCTTCAAAAACGATTTAAAAATATAGAGATTGCACAAGTACACGGTGGTCTGAGTTCCGAACAACGTTATAACGAAGTTCAAAAATTCTCGTCACAGAAGACATGTAATATACTTTTGTCTTCTGGAGCTGGGAACGAGGGCATAAATCTTAGTACAGCTAAGTATATGATTGAGATGGAACCTGCCGATAGTTATCTTGTACAAACACAACGACATGGACGTATTGAACGTGCCAGTAGTATTCATGATACTGCTTTTGTATATCAATTGATAGCTAATAATAGTTACGATGAAATAGCATTAAAAATTGTTAATAAAAAAGAAAAATATCATAATGAGATAATTAAAAAATGACAGACTCCTTTAAAATATTTCTGGCTTTAATTATTTCTATATCTTTATTCTTATTCTTTATATTTTCATTGAATGATTTTATTGAATTTAGTAATATTAAATTTACTAAAAATAGTATTCAAATAAATCAGAATATTGAAATTTATAAAGATAGAATTGAAATTACTAAAATAATTTATAAACAATGATTATGATTCATTATATATTCAGTATATTTACTGGATTAGTAATAGCTTCAGCAATAGACTGCATTATAAGAGAGTCTTGGAATGAATTAGATTTAGATTCTAATGTATTTATCTTCTGGTCAGCTTTTATCACTGTAGGACTATTATTCTGCTGTTATTTAACAAGAGGTTCATAAATGGAAAGACATGAAACTAGATTATTAGCTGAGCGCGAAGATCTTGCTGGCAAAATTAATCGTTTAGCTCGCTATCTTGACGATAATAAAAATGCAGAGCATTTTGAAATTATGTCTGAACAATTAACATATATGACTGATTATCTTAATTGTTTAGATAAACGCATTAAAGCACTTAATTTAAAAACTACTGATGTAGGTGAATATTAATGTTAAATTTATTCCCAGAAGAAGAAACTAAGTCTAGTTATATTCAAAGTTTAGAAGAATCTCTAGGTGAAGAATTTAACAATCTTTCAATTGTTACAACTGTCGACGAAGCTAATTATGTTGTTGGTAAAATTAAAAAATTGCAAGAACAAAAAACTGAAGTCGAAGATGTAGCTAAAAGAGCACTTAGTCAATATAAAGACAAAGTCGAGATGTTCTTAGCTAAAGAACAAAATAGTTTAGATTATCAAATTGAAAGATTGCAAGATATTCTACAACCATACATCATTGATCAATTAGAAAATAGTTCTAAAAAAAGTATTCGTTTTATCGAAGGCAGTGCTGGTTTTAGAAAGCAACCTAATCTTATCGAACATGACGATGAAAAACTTGAACAAGAAGTTAAAGATGTCGATAATAATAAATACTTTAAAACGACTGTTAAATTTAGTTGGTCAGAACTCAAAAAAGATCTTAAATTTAAAGACGGAAAAGTTTATTTGGGAGACAAAGTTTTAGACGGTGTCTCTTATGAAGAACAATCCGATCAATTTTATGTAAAATAATTTAATGGCATATTCACAAGATTTATTAGATCAAATCGAATCAAAGTTAGATCTTGTTGAGTTAGCAAGTAGCTATACTAAACTTGTTCGTGAAGGTAATGTTTGGTCTGGAAAATGTCCACATCCAGATCATAACGATAAAACTGCCAGTTTTAAAATTTTTAAAAAAGGTAATGATTATACCTGGACATGCTTTGGTTGTCATAACGGAAAGAAAAATCCTGAAAAAGGATTATATGGAAGTAATGCATTAGCTTTTATTTGGTGGATACTAAATAGTAATGGAAAAAAGGCATCTTTTAGAGATGCTGTTGCTAAAGCTGCGCAAATAGTTGGTGTTGAATTAGATTCATATGAAAAAAACGAAATTAATTATAACAATGAATTGAATAATAAATATCGTAATAATTTAAAATCTAATTTAGATGCTCAAAAATATTTACTTAGTCGAGGACTTGAAAAAGACGATGTTCTTAAATGGGAGCTTGGTTATGATACAAGTGGTAGAATTACTATTCCTTTATATGATATGTATGGAAAATTAGTTTCGTTTAATAAACGAGCATTAACTGACGATACATATAGTAAATATTTTATCGACAATCATAATAAATATTTTAATCGAAGTAAATATTTATTTGGTATGAATTACGTTAATTATCAAAATGATTATATATATATCACTGAAGGTTGTTTCGACGTAATTCTTGCTAGTAAATATGGATTAGAAAATTGTGTTTGCGCTTTAGGAACTGACTTTACTGAAGATCATGCTAAATTAATTTTACAATCTCAACTAAAACCAGTCGCTTTATTAGATGGAGATTCTGGAGGAGAAAAAGGCGTCAATATTCTTGTTGAAGAACTTAGTAAATATGAATTATATCCTGACGTCGTTTTTCTACCAGACAAAAAAGATTTAGCTGATATATCTATCGAAAAGAAACTAGCATTATCTTCCTATATTCAATCCGAGAGGGCTCCATACTGGTACCATAAGGTAAAACCTTGTGTCGAATTATTAATGCGTCAAAAAACGCAAATAATTAATAATTTTAAAGACGATATATATGATGCCTTAAGAAGTACTCAAGATGACAAAGCTGCTAATGCTATGCTAAAACAATATTTAGCAAAAGAATTAGGACTTTGATGGAAAAGAAAAAACGCAAACCATATCGAAAAACATGTAAACAATGTGGCGAAAAATATGATCGTCAATACATTATGAAATGTTCAAAGTGTGGAAAAGTAATTTGTGACCAATGTGCAGTTATCGACGCCGAGACAAGAAAAGTAGTTTGTCCTGACTGTTGGTAATTGACAATATTTGAATATGTTAATATAATATTAATAGAGACATATCCTTATTATTTGTTTTGCGGTTAAGGTTTATCCTTAGCCGCATCTCATTGGTGAATAAATATGAAAAATAAAACTAAAAAATTATATATTGAAATTACAGAAAATGGTCATACTATTATTAAAACTGAAAATATTAATTCAGATATAGAAGTAGTCGACTTGGTAAGTAAATTGCAATATCATGCATTTCATTATTTGCCATCACTTAAAAATGTTAGATAACTATTAGATATAAGCATATAATTATTTATATATTTATATGTGATATTAGCGGTCCGTTATGGGCCGCTTTTTTGTTATGAAAGGTACGTCATATGGACAAGATTTCTAATTATATTATTAAAACTTGTTTCAATCGTTTATATGAACTTGAGCTATCTGACGTATATGTCGATAGGCTTGTAAAAGAATTAAATGTTTTAATTAAAGAAGATCGTGGTGAATATTTATATATTGTTCACGATTATTGTAAATTCTGTAAAGAAAATAATATTTATTTAGGATATGGTCGCGGTAGCAGTGTCGGTAGTCTTGTCGTTTATTTATTAGGTATAACTAAAATCGATCCGATTAAATACAATTTAAGCTTTGAACGTTTTGCTTCTGGTCATGATGCAGACATCGATATCGATATTGATCCAGATAAAAGACATATCCTTATGAACTATCTTAATACAAAATATAAAGATCATATTTGGTATATATATGATAGTGCTTCTAATGGTATTAATCGTGTTAATACTAATAGTATATGTATTGATTTACATAATGATTATAATAAGTTCATAAAGAATATTAATGGTGTTAATGCTATCAGTAGAAAAAATGTTCCGCATAAAAATAAATATGATATTTTAAGTAGCCGCGCAGTAAATAAATATTTTAATATTATCGATGAAACAAAATGTACTATTAATTTCAACGATTCTAATGTTTGGAATACTATGAATCATGTCGATGGATTATTTAATATTGGCACAGAATATAGTGCTAATTTTATTAATGCATTTTATCCTAAATCAATTATGGAAATTGTTGAAGCTTCCTCTTTAATTCGAAGTAGTAAAGAAAAACAAAATGATTACTTATTAAGAAGAAGCGGTAAAAGATCTGTTGAAAAAATAAATCCAATTTATGATTCTATTACTAAAGATACATATGGTATGATTATCTTTCAAGAACAATTTTTAAAATTAATGAGTAATTATATTTCGCCAGAAGAAGCATATAAACTAATGAAAGATAAAGATCATAAACATATAAATATTATATATAAAATTATAAAAGAAACTGGATTTAAAAAACTTAAAGATATTTATTATGATGCAACAAAATATTCATATAACAAGTCTCATGCTGTTGCTTATGCCTATTTAACTTATATTGGTGCATATTTAAGATATTATTATCCATATTATTATAATAAAAATTATGAATTAGAAAATTTATTTAAAAATCAAATGGAATATATTTATTTAACTATTGATAGTGAATATGAAACTAAAATAGAAAATAATAAAATTATTCTTGGATTTGATAAAATTCTTACAGAAAAAGAATATATATTATTAAAACAAATGAATAATAAAAATTTCTTTAAACTATTAAATAAAATACAAACTAAAAAAGTAATAAAACTAATTAAATTAAATATTTTTGAATCTATAATTAATTTAAATAATGTTGATTTATTTAATTATTATATGGAATTAAAAAATAGTAAAACACGAATTAGTTCTATAAACGTGGATAAGGAGCAGGAATTAATTGCTATTTAATGATTTATTAAATGAATATAATAAAATATTTGCTATTAATTTTAATGAATTAAAAATAAATACATCTTCTATAAATATTAGAGATTTAAATTCAGAAATATATGCCAAAATTATTTTTGCATATTATATTGTTGAATATCTTGGATATGATATTGACATTTTAAAAAAACAAAAAATATTTATAGAATATGCATCTGCTGATTTTAAAATTAACGAAGAAATATTAAATGAATTCATAGATTTAATGCAACCCTATAAAAATAATTTTGAATTTAAAAGTAAATTAAATTATCTTTATCAGAAAATAAATAATTCTAATGTTGAATATTATGCATTTTGGAATACTTTATATTGGAAAATTCTATTATTTTTTAGAAAAATAGATAGTAATATTCCTAATTTAAGAAAATATATTAATTTTAAAGAACTAAATATATTAGAAAATCCATTTGATGTTCTTCAAAATTATGAAAATACAGCATTCGATATAGAAAATAATGAAGATTTAAAATTATATTATAATATATATTTAAAAAACAATAAAATATTTATATACGATGATGATAGAACTTGTAAACAATATTTATATAATGGAAATATTTTAGAAAATATTGTACAAAGAAATCGTTTTAAAAATTGCAATGTTTATACTATTCTAAACTTACAGCCAAGTCATTATTATAATTATAAGTTTGAAATAATTTATTCTAGTGACTTAATGAAAAAAAGTTCTAATTATATTATTTTATTAAGTAATATTTTTACAGTAAACAATGGCAAATGTATTTTATCGGCTGATAATTATAGTTTATATAAATTTAAATATAATGAACTTCCAGCTATAGAAAATAAATTATTGTTTGAAAATAAAAAAGTTGACCATAAAAATGTTATTAATGATAACGATATTATTGTCGATATAAATTTAAATTATAATAAACTTGATTCTTCTAATTTTAAATCTATTTTACCTATTACTAAAAAATATATTCCTTTATATTTATTAAACGATAAACTTAATTGTAGAATTGATAATTCTTATATTAAAGGATCTTATCGTATAAAAGAAAAATATATTAGAAAAGATAACAATATATTTATTAGAAAAAATATTGTTCATCCTAGAATTAATTATTTAAATAAATCAGGGGAAGGATATTTCTGATGAATATTAATATTTCTTATGTTAAAAAAAATACCGAACAAATTCCTTGTACTTATAGAGATACGAGAGATAATAAAAATTTAATTGATAAAAATTGTTTCTTATATCAAAATGAAGATATTTTTTTATTATTTGAAGTAAAAAATACAACAAAATTTGAATTTGAAAATTTTTGTAAAGTATTTAAAAAAAATGGATTAAATACTGGAAATTATAATAAAACTTCTCTTCATAGTTATAATCATTCATTAAATTTTATTGGTTCAGAACATACAAAAAATGTAGCGAAATTCTTTAATCATAATTATAATAGTAAAATAAGTTATTTTACACATTATAAAGATAAAACCGGATATATAATTTGTTTAAATACTTCTAATAATATTATTCATCTAGATTATTCAGATGAATTAGATTATAAAATTATTAATGATAATTATGAATTAATCTATTCTTGTTTTTATAATTTATTAAAGAAAAATGATTTATTTTTAAATAAAGAATTAATTAATTTATTCTTTCAAGAACAAAATTCTTTATCTATTTCTAAATTTCCAGAACATAATTTAACTGTAATTAAACTTCCTGGTTATGATGAATATTCTAAATTTTTACGAGATTATATTAGTTCTGTAAAATGTGATTTGTGTATTAAAAATTATCAAGATCAAAATGTCGATATAAATACTTTTATTACAGAAAATATTTCTGAATTTTCTCAAGCATTAAACAATGTAACTGATATTACATTTAATCCAGAAAAAGGATATGATAAAGAAGTTCAAAAATATGTAGATTATTTATCTTATAAACGAGATTTTAATTTATATACTAATCAAAAAAATATTATTAATGGATTAACAAGATATCTTAAGAAAAATAAAACAGGATTCTTAATTTCTGAACCAGGCACTGGTAAGACTGTAATGTCAATTAGCGTAGCTAATTTATATAAACCTGGCAAAAATAAAAATATTTTTGTTTTATGCCCGCCTCATTTAAATGAAAAATGGTTCAAAGATATTAATATTTTATCCCCTGGCTCTAAAATATTTGTATGCGATAGTGTTGAAAATTATATAAATAATATTGAACCTGAAATATCTAAACATTTATCTAACAATTTTATTTTAATTAATCCTAAAGTAATTAGACATAATTATCATATTTATTATGATGTTCCTTATGACAAAATAAAATTATATAAAAGATTAAAAATAAATAAATATAATTTAGATAAACAATCTATTTCTACTTATTTTCGTAATTATACTGGACAATTAGTAAATTGTAATTCTACTTTTTATATGTATTATGAAGATAAAATTTATAAAGGAGCACATAAACAAATAAAGTGTCCTGTATTGTATACTAATCTTTATTTAGATAATGATAAAAAATTTGGAAAAGAATGGAATATTCCTAGATCTGTTTTATATAATCAAAATATATTTGAATTAGAAAATCTTAAGGAAGAGCGCTATGAAGTTAAAAATTTTGTAAGTTTGGATTGGTATCTTCAACGTAAAGGTCGACATAATATCGATTTCTTTATTATCGATGAAATGCATGAGTTTTTAAGTGACAGTATGCAAAGTCAGGGTGCACAAAGGATTGCTAGTTGCGCAAAAAAAGTTTTAGGTTTAACTGGCACATTATTTAATGGTTATACTGATAATATTTTTTATGCATATCGTAACTTTTTCCCTTCCAAAATTTTTAAATTTGAAGGCAAAAGAACTAACGTTAATAAAGGAATATTTAAAAATAAATATGGTATGATCGAAACTCAATATGTAAAATATTCCGGCACTACCGAAAAAGATTTAAATACTTATACTGAATTAAAGGCTTTTGGTAATAATGATTTATATGGTTATGACGAAGAAAACAAGTCAATGAGAGTTGCTTACTTTGATCATAATAAACATGTGCCTGGTATTAATCCTAATATTTTTACTGATTTATTAGGTGATAATTCTATATTTATGAATATGGACGATATCAGTTCAGAATTGCCAAAATTAACAGAAACTATTATTTCTTGCAATCTTGATAATAGAATTTTAGATCAATATAATAAATATATTAAAGAAATTAAAGGCCTGAATATTCCGTCTATTGCTAAATATGCTGCTATTAATAGATTAGCGGCATGGGTAGATAACCCTTCTAGAACTAATGGTGAATATTTTAATTTAGATTCTTGTAATTATAATTCTAATAATAAGCTAGAAGAACTTGTTAAAATAGCTAAACATCATGATAATGAATGCGTATTAATTTATACATATTTTGATGAAACAAATATGGTAAACGATAAAATTTTAAGACGCCTTGAAGAAGAAGGAATTAAAACAAATATTTTACCTAAGTCTATTAAAGCTGATAAGCGTATTCAATGGTTTGAAAAACAAAAAGAAGCTGGTGTGCGCGCCGTAATTTGTAATCCATCAGCTGTTCAAACAGGTTTAGATCTATTAGATTTTACTACAATTGTTTTTTATGAACTTGATTCACGATTCTTTACGTTAAGACAGGCTTCTCGAAGAAGTTATCGATTAAATCAGAAAAATAATGTTTCGATTTATTATATGTATTACAAACATACTGTTCAAGAAAGTCTTATTAATTATATGGCCGAACGTATCAAAGCCGTAAAAGTATTGGAGGGTGACTTCGATGACGAAGGACTTTCTACTATGGTTAATGGTTATGATGATCCGACTGATAAAATATTTAAAGACATGCTTGATAAAAAAGAATATGTCAATGACGATAATGTAATCGAAATTAATAAATATGCTGACAAAGTCGAGAAAGTAATTGATATTGAGCAATATAAATTGCATAGAATTAAATTTGATATTAAACAATTGCGCAAACCTAAAATAGACTACAAGCAAATATATATCGATCTTGATGGACGACGTGAAATATATATGATTAATAAGCATAGCGATCCTGTTGAAAAAGAAGTCCAATTGTATAATTTGACAAACTAATTTTAGTAATATATAATGTACTTAAAGAAATTAGTATATAGAAGTTAGCCTCTTTCAATAGAGTCTTTTATGTACCGGACCAAGGTGGATCCCTTGATTAGTATCTTAATATAAGGTCTGACTAATAAAATGAGAAGTCTGATCCAGCTCATTCATTAGAATGGATCCGGAAGTACAACAGCACTATTTCTGTTAGTACTGACGTCAGCGGTTAAGGTGAACTTAAAGACCGTTGCCTACGTAAGCATATGCTTATATGGTTAAAAGTATGGTTCGGGGGATAGTAAATCTATTCTTAGATTAAGTTCCGATAGAGAGGCTAGGAACAATGGAACATGGTTTAATTGGAAACGATTGAATGTCAGGGTTAGATACTTAACGACTAATACCATGGATTAACGAAGACTCTTAGTAATAAGAGAACGGTTAATATAACTGAAATAGTGAATGAGAGCAGACATATTTTATATATGATCTGTATTTTTTTTATATCTCTCTAAAGCAGATTTATTCTTGTCTTCGTTTATGCGAAGACGGTGGAATCTGCCTAAAAGCAGAACACTAAACAAATAAATTATATTTGATTTGAACATTGCCGACGCACTTTTTACAAAACTTAAATTTTTATTCTAAAACATATATATCATTTCAAAATATTTTTAAGTATGATTCTTTAAAAATATTTGGTTTATACATTATACTAATTTTTATATTTTGTTTATCATAAAACTGTTCATAAAGTGTGTAATAGTGCGGCGGCCAAGAATTAAATATTGTTATAGTCGCAAAATCCCAAACATGACTTAATATAATTTCATCCAATTTTTAACACAAGAATCTCTTTTATATACAATATTTAAATTAAATCAAATTTGCTTACAGTATTCCATTTAATATTTTGGAAATATTTATCTTAAAGTATTACGATGTAGAATAGCTGCTACTTAAATTCTACATCGATACTTTAACAATGCTAATCTTAAAATATTAGTATTACTAAGGTATCGGCCGTAATATACATTATGCAAACCTTATGAACATGTTAAATATAAAGGATTAATATAATGAGAGATGCTTATCAAATAAGACGAGTCATTTGGCCACAGGACTTAGTAGTAAGTCATCTTAGTGGAGAATGCATTCCATATCCGCAATATTATGTAGAGCATATTAATACTGGATGTGTGATGAGTATTAAAGAGTATCAAAAAATTCGGAAGGATCAAGTTGAATCTGAATTTTGCGAGCCGTATCCAGAAGATTCGTATATGAATAACTATTATGATGAAGTCGAAGATTATATCGTCAATGATTTTGTCGACAGTTTAGATCATATGAGACGTGAAGATATTGTCGGTAAAGATGCTACGCCTGGTCATCAATGGAAAGTTGTTGATGGTGAATTAATACAAGTTGACGATAAATAAATATTAATATATAATATAATTGTTAAAGTGATTAAATCCTCCATAAAAAAAATTAATACTTTAACAGCTCTTCTCTTCTTTTCAAATACCTTAAGATTAAGCCATAGTGTAAAAACTATGGCTTTTTCTTATTTTATATGATATAATTTAATTAAAGTAATATATTTGAAGTATTAAATATACGAGGTTTATCATATGAAATTAGAAGATGCTTGTAATCATTTAATTAATTTGTTACTATTCGATAAAGATAGTAAAGAATTTAGAGATGCATGTAAGTATTATAATATTAAAGCCTCTTAATTGAGGCTTATTTAATTTATGAGGATATATAATGAATACTATTGAAGATATTATTTCTTATATTAAAGAAATTGATTCGACTATATCGCCTAAAAAATTACGTTATATTTTATATTTAATGTATGCTGATTATTTAATTATTAATAATCAATTAGGTGATGAATCTTATAAAAAATTATTTAATCATTTATTTAAAGTGGATAAAAATGGTCCAATGCCATTACACTATAATAGTGAATGTAAATTATATGATGCCGAAGGTGATTCTTCTAAAGTCGATTATGATAATAAAAAATTTATTATTGATACGATTAATAGTTACCGTGGTTATGATGGTCAATTTTTAGAAGATTTGGCTTGTAAAACATTAGATTTTCGAGCTACTCGTATGTATTGTAATGCTATGATTAAAATTATTCCTGACGATTTAATTTTAGTCGATGGATTATATACCGATCTTATCGATAAACATTTTAGAGGAAATTAATTATGGCTACAGTTCAAGAAAATATTGAAGTTTGCTGGAAACATTTAAAATCTAAAGGCGTTAGCGATGTTGCTGCCGCTGCTATGCTCGGCAATGTAATGCAAGAATCGACATTTAATATATATGCCGATAATGGTACTCATCATGGCTTATGTCAATGGGATAAAGAATATCGTTGGCCTCGATTCATTAATGAATTTAAAGGTCAAGAAGATAGTATCACGTCTCAAATTGATTATGCTTTATGGGAATTAACTAATATCGATTCTTATAGTAGCATGTGGAAACAAATCGGTACATATACGCAAGCTACCGATGTAGCGGCTGCTACACAAGAATATGAAGCTTCGTTTGAAGTTTCTGGTGGTAGTGCGCTAGAAGAACGTCAACGTTATGCAATTGCTATTTACGATCATTTTGTGAACAATAAGCCGTTTAACGATGATTTTATGGGTGAAGTACCAGCAGGATCTCGAGCAGCAGGTTCTACAACAGCTATGGGTAAAACAGCGCCATCAGATAGTGGCGTTAAAGTTTCCAAAGTTGGTAAAAAGAAAACACCTAAAGTATATGATATTAATAGGGTACAGAAATTAGCACAAGGTAAAACGTATTGTGCACCTGTATATCCAGATATTGTTTCTGTATATAATCAAATACCTGAATGGGCTTTACAATCTAATTTAGATAAAAATACAGCTGACGATAAAACTGTTAAAGATGCTAAAGAAGTTAAGCCGGCTTCTGAGAAACAAGAAGAAGTATCACAAAGTATTCCTCGTTATGCTTATGAAACACAAAATAACGATAAAGGTTGTTTTGATGTCGGATTGCCTTTAGGATCTATTGCTGCTTATGGTAGCGATAGTGCTAAGTATCAAATTAATCGAGTGCAAAGTATTGCGCAACGGCAAATTCAATTTGATCCAACAAAACATGATAATGCTGTTAAATTGCCGACACCTGGTATGGTGCCTAATAACAAAGATGCGTTTCCTGTCGATTTACGTATTCGAGATCTTGAATTACATATGCCTCGTATCGTTAAAGAAAATATTAAAGCTACTGAATTTGAAACGGAAACGGCTAAAGCTTTATTAGAAACAGCATCTGATACTGAAAAACGTATGGTTCAAGTCGAAAATCATTTGTCGACTATTAGTCGTTATTTATTTAGACTTGCTAGTATTGTGCCAATTAACGATATGTACTATGGTGGCAATACTATGTATGAAAAATATGCTTCGATTAGACAATTAACTGATGATCGTGTAACTGACGGCATGCAAACTCAAGTCGATCAGTATATGACTTCGACTAGATTAGAACCGATTATTGGTCAGACATATGAAATATTAAATCAAGTCGGTGCTAATTTATCTGTTTTATTAGACGATAATCAATTAAGTTATAGTAATATGAAGCATTATTGTGATCTTATTGATATTAAACGATATCAAGAACCGCTACGCTTAGCTAATATTAATGAAGGTGCTTCGTTGACTAAATCTAACGATCAGTCTGAAAAATTATTAAATGAACAGTGGCCTGACGGATTCAAAATGGATTGGAAACTTGTACCAGTTGAAGAACAGGTACCGATTATTAACTGGCGACAATCTATTATTGATGATGGATCTGCTCTTATGAACTCCTCATCTATGTATGGTAATGGTTATGCAGCAGGATCATCTTTATTTGGCAATACTAATAATATCTTTTATCATACAGCTCAAGAGTTAGAAAAATTATCACAAGCTGTTAATAACGATAAAGATAAAGATAAGACTATTCCGACATTTACTAAGTTTTATAACGATGCTAAAAATAATATTCAACATTATAAAGATCAAGCTAAGAATATTGCTAAATCTAAAGAAACATATATGCAAATGAAGAAAGAAGTAGAAAGTGCTCAATTGCATAAAGACTTTACTTCTGTAGTTATTGCATCAATTATGTGTATTCTTGACGTCGGTGATTATAAAGATGTATTATCTAAACTTAAAATAGCGACTAAAAAATTAAAAGATGAATCCTTAATCGATAATCCATTATTAGTTGCATTAGCATATTTTACAGGTACTGATTCTAATATTGCTGGTGATAAACCAACAAAAGATCCGACAGTAATTAATTCAAATAACCATGAACATGAAGATTTAAAAACGCGTTTAGATTTTGTATATGGTTTAGTGGATAATAGTGGCGGTGATAATGGTAGTGGCCAATCTAAAACATATTTTGGTCTCAATATTAAAAACCAAGCTGAATGGAAATTACAAACATTCGCTTCACCTTATACTATTAATCAAACTAAAAAACGTGAATTGCCGGTTACACCAAGTAATGATTTTGCTCGATTAATTGAATTGTGTATTTGTTTTAAAGAAATTGCTAATGAATTTTATGCATCTGAATTCGATAATGATAAATGGGGCTTCTTCTTTCCAGCTGAATGTATCAGTCAAATGAAGTTAACTGGATTCCCAGGTGAACAACGATCTAGTCATGTACATCAAGGCATGGACGTTGTTTATGAACCTAATGATCCAAAACCTCAAATTCTTTCGATTTGTGATGGTACAGTAGTCGATACCGGTTGGGGTTATAATGCTGTTATGGTTAATGCAGCTAACGGTACAAATAAAACGATTGTGTATATGCATATGTCTCAAATATTTGTACAGCCAGGTAATACTGTACAACGTGGTCAACCTATCGGTATTATTGGCGGTGTTGGTCCTAACGGTCCAGATTCGTATCCAGAACATTTGCATATTGAATCTTGGACAAAACCAAATCGTGAAGGTAATTATGAATCGATCGGTAATTTATATCCAGGCGTATTCCAAGATATGTGCGATGCATATATTAAACAAGGATCTGGAGAATTAAGATATGCAGATTTTAAAAAATAGTTGACATAATAAAATTTATATGTTAATATAATAGTGTAGTAATATTAAGAGGCTAATTACTACAGCGCCAGTTCTCCCCCGTGCTGGCGCACTTCCGTGTCATTGGTCTAGTGACGAGTTTTTATTCTCTCCTTTCGCTCTCAGGTGCAATTCCTGACGATGGCTTATTTACTATATAGCCACACAAGAAGACCTCATCTTAAATATGCATTGCCCCTTACGATGCATATAACATAAAAATATCATCCTTTCTACACCCTTGTATAATAAACTCAGTCTTTCTCTTTATTCTCCTGAGTTTTAAAGATCGTGAAAAATATTATATTTATACATTATTGTTCTTGTGTGGCACTTCCTATTCCCCGGTAGCTCAGTGGTAGAGTGGCTGACTGTTAATCAGCTTGTCGTAGTTTCGAATACTACCCGGGGAGCCAATTTAATTTTATGATCGTGAATTAATATTCACGATTTTCTTTATTTATATACATGGTGAGATGGCCGAGTTGGTTAAAGGCAACAGACTGTAAATCTGTCGACATTGTCTACGTAGGTTCGAATCCTACTCTCACCACCAGAGGCTATAGAGCGTTTACTTACGGGTTACGCTCAATCCTACAGAGGCTTACGGGCTTCTGTATGGATTGCCATTTAAATATATTAATTTAATGATAAAAATTTTATGAAAGATTATAAACAAATAAAAGGTTTTTCTAATTATTTTATTAATAATGATGGATCTAGCATTATTAAATTATGTAGACAAGATCTTTATTCTGTAATTGACAATAAACCGTTTAGAAGAACGCATACATATGGGAAATTCAATATTAAATTAGATGAAAATATTTATATTATTATTAATAATTTAGTTTATAGAAAAATGAAAATTATTGATAATGGAATTGGATATAATATTGTTAAAATAGGCGGTAAAAACTTATATATACATAGAATTATATATGAAACATTTATTGGAACTATACCATCTAACAAAGAAATAAACCATATTGATCATAACAAAAATAATAATTCTTATAAAAATCTTGAACTTGTAACTCATTCAGAAAATATGAGAAAACAAGTATTGCATTCTGGAAATAAATTAGCTCCTAGATGTAAATACTGTGGAAAAAGAATATATTCTAAAGTTAATTCTTTTGTATATTGTAAAAAATGTTCAGAAGATTTAAACATAGAAAGAAAAATATCGTATTATAAAAGCAAAAATAGAAAAGTTTTAGAAAGACCTTCTAAAGAAGATCTTTTAAAATTAATATTATCTAAAAGTTTTTTAGAAATTGGTAGGATATATGGCGTTAGTGATAATGCCATAAGAAAATGGTGTAAGCAATATGGTTTGCCATTTAGGAAAAAAGATATAAAAAAATAAATAATTAAATTATAAGTGTAATAATTTTATTTTTTAGAGGGTTGTAGGTTCAAGTCCTACCTCCGCAACCATGATTATTCGCCCCTTACGGGGCTTTTTTTATACGGAGAATTAATTATGAATATCGATTCTTATAAAGAAAGATTCTTAAATCGATTAGAAAATATGACAGCTGAAGAGCTTAAAGAAGTTTTTGAATCTGTTCTTGGTTCGTCAGAAGAAAATAAATCTATTTCTAAAATAGAATATCGTTGTGTATTAATTAAAGAAAAACATTTAAAAAGTTCTGACCATATTCTTAATGAATATTTTAAACATGGATGGAAATTCCATTCTGTATTTAATAATTTAGATTATCATAATAATGATTATTTATATGCTGTTTTATATAAAGAGGTGTAAACATGAAAAAAGAAAAATTTAAACAAAAATTTATTGAAAAACATACAAAAAAACCATTTATATATAAAAGTGAAAGTGGTAGAACTATATGTTCTATTAATTACGAAGAAAAATATAAAAAGCTACAAAAATTAGTTAGAAAATATTTAAAGTTAGAAGGAGAAAAATAATGGATCCTATTGTTAGTCCTTGGTTAATTTATTTAATTAGTGTTATTAATAGTATTCGTATATTTGCTTTTATACTTGGATTAGCATTTAGTATTCCTTTATTAATTTATTTTGTATCTGATTTCTTTAATTGTATTAATGAAGATATCCTTTTTCCATATCAATTAGATGAATATGAAGAACTTAAAAAAAGAAATGCAAAACAAGTAAAAAAATATTTTATTCTTACTATTATATTTATTCTTATTGGACTTTTAATTCCATCTAAAGAAACATTAATTACTATGTTAATAGCTAATGTTATTACTCCAGATAATATTAATATGTCAAATGAATTTATTAAACATAATGTTCAAGATTATGTTAATATTATTGTAGATGGCATTAATAAAACTAAATAGGTAAACAAATGTCAACTGCTTCAAGAGTTGCTGAATATATTATTCATGAAGCTCAAAAAAGAGAAAAGCCGGTAACGAATACTAAGTTACAAAAATTATTATATTTTGTGCAAGGTTCATACTTAGCAAAATATAATAAATTAGCTTTTGAAGATAATATTATTGCATGGAGATATGGTCCAGTTGTAAAAGATATTTATTATAAATATTCTTTATATGGAGCAGAGCCAATTATTACTGTCAAAAAATATGATTTAAAAATTTCTTTAATGTTAACTAATGCAATTGATATTGTATTAGAAAGTTTTTTAGATGTTAATCAAACTGATTTAATTGAAGAAACTATTAAGCCTGGATCTCCTTGGTCTTATACCGATATTGATGATGTAATATTAGTTGATGATATTAAAGATTATTTTTTAACAAATTATGTTAAGAGGTAAATATGTTATTATATAAAACTGGAGATATGCTTGATTCTGATGCCAATTATATTATTAATACAGTTAATATTTTAGGAACAAGTGGCAAAGGATTGGCGCTTCAGATAAAGAAACAATATCCGGAAGCAGTTATTCCTTATGAACAAGCATGTAAAAATAGAGAATTAGATGTTGGTAAAATATTAATATCTAATACACGTTTTAATCGTAAGATTATCCATTTTCCGACTAAAAGAAATTGGCGTGATCCATCTAAATATGAATATATTGAAAAAGGATTAACAGCATTAGTTAATTTTTGTAATACTATTAAAACAAATAATGTTACTATAGCTGTTCCACAATTAGGTTGTGGTCTTGGTGGATTAGAATGGAAACAAGTTCTTAATCTAATTCGCAAATATTTAGGTCCGATTCAACACATTACATTTTATATTTACGGTCCAAAATTATGATTAAATATAATAAATCAAATTATGAAAAACAGTACAAAGATTGTACTGATTTTTATATTGATCAAATAACGAAATATGCTACGATTGGTTCTTGTATTATTAAAGGAAGAACTTTACATTATAAATGGAGAGTTGACCACATTGTAGGAAATAAAAAAGAGCTTATTAAGTTTAGACATATTAATATAAAAAAAGCTCTTGAGTTAATTAGATTTTATGAGAGAGAGGAGTAGCGATGGAAAATCAATTATTATACAGTTTAACTGTTCTTGCTGTTACAGTATTCTTTATTATTTTCGTTGCTAAATATAAACGATGATTGATAAATTAATAGATAAAGATAATAGAAAATTATGTTTTTATATTTATTTAATATTATTATTAGCAACTGGTGTTATTGGTCAACTTTCTGATTTTATGTACACTGTTTTCGCATTTTTAATACTTCCTCTTATTGTAATTTTTGCTATTGCTATTATTATATTAATGATATGGATATCAGTTAATGCTTATTCATATATCTTTCAAGATGTTTTAAAAATAAATTTTAATAGTGAACAAAAAGAAGAAAAACCAAGAAAATCTGCTAATGAAGAATTAAAAGAATATGCTGAAATAATAATAAAGCAAAGGGAAAATAAAAAATGATTATAATTATTTTAGGTATATTATTTTTTATATTATTTATTTTATCGGTATATGGTATTTTTAAAAGTGAAAAGCAAATGTTCTTAGAAGAACATAAAGAAAAATAATTATGGACGATATTATAAAATTAATCGTAATTATTTGGATACTTTATTATGTATTCAATTATAATAAGTAAAAAAATAAGCCCCCATCAAGGGGGCTTTCTTATTTTAAAAACTAATTAAATATGTAGCGTAACGTCCTTCGTCTTTATTCATCATAAGAAGTTTTTGTCCTGCTTTAGAAAACTTACGAGTATTCGTAGCAAAACTATCCGTACCGCATAACGAAGGATTAATAATCATTTCAACACCTTTTTCATCGAGTTCACGAGAATGATGGAAATGACCCATACAAATATAATCTGGAATTTGTTTTAAAAACAATGCTAAATTATCAATTGCTTTATTGAAACTATCACGATGACCATGAACACCAATTATTTTTTGTCCACATACTTCAGTAAAAATAATTTCATCATTTAATGTATTTTCATTAAAATGAATACGATTATTTCCTTTTAAACGTTCTTGTAAGAACCATGGGATAATATCGTTAAAAGACTCGGCGTTCATGGCTTCTTCTTTAGAAGGAGTTACTCGATCATGATTACCGCGACAGAAATAGAGTTCAATGTTAAATTCTTCACTAAGTTTAGTGAATAAATTCCCGAGTGATTCACTTACTCCAATAGTTTGTTGAATAATGTTTTCTTGAGATTCAATTCGTGTTTGTACATGAATCCAACCATTGATCATATCGCCTAAAGTTAAAATATGAATAGTTTTAATTTTATTTAATAGGCAATATTCTCGAGTTTTATTTAATAATTTTTCGACACGTTGGTGAAAAATTTTATCATTAAACTTATTGAAGAAATTATCGCTTACTTGGCCTTTATGCCAATCACTTAAAAGTAGTACAGCTTCAGATTCACCATTTTGTAAATCTTTTATTTTATATTGTAAAGGTTCAAGTTCTTTGATAGAATTAGTAATTAATTCTTTTAGAAGGAATTGTTCACTAATATCTTTTAGTTTTCTATTAATAGCCGATCTATTTTTGCTATTTACATTTTTAGTGTGCGCATTTAATAATAGATTAACTGTCGTATCGTTTAAACTTTGCTCTGTCATTACAGGAGCTAATGATTTTCTGAAGTCATTAAAATAGCTGCCGACAGTTGATTGATCAATTTCTATATCGTAAAATTCTTTAGCTAAATCAATGATTCGATTATATGTAATACGTTTATTATCTTTCTTTGCTAAAAACATTTTATACAGCCAAGAAACAAAATCTTGTTCTTCTTCTGGTCTGTACTTTGATTGTAAAGTAGGACTCTTAACCTTTTCCATTGTATACCTCTTTAATAATAAATATATTAAGAATTCTCATTGATTTTATTATATACTATATTAAGGCATATAGCAACTAGCTTTATGGTTTGTTAAGAAAATGTCAAGAGTATATATATACCTAAAAAATATTTGTCTGCATCATATAAATTTGGTATAATGGAATTAAAGAATTTCAATGATCAAATACTATATATTGTATATTCTTTGCGTAATATATTCTTAGTTCTACAAGAACTTGAATACGCAGACATTGAATGATCATCAATGCTGCTTTTTTTAATCCCTAATTCTAGATAAGAGGTTAAATAAATGGAAAAATTTTTATTTGGCGGCAATAATTATATTATTATGCCGCAAGCTAAAAGACTCTTAGGTACGCTACCTTGTGATTGTGATGAAATTATTCTTGATTCTGAAGGTAATTCACATTACGTACAATTTCATTATGAAGGGAAACAGACTTTAAAAAGATATACATTAAAGCATCAATATGCCGATAATGAAAAAGTAATTACTGTTTCTCCTAACGTATATTGGTATGCAGATCTAGGACGTCTTAAGCAAGATATTAAAGTTAAAGATGTAATTAGATTTTCTCCTTCTGACAAGGGATGGATTGTTACTAAAATTGAGGACGTACCCAATGAGGACTCTTATTCACTCTCTTTTAATACTAATGAATTATCTCTTATTATAGAAGGAACTGAATTAGTAATTAAAAAGGATTAATAATGTTAGTTATTAAACGTGATGGTCGTAAAGTAAATTTCGATAAAAATAAAATTATTGTAGCTATAGAAAAAGCTCAACATTCATTATTAAAAGATAATAAAAAAATTGCAGAATCTATTGCTAGTGAAATTGCTAATGAAGCAATTATGATGCAAGAACTCGATATTAAACGAATCGAAAAAATGGTATTCGATTTGTTAGTTAAACATAAACAAAAAGATGTAGCTCGAGCTTACGAAGGTTATCGAGCAGTACGAGAATATAGGAGAATTACTAACACTTCTGATAAAGATATTTTGGAATTAATTGAAGGTTCTAATAAAGAAACTATTAATGAAAATTCTAATAAAGATGCTTATATTATTCCAACTCAACGTGATTTAATGGCTGGTGAAATTTCTAAAGATATTGCTAGAAGAAAATTAATTCCGATTGATATTATGGAAGCTCATGATAAAGGAGTTCTGCATTTACATGATATCGATTATCAATTACAGCCAATGAATAATTGTGGTCTCCCAGATTTTAAAGACATGCTTTCTAATGGTACCGTTATCAATAAGAAAAAAATTGAATCTCCAAAATCTTTTCAAGTAGCATGTACAGTGCTTAGCCAGCTGTTTGCTGTCGTGGCAAGTTCTCAATATGGAGGACAAACAGCAAATCATATTGAAGAAATATTGGCTCCATATTTAAGAAAATCAAAATACAAATATGAGAAAATGTTTCAGAATGAAGAAAATAAAGAAACATTAGTTAATTTGATGGTCAAAAAAGAATTAAAAGACGGAATTCAAACATTGCAATATCAGATAAATACATTGATGACTTGCAATGGCCAAAGTCCCTTCCTGACCTTATTTATGCATTTTATGCCAGGTTCTGAGTACGAAGAAGAATGTGCTATGATCACAGAAGAAATTCTTCGTCAAAGAATTGAAGGTATGAAAGGTCCAGACGGAATTACAATTAGTCCAACATTTCCTAAACTTGTATATGCATTAGACGAACATAATGCTAAGCCAGGAAGTAAATATTATTATTTAACTAAACTTGCTGCAGAATGTACAGCAAAAAGAATGATGCCTGATTATGTTTCAGCTAAAATTATGCGACAAGTAAAAGATGGACAAGTATTTGGCCCCATGGGTTAACGTATATCGGCTCATGTAAAACGATGTGAACTGTATCACAAAACAGGTGTCCTTAATATTAAGGGCTAACGGTGAATATTCTTATGAACAATACCGTGCTAAGCTAGTATATATTCTTTATAAAGGATATATAATGAAAATAATAAAATCAGCTCCAAATTATAAAATAAATAAAAATGGAGAAATATTTAATATTAAAAGAAATAAAATTGTTAAACCTTATGTAGATCAGTTAGGTTATTATCAAATAACATTAAAAGTGAATAAAAAGTCTAAACATTTTAGAGTACACAGATTAATGGCTGAAGCATTTTTATATAATGATGATAATTTAGATTTATTTGTAAATCATATTGATGGAAATAAATTAAATAATAAATTATCAAATTTAGAATTGTGTACAAATCAACAAAATGTTAAACATGCATATGATAATGGTTTATATAAAAATAAAAAAAGATCACATAAGGTGAATATAGATGGTATCGAATATAAAAGCATTAGAGACGCATCTAATACTTTAAATATAAATAGAAAAAGATTAACAGGAATCTTACAAAAAAGAATTCCTAATCATACTAATTTTAATATTATAGAATATGTACTAGAAAGTGTAGAGACTACTGGTGATGAGTGTAGCCAGGTAGAGTAGAGACGTGCTACTCCAAGCGCATCGCATTTATTTTAAATAAATGAAGAGATAGTCCAGCCAAATATAAAAATATTTGGCAGTGTAGAAGTTTTCTATCAGTTTGGTATGACAAAGAAAATAATCCTATTATAGATGGACGCTTTAATAAAGGCGTTGTTACTTTAAATCTTCCTCAATGTGCTATTATTGCAGATGGAGATATTAATAAATTTTGGAAATTATTAGATGAGCGTTTAGAATTATGTCATAAAGCTCTTAAATTTAAAACAAAGCGATTGTTAGGCATAAAAGCTTCTGTTGCTCCAACGTTATGGATGTATGGTGCTTATGCTAGGAAAAATGCTGATGATATATTAGACGATTTAATGACCGGCGGTTATTCTACATTAAGTTTAGGATATATTGGTTTATATGAAACTATTAAATTATTAACAGGTGAATCTAATACTAAACATCAAGATTTAGCATTAAAAATTACTAAATATATGGCAGATAAATGTGAAGAATGGAATACCCAAGAAAATTATGGCTATTCTTTGTATAGTACTCCTGCAGAAAGTTTATGTTATCGATTTGCCAAATTAGATAAAAAACAATTTGGCGAAATTAAAGATGTGACCGATAAAGGTTATTATATTAATTCTCATCATGTTGATGTAAGAGAAAATATAAATATTTTTGATAAAATAGATTTTGAAGCTCCATTCCAAGAAAATGCCACTGGTGGCTTTATTGGTTATGGTGAAATTCCTAATATGGTAAATAATATTGAAGCATTAGAAACTATTATTCAATATATTTATGATCATGCTATGTATTGGGAATTCAATACTAAACTTGATCATTGCATGAAATGTGGTTTCGATGGTGAAATTTTACCAGATGGAAAAGGTGATTGGATCTGCCCTAAATGTGGCAATCAAGATCATAATACATTAAAAGTTATTAGAAGGACATGTGGTTATCTTGGAGATAACTTCTGGAATGAAGGTCGTACTAAAGAAATTCAATCCAGAGTTCTTCATATTTAAAAATTTTATTATAAGAGTTACGATTAATTTCGTAGCTCTTATTTTTTTATTTAAGGTGATTATATTGGGCAAAAATTTTATAGAATTACTTCTTAAAGATTATAAAACTCTTGAAGAAACTAAAAGACAATTAAAAGAAGATTATACTTTTATGGCTCAACAAATAATTGATTTAGAAAGAAAATTAAGAACTGAAATTAGATATCAACAAGCTGAAATTAATCATTTAAAGTTTGTAATTGATGATCTTAAAATTCAATTGTATAATAAAGGAAATAATTAATGGCTAAAATAATTGTATTAGATGGTGGCGATGGTTGTGGTAAAGCAACTCAAGCTAATTTATTGGTGAATAAGCTCAATCATGATGGTTATAATGCTCATTTATTAAGTTTCCCTAACTATCAATGTGAATCTTCTTCTTTAGTTAAGATGTATTTGAATGGCGACTTTGGTAATCATTCAGATATTAAACCAGAAGTAGCTAGTTTATTTTTTGCACTCGATCGTTATGCAACATTAATGAAACAATGGCAACATATTTTAAATCAAGATGATGCCATTATTATTTGTGATCGATATACTACTTCTAATGCTTTATATCAAATGATTCGTTTTGAAGGCAGACAGCAAGGTCAATTTATTAAATGGCTTCATCAGATGGAATATGATTTGTTAGAAATTCCAAAACCTGACTTAGTCATATTATTAAGTTTACCTATTAAAATTCGTGCTAAATTATTAAATGAACGACAAGGTAAAACTGGTGGTAAAGATACCGATATCCACGAATCAGATATTAATTATCTTAATAAAGTAGATAAAGCATATAATTCTTTAAGTAAATATTATAATTGTATTAAAATTAAATGTAATAAAGGGAATGATATTTTGGCACCTGATCAGATTCATTCTCTTATTTATGAACAATTAAAAGAAAGTGGTATATTAAATGGATAATCCTAATAAAGTATATCTATTATATATAGAAGATAAATTAGAATCAGCTTGGTATAACGAAGAAAATATGTTATCAGAATATCAAGATCTTTTAGATAATGGATATACCGAAGAAGAAGTATATTATAAAACATGTTATATTAATGACTTTAATGAATAGGAAATAATATGAATTACGGTCAAATTAGAGAATATGATATTGCTAACGGATTAGGAATCCGTGCTACTTTATTTGTTACAGGATGTAGTCATCATTGTAAAGGATGCTTTAATCAAGAATATTGGTCGCCTACAGCCGGTGAAAAGTTCACAAGAGATGTGGCGACTCAATTAAAAGATTATCTTAAACATCCTCAAATAGCTGGGTTAACTATTCTTGGCGGAGAACCATTTGAAAATGTTGAAGGTCTTTGCGATTTTATTGATTCTTTCAAAAATGAAAGTTGGTTCAAGAATAAAGATATTTGGTGTTATTCTGGTTATACTCTTGATCAGATCATTAATGATGAACTGAAGACTCAACTATTAAAACGCATCGATGTGTTAGTTGACGGTAAATTCGTCGAAGAACTAAAAGATCCGTCTTTAAAATTTAGAGGATCGTCTAATCAAAATATTTATAAAATTGAATATGATGGAAAAACAATTAAAGTTGACGAATATTTAGAATTGCTTTAAAATAAGAAGGTGATTTAATATGGGATTAAAATCAGTAATTAAAAAAGTAGTATGGCATATTGATGATATGTATCATGATATTACACTGACTCCTAAAAAAGAATGGGAAATTACGAGACTCAAACGAGAACTTGAAGCCGAAAGAGCTAAAAATAAATTTCCACGTGTTAATCGCACACAACCATAATGATGGTAATATTTAATATAGTGCGCAGGTGAAAGTGAGTCGTGCCAATAAGATAAGTGGTGGGCCGACTGCGCACTTGTTTATTTATGAACAAAAGGATTATTATGAATAACGCATTAGAAAAAGTTACTAAAAGATTTAAAGATGTAATCATTAGTGAAAAAGATCATTGCACTCGTGTTATTGCAACTGAAAATAATCGCCAATTATACATCGATATTTATCAAGATGTTGTTCTTGCTTTTGATGGTATTAACGAACAAATTGAATTAAAAACGGAGGAAGAATTAGATAATTATCTAGCTTCTGTATAAATCATGAAAGATTATCTATTTATTTTATCGTTAGTAATTTCTTTATCGCAATTAATAGAATGGAAATATAATGTATTAGGAATGCTTGATTCCGTATTTTATTCTTTTATAATTACTACGATAATTTATATATTAGTGTATATATACAATAGATATAAAAGGTAAAGAAATGCTAACTAATTGGGAAAAAACTTTTCCTGGTCAAATTATTAAATATAATAATAAAAAGTATGTTTTTATTTGTATCGAAGATTCTAATATGATTAAAATTCAAGATGTTAATTCATTAAAAGAATATATTGTAGAATCTAGCGATTGTATTCCTTTGTCGGATCTAGGTGACAAAACAGACTAAGCCTTTTGGCGTCCGTTTTTATCGAGGTGAACTGTCCCCATCCTGGGGCCATTCACCTCTTTTCTTTTTTTTTATTTAATGTTACAATATTCATGTGAAGTAATATTTTTACTATTTATTTTAACGAGGTTTCATAAATGAAGAAATACGTGACGTATTCTCCTGACGAAATCTTATTTTTTTGTGAAGATCCTAAAGATAAAATTGTATATTCTATTTTAGATTTTGATAAAACAGAAATGGAACTTGTTGAACAATTCTGCTCTGATTTATCTTATGATCATAGTAAAGCATATACAATTCTTGCAAAAAACGGAATTATTTCTAAAGAATTTGCAAGTTTAAAGTTGGCTATACTAATTCAAGATCTTCAAAAAGAATTAGATAAACTACTGGAGGATTAAATGAGAAGATTTGAAGTTGTTTCGCGATGTAAAGATATGAATGTAGAACTTCCAAAACGAAAAACAAAAAAATCGGCTGGTTACGACTTTTTTGCTGTCGAAGATTTTACATTATATCCTAATAAATTATGTATCGTTCCGACAGGCGTTAAAGCATATATGGAAGATAACGAAGTATTATATTTACATATTCGTTCTTCTGTAGCATTTAAACGTGGCGTTAGAATGTTAAATTCTATCGGTGTAATCGATGCAGATTTTGTTGATAATTCTGATAACGAAGGCGAAATTTCTTTGGGCTTACTATCCCATAATGACGATATCGTTCATATTCAAAAAGGTGAACGTATCGCACAAGGCGTTTTTCATAAGTTTTTAATTACTGACGATGACGATGCAGAAGGTAAACGTGTCGGCGGTATTGGAAGCACCGACAAATAAATAGTATTTTAAAAGCAGTATAATACTATTTATACTGCTTATTTTTATGTTACGAGGTAAACATGCCAGCAACTAATTTACAAAAAGCATGTAAGCGCGCTATTGAATCTTATCAAGATCTCAATATGTATAAATTAAATATCGTGCTTTACTTTATGAACAAATTACACGAATTTAAATTAAACGAACCATTTTTTACTGAAGAATTTAAATTTGATAGCGAAATGGGCCCTTTTTTGGATGAAGTGAAAGAGGCTTACGGTCAATATAATTTATATAATATTCCGGAATTCGGAGCTAATAATATTTTTGACGAAGAATATATCGTTACATTAAATGAAAAAAATGAAATTGCTACTGAAGATGACAAGAAGACACATGAAATTGTTGTCGATTGGAACCAAGATGGTACATATACAGAAATGGATATGTCTTTCAATAAACAGGTGCAAGAAGATATTTTCGAATTTATTAAAGCTTCAATGGAACCATTAGAAACTACTGGTCTTTTATATTTTTATGAAAATTCTAAAGATCCGGAACAAAAAGTCGAATTATTCTTGTCTGATAAATTGGCTGAATATTTGAAAGTTAAAGAAGCTGGATTTCCAGAACCAGATAAATCAAAACAAATTGAAGTTATTCAAAGAGATGATAGCGAAAATCAAATTACTGAAGAAGAGGTACTAGCTAGATTAAATCGAGCTAAAAAACCTTTGTAATATATAAGGTTGAAGGAGGCTCGAAATGGCTGATAAAAAAGAAACAGATTTATCTAAACGAGAATCTGAATTGGTAGAATTGCTCGATAAGTTCGTTCAGCAATATAACTCTTGGGGTTATACTGAAGACGGACAATTATTATATGATAAAGCAATGCATATGCTGGCAACTGATCATGCCATTTATGCACGTATGCCAATTATTTGTAAAGGTGAAAATTGTATTTATAAAAATGATCCTTTACATAAAGCCGGCATCGTTAAAGTTGGTGAACCATGTATTTGTGAAACGACTTTAATTGCATCTAAATTTGCGCAATACCAAGAAGAATTTAAATTAGATGAATCTTCCTATACAGACAAAGTATTAGTTCATGAACTAATTACATTAGACCTTCTTATTTCTAGAGCTATGCAGTATATTAATAACAAAGATTATGAACCTGTAGTCGATGTCGTTACTAATATTACTGAAACAGGTCAAGAAATTACTCAACCTATGGTTTCTAAAGGTATTGAATTATATACTAATTTAGTTCAAAAACGAGATAAAGTTTTTGAATTATTGTCTGCTACACGTAAAGATAAAATTAGAAATAACGTTGATTCTCTTGACCATGATACGGCTCTTATTAATAGTTTGGCCGACGATAGTTTCTTTATCTCACAACAAGAAATCGAGGCAGAAAGAGATTCGAGGTTAAAATAGTATGGGTTTTCCTGCTAGCGCTATTATTAGGGGCGCTAAAGGAGCTGGGTTAAAAGGCTCTAAAGCAGTAGCTACAAAATTAAACGGTGCTATCGATCATACTTCGACAACAAAGGCATTGTTTGATTTTGCTAATGCTAGAAGTATGAATCAAAGTTCTTTTATGAGAACAATCGATCCATCTTTTACTGTTAGTCGTGGTATAAAAGCTGCCGAAAATAATTTCGGTCTTGGCAATTCTGCTAGAGCAGCATATTTAGACGATGCATCTTTTGCTCGTTATCAAGAAAAATTTGCTAACGATGCTTTTAGAAGTAGATTTTCTTCTAATAATGCTGAAGAAGCAATGCAAGCAAGTAAAGAACTTGATGATTTCTTCAGTGCAAAAGATACGAATTATGACAAAGCTCGTGCATTATGGCAAGGTGTAGCAGGTGTTTCTACTGCATATCGTGTAGCTACAGGCGGCGGTGTATACCGTGATAAAAACGGTGAATTTAATATTATTGGCGTTCCTGGTATTTAATTATGAGTGCTATGTTTAATGCAGGCAAAAAGCTTGTTAATAAAATTAGTACACATCTTAATGTACCTAGCTATATAAAGAATAGCAATGTTATTCACGATATTAAAGATACGGCAATTAAAGCTGTTAATACAGTGGATAATCAGGTTAAACAAGCTGTATCTAATACGGCTACTACAGCTGAGAAACAATATGGCACTAAATATATGCCTGGACGCGACACTATGAATTCTATATTCAGTGGTGGTAACGATTATATAAAAGTAAAAGATCCAAATAGTTATCAACTAGACAAACATTATGGATTAACTAATTATGGCTGGGGTGTTACTGGCGGATTATTAACATTAGGAGCTGTAAATAATACTGGAGAAGCAATTGGCGATATTAATTCGACAGATCATATTGGTTCAATTGGTACTGTTACTCCAGTTAATCCTATACAATCTGCTAGCAATAATTTAACACCGGCAAATGCTTTTGATAATATGGGCGCGTCAGGCGATATTAATTTTGCATTAAGACGAAATAATATTAAAGCGCCAGGTACATTATAATGGGTTTATTAAATTTAGGTAGCAAAGTTGTTGGCGGATTTAAAACTGCAGCTGGTGAAGGTGCAAGAGCAGCTGGTAAAACAACAGCTGGTAAAATGCTATGGGAAAATAAAACTAATTTAGCATTAAGTTCTGGTTTTAGTTATATGACATATGACGATGCATTAAATGAAGGTAAAACTAAAAGCGAAGCTTTAGGTGAAGCCGCGTTTACTTTAGGTACAACAGCATTATTAGGTCCTGTGGCTGGAATCGGAATGGATTTGTTGTATAATGCTGGTCCTACTATGGTTGGTATTGCTAATGATTTAGCACAACAAGGAAGACAACAAGCTCAGCAATCATATCGTCCTTTTTCATGGACTAATCCAGTTAATTCTCAACAATATGCTACGATGAGACAAGCAGGAATGGCTCTTGCTCAACAATCACAATATAGTTTACAAACAACTATGATGGGGCAAGAAGGTAAAGCATTCCATAAATAAAATTTATGGCACAAAAAGATTATTCCATTCAGGAATTAATGAGAATGCCTTTAGAAGAATTAGTTAAATTAGATTATACTAAATTATCTAAAGAAGGCAAATTAGTAGTTATCAAAAGAGATCCAGTTATGTGGGCTAAATCTTTTATCCAAATCTATAATATAGATTTAGATAAATATGCTCCGTGGTGTCCTCGTTGGTATCAAGCTGAGATGCTTCGAGATCGATCACTTCGCAAAGTATTCCGTTGTGGTCGTCGTTGTGTTGCAGATTGGTCTGAATTACAGGATCCATATACTGGCGAAATAAAAACTGTAAAGGAATTATTAAATACAAATCAGAATTTCTCAACATTAGCGCTCGATGACAATTATCAAGTCGAAATAGTGGATAATTGCTCAATAATGGAAAATGGTATTAAACCATTATATCGTGTAACGACACAAACTGGCCGTCAAATTGACGCAACAGATAACCATCCATTATTAACAGCATTAGGTTGGCAAGAAATTAAAGATTTGACTGTCGGAGAATATATTGGTATTCCGACGAAATTAAATTATTTTGGTGATAATAGTATAGAAGAAACTGAATTAAAATTACTAGCTCGTAAAATTAATAAAGATAAATCTTCTGAAAAAACGTTACCAAAAGAAATATTTACTTTAAATAAAGAAGCAATGTCTATCTTTGTTTCAGAATTAATTCTCGATGCTTTCGATACTACAGAGAATAAACCCGTCGAGATGTTATATCATTCTTGTTCTCGTAAACTAGTAAAACAATTATCACATCTTTTATTAAGATTTGGTATTATTACTAAAATAGAACAAGAAGATGATAAATATTCTTTAGGTTTTAATTCGAATAAGTTATATCGAAAAATTAGAAATAAGTCTCGATCTAGAGCTATGTATTGTATTTATCATTCATATAAATACCAGCAAGTTTCTGAAACTTTAAATCAATTATTTTTAGGCGAGATGAAATTAAATCCTCTCGACAAAAAAGACTTTAAAAAAGTCGAATTTGGAAGACTTTCGATCGAAGAATTTTTAAAATCGAGACCATTAAATAAAAATGAAGCAAGAGAATTTGCTAATTTATTTAAATATGAAAGTATCGAAGATATATTATATGGAGATATATATTGGGACAGAATTGTTTCAATAGAATATCTTGGTGAATATCCTACATATCATATTAATGTGCCAGGATATCATAATTTTATATCGGACGATATTATTTCACATAATACAGGTAAAACGGAAACAATGGTAGTTGAGGCGCTGTTTAATGTATTTACTCGCCGCAACTTTATCCACATGTTCGTTACACCTTATCAATCACAAGTTCGAATGATATTCGATAATATCCGTCAAAAGATTGACAGCTCTGCCTTAATTAAACGAGAAGTAACTAGATCTACTACTAATCCATTTCTATTAGAATTTTCTAATGGATCTAAAATAGTAGGTTTTACTACTGGCGCAGGTTCAGGTATGAGTGCTGCTTCAATTCGTGGTTGGCGTGCTGACTGGATATCACTCGATGAAATGGATTATATGGGTGAAGGAGATTTCGATACTGTATACGCTCTTTGTATGGAACGTGATACTATCGGAATGACATGCTCATCTACTCCAACTGGTAGACGATCTAAGTTTTATGAAATCTGTACTCGCCGAGAATTAGGGTTAAAATAGGCCCCATTATTAAGTAATTAATAATTGCAAACCTTTTGAATTGCTGGGACATCCTTTAAGGATAATCAGCAGCGAAATCTTATTTTTTAATAAGAGACGTTCAACGACTATCCCTATATGGGAGTAGGGTCAAGCGACTCGAAGCGGAAGGCATCCTTTTTTAGGACGAAGATATAGTCTGAGCTATATGGTAACATATAGAAGGTTATGAGTAGCGATCATAATCGCAACAAAACTGTCCAAGAACATTATCATCCGACACAACATAATCCTATGTGGTCAGATGCTATGGAAGAAGAATTCCGAAATACTTATGATAACAATGCTTATACTCATGAAGTATTAGCAGAGTTTGGTGTTGAAGAAGCTGGCGTATTCGATAAAATAAAACTTGAAGAAGCTACTAAAATTGATAATTATGTGTATTATGATCGAGATAAATGGCGTCCTGTAACGACAGGTCTCGATGATAGAAATGTAAAAGAAATACATGAATTACCACCAGGTAAGAAAATATATACTCCTAATGTATTTAGATGCGTTGGCGTCGATTGGGATAATTTTTAGACTCATAGGAGTAGATTGGGTAATTATTTAAAACTTTTAATCTGCTTAATAATGATATTGTCCTCTCATTAAGTAATTAATGAGTAATAAACCGGTTGAATTGCTGGGAGGCTTAACTGCTAATCAGCAGCGAAATCTTATTTTTTTTAATAAGAGACGCTCAACGACTATTTCCTTGTGAAAGTACATTACAAGCTATTGGTAATGGAAGCGGCCGGTATCCTATAATTAGGATAAAGATATAGTCTGATCTATATAGAAATATATAGCAGTTCATAAGAGAACGTATAGTGGTGTAGCGCCCATTATAGAACATAATGAAAAGTCAAGCCCCGACATCTATACTTGTATTAGAGTATGATAATGTATTTAACAAATTTAGAGTTATTAATAGAACAGAAATTGAATCTTCAGAATTTACATTTGATAAAGCTGTAAAAAAAATCATAGATATTAATGCTATCTATAATCCATCCTATATCTATTTAGATAGAGGCGCCGGTAAATTATTTGCCGCATATATTGTTTATGGATTACGCAATATATGTTCAATGCGGAATTAAGCGAGAAACCTAAGTTGTATAATATGGTAACTCGAACCGAAGGCTTAGCTAAGTTAAGTCAGGGGCAGAGCATAGCAAGTGAAAAGATATAATCTTGCCACGAGACCGCATCATGTATCCATTTATTCACATGAAAAAATATGCCGACCTTATAGGAAACTATAAGAACTAAAAGATAAAAAACTTTTAAGATAACAATGTGGAATACCAACTAGAAACATTAAAAATCTATGGCCAACAACATCCAGAATCTGGGCTCGATAAAAAAATCGTTGGCTTTATGTTTTCTGAAAAAATTGATGTTCAAGATCCTATTACCGGTGTTCTTGAGAAAAAACATTTAAAACCTTTCATGGTTAATCAATTGTCTATTCTTATTGAACGTGGTAATTTAATATTAAGTCCTTGGGATAATCATATATATAAACAATTAATTGATTATCGTGTCGAAAAAATTACGTCAGCCGGAGTACCTCAGTATTGCAGTGAAAACGAACATTTTGTCGACGCATTAGGACTTGCTTATCTAGCTTTTGTTCAACATTTCCCTGAATTAACTAAATTAGTTAAAAAGAAATCTTATGAAACAGTTTACAGAGTTCATAAGGGTAACATGTTGCCTACTTTTGAAAAACGTGATTTAGAAAATCCTTGGACTGAACAAAAGAAAAAATATGAATCTTCCGATGAAGCATGGGAACAAGTTCCTTTACATGATTCATTTGGTAGTCGATCTACTCCGAGAAAACAAGGTTATGCTCGGAATAAATTTACAAGGACATTATTTTAATGGACGAAGAAAAGATTTTATATAGGCCGTCAATTGAACCTGAACGACATTATGAAAGTAAAGGCTCTTTTGAACATCCTAAATTTAGGGAATATAAAGATCCTATTCCTTATTCACCCTCTGAAGATAAAAAATCTGATATAGATTCTTTATTAGAAGATTTAAAAACTGTATATAATCTTTTACCTTTTTTTCCTATACAAATAAGATCTATTATAGAAACAATGATCGTAACTATCACGACAGATACGATTATTAGAATTGATCCTCCGGATCCTGTTACTCCATTACCTCCAGAAAAAGAAGATCCGGGGAAATTCATTCCTGTTTTTCCTAAAGAAGATAATAATAAAAGTAATACCCCTAAACCAAAGGACGACGATCCTTTTGGTTTTCCAGATGTTCCGGTTATCGATGTCAAACAAGGCAAATCTCAGAACTTAGATAAATTAGTTTATAGTTGGACAAAAGGAAATTTAGTTAGAGTTAAAAAACATTGGATAGAAAGACTTAAAGATTATCTTCAAGATTATCTATCCAAAATGTTTCATGCCGTTCAACTTGCTGGAGCAGAAGATATTACTGTTTTGCTTTTGGCATTTGATGGATTAGCTGTTAAAACGACATCTGGTAAAAAATGTAAAGTAGCACATGATACTATCGTAAGAAATGAATTGCTTATGAGAGAAAAAGCTAAAATGATGGCTAAATTATATGGAGCCGATGAACTTATTCGATTCATGAGAAGTATAGAAGCATGTGCGCAAACTCGACAAGAATATTATAATCATGAATTTTTATCATATTGTCCGACAATGTTAAGTCAATATGAGAATGATTTTTTGCGTTCTTATCGAAATATTTATGATCAAAAATATGTTAATTCTATTTATCAGTATAATAAATTATTATTATCGTCTGCTGAATTAACTAAAGATGTTTTTGATTTAACAGTAGAAAATGCATTAGCTAAAGGCGTTCTTATTAATAATAATATTAATCCATTTGAACAAACTCCAGTTTCGGATCCTGTATTCTATTTAAATAGTTTAACTCCTGAACCTGGTAAGGTTGGTGCTAATGGTTTATCTTCTACAGGTAATTATGGAAATGTAAAACCAGGATCATTAACTGATAGAGTTCTTAATGGTAGTGGAGGTACTGGACAAATCGATACAGATTTTACTAAAGCAATTACTTCTGGCTTAATTGGTCAAACAATGGATAATGGGACAGATGGTTGTGTTGAATTCGCAACTAAATTCGGTTCTTATTATTCTAAGTTCTTGGCTAGTGAATTAGCCAACGGAGTTGTCGGTGTGTCTAAATTAATTTCAGATGCTGCTGCAGTCGGATTAAATGTGACTAGCGGAACTCCGTCAAAAGGTGATATAATAGTGTATGGGGATTCTCATGTAGTAATCGCCGATGGTGCTGGCGGTTATTATGGTAACTCTTCATCTCAAAATCAAGCAATCCATGGAAGTGACTATACTCAAATGGGTGGCTTATCTTATACAGGTTTTATTCCGTTAAATGGGAAATAATAAATGGAAATAAAAAACTTTTTTACTTCCGTTACTGAAGCCGAAACTAAAAGAGTGAATAAAAGTTTAGCTGGAAAGGCTCGTGATACTCTAATCCGAGCCAAATCAGTTGTACTTGGTAAATTTTCTTCTCGAGAAGCAACAAATCCAGGTGCAACTGGTTATGATTTATCTCGAATTAAAAAAGCTATTCTTACCGACTCTTATTTAGCTGTAGCTATTCGGAAGTTCTCTCAGCTTATTACTAAAGCTGGATATCAAATTAAGTCCAAAAACGAAGAAGCTTCTAAATATATTGAAGATAGAATTCGAATTATTGAATATCGATCTAAGATTCCTTTTTATATTTTAGTAACTTCTATCGCTAAGGACTTGTATACTTACTCAAATTCGTATATAATTAAAACTAGAGATAATGAAACAGAAAAGTATGGTGTTAAAGCCGAAAAAATTTATTCTGGCGGTTCTATCTCTGGATTATTTTTAGCAGATCCTACTCAAGTATCTATTCAACGTGACGACAAAGGAAGCATCGATCATTATTTAATTAATAATGAAGAATATAAACCTGACGATGTTATTCACCTTTATATTGATAAAATGAATAATGCTGATTATGGTACGTCTCGAATTTTTTCTGTATTAGAAGACGTTACTATGCTCAGAAAAGCTGAAGGGTTAGTAATGACGATTTTATATCGTTTCGCTATCCCTATTTTGCATGTTAAAGTAGGTAATGTTGCAGAAGGTCAGTATGCAACACAAAAAGAAATTGACGATGCTCGTGATGCTATGGAAGATTTACCAAATGACGGGTTCTTAGTTACTAATGAAAGAACTCAAATTGAGTCAATTACTCCTAGTATGCAAGCTAATCAATTAATTACTTTTTTGAATTATTTAGAAGAACGTGTATTTACTGGTCTTAATGCTTCTAAATCTTCAATGGGTCGTGGCGGTGGACAAAATTCTGCCGATAATACAGAAGCTTTAATGCATGACGAAGTTCGCGCATTTCAAAATGTTATTTCTTCTTTTTTAGAGAAATATCTATTTACTGAAATGTTATTAGAAGGTGGTTTCAACCCACTTACTAATCGTGATGATTGCGTACATCTTGCATTTAATGAAGTTAGTATCGATACTAAAATTAAAATTGAAGCTCATACAATTCAAAAATACCAAGGTAATCTTATTAGTTTACCAGAAGCTCGTCGAGATCTTGGTTTTGATAACGATGTCGACGAAAAAGAAATGTATGCATTTAAAGTTACTCAAGCTTCTCAACTTGAAGTTATAGATGCGCAAACTAAATCAGCAATTGAAGTTGCTAATAATGCTGCTAAAAATCAAGAAAAACTACAAAAGGAACAAACTAAAGTTTCTAAATCTAAAGATGGTTTAGATAATAGAAAATTTAACGGTAAAAAAGCTTCGAATAAACCTAATGGTTATTTCAGTAATATTGCAAATCCTCAAAATCAGAATACCGATGATTTAAAAACTAAAGAATCGTTAGATTTTATTGAGGCAAATACTGATGACAATATAGATGAGTATAAGAAAAAATTTAAGGATATTGACGCAATATACAATAACTTAAGTAATATACTCACGAACAGTAATGATATTTCTGCTGAAGAAGCCGAGATTATGAATTTCTTAAAGAAGCATATAAACGAAGCTGCTAAAGAAGGTATTATTGCTGCTCAAGCGAACAACAAAACTAATAATAAGATGATTGATCCTGTAACTGAATCAATAGAAGAATATTCTTCAAAAAAAATTCATAAGATAATGTCCGATATTATCGAGACGGTCAAAAATAATAAAGATAAAATATACATCGATAGTCAAATTTCAAAAAATGAATATCGCCTTCGATTCTTATGTGATTACGTAACTCGTAAAACATATTGGTTTAATTACGTTATGCAATGCAAAGCTGACGGAGTTAAAACAATCGAAATTCAATTTGAAAACAGTAAACATCAAAATGGCCGCATGACCCATTTTAATATAGATACTATTACTATCGAAGATATTCCAGCTTATAGTCCGTATTGCAAATGCGGTATAAAACCTATTATGAAAGGATAAAAAATATTTAATGGATTTCCGTGAATATTTAGGTTTTTCTCCAGAGGATATTAAAGAATCCATTATGACAGAAGTTCCGGCAGAAATTGAACCCAAAGGTATTTTGGTCGATATTGAAGCTGTTCATACTTTTCCATATGCTACGAGAAACAATACTCGTTATATGGAAGAAGCATTAGCTCAATCTGTTTCAGGGTGGACTTATCCTTATAATATTCCAGTTATTACTTATCATAATGATGAAGACGGTGAAATTGTTGGGCGTGTTCTTAAAGCAAGAGTCGGTGATAGTCAAAGACTTCCTGGTACGAAAGCTTTAATTTTAACATGCGATATTCTTGATCCTGACGCACAAGAAAAAGTAAAAAATGGTTTATTTGATACTGTAAGCATTGGCGTTCGTGGTGATGATGTTCGTTGTTCCATTTGTGGACAAGAACTTAACCAAGGAATGTGCGAACATATTCGTGGTGAGGAATATAATGGTAAGACATGTTATTGGGATTTCTATAAAGTAATGCCGAAAGAACTATCTTACGTTATTGTTCCGTCTGATGCGTATGCTAAGAATATTAAAGTATATGACAATACAGAAGAAGAGAGTGGTTGCACTAGTTGCAATCCTCTCAATATTGTTACTTTAAACTCTACAGAAGGAGAAAATAACGCTGTAAGCGTTAAAGAATCTATGGCAGAAAATAAAATTGACGAAACTAAAGTTGAAGAAACTAAGGTTGAGGGTCAAGAATCTGAAGTAACTGAAACTGAAGTTCAAGAAACTGAAGTAGAAGAAACTACAGCAGCTACAGAAGTTGAAGGTCAAGAATCCTTAGAAGAGCTTAAAGCTCAAATTAAAATTTTGACTGAAGCAAAAGAAAAAGCTGAATCTGACTTTGCTAACTTAGCTTCTGATCTCTTGGCATATAAAGCTGAAGTGCGCAAAGAATTAGACGCATATAAAGCTGGCCAAGAAAAAATCAACGAAGCTTTAACTTCTATTAATGATGTTAAAGAAAGTTTAGAAACTTTCAAAACTGAAAGTGAAAAAACTTTAAACGAAACTATTGAAAGCACAAAAGAATCTTTAGAAGATAAAATTCAAAAATTAAATCTTGTAAATTCTACAGTTGAAAATCCTGTTAAAACAGAAGAAAATAAAACTGTTGAAGTTAAAGAATCTGTAACTGGCAGTTTAGATTTCGTAAAAAAATATTTCCCTGGGAAATAAGGAGAAACAAATAAATGGCAAATATTAACCCTGGTAAAGGTCCTAACTTTTTCACTGCCGGTGCAAACGGCAAAGTTATCAAGGGCTTAGGTTTTAAAAAACTTTCTAACGAAGAACGCCGTGTAACACGTACTGGTGTACGTCTTAACACTGCAAACCATGATACTTCTAATATTGCTTACTGGTTGGATTCCCGTCTTCCAGTTGCATTCCGTTACAACCATGCAGAAATGTATAATCAAGTTGTAATTCCAAAAGGTCGTATCGTAGCAGTCGATCCTGACGTTCGTTCTAAAGACGAAAATAAAAATATTACTCTTAACGTATTGACATTGGCTAACGGTGGTTCTCCAGTTCGTTTGCGTAAAGCTGGCGACGTTTATGGTGCTGCTGGTGTAGTATCTACAGATGCTACAGGTAAAGCTCTTGTGAACATGGATGTTGATTGGGTTCCAGTTGCAGGTTATACATCTGCTTACACAGCTGATCTTTATAAACCGTTTGCTGATGGTGGCGCTAAAAAAATTGCTCGAGCTGCTAATCTTGAAAAAGACGAAAAAACTGGTCTTTTAAAAGAAAACGGCGGTAAACCATCTTTGGTGCATCGTAATGCTAACGTACCTATCGGTATGTTGATGCGCAATGAATATACTCGTGATGCTGATGCTTGGAACGGTATGACTCCTGGTGCAATCAAAACTGACGTTATGGTTGAACTTCCTCATTTCTTATTCAAAGATAAAGCTGAACAAAATCCTTGGGGTTCTGCATACGGTGCCCTTAAAGCTGGGGATTTGGTTAAATCTGATGAAAATGGTCGTATTGTAAAATCTCCATTATCTGACGAAACAGCTGTTGAAGGTATGAAAGTTGCAGAATTGGAAGCTGAACGTCAACAAGTTATCGGTCAAGTACACGAAGTAAATCGTAACTTGGTTCCAGAAGGTTCCACTAAATGGATGAAATGGGCTCTTGATGATCAAGAAGAATTAGCTCAATATGCATCTGATGGTTATGGTCGTTCTTATCGCCGTGGCGAAGACATTTATGATGACTATGCATATTTCACTAATGCTGATGGTTATGAATTCAATAGCTTATATTCCGAACATGATTTGAACATGACAGCATCTAATAATAAACTTGATGTTTATGATTCTCGTCTTGGTGCTAAATATGAATATCTTGGTATTCCTGGTTTGACTGATGGTCGCAACGTAGCTCGCACTGAAGTTAAAGACGTTATTGTCGGCTTTATGCACCCAGCTGCTGCAGGTAAAGATTATCTTGATTTCAACTTCCGTGTTCCTGAACGTTTCATTGCTGATAAAACAGTTCAAATTTCTATTAACGACTCTTCTTATACTCCTGTAGTTAAAGGTGCTGTTATTAAACAAGCATTCGAAGTAGTATATTTTGACGAAACTAACGGCTTAATGCGTTTACATGTAACTGATAAATCTAAAGCTGATCAAGTTATTAACGCTGCTCCTAAAAAAGTTGCAGAAGTAAAAGTTAAATATGTTCGCGAAGGTCTTGCTGGTGTTCCTACATTTATGGATTGGGAAGGCTGCGTAGGCTCCGTTAAAGTATTGTTACAAAAATAATAGGAGATAAGGTTTACAAAATGGCTATTAATATGAAAGAATTTTTAGAAGACGCTCAAGCTGGTCGTGCTAAAGCTCTTGAAATTGCTCAAAAAGAAGGTTTGACACCTGAAGAAGCTGCACAACGCACTCGCGTTTTTGACATGACTGCTGACATCGTGTCTAAATTGAATAAACAACGTACTGGCGGTAAACATTTCTCTATTAAAGAAACAATTATGACTCCAGACGTAGTTGACTTGGTACCTCGTATCATTGAATCTAAAATGATCGAAGCAGAAGATACGCAATCTGTTATTTCTCCTTTCTTCACTAAAATTCAAGCAGGTCAAACTAGTGGTACTGTAGTTGTTCCTATCATCGGTGAACTTCAAGCTCATGAAGTTGCTGAAGGTGGCGCATACAATGATGAAGCAGTAGAAATCAATACAATGGAATATAGCTCCATTGAAATTCGTCCTAAAAAAATTGGTCTTAAAGTAACTCTTTCCGAAGAAGTTATTATGGACTCTTATTGGGACATCATGGAAGCTAATCTTTCCCGTATTGGTGGCGCAATGGCTCGTTATAAAGATGAATGGTGTGCTCGTGAATTTTCTGAACATGGTCATACAGTATTCAATAACGCCCTAGCTGCTCAACAACCTGATGCTGCTACAACTGGTCTTGGCGAAGATGCTATGCCAAACGGTACTCTTTCCGTTGAAGACTTTATGTCTATGTGTTTAACTCTTATGGCTAACGACAAAACTCCGACTGATGTAATTATGCATCCACTTTGTTGGTTGGTATTTGCTCGTAATGCTATGGTAGGTCAAGGTCTTACTTTCGGTGCTATGGGTGCTATGAATGTTCATCCATTCGGTACTACTCAAGGTACTGGTGGTTTTGCTGGTTTGTCTAACAATATGGGACCTCAAAAATTCGTATTAAACGAAGCACAAGCTGCGTTCAATTTGCCTATGCCAATTAATGTAATCTTGAGCCCACGTGTTAAATTCGATAAAGCTAATAAAACATTTGATATGTACGTTATCGATCGCAACAATATTGGTGCTATCGTTCAACGTGAAGATTTATCTGTTGAAAAATGGACTAATCCTGAAACTGATATTCGTATCATCAAAGCTAAAGAACGTTATGGTATCGGTATCATGGATAATGGTAAAGGTATCGCAGTTGCTAAAAACATTTCTGCATTACCTTCTTATCCTCGTCCTTCTGTTGTTCGAGTTCAGGAAGCGTAATTCGTATAACGTCTGACGATTAATATTGGAGGAGCTTCCGGGCTCCTCCATTTTTTATTTTGTAAGAGGTATATATATTTTATGACTCATCCAGATATGATCGCTATTGTTGCATTAGCACCTAGCGAAGTTAGTTATTACGATAATAAAACAGGTATTCGATTAAATGTTGCTAATCGTTATGCACCTATCTTTAAAGATATGGATATTACTAATATCCGTCGTTCTGTAAAAGTAGGTCGCTTAATGTTGGTTAACGGTGTATTACCTGGCGAACAAAAACAAGGTGTATTGGGTAGAATTCTTAAATCTTCTAGTTATGATATGGTAGCTCCTGGTATTGTTACTGAAGAAGCAGTGAATAAAGCTTTAGGAACTAAAGAAACTCCTGATTTTGATGTAGATGCTGCATTAAAAGAAGCAGAAGAAAATGCTAAACAAGTTACTGAAGCAAAAGAACTTGTTATAGAAAAAACAGAAGAAGTTTTTGAAGAAAAAACTGAAGAAGAATCTACAGAAGAAGAAGCTGAAAATATCGTAGAAGAAACTGAAGATACTACTGAAGAATCTGAAGATAAAGAAGAAGCTCATAAAAAAGTTTCTAAGAAAAAAGCTTCTACTAAAAAAACGACTAAGAAATAATAATATATAGACTGGAGTAACAATGTATAAAGAATTTGCTTTAGTCGATATGGAAGTAAATCCTACTGAAAAACAAATTAAATTATTTTTCACAGGAAATGTCGATCCAGATACTATTAATTCTGATACAATTGCGATGGTTCATGCTGAATCTCAAAAGATTCATCGATTAAAATTTAGAACGTCTAAAAAAGTTGTAATTATTACTGTATTAGATGAAATTAATCCTGGCGAAGAATATCGTTTAGATATTAATAAAACGATTAAAGATATCGTTGGAGCTAAACTTCAATCTAGTCTTATTCGTCATGTATATTTTAATACTAATATTTATTCTAACGTAAGAATTTTAAGCCCAGCTAATCATGAATTAGTTGACGGCACATTTATGTGTGAATGGCAAGAAATTCTTCGTGATAAACGTAGAAAACCTATATTAGAATATCGATTACAAATTGCAGATAATATCAATTTTAATCCCATCGAAATTGATACAGTAGTAGTGAATAAACAACGTATTGGTTTCCCTAAGCTAAAAAATCAGCAACAGTACTATATTCGAATCCGTGTTGAAAGCGGAAATGAATTTGGTAAATGGTCTGATGTTGCTACTTTTACTTATGATGGTCCAGAACGTGTTATTGATAAACTTGAACAGAGCGAAAAAAATCCTCATAAGATTGAGCCAGTATCTATTTTTGCGCCATATAATTACAAGCGTAATATGCACAATAATAAGCAAAATTTAGATACAAATCCATCTTCTAATGGATCGATGTCTGGCGATGAAATTAGTAATGCAACAGATACTCGTTTATTAACTTCTGATGGAAATATTCCGGCTGGAACTAATACAGCATTAACATCTGAAACTATCGATAAAATTATGAACGATACTTCTGGTGGAAATACTTCAGCTACTATTCGATTAGCTGACGGTACTCTTATTACAAAAGCATCGGCTGGTAATGCAGGAGTTGTTGTCGACGAAACTCCAGCTGGACAAGATATCAAACCCGTTGTTATTCAAGAACTTAAAGTTGTAAAACGTCCTCGACAAGGAACTAATGATTTCTTTGTATTTGAATTTGATGGCGAAATTAAAGATGAAAATATTTTAACGAATATTGAAATCATCAGAAAGGATTTCTAATGGCTGAACCATTTGAGTATACAATATTTGGTAATCGATTAGAAATCAAGCCAACTGGTGGAATGAAACCAGATTCATTATATGAAATTCGAATTAAAAGACTTGAATCTGTCGACGGTAAAAAAGTATTAAAATATAAAGTATTTACAGTAGCATCAGAACAAATTAGTAATTTTTATACACTCGGTGATGTTAATTATCTAATCAATGTATTTGATGCTAGTGATACCGAAGTTTTATATGCATTAAAAGAAGCAAGTCAGTTTGCTCAGTTTCTATTAAATCAAATTCCTGGCTATGAAAATAGAGCTGATTTGCCATATTTATTACAACAATTTTGTAAATTAAGAGCTACTCTTAGTTTAGTAAGTAAGCATGCTGTAACTACTACTACAAGTGGTAAAGTTTCTGGACATATCGGAAATATTAGTTTTGGTGCTACAGAATCTGGAGGAAGTTCTTCTAGTTCTTCTGGTAATGGAGCCCCATCTCTTTCTGATTTAATTAAAATGATTAAAGCAGAAATGGAAATATTCCAAAAATTAATAGTTGATCCTAGTTATTTAACTATGGGTCGTGCTGAACCAAGAGTAGGTAAACGATCTTATAACGAAAAACGTAAATTACATACTTATCCAACAACTTTATTTGACGATTTATCTAGATCTCTTAAATCATTGAGGAAAGCATAATGAAAAATTTAGATGAACGTATTAACGGATTAATACAATTAATGGAAGTTCCGGTATGGTTAATTCAACCTAACGAAACTATTGACTGTACTTGTAAAGATCCGACATCTAAACATGGCGATCCTACTTGTCCTAATTGTCTCGGCTTTGGTCAGAAAATAACGATTCGTGAAGTTCGTGCTCATATTCAACCTTTATTTTCTACCGATTCTGCAGATGACAAATTATTTTTAATGCGTGGATACGATATTTATTTGCGAAATGAATTTCCAATTTTTGCTGGCGATATTATTGTATTCGGTTTTAAAATAATTAAAATTACTTATGTAATGGATTGGTATTCAAATACTCCAGATTGCGTTTATTATAATGCTAATGGAGTAGATTATAAACGCAATCCACAAGCCTTTATGAACAACTTTAAAAACATAGTAGGAGGTTAATAATATGAACGACAAACATACAAGTTTGTTAATTATTGGTAATTCTGAATATACCAATAAAACTTGCAAAGTCGAACATTATGAGACCTTATCTGCTGTCGAAAAAGATTATAATAAAGAATCTGATTTATATAAAGCTTTTAAAACAGCTAAAGACTATGGAGCTCCTTCAATATATTTAGTTAATATGAGAACAATAAGTGATTTTATTAATATAACAAATCAGTTGATAGATTATGATTTTGCTTATATTTGCCCAACAAAAATTATGTTCTCAGATAAATATACTGATCGATTTAATTTAGATTTAAATAGTTTTTATTTAAATGATTTATCTTTTAAATGTTATAAAAATAGAAGTATGATTTTCGTAACAGACAAGCATGCTTCTTTATACGAAGATATCGATGATTTTAATAAAGACTATGCTGATAAAGTACAGGCATTTATGTCGGTACATAATAAAAATAAATTTTTAGATAATGTAATATGTGTTGGTAACAACTTAAAACATGTTGCATATAGTAATATATGTTTAGCCGCAAGATTAGCGGCTACGCCTATCAATAGTTACCCCGCATTTTTAAATGAGGATACTGTCTTTATATTAGATCATAAAGACATGCTTCCTAATGTTTGTTATTTCAAAAATAACTATCGGACTGGTACTACTATTGAAAATTTAGTTAACTTATCTAACGAAAATCCAAATAAATCTGTCATGGTTATGCGTATCGTAAACTATTTAGTCAGAGAAATGGATTTCGATGAATATATAGGTAAGAATTACCGTAAATTTTATTTAACAAAAATAAAAGAACGGTTAGATAATCTTTTAAAACAAAATGTTGGATTTATTTTATACGATTATCATATTGATAGCGTAGAAGAACAAATTCGAGACAATGGATATGGTGTGGACATCATTTTACGATATACATTATATCCATTATTTACAACAGAATCGTATACGGCGGAGCAAAGACTATGACAGATATTAATGAAGATTTTGTCCTCCAACAAATCAAACAAAAAAAGAATAGTCTTCTCGTAGCACAAAACCGTAGTGCGATGAGACCGCGTAAACGAGTTGATCGGTTGCGGTCAGATCGAAATATTAGTTTTGATGAATTTATCTCTATTCTTGTAGAATTAGTAGAAAAAGCTTTTAGAGAAGACGGTACAAAAATGAGCCCTGATGAAGGTGCCATTATTAATGATCGCGAAAAAGAAATTAACCATCCATACATATTTTTTAAAATTATAGATGGTGTTCCAGAAAACGAATTAAAACCTCGTATAATGGAAGATAGAATTCGTCGGGCAAAAAGTCAACAAGATTATATCCCAGACGATAAATATTCTGTAGAAAAAAATATCGAAGAAGAAGGTATTGAAGTATATCGTCATGCATTCAGATATACAATCCAGTTCGATATTTTTGCTACGAGTTATTCTCAAGCCAACAATGTTTTAAATGAATTTGAAACATTAATGGTCGATTATACCGGATATCTAAAACAAAACGGCGTCACCGAGTTATTATTCAAGGAGCGCCTAACAGATGCTTCTTATTCACAATATAGAGAAAAATATTCAGTTAGAAGTGTTCGCTATACTTTAAAAATAGATAAGATTCATGTAGTTACTCATAAACTTATTGAACGCTTATTAAATCTTGATAAACAATAATCTTAAGAGGTTGACTAAATGTATAGCTTTAAAGAAGAAATCCTTCGTGATCTTCCTGGCGTGTTTGTCGAAGTCAATTCTGTAAAGAAAAAACTTTATGATGACAGCCAATTCGGTACAACAGACGCTGTTCTTTGTATCGGTACTGCATTTGATGGTCCTAATGGTGTTCCTGTACCTATTTATGATCCAACATATGCAACATATACTTACGGTGATACATATGACCGTGAAACTAAACGTGAAGTAGACCTAACTGCTACATTAGCAGATGCTTATAATTCTGGTTGCCGTACATTGTATGGTTTCCGTATCGGTGGTTCTGAAGCTCAAAAAGACTTCAGATTGCGTTCTAGCGATTCTCTTCGCTTACGTGTAAAATCTCGTTTCCCATCTAATAAAGCTAAACACGTATACTTTAACTTCGATAATACTTCCGGTCAAGAAGTATTAACAATTTATAAACCTATTACTAAAGCTACAGCAACTGAACGTTATAATGCGTTGGTTGACGACGATCAAGAAATGATTAAAATCGATATTAACTTAGGCCTTAATGGTCAAGGTTTTAATGCCGATACTCCTCTTTCTGAAGTAATTCGTTATATTAATAAACATACTTTAAATAATGTTATTACATTGTCTATCGTGAACAAAAAAGGCCAAGATGTAACTCTTCATAATGAATCTTATGATTTGGCTTTAGGCTCTTTATTCCCAGGTGTTTACTTCTTAGGCCGTAAACGTTCTTTAGTTCCATGTCGTACAGAAGTTCGTACTCATGTAATTAAAGATAAAAAATCCCCTAAACCATTCAGTTCTTTTTCTGGTAAATATTTCCACACTCTTCGTGTAAATACAGATGTAAATTCTGAATATCCTATTTATTCTACTACTGATAAAGATTTGAACGAAGCGTTCACAACTGTGGGGCTTAAGATTTATGAACATAACGACTATCTTATGACTCCAGGTGCAACTGCTTTAGCATTCGAAGAAGACGATATCGATTATGAAGATACTAATATGACAAGCTTCCAAAAATATATGAAGCTTGGTTCTGGTTATGCTATTACTGCAACAGCATTCCCTCGTACTAATTCTCATGGTCAATATTTAACTCCTCGTGTTAAAGAATCTGATCCTAAAGATAAACAATACGTAGTAGGTGTTGGTGAAGGTGCATATTCTGTATTGCAAAATGCTGATATGCCTTATCGTGTTCTTGGTGCACAAATTTGTGCCGATACTGTTATCAGTGGTCGTTTACCAAAACCTAAAGATTTCTTAAAAGCATTCCCTATCGATCTTGCTATGGTTAATACTGTAGTTGGTGGCGCTGTTCAACACGATACAGGAATCTTTAAAGTAACTCCTGTAATTGATACTAAGGATGTTAAACATTCTCCTCGTAAATATAAATTTAGTTTTGCTAAAGTAGAAAATGCTGATGAAATTGTAGATTCTGCAATTTATCAAAATGAAGTATTTACAGTTATTCCTAGTATTGCTAATGAAGCTGCTCTTAAACTTGACGAAAATACTTATAAAGTAGGTCAAATGTTCTACTTGGAAGATGTTAAAAAAGTTAAATCTGTAACTTTTAATAACAAACTTCAAGATGCAGTTTCTCCTCATCAAAAATTCAAACATTTTGTTACTAACGATAAAATTATTGAATCTGAAGTAGCTGGTAGCGAAGTAACATTCAAAGAAGTTACTGCGTTAACTGATCTTAAATATGATACAGCTACTAATGGTTTATTAACAGACTCTGATGCAACTGCTGCAACATATTATGCAACTACTGCTGCTGCACAAGCTGCTGCTGCAACTAATGCTAAATATGTATTAATCTCGGTTAACGATGTTCTTTATGTAGCTAAATATGATGCTGGTACATTAACTCCGATCGGTCAGTACGATATTCTTATCGACAAAGCTTCTCGTGATGACCGTGTATTAGCTTATGTAGAAAGCTTCGATCATGTAAAAAATCGTGTTATTATTTCTGTAACTGATTTTAACTATCGTACAGTAGCTGAATTCTTGTCTGACTTAAAAGACAATAAAGATTTCTCTCAAGTATTTAAATGTGAACTTACAGATACTGGTATCGTAGAAAAAGATGCTCTTATCGAAGAAGTTCTTACTCCAGTATTAGTTTCTGGTAAAGTAGATCTTGAAACATTGGCAAAAGATCGTAGTATCGATTATGATTACACTATGCGTATTCCTTATCGTACTCCTGATAACTTTGCTCGTCAATTTGCTCAACATTGCTTATATACAGAATTGAAAACTGCTCATACTCATGGTGTGATCGGTGCAGAACGTATTTCTGACTATACATTGTCTGGTGTAGAACAAAAATTCCAAGATTTGAAAAAATTGAATTTAAATCTTGAATTAAAACGTGCTAATGGTCGTTCCGTAATCGATGATGACGGTATGCCTGTAGATATTGGCCGTTCCATTAGTTTTGCATTCTTCCAAAACAATGTTCCTGTATATAATTCTACATATGCATTCGTAGGCAATGGTGCTGCAGCTTATGCTGGTATGATATCTGCTCTTCCTGTAGAACAATCTCCTACTAACCAAAAAATTGGTATCAATCCATTGTTTGAATTAACAGCTTCTCAGTTGTCCGACTTAACTCGTAAAGGTATTGTTACTGTTAAGAATACATTTACTCGTGGTTATGTTGTAACTGATGGCTGTACAATGGCTGATCCAACTGACGCATTATCTCGTCTTAATAGTGTTCGTATTATCGATGCTGTTGAACGTGTTATTCGTCGTGTTTGCGAACCATTTATTGGTAAGCAAAATAAAACTTCCGTTCGTAACTCTATTAAAACTGGTTTGACATCTGAATTGAATAAACTTAAAGGCGTATTGTTATATGATTTCATGTTTGAAATCGCTGACAATGTAGAAGCTCTTCAATATACTCATATTGATATTAACTACACTATTATGCCATTTAATGAAATTCGTCAAATTAATAACTTCATCCAAATCAAACAACCTGGTACGAAGTAATTAGAGTTTAATATATAATTTATAGCGAAGGAGGCAGGGGCAGTTTATCCACTGCCCCATAACTTAAAACATGGCTAAAAACAATTCTGGTGTAACTACAGCATCTGAATATACTCGTAGTTATACTACTTTTTCCGGCTGTGATATCGTAGCTACTTTCGGTTCTGAAGTAGTAGCAGAAATTCAAGGTATTACAGTATCTATTAATCGTGAAAAGGCTCCGGTCAAATTTTGTTTTTAGATTTGTATGTAGGCCGGAGTAAAACTTTGCTCAAATCGGTGAAGGGTATTTACTAACGCCGAGGATAAGAGTATAATAATATTATACTCAATGTCCGTAGAGACTTGAGATTTTATATCTCTTAATAATTTTTCCAGTCCTGAAATGGGACATAAAGGAGGCAATTTGATGACTAAAGATTTTGCTTGGTTTCTTGGTTGGTTATTTACTGATGGACATATTCCTCAAAAGGGATCTAGTTTATATAAATCTGGATTATTAAGTTTTAATTGTCAACATTCAGATACAGAAGTTCTTCATAAAATTAAAAATATTTTAAATTCTTCTGCTAATGTTTGTGAATATCCAGATTATAAATCTCCGCAATCGCAATTAAGAATTTACAATAAAAATTTATCTTCAAAATATGAAAATATAAAACATTGTATTCCTATTGATGAAATAAAAAATTTTGAAAGACATTTTATTCGCGGAGTTGTTGATGGTGATGGATGTATTCATTATAGAGAATCTAGAAATAGCATTATATTAAATATTACAAATGCTGATTCTAATTCTTTGCAGTGGATAACAGATACTATAACTAATAAATTATTGTTGCCATGTAAAAATATAAAACCTGTTATACATGATAATACTAATGTTGTAAAATGGGAAGGCAATGTAGCAAAATTAATAGTTTGGTGGTTATATCATGGTGATATAAATTCTTGTTGTTTATTAAGAAAATATAATAAATATAAAGAAATAATTCTTCATAACAAGAAATTTAAAAATTATGATGAAGAATTATTATATGCAGTTAATGCTCAAATTAAAAATAACGAAATTGGATTTAATGTTCCATCATTAAATAGTTTAGATTGGGCAAAACGATTACAAAATTTATTATCTTATAAAACACAGCCTGTATATCATAATCCAGGCAGAAGAAAATATTATAAATTATATATACCAAATTGCTGATTATTAATACGCAAAGCATCGAAACAATCTGTTTCGTAAAGGCATAGTCCGCATAAATATACGCTACACATTCGGTTCAGCAGAGCCACGCTCTATTTCCCGCGGCAAGCGCGGGATTGCAGGCACTATTGTATTCACATTATTTGATCGTGATGCATTAGTCGACGCTCTTGCTGTTCGTGCTGCTAAAGCAGCATATTTCCAACGTATCGGTGGCGAAATAAATTACCAACCGTACACAATCACTGAATGGGATCAAAAGTTGACTAACATGGTAGTTAATTCCATTAATTCTAATGGTAATGACTCCCAAGTTGCTTCTTCTAATCCGTTCAAAGTAACTCAAAATATTGCAGTACAATCTACTCCAAAATATTCTGACGAAATTCCTCCATTTGACATTACATTGTCTTTTGCTAATGAATATGGTCAATCCGCTGTTATGGTTATCTATGGCTGCGAAATTTTAAACGAAGCTTCTAGCTTCTCTGTAGATTCTACTACTACTGATAAAGCATGTACTTATATTGCCCGCAGTGTAGATTACTTGCAACCAGTAGAAAATAAATATTTGTTAGATAACAAATATTAATAGAAATTAAATACGAGCGGAGAATATTTCTCCGCTCTTTTCTTTTCGTTTTTGTCATGGAGATTTTAGGCGTAATGTCCCAACAAAACACAAATCAAATTTTCTTGTACCTCAACCGAGGTTTACAAAATTTCATTAATGATATTCTAGTCGGCAATAGACAATCGTCTAATGTCAAAAAAGATATGGAAGAAATCTGCTATAATATTATTAATGAGCACAATATCGAGATTAAGACTCATATCGTGACTCTTATTAATAATAGAGTTCAACAATATATGAAATTATATAATTTAAAGGTTAAACATGCCAGATAATTATCGACTTGGAAATAAAGAAGTTACTCAAACTTCTAAATATACTAGAACATATACATCCTATAGTGGATGTGATATTGTGGCAAGTGTAAACATCACAATTCCTGGACAAGAAACTATTACTCGTGTTTTTGGTAGCCTACAAACATTTTCTTATAGTATTCATCAGGAAAAAAGTCCAGTAAGGACATTAGGTGATGTTAATGCTATTACTTATGTAGATGGTCCTAGAACTATAGCTGGGTCTATGGTATTTGCTGTATTAGATAAACATGTTATTCATGAGATATATGATGAAGTTATTAAAAAAGGTCAGTATGTGAATAAGCACTACTTGATGGATGAATTACCTAACTTCGATATAACATTATCTTTTGCAAATGAATATGGGCGCCAATCTACTATAAGTGTTTTTGGTTGTACAATTATTGATGAAGGTCAAATTATGTCGATTAACGATATAATGACAGAAAATACATATCATTATTATGCAACCGATATAAAATATATGGACGAATCAGATAATTATTATAAGTTAAACGAAAAATCTATTATCGATTCTAATCCATGGCTTACGACTAATAATGCAAAAATTACTGTACAAAAGTCTAAAAGCAATTTTGAAGAACCTGTTTTAGAATTATCTAAAGAAGGTTATTATTCTTTTAAAAAATATATGGAAGCTTTAAATAAAAAATATAAAAAGCTTGCCGATAAATTTATGTCTGAAAAAGAATCGGAAAAAATGTCTCAGCTTAAAAAAGATTATTATCGATTAAAAAAAGAAGCTGAAGATTATTATCCGTCTTATTCTATATTATCTAGACAACAAAAAAAAGTTAGATTCCCAGAACGTAGACGACCTAAAATAAATAAAGAATATGATAATTTTAGGACGTTTATACATACTAATAGACATAATATACCTGATTATTCAAAGTATCGCTTAGACGGCAAAATTAAGGATTCTACGACTATTCCTGATTATAGTAAATATAGAATAGATCCAAAAAAAGATAATTCTAAAGTTCCTAATTTTGATGATTTTAGAAAACAATCACCTAGAGTTAATAAAGATATTCCTGATTATTCTAATTTTAGAAAAGATATTAAAACAATTCGAGAAGAAGATAATAATAAATATAAATACGATGAGAACGGTAATGTAATCTTTGTTCATAACGAAACTGCTGGAGGTGATAATCTTGAACACATCTAGTATTACTTTTTTATGGCAACACGAAAATTTTGTTTCGTTATATTGTAATGATTATTTCAATGGACATAATAAATTACATATAGACGATAATGAAGTAATTAAAGATTACGATTTAGAGTCTGCTACTGTTATTATTAACGATTTATTAGCTGGTATTTATAGAATATGGACTTCTGGTCCTGATTGTAAATCTGAAGATAAATATATCGAAATTTATCCAGAAGGAATTAAAGAACAATTATATTATATAAACGATACAATTCTTAATAATAAAAATTTTAAAGGCTTAGCCGATTATATTATTAAAATATCAGATGAGCGCGGATTAAATTTAGTTGAATCTGTATATTTTGCTTATTTAACTGCTAAAGAAAAAGAAGAAAAGATTAATCTTTTTACTATTTTAGTTAGTGCCGTTAAATTATTTAATAATTATAATTTTTATAATAATATCGATAATAATAGTAACATATATATTAATGATTCTAGAGAAACTATTTTGCATCCAGAAATTGTAAATGGATTTACTTCTGGTGAATTACATTTTTATAAATTTTTAGGCAAGGAATATGAATATTCTCATACCGATAAATTTAATGAAAGCAACGTCGATTTAGCTTATTTAGATAAAGATTATTTATATCGTATCGACTATATTAATAAAGAAAGATTATTAATTAATTCTTATTATATTATTAATCCTTCTGATGAAATTGCTAAAGACATTTGGCCTAATTTAAATAAAATTATAGAAAATATTAATTCTAAAATTGAAGGCTTAAAATATTTACCATTAGCATATCAAAAATTTAATAAAGATACGCAATTAGCAATTAGCGTTCTTTTAGACAAAAATACAGATAGCCCGATTTTTCAAGCACCTAAAATTGCTGTCGATGATAGTTATATCACTGCAGTAATCGATGGCGCTGATCATTATACCGATTTAAATAAAATTTATTTTTGTATAACTGACGTAGAAGGTTTAGCTTCTGATCAAATATTATTTAAAAAAGAATTGGATAATGTCGTAATTGATTTGCCAATGCAAGGAAATTCAATATACGACGGCTGTTATTATTCGTTCCTTATGAACTCTAATAATACTATAGTTAGTCCAGTAACATTATTTAATATAGATCAAGATATTCAACATAATTATATAAATGCTACATTAATTAATTTACAAACTAATCTATTAAACTTCTTATATCAAGAATTTGAAAAAGAAGATGTCGATAAATATTATCATTATTTTACAGATTGTATCGGTAATAATGAAATAACTTTATCTAATTATTATGATTACGTAATTGATAGATTAGTTCAATCTAATAAATCTGAAAATTTCTTCGATTTAATTCATTATTTAAATATTTATAAATATAGTAATCAAAAACATCGCAATAATAAATTAACAGTATTAAACCAAAAAGAAAGACAAAAAATCATATTGCCTAATGATTCTAAAAATTATATTATGTCTTCTATTAAATTTAATAAAGGTAAGAATTATATATATGATTATAAATTAATTAGTAACAATGCTAACCATATTATTTATGGTGATGCCGATTATACTGTTATTAATGTTTTTGAAGAAGCAACTGGTATTCATTGCGGATTAATTACTGTTCAAAAAATCGGCAACGATTATTATTTTAATAATTGGAATATTGATATTAATAACCAATTGGACTTTTAGTGAAAGGTGTAGTATAATAATATGAGACGTAAACGTTTTGATAATGAACTTAGTAGTCAATTATCCTACACTAATAAAAATGTAGAATATGACATCACTAGAAATTCAAAAGGTTATACGCAATCAAATCCTAAATATAAACGTTATTATTCTCAAATAGATGCTAATGTTTGGTTTGGTGATAAATTAGTTTCAGATATTCAAAATATTGCTTATAATCTAGCACAACATGACATGCCTATATTTGGATATAATTCTTATATATATGATGAAATTGCTATTGGTAATCGTATAGTACAAGGAGCATTTACAATTAATTTTACTTCTCCTCGTTATATTGAAGATATTATAGAAAAATATAAATCGGCTAGCATTGTTAATGAAGATACTGTAAAAACAGAAGAATATAGTGAAATAATTAAGCCTTTAAGAACATCGACTGAAGTTCATAAGAATCCCGAACATGATTCTATTTGGAAAAATGGGTTTGAAATTGATATTACTTATGGTGAAGATGATAATATAATGGGCGATCCAATTCACGTTATTTTATTAGATTGTCATATTATGAATGTACAAACAGTACTTGACTCATCTGGTAGACCTATATTAGAGCAATATCAATTTATTGCTAGAGATCGTAAATTAGTCATGTAGGTGAAATCAATTATGCAAAACAAAAAGAAAGCAAAATTTCAAAATAAAAAAAATATTGAGTTAAATGAATCTCAATCTTTAAAATCTAATTTCCCATTAGAAGTAAAAGAAACATTGGAAGATAATAAAATTGATATTACAGAAGAATTCGACGAAGAAAAAAAAGAGGAAGACGATGATTATGTCGATCCTTCTCAAGTCGAAGTATTAACTGTTGAAAAAGCTAATCAATTAAAAGCTAATCATAAGAAAATTTTTCGTGTAACGATTGCCGATCAATTAGTTTTATTCACTCCTATTTCTAGAAAAGATACTGATTTAATGTATTCATTTACGCCTGAACAACAAGACTACATTAATAAGCTTCCTGTCGAAGAACAAGAAGCAACTATCTTTGATTTAAGAAACGATAATTTGTTGCGTTATTTTGTTGTATTCCCTCGTAGAGAACGTGTATTATATTTATCTGAAACTCTTGCTGGATTTGTACCGACTGTTTCTAGTTATATTTTACAATATTCTGGTTTTACATCTCAAGGTAGAGTACGGGAACTATAATCATGGAAAATCTTCGTTTTGACCAAGTATATGAACAATTAAAAGCTCAATATAAAAATATTTTTACATATACTAGTTATGATTTCCCAATTATTTATAAACCATTAACGCGCGCTCAATATTATGAACTTTTCGAAAATGAAAAATTATTAGATATTGAACGTGAAGATATTGTATGCTTTAATTGTATTTTATATCCAGAAAATATTGATTTAGCTTCTATGCCAACTGGTATAGTATCTGATATTGCTCAAAAGATATTAGATGCAAGCTTTATGACTAAAAAAGGTCGTACATTATTATTTAATTCAGCAATGGAAAAAATGAATAATGTCGATTATCAAATTTCGTGTGTTATTCATGAAGCATTTCCTGAATACGATATTGAAGATATCGATAATTGGGATATGATTAGAACGATGGATTTTTTAATGAGAAGTAACTGGGTATTAACTATGTTACATGGTAAACCAGGTATTGATTTGCAAGAAATCCTCGATCGACTCGGTGATGATGTAAGCTTTAAACAAGAAGATCCTCGATTGTTTAATGAAGAAAAAGAATTCTTTAATAAACTAAGAAGTCAAAATTCTAAATCGAAAGTCGATGAAAACTCAATTAATAATGCTCCTAAGAAAAAAGTAAGTCGTCGTAGAAATAAAGGGCTATCTGAAGCCGAATTAGCTACTATGTTCCCTGAAGTGAATATGAATCAGGGCGATGAAACTTCTTTTAAAGAAATGGCTTTAGGATCTAAAAATCCTAATGACATGACTCCAAAAGAATTAGCTGAACTTAGGAATGATTTTCAATAAGGAATAATATTATATGTCCGACTATGTTAAAAATGAAAGCGATATGTCTGATTTTGAACCTGTCGGTAATCTAATAGAATCTGTAGCGGCTGCCGGCTCTTTTGTCGGGGCCGCTTTTCTTTTAGCTAAAACTAAAAAAGGTTCAAATCTTATTTCTAATATCGATCCATTAATCGGTAGAATAGGGAATAGGATTACTCGTTTTTCTGATGATGGAGCAAATGCATTAACATTAAATGAAATATTTAATGGTATTAGTAATAGCAAATTTAAAACAATAGAAGAATTAGCTCCTGCTATAGATAATGAAAGAAATATAGGGTTCATAAAGAGAGCTATGTCAGCTGAAATGGATCCGCGCCGATCTGGCGAACAATTCATTTCTCAAATGTATGAGACTAGTGTTAAGGATAGCCTAAATAGCCTTTTACCAGATGCTGGTACTGGCGGCATTGAATCAATTAATCAAATGATTAATGAAGTTGGTTTTAATAATGTATTTGATTCAGCTATCGGTAAATTTAAACCATCATTTAAACAACATGTATATGATACGATGGAAGGTCATTATGATGGCAAGAAAATATTACAAGGTATAGATAACGAACAATCTTTTTATAAACAATTAGATTCTTTAGTCGATGATTACAAAACATTAACAAAAAAAGAATTTTCTGAAACACAGCCAGTACAAGATGCACTAACTAACTTTCAAGATGAATTTACATCTTCTTTAATTAATGAACAAAATAAAATAATTGAATCACAATTATCTCGAGAAAGAATAACTGGATTAAAAGGTCATACTCTCGGCGATTTTTATGAAGATGTAAAAAGTGGTCGACGTGAATATAACGGAAAATTCGACGTAACTTTATTAACTGATAAAGGGTTACCTGTTACGAAAAATTTTTTCGATATAATGGAAGATGAAAAATTCGCTCAATTAAGAGACCGAATTAAAGATGTTAATATTAGTGATTCTTATTGGACTTCAGAAGAAGGTCGCGTTCTTAATTTTAAAAATTTTAATGAATTAAAAAATAAAACTAGCGAAGTTTTTCATGATACATTGCCGGCTAAATTAATCAGTGTCGATGATATTGAAAAGCCAGTAACTAGTGGTTTCGATATTTTTTCTAAAAATGATTTTATCATGTATGGAAAAAAATATGTCGATTACGGCAAGAATTTTACGCGTATCGGTGATCAAGCATATCAATTAGATATGTCGACTGGTACTTTAGAAAAAATAAATGTACCTGATGCACGATGGATACGTTCAGATACTAGAACTGTTAAGTCTGCTAAATTCGCTAGCCAACATGCTACTAACAGATTAGAAGAAGATAAAAATTTTTGGCAACGTGGATCTAGTCCTATTAAAAATGTAACAGAAGAATTTGGTAATAATTATAATTATTTTATGAGAACAGATTCTTCTGATTTAACGATTGCAAAAGATCCGGCTATCGGTACTCGAGTTTTCGGTTTTAAAAGAGCTGTCGAAGGAATTCAAATTGATTTAGAAGATAATACTTTAAATAAAATCAAAAATTCATTATCTGTTAAAGATCAAAATGGTGTACTCGGTAAACTATTTGATGCATTAGATGCAGAAAATATTAATCAGAAAAAACAAATTATAAAAGAATTTGGCGATACGGAACTTAAAGTCGATGATTTAAGAGCTGTACATACGGCGATTAAAAGAGGCCGACGTGTTAAACCCAAGCTTGCTTCTGATGAAATGAGTATAGCTAATAAATCGTTGTATCAAAAAAATAGTGTAAAAGCTACGATAAATAATTCTCTTAAAAAAGAAATTATTAATAGTCTTGGCGATAACAAAGATGAGGCTTTTAAACGTATCGATTCTTTAGATATTAGTCGTGCCGAAAAACAAAAATTAAAAGATGCTTATTCATTAGAAAAATTTAAACAACGTACTGGTTTATCTTCTTTTAGGAGTGAACATGATGCAACAACAAAAGGTGCTCCATTAGGAGGATCTTATGCTCGGAAAATAAAAGAAGAACTCGAATTTGATTATGATGTACAAAGTGCATTTAATCATCACTTAGGTAAAGGTAAAGACTATAAAGCTTCTTACGAACAAAAACATACTGATAAGCGATTAGTATTAGTGAATAAAGGTTTGGATATAAAAGATACTTTATCTAAACTTAATAAATTAGATGCCGTCGGCGTTATTGAAAACGGTATTAAAGGATTAAAAGGATTATTGGCAAATACAAGTCAATATTCTTTATTAAGTACACGATATTTTCCTTTTAATATATATAATAAAAATGTAAGCGCTAATGATATGAGTGTAGCTGGCGGTATGTTTTATCATATGGCCAATCGATTAAGCGAAGGCCTTAACTCAATGGACTTATCCACTGCTTTAGGTTTTGTTAATCAAAACTTAGGTGAAACAGCTGCTGCTAAATTTAATTTATCCTTACCTTTGGGTTTATCTCAACGTGCTTCTGGTAGTGCATTAGGTATATTAGATAACTTATTATTAAAACGAGTATTACCATTATCGTTTGCTTTAACTCAATTAGACTGGGCAGACGACACATTTAATATAAATGAAAACTTTCAAACTGGCTGGGCTAATTTAGATTTAGCATTTAGAAAATTTACAGATAATACCGGCTTAACAAATGTATTAAAATTAACCAAAATGGCTGGTCCAATGTTTCAATATTGGGGCGGAGATTATAGACCATACCAATCTTATGACGAACGTTTAGATTATTATCAAAACGGTAAAGACCCCATTAGATCTGGTCGTTATTGGGTATGGGGTTCTACTAATGAATTCCGTGGCGGAAGTATTTCCTATTGGGAAGATAATAGTTTAAAACTTGCGCAATCTGATTATCGGACAGAATCTATTTACGGTGGTTATTTTAATAAATGGATGCGTTCACCAATTCCAACATTAAGTAATCCGCTGTCGCCGTTAGTATATGCAATGAATCCATACTGGCTTGAAGAAAAGCATATGGAAGATAGACCATATTTAGAATCTGGCCCATTATTCGAACAAAATACATTACAAGGTTTAATTTTAAATCCAACATTAGGTGAATTAATTAAACCTAAGAAAAAATATCATCAAGATCGAATGTATAATGGTCGAGATGTTAAAGCAATTATGTATCATATGAATCAGCAGATTCAAGAAGGTACAGATAATCGATATGTTATTTTCCAAAATGGACGATTAGGTGTATATGATTTTACAGCATTTAATCATCCGAATAGTATAGAATATGTTCAATCAGAAAATAGTCAATATTATGGCAATCAACCAGCATATGCTTCGGCTAAAGATTATGTTAATTATATTAATAGTGATGGTTCTGTAAATCCAGGTGTAGCAAGTTTACAACCAGTAACACAGGGAACTGGTAGTGCTATTACAGCAATGAATAATGCTGTCCATTCTGGCAATGGTAATCCTGCAGGTGCATATATTCAATCTCGTATTCGTCGTGGCAAATTTAAAGGTCAAATCGAAGATATTTTAAATGATGCGGACCTTTATAATAACCTTATGAACTCTAATGGTGGTCAGAGTTATTTAGATGAATTACAAACGACTGCTAGATTATTAACTGGTATTTATGGTTATAGTGCATCTTCTATATTTGGCCGAGATGAATCTAAGTTTATAGCTAATGCTGGTGATATCGATTCGTTTACTCGTTCATTCTGGGATGCTGGTATTGGTGGTGTCGGCGGTGAAGGTGCCGAAATTGCTCGTCGTTTCTTGCCAGAATTTTCAAGAAGAAGACGCATTAATCCATTGTTAAATACAATGGCAGAACAACATCCTTGGCTCCCAGAAAAATTCTTTACATCTGATCCATTTACGAAAATTATAAATGGGGAAGCTCGTTTACCTGGTGCTGGCTATGAAGCTATTAATGCTTTACATCCAGATCAATTTGCATCTGATGGATATGGCGCTATCGATCGTTATAAAATATTAGCCGATATTGCTCCTAATAGTACAGAATATAAATTCTGGAAACAAATCGTAAAAATGATGAATTCTGACGAGGCTAAAAAAGTCTTGAAAGATACCGAAGAAATGGTAAAACATCAAGGTAAAAAACATGATTTTTATGATTATAAATTTTTAGGTAAAGATACTGTAGCATTAGATGGACATGTTGAAGAAGTATTATCTAACGGTAAATTTAAAATTGCTGGTGATGATCGATTATATCAAATAGCCGGCGTTAAATTTAAAGATAATGGCTTTATGTCTAAACAGCAATTACTTCAAGTAATTCAACCAGGCGAACACATAACATTACGTATTGACGATGAAGAGCGTAGCGATGTTCCAGGAATGACAGAAGCTCCTATTAAAGCAGCTATGTTTTTAAATGGCGAAAATATTTCTGATAATTTACGAAATATGGGTTTGGCCGATTATGATATGGAAGATACTTCTGCTGCTGGAGCTTATGCTAACTATGGATTAATCGGAAGATTATTTGGTTCAGGTGCCGAATTATTAGCACATGCTCAAATTCCAATTTTACATTCACAATTAATGCGTGTAAATAGTCCACTAGAAGAATATCGTAGCGATCAATTATACGGCGCAGGATTTGAATCTTGGGACGATATGTTAGGTTCTTATATCTTACCGACATTAGAACAAAGTAAAACAAGTTTTATAAGAGATATGATTGCCGATACGACATATCGTTTATATACAGCTATTGATAGTCGTGCTATTCAAGCAAGTAAATTCCAACGTGGCGCTTTAAAATTTGCTTCGACATATTTAGATGGACCGGCATTAGCTGGCGAAATTGCCGGACGTTTTACATTTATGGGTGGTAATTCATCTAAATATCGAGATCGTTTATCTAAATTAGGTCGCGGTATAGGTAATACTTTTGCTTTATACACTTCGACAGACGATCCTATGTATGCGGCATATGCATGGGGACGTTTTGGTTATGATTCATTAAAGTATATTAATTTATTCCCTAATTTAAATGCTACATTAGGTGAAGGAGTTGGCGAAGCATTCTTAGGTAATTCAGCAATTAATGCAAAAGGCTTAGCTGGTGATATATTAGAAAGTATTAGAAAAACTAAGGTCGGTAAGGCGGCTCAAGTCGCAGCTTTTGCCGGTGTTGGTTTAGGTATTTCATTAGCTAAAAATAATCCGTTAACCGATGCTTTAGGTATTAATCGAGTATATACCCCTGACGAAGTATTAAAACGTTGGGATACAGAAGATTACTTCGATCGTTTGCGCTATATTAAATATATGGGATTATATGAAGCGGCTAAGGACAAAGCTTTAAAAGAAGAAGGCGTCGATGTCGATAAGTTATATTTACGACAAGAAGCTTTGCGGGCTGAGATGGATGGAGAAGTATCTATTACAGATATGATGAGTTCTGTATTAACTTCTGGCACTCCTTCTAATGATCCTATGGTACAGTGGATAAACAAACGATTTGGACGTTTAAGCGACGATATGACTACGTTAGCTGCTGGTGAATATACAGAACAAGCTATTATGTATCATCAAGTTGCTGAATCTACTGTATATGCTTTAAATAAAAATAGTGAATATTCTGATATTATTCGCGCATTACCTTCGACAGAAAAAGAATATTTTATTGAATTTGCTAAAGTTACTAGTGAAAAACAACGTCGTGAAATTTTACGTAATGTTTCTCCTTCATTAGCAAAGGCATTAAAATTAGTTTGGTATCAAGAAGATACTGAAGTTGAATCTAATGAATCTTATTTCTTAAACCATAATTTACCTGGTCCTTTATGGGAAGGTTGGTCCGCATCTTCTAATATGGAAGACATAAAGGCGAAAGTAATATATAATGAGGGTATGACTTATGCAGATTACGGAATTTATTCATCAGTTTATGAAGATGAAAATGCTATTAATGCTCCTAATATTGAGGGCATAAAAGATGGCGACGATCCGATTACAGTCAGAGCTAAACTCAATACTATTATGAACGGTTTAGCTTTATCTGATAGACAAATTAGAGTTAATGAATCTTCTAATGATGGTATCGTCGATGTCTTTAATAACGTAACTGCTGTAATAGGTTATAAAATAGATAAAGCTCTCTCAATTTTTTAAAAGGTAAAATAATATATGGATAGCAATTTAAATTTAATTAACTCAATTAAAGTAAGAGGTGCTGGAGAATTCAATGTACCGATTCCTATTTTTGAGTCTAAATTAATTGAATTACTTAATGGCGTATCATTAAATAGACGTAAACATACTGATATGCTAATAGATACTGCTACCAGTGGTGGAGTCGCTCTGAAATTTTCGGAGCGACAACTTCACCAAATCGGAAAGAATGATTATACTTTCGATATAGAAACAATCCCTTCTGTAGTCGGTCGCGATGGCTATAGAACAAATGATATAATTTGGCAGTTTACGGCTGGGCATTCTGTTGACGGAAGTATTACAAATATATATTCTGGTATTTCTGATTCTGATGCAGATTTCTTTTTAAGAAAATTTAATAAAGGTGCCTTTAAATATGAAACAGCAACTAGACAAGAACAAGTAGCATTCGATACTTTTGCTCGTATTGGCAAAAATAAAAATATTATTGGTGCCGGCAAAAATGTTACGGCTATGCAAGTTCTTGGTAATGGCGATGATAAATATATATTAGCTATCGAAGGTATTCATCATTTGCGCAAGATGGGTACAACTGGAGCTACTGCTATTGCCGAAGATCTAGAAAAATATGTTAATGCTAATACAACTTTAGTTACGTATAATGGTTTAGCATTTGACCGAGGCGTGTTAAGTGCAACGATAAATAATAGTGATAATTTTTCTATGGCAAGGAAACAACGTCTCACTGATTTATTATACGATATAAATCATTATGATCCATACGCTACATTAAAAGAAGCTTATAGAATTAATCCGTCTTCTATGAATCAAGCATATAAAGATTTAATTATGAATGCTGATGTTGATTCTAATAAAAAGAAACTTGGCGGGAAATATTACTTAGCTGGTCAAGGTCAATATCGTCAAGAAACATTCGGTCGTATGCTTGGCATCGATGTATCTCAAGCCCATGATGCTTCTGCCGACATTGAAGCTCTTAAACAAATTAATAACAAAAAAGAATTCCAACAATTAATTAATCATGCAAATGAAATTATTGGCGGATCTCGTTTAGGATATGAAAATATTTCAGAAGGTACTAAATTATTTAATACATCTTCTCTTTGGGGAAATCAAAATATTTTCATGATTGAAAAAGATGGCAATCAATATAATATTCCTAAAATTTTTGCTCGTTTTGATGAAAAAGGTGAGCATTATCGTTCTTATAGCGGTTCTCCTATTGTTGCTGGTAGTTCTTATGAAGTAGAAAAAATTATTAATTTAAATCGTCGTGATAAATTCGGTCGTTTTGTTTATGAACATGCTCATGATTTACAAATTAGGGGCGTTCATAATTTACAAGCAATGGTATTACGACAAGCTAATGGTGAAGGACCTCAAAAAATTATTATAGGTGATGCCGATAATTTATCGTCTATGGTAATGGATCATTTTTCTGTATTAGGATATCAATCTGGCGATCAATTTATTCCGCATCAGGAAGGTATTAATAAAGCATTACGACATACAGGTGTAAAAGCTTTAAATACTGTAGAAGATCAATTGGCTCAAATTGAAGAATATTCTAATCAAAGATTAATGGCTTCTAACGTTTACGATAAATTAGATACTGCTACATTTAAACGTGAAGGTATTATCGTAAATAATTTAATGAAATATTTCCCTAATCTTGAAAAAAGAAAACAAGCTACTAATCTTTTAAAAGATATGATGGAATATGGTCATAGTGCTGCTAAAGCTGTATCGACATATAAAGTCGGTCAAGGTGGCGGTATTTTTGGAGATAAAGAATTAAAAGTTCTTGATAACATTGTTGCTAAAGCTCGCTATGGAATGCAAGATAATTATCTCGGATCTTTCGATGCTATTCGTCAAGAAATCGAAGCTATTAATCCTAATGATTTTAATACGATTATTTCAGAAGTGTCTAAGGCAACTGGTTTTACTGATTTAAATCAGATGACACCAGAAGCTGAAAAACAATTTAGCTATGTATTACAACAAACATTTGGTAAATATAAAGAAATAGCTTCTGACTATGCTGACATATACGGAACTAGATTTGCAGTAACACCATCTATGATGGGTACTTTACTCGGTTCTAAAAATTATAAAAATAATCGAGTATTCAGTATAGATACCAATCCAGACAATAAACAAATTGCTATTGATACAATTGATAAAGCAATTCGTAATTCTATTCAATCTGGAGATAAACCAGTGTTACAAAGTGATTTAAGACAAGCATATGTTACATTGGCTAAAGGATTAGAAAAATATAATCCAGCATTTTCTGAATTTGGATTAAATAGAAAAATGCAAGTTATTTTAGATTCTTCAACAGCTACGACAAAAGAAATGTCAGAATTATTATTAGAATCTATTAATGCGTATAAACAGGTAAACCCTAAGGATTTATCGTTTAAAACATATGGTATTGTTCCTGGTAAGGAATTGCTTAATTCAGATTTAAATGTAAACGTAATTCGAAGTGCGGCTAAAAATGCTGCTGATGCTACAGTTATTTCTAAAGCTGAACAAGCAGAAAAATTATTTAGATATATGTTAGGCGGCGTCACAGAGGAAGATTTTATTCACTCTTTAGGTACTAAAATGGCTGGTGAATCTACTTATTCTATGGCAGTAGAATCTCTTCGTTTAGCTGCTTATAGTACAGTACATGCTTTAGGTAAAGACAATAATCTTATTATTAATCGTGACGGTGTTCTTGTTGGTAACGGTAATGTAACACATAATATTGGTAAATTTATACCTAAGTTAGAAGTTAATGGTAATGGACAAGTAATTAACCAAATTGGTGGTATGTCTTACGGTATTGGTACTAGTGTTTCTATTAATGCTAATGGTGTCAAACAAATATCGGTTCAATCTTTAGAAGAATTTAATAAATTACCTATGCTAATAGGCAAGGCGTTTAAAGACGATCCTAATAAAAATCCTGGTGAGATGTTATATGATTCTTATCGTACTATTAGTAAACGAATGAAAGAAACATATTACTTAGATCCGACTACTGGACAATTAAGTAAAAAAGATATATCTGGTATTAACGCTGTCGGATTAAATAAAAATCATCCGGCACATGCGCAATATAATGCATCTGTTAATTTAAGTGATATACAATCTAACTTAATGAAGTGGTATGATAATGGATATATTAAAGATGCTGATTTAAAAAAATATTTTAAATATAATTCTTATGAAGAATTACAAGAAATTGCTAATGAATTAAAATCTGGTCATGTTAAGCCTCAACATGCAGCAGCATTACGTAATTTTATTGCTGATAATTCATCGATGTTAATGTCTGATATAAGTACAACAGGTATTACGTTAGATTCTTATGATGAAAAAATCGGATTAAAATATAGTGAAAATGTATTAATTGATGGTAACGATAAATTTGCTATTAATACATCGACACCAATGAAATTAAATTCTAAACGTCTAGCTTTTGCTTTAGATGGATCAAATGTCGATAATACAATGATAGCTACTAATACTACTGCTACTCCAGATTTAGCTCGTTCTTATCAACAATCGTTACAACAATCTGCTAAATTAAATATTGCCCAAGCAGAAGAAACAGCAAAATTATATGGTTCTTCTTTAGATAGATATAATAAAAGCTCTAATCCGATTAATTATAAACATGTGAATAAGGATTATACGTTAAATGCTGATAATTTAACGATATCTTATCATGACGACAAAGATTTTAATTTTATTAATAAGTTGTCTAATAAATATGCCGAATTATTAGAAAAAGAATACAAAACAAATCTTACAGATGGCGCAGCTTCTGATTTACCTATTATTTTAAAACGTAGGCTAAGCGGACTTGTTGAAGGTTCTGCAGTTACAACAGCAGAGTTCCACGATATTACTAAATCTTCATTACAATCTCGTGGTAATTATAATGTTAACTTAGGTTCTACAAAAGTTATTAACGATATAAAAGGTCAACGTATAATGCCTTTTGAATATGATAAAGAAACTGGTAAATTAGTATTTAAAGATCCAGAATCTTTAATCGTAAAACGCGGTGATATATTATATGAAAATGACTTAAATTCTGAATTTGGTTCTACTATAAAAAGAGCTAAAACAGATATGTATGGTAAAGTATATCTTATTGATAGTAAAGGCAATGTGTTAGATAAAAGTCAAACAACTAAAATATTGGAATCGTTAGGTCCTAATAATAGACCAGAAGAAGTATCTAAAATTATCGATTCACTTCGCATGGGCGTCGCAAAAGAAGATATCGATTTAGGTACTCATACTATTAAAAAAGGTCAACGTTTAGGTATCGAAACACATTTAGTATATAAAGCTATCGAAGATAATTCTGTTAAGATTTTTAAAGGTACAGATAAACATCAAACTATAAGTACAGCATTACGATTTGGTGAAGCTGATAAACGATTGAAATCATTGGCTCAAAAATATGGGTTCAATAAACTAACTGAAAAACATATTAGTTTAGAATTTATGCTTAACTTTATGAACGGAAGAATAAAAGAAGTTGAGTATTTCCATGATGCTAGTAAAGGTAATGCTAATAAAGCATTTACTAAATTTAAAAAAGAATTAACTAATATATACGGTTCAATGGAAAATGCTACTAATGCCGTTCTTAATGAAAGAAATTTTGTATCGAAAGTATTTGAACAATCTACTGGTAAAAAAATCGATACAATTAGTGGTGTATCTGAAACAGTTAAACGTAAAAGTGTTATCGACGCCTTAAATAAAATATTTACTCAAGCAATGGAAGGCAAAAGCGAAGATGAAAAAGAATCGCTTTATAAGAATTTAGCTAAGCATTTAAATGATAATCAAACATTTGAATTAGCTAATGGCACTGAAATTGTGTTAGATGAAAAAACTAAATCTTTAGTTATTTCCGATAAAATTTTAGGTATTCGTTCTACTAGCGACAGCGAAAGAACATTAGAAGACGTCGTAAAAGAATTAGACGATCAAGTATTTGCTGGTGAAATTAAACGTAAATTCGGCGATATTAAAAAAGCAGTTACTTATAAGACTGGTGATATCGATCAATTCCATGTTAATATTTTTGGTAACGATTATTTAGATCAAGTATTCACTCCTTCATTTAACGCTTCCGAAGTTAAAGGTAATCTTGGTAAACAAAGTTTACATGTCGATGACTTTAAAAAGTTAAGCGAAATGTTTCCACAAATTTTTGCTAAAGATTATGAAGATACTGTTAAGAGCGGTTCTGAATATTATCGTTATGGCGATAAAATACTTGATAATGCTAAACAAGTTAAATATTTAACGACAGAGAAAAAAGAATCTCAATTGATAGCATCGGCTAATGATTTTACTAAAGGTTCTATTGAAGAAGCTATATATAAAGAATATAATGCTAAAGGACAACATGTTACTAAAGAGTTCATAAGAGCAGAAGCTTCTAGATTGAGTCAATTAGCCGCGCTAGAATCTGAAGGTCAATTTAATGCTAGACGTGATAATTCTAGAGAAGCATATAAAATCGCTAAACGTGAAATTAATAAGACTCACACATTCGAAGAATTCTTAGATAACTTAGGTTCTGGAGATAATTATATTCCTGGCAAAATATCTGCTACAGTGGATACAGGATCGGGCGAAAAGAAAAATATTTCTTTAGTAATTCCTCGACATGATTATTCACCTAAGACGAAACAACTTGTCGGATCTATTACAAGAGATATTGAAGAGCTTAGTCAATATACTATTGCCGATAATACTTCTGATAACAAAGAAAGAATTAATACTTTATTAAATAGAGTAGCTGAAAATAAACAAGAATTGTATAATACAATGAAAGCTACTGCAGTTAAAAAATCTGATTTAACTAAAGGTGTTTTAAGTTCTTATACTTTAGGTCCTAAAGCATTGGCTGCTAGTGCAACTAATTTATTTGATTTTGAAAGTTCTTTTGATAATAAAGAAATGTTCTTAGGTAAAACAATTAAAGAAATTAGAGAAGCTGGCGGCGCTACTTTATTTGCTACAGCTGGTATTAGTCATTTTGAAAAACTCGGAATTCTTCATGACGATATGTCTCAAGAAGAGCGAATGAAAACTATTGAACGACTTAAACAAAAAGGCGAAACAATAGGCTTTGCTCGTTATCCACTTGACTATCCAGAATCTATTAATTATGGTAAAATATATCTAGATGATAGTTTAGAAGATGGTGTTATTCAAGCTAACCGTCAATTAGCTAAATTAATGAAATTGGATTATGACGGTGATAAATTAAATACTATTAGATTAAACGAAGGTTTAATCGATGCATCTGATAAAACTAATCAAAAATTATTAGCAGTACATTCTGCAAAATTAGGTCGTTCATATTCTCATGATATGGTATTAGCTAATGAATATGGTGATACGAATAAAACATTAGATGATTTTGTTATTAAAAAAGAATCTGATAGTAATACTATGATTCGTCAAATTATGTCTGGTTTCGCTGGTGAAACATATAATATAAATAAAAATTTATCTGTATTTGCTACTGATATCGGACTTAATGAATCTGTAAATTTAGCTCCTAGTATCAAAATGGATATGCGTCATTTTATTACGATGTCGACAACAGCCATAAATGAAGCACGGTTGTCATCTAAAAATAATTCAACTGAAGCTCTTAGTAAAAATATCGAATTCGGTCAATTCTTTAATCAATTGTTTGACGAAGCTAAATCTAATGATGACTTCCGAGAAATTGGTCAAAAAATTGTCGATGCAGGATACACTAAAGATGCTGCTGAATCATTTTATAAATTGCATGGTAATGAAACTCAAATTCTTAACGATATTGCAGTAAATGAATCTGTAGTGGATAAATCTGCAAGAGCTCAAGAATATTTTGATAATGCATTTGTAACTAGTTTCCATAGAATGGCTGATCAAGCAGAGGCAAAAGGATATAAATTCTCTGGCGGCACATTTAAATCATTGTTATTAGATGAAATACCTACATTTGCTACTCAAGATCAAGAAAAAACCAGAAACGAAGTTGCTAGAGCTGTCGATGCTAATAATGAAATGATTGCAATGCAAGAAAAAGCGAATAGCCCAGCACAACAAGTAATGGAAAAAACTGTCGACGATATTTCTCATACAGAACAGCTTATGAATAAAGGTATGGCAGAACGTACAGCTAAATTACGTAGTGATGCTTTTAGTTCATTAAATAAAATGAGAAATGCTCGTTCTAGAAACTTGTTAATGATGGTTGCTGGAGCAGGTGCTTCTATTCTTGCGGCAGGTTATGGATCTCAATCTCCAGTACCTGATGTTGATAATAATGCTGTTCAACAAGCACAACAAGGCAATACTTCTTTAAGAATGGTACAGCCTCAACAAGGTGCTGCTAATGGCGGTTATATAATCAATGTAGCAACTTCTACTAATCAAGATCCTCAATCTGCAGTTGCTGCATTAAATTCTATGCCGACAATGTTAAATGTTGGCAACAATATTACAGTTACTACAAGAACTACATCTAAATATGAAGATATGAATGCAAATGATATCGCTAATTATTTAGATAATATCTTTTAATTAAAGGAATAACTAATGGCGGAAGATAATAAACAAACGCCTGCAGGAAATAATAAAGCCGAGGATACATCCTCGGCTACTTCCTCTTCTCAGGTGAAAAATCCAGAGCCGAAAAAAGGTTCTAAAGAAGCGTTTGACGCAATGGTTAATGATACGCATATGAGCTTACCAGAGCTTTCTGATTTTGAAGAAGGAACTCTTGATATGCGTGTATACCAGGAAATGGCGAAAAAGTTTAAAAATAAAGAAGAACAAGCTTTATTTTATAAGGAAAATCCGCCATTAGAAAATACTGGTATAGATAAAGCTAGAGGTTTGGCAATGGTAAGTTTGCCATCATCTGCTTTTAGAATTACTGAAGAAGACATGCATGCTGGTTTTGTTGATGGAGATACTTTATATGCTGATTTACGAAAAGCAAAAGTAAGTGATCCAGAGTTATTAGAATTTTTAACTCGTGGTCAACAAAATATGCGAGCATGGCTTGCTAATCAAAAAACTAATACTGAAGATGTATACGATGTAAATAAAGTAAAAGATGAAAACTATAGCATAGATTATGATATGGGTTTCCGTTTTTTATTTTATGATGCACCAGAAGTTTATCACTGGTCTATTGTATATGCTACTAATGTAATTAAAACTACTTATGGTGAAGCTGTAAATAAATATAAAGCATTTGTCGTTAAGAATAAAATGACAAATAATAATTTAAGGGCTTCGATATGGGAATCTGTTAAAGATACAGATGAATGTACAATTGCTCAAATTGGTGAATTTGATAATAAATGGATCCAGGTAAATACTGAATTAACTAATAAACGATTTAATAATGTCGATATTACGTACTTAAATGGTCGTCAACCTATATTTGGATTAATGGCCGACGGCACTAATTCTTCTACTTTATCTACTGCTTATAAAGCAGCTACTCAAGTAGTAGATATGATTAAAAAAGCAGAAGAAATTAAAGTCGTAATCGATATTAATGGTTCATCTAAACAGGATCAAACAACTCAGTATCCTAAAAACTTTTTACAATTTAATGGCGACGATTTATTAGCTAACTTTTTAAATTCTGTTCAAAAAGCTATATCTAATCAAGATCCTACTATATATCAAGAAACTGGTATTAATATGTATGGTCTTGAACATTATCGCCGTAATTTAGCAGTCGTATATGTTAAGCATAATGGACAATGGATTAATTTAAATAAATATATTATTGCCAATAATCCGAGTATGTCTATTTTAAAATATTCAGATTTTACCAATCCGAATATGAAACCTTGGTCTTATCAGTTTGATAAAATGGCTTATGCCGATGCATATTGGAATGTTAAAAGTCAATTAGATGATCGACATGAAATTCAAAATGCTGCATTCCAAACTAATAATATAACTAAAAATTTACAATCTTTAAAAGACTGGACATGTACTATTGGTGACGTTACATTATTTGTACCACCTATTTCGATTAAAACAGTAACACAAGCTTATACGAATTCAGTTCCATTAATGCGCGCTAAAGGTTCTGCTAATATAGAAAATGCAAAACCTGAACGTTTTCTTCAGCTAGAATTATATTTTAATGATGATCGCGGTATTAATGGTCAATCTGTAAAATGGAAAACAAATAAATCTTCTCGTGGTAAAGAAGTAGTTTATCATATGAATGGTTTTAGAGCATTGCTTTCTGAATTTCATTTCGCTCCATATATGCCGATTGAAAATGAATATATTAATAATGTATTAGATATCGATGCTATTTGTTTTGAATCGATGTCAGTAGCTACTGTTCCTAATTATCCTAAATTATTAAAAGTTACGTTACTTTTAAAAGAATTTGACTATCAAGTATTCATGCCTCAAGTTCCTAAATGGCGAGATTTTTCTCAAAGTTTTGATGAACCTTATCGTAATATGTTTGCTACTACAATAAATTATGATTTATTACGTTGGTATTATCAAAAACCATTACAACTTGGTAATGAATTACATGATAAGAAGTTAACAATAATGTCGAAAGAGTTTATGAAGCGAACTCTTTTTGCAAATCGAACTGCTTTAATGCCAGTCGAAACATTAAATCCTCGCATTAATATTTATATTCCTGACGAAGGGAAATTAGTTAAGATGGAGAAGGTTCGCCAATCTTATCCACGCACTAATAAAAAAGTTCCTAATTATTATAGACCATCTAGTAAAGATAAAGATTTATTTGAACAAGCCGATAATATTTATAAGTTATTATATGGTACTCAAATATCTAATACATTAAAATCTAAAACTTTAACAGTCGATAATAAGCTTAGTCAAATGGCAGAAGTTGGTCAAGAACTAGTTAAATATTTAAATAACTTTAATATACCTGCTACGTATAGTGTTACAGAAGCTAAATATAGTGTCGGTCAAGTTTTAAATGCTGCTGGTAATTTTGTTCCTAATTTATTGTCTGGTGGACAAATAAAACCAGTCGATGATTTAGATAATCCATATGCTGATCAAATTGTTTTAACAATTACACCATCTGTATTATATAATTCTTATTCTGAAACGACATTATTAAGACAACAATTTGCATCGACATTAAGTAATGCAAATAGTAATAATATGTCGACAACAGCTAAGAATACAAATCCAAATGGGCTAACGCAAAATCCAATTAATACTGATATATATGATTCCATATTTACTCATAATCAATTTAAAATAAAAATTATTGCAAAATTAGATGGCAATAAAATTAAATTAGAATTTTATCGTATGGATAAAGATTCTAAATTCTTAGAATATTGTGCATCTCAACATGCTAATCAATCTAATAGTGCTGATGCATATACTGCTGATTCTGGTAATGAACAAACTTATGAAGAATATGAAGATTCTGAATTTGAACGTATTACATCAATCGATTATAAATTATATTTAGAAGATGTATTGGTGCAAGGATTTACTGCTAATTTTAATAATACATTTGCCAATATGACATTAAATACATATCATGGTCAAGCGCCTCAGTATATGGGTGGACAAGATGCAAATGTAACGTTTTCAATATTAACAAGTGATAAAGAAACGATCGATGCATTCGATAAAATACCGAAGATTATTTCTTATTTTAAAAAGCAATATCCTAATGCATTACCTAGTTATCCATTCAGAATTGAATCTGAGTTTACTAAACTTCTAGGTATTCATGAAGTTATTATTGAACAGGTTGCAATAAGCAGTGTTGAAAATTATCCTGGATTATTCCAAATTAATGTAACGTTAAAACAAACAGATAGAACTATCCGCAATCGTTTTGCTGTATATAAACAATTTGAATTAACAAAAGATGCGAGTGAACGCGCAACAGAAAAACGAGCAGAAGAATCTATATTAAGCTATTTTCAAATTGATTCTAATTTGGCTAAAGCTGAATTATATCCAGATTTAGAATTGCCGACAATCGATGAACTCGGCAAAGAAGGATTTGAATTTATTCGTTACAAAAATCCGAGAGATCAAGTATTTGTCGATCCAGATTTTTATTATTGCTATCAAGAAACATTATTCTCTGAATTATTAAGAGATATGGTTCTTTCTGATTCGACATTGTTAAAAGCTTTTAAGAAAAAAGCAGACGGTGATAAGTCTGCAGAAACTGCTAGTTATACTGAATTAATTTCTAAAGATTCTGAAGGCTTGCGTGTTGATTATGGTATGCTTCCTGGTATGATTGTCGACCAAAAGTCACCAGACTTTATGAAAACTGTCGAACAATTAAAGGAACTTGATACTAAGATCAGTGATTTAAAAAAAGAAGAAAATGAAGTTCGTACTAAATTAGTTAAATCTGGTATGCTTAACGGTCAATGGAAAGTTGGCAAATCTATTGGCGTTACTTTTATGGAACCATATTATTCTTGGTTGTATAATAATTTAAAATCTAATAAAGATATATTAGAAAAAGCTAAGACAGATTTAGATAGGGCTAAAAATATTAAACCTAATGATCCAAAAGATCCTGAAGTGGATAATTATGGTGGAAGCGCACTTGATTATAGCCGAGATAAAAACGGAAAATTAGAACAAGCTCAAAAAGATACACAAGCTAAGATAAAAGAACTTGGTGATAATAAAGCTGACAATGCTTTAAAATCTGTTCTTGTTGATTCTATCGATAATTTCCATACTGTTGCCGATAAAATATTAGATTATTTAAGTAAAACAGCTATCGAAGATAAAGATAGCGAAGCATCTTTAAAACAACAATTTTATAATTTGTTTGTCGAAACAAAAGTTGTTCAAAATGATTTAGATTCTTGGCGCAATAACATTAATACAATGTTAAATAGTTTTGCGTTGGCCGGTATTTATTCTGGTATCGAAGAAGAGTATGATCCAGAAAACAACGATGCTTTTAATAAAATTAAATCATTTTTAACTAATACTGTTAATAGTACTATAACTACTGGTAATCAAATAGTCGATCAAGTAACAGTTACAAGTGGCGCAGAAAATCGACGTATCGAAAAAGAAATCGATCAAGAAAATGCTAAAAAGCTTACTGATAAAAAATATAATGATGTATCTAAATATTTAGCACCTTCTATTTATACAGAAAATAATATTAATTATTTTGTCGATAAAGATAATATCGATAGTTTTTATAAATATGGTTCTCTTATTCAAATGGGACCATTTAGAATTTCTTGTTTTACTAAAGATGAATTTGAAAAGAATCGTTTATTGCATGTATCGAATATCGATTATGTTAAACGTCGTAAAAAATTCATTGACGACAAGAAAACATTCTTAGATTCTGATCATTATTATTTTATCGATCCTTATTATCAAACTTCTGATTATAAAGAAACAATTCAGTATATGCGTAATTGTATGACTGATTACAATTATGCTAAGAATGCTTTCTTACGCAATATTTTATTTTGGTTATGCGTGCTAATTAAAAATGATATTTATCCTAATTATATGACTGATATTATGTTCCAAAATGCAACGAGTGAAGCTTCGGCTTATCAGTTCATGAAGGATATGAAATTAGCTACTAATGTACAACAAAAAAATATTGACACATTAAAGAATTTCGTTAAAGATAATCAAGATAAATATTTACGCGGCAAATTATTTGTCGGTACTTTATTGGCTTTAATGTCTAAAAATCAAGGTATTATCGATAGTATTACTAAGCGTGACTATAATGCATTAAATGCTTTAACTCATAAAGTATTAACACCTAATTTAACTGTAGCAGCTCCACTTACACAAGAAGAATCTGCTTTAAGAAAATTATTGTTATCTTTAATTCCAGCTCAACTAGTGGATAAAGTCGAAGAACTTGGTATCGATATTTCTGGCAGTAATCCTATTGCTCAAATATCTCAAGAATATATGCAACAATTAGAGTTAGAAGCGAATTCTAATTCTCCTGAATCATTAGCTCGACGTGTCCGAGATATGTTCTTAGATATGATTAAAACAGATGTCCGTGGTCGGATGCTTAGAGGATTCCCTACTTTTTATATGGCATTTATCGATGAAGGATTAACATCTGGATTCTGGAAAATGCACGATAGTTTTTATAGTACTAATGCTATATCTTCTATTCAAGTAGTAAAATCTAAAAATATCGCAGCCGATACTGCTATCATCCAATTAAATAATCTTTATCAAAATATTTTACAAGAATATGATAATGATGGCGACGACGATAATTTTGTTACGCAAATACAAAATGGTGTAGCTGGTATTAAAAATTTATATGAATCTATTTTTAATCCTAGAACATACGTAAGAAAAGCTAGTGAAAAACAGGCATTAATTCCAGAAAGAGCGTCGATTAAATTAGTTGCAGGTGCTAGAGTTCATTTACGTATTGGTTATGGTGCTGATGCATCTAAGTTGCCACCAATGTTTAACGGTACAATCACTTCGATTGAAGGTGATGATGTTGTTAATGTTATTGCTCAAAGTGATGGTATTGAATTATCTAATCCAATTCGTGAAGATAATTTCGGCGATCGAATTAAAAATCGTGGTATATTTTACTTACAAGATTCGCCTTATGGAAAATCTTTTGGTGGCGTTAGCCCTAGAGTATTAATCAGTTCTTTTATGACTTGTAATGATAATAATAGTATTGGTAAATATACAAGAGAAAAGAACTGGAATATATTGTCTAGAATATTCTCGAGTAATCCATTCGGCATATATCATTTTGGTGATGTATACTTTAACGATATATTTATTAATGGTGAACCAGTACAAAATATTTATGAAGTAACTAATGATGGTTCTGCACATTATTATAATAAAAATTATGCGGATGGCGGATTAACATTAGAAAAAGAAAATACAACATATGGACAAGGTGATCAATCTACGTTTAGTCAAGTTTTAAATATGTTTAATCTTGGTGAAAAATTTGGTCATCAATTTATCGATATTAAAACACAAGGTCGAATAGTATGGGATATTTTACAGTTTTCTGCCAGTGCTGAACCGACTTATATCGGTGCTATTGCTCCTTTCGGATTTAGAAGTACAGTATTTTTAGGTAAGCCTAATTGGTATTATGCTTATAAATATATAAAACGTAATAACAATTATGGCGTAACAGAAAAAAGGAAACCATATGAGCAAATTCATATGTATTGGTCTGATCATGATATCATTAGCAATCAAATTCAAACCAACATTAACAGAGTTGGAACTGTTGCCAAAGGATTATATCAATTCGAAGATGTAAAAAAATCGACTCCAGATATTTATTTCGACCGAGATATTTATCCTGAATATCAACGTTCTATGGTAGTCGATACTTGGTTATATGGACGTTCACAATTACAAACATCGTCCGATAATACTTTTGGGATTGATAGTGAAATTGGTTCTTTAGATAATTATGCAACTGTATCTGGCGCAGCTGGTGCTACAATCGGTGGCGTAGCTGGCGGATATTTAGGTGCCGCAGGAGGTTCTATCGGTGTTGCAGGAGGCGCGGCAATAGGTTCTACTGTTTTAGGACTAGCTGGTTCTGCATTAGAGCTTGGCGTAAAACGGTTGGGAACTTGGGCAGTATCTAATTTTGCTCCAGACGGATTTGGTGGCGATGAACATAATCATGCTATTACAGCAAGAAATATGACATTATCTCGTCTTAAAAAATCTGTCGAACAAATTTACATGGGTAACTTAGTTGTATACGGTGATCCATCAGTTAAACCTCATGATAGAATTTCTATTAACGATGGTCCTTCTAGTATGACAGGTCAAGCTAAAGTTAGAGAAGTAGTTCATACTCTATCTGTTCAATCTGGTTTTGTTACGACAATTACACCAGACGCGATTGTCGATCCGCTTAATGATCAGACTACTAGAATCGTTAATACTTCTATATTATCCACTTTATTTAGATATTCAGTATATGCTATAACATTACATAATTTATCTCATTCTTTATTAGTTAAATCTGTAGCTAATGATGCAATGGCAATGTTTAGAAAAAGTAAATTTGCTTTATCTGAAGCTTCACTTAAAAAACTTGATGAATTAAGTAATGTAATTAATATAAGAAATTCTAAACGATTAGCCGATATTAATGCTGCAAACGAAAGACTTACAAAAATAAATCGTATTCTCGGCAAAAATGAATCGCGAATTAACGATTTATTTACTAAACTTGAAACAGTAACGGATCCAGCTGAGAAAAAATCTATCTTAGAAAATATTCAAAGATTGCGCCCGCTTTCTGATAAATTAAAAGAAGAAAAATCTATATTAGAAAGTACACCTAATATATCTTCTACTGAAGCAAAAGCTGAAGAAGCTTTTGGCAAAAGTGTTGCAACGACAAAAGAAAAGCTAAAAGCTTTCATTAAAGAATATACTGATTTCGAAGAAAATTCGGCTAAATTACAAAAACAAATTGCCGATATTTATGAATCAGATATTCTTAAAGAAATTGAAGAAGATGGTAAAAAACTTGGTATCGGATTAGAAAAAGATACTGAAGGTTATAAAGAGTTACGAGATAAATATATTCAGTCTAGAATTGCTGAAGATGCTAAGAATACTGATCTTAAAGAAATTAAAGATGCTGATGGTAAGGTAATTAACGTAGAAAATTCTAATACAGCAAGACGCAAAGCTTTAAGTAAATATGGTAAATATATTTACGAAAAAGAATTTGACGATAAACGTGCAGCTTTAATGAATAAATACGTAAGTGCTATGGCAGAACGAGATTCTGTTATCGATAAAATAGCCGGTATTAATAATACTAAAAAAGGCGCATCTGTATTAGAAGTAATTCAAAAAGAAAAAGGATTTGCTACATTAAAACCTGAACGTATTGCTGAAATTAATAGAAATATAATTCAGTTTGGTAAGGTCGGAGAAAAATTATCCTTAACAGCAAAGAGCCCTTGGGCTAGAGCATTACAAAAAGGATTATCCTTTGGGACTAAGATTGGTGGCAATGTTGTAACGTTCTTAGCGGCATATATGCTCGGAACATGGGGCGATATGATTAAAAATTATATCGATAACTATAAAACACTTTGTGTTACTCCGTTATTAAAACGTGGTGTGCCGTTTATTCCGAATTTCTCTGGTAACAGCGGTACAATTTATTTGTCGCCTAATTGGGGAAAGCGAGGACCTGTTTTAGACGCTATGGATAGCTTATTTAATCATCGTATATTTGGCGATGAATTAAGTGATATACCAAAAGGTATTGGAAGCTTTATGCTTAATATGCTATTAGGTGGCGGTCCTGGCGATGCTATTCAGAAGTTCCAAGAAAATGCTGACGGCATGTTAGATGCGCATGGTGGATCTGATTATGATTATTTATCCACTCAAGGTTATATCGATACTTTATTTAATGGTAGTTCTATTAGATCAGTAGAACAATTAGTTAAACGATTAAAACCTAAATCAAAACATGAAAACGATGTGGATAAAGATAAGCACAGAATTCAATTAACAGCTAATATGTTTATGCATCCTTACGATTTAAATGAAATTGCTCAAGGTCAGTTCGATCCATTAACTCCAGTACCTGGTCCAGAATTTGATGTATATAAACAATTTAAATTCTTAGTTATTCGACATGAACGTGCTCTCTATAATGAAGAACGTTCTAAATTAGTTCAGTTTTCTGTTCAAGTTGCGAATAAACCAGTTATAGTTAATGGTCTTAAAGCTAAAGACGGTAGTGGTAATGAAGTATTAGATGCTCCATTATTGCATCCATTTGCATTAAATACATTTAGAAAAATTATTGTAACAACCGAATCTATGTTAAGTTATAAAATTACGGCAGATCATAATACATATATAAATAAAGTATCGAATGATTATATCACGTTAGCAAGTTGTTACTTGTTCGGTACCGATAAAATATATGCTGGTTCTGGCTTCGGATTTACATTAATTCCTCATGGTGAAAGTGTTACTAATTTAGAGCAAGTATTAATCGTTATGAAACAAAATCAAGAACTAGATTTTGCTTCTTATGACGCTAATGGTGATAAAGCATTTATGATTAATGTTAATATTCCTAGTGCCGGAGTTTGATAATGTCTATTCAAAATAAATTTAAAGATAATTATGCTGGACAGGAAATAACGAATCGAGGTTTTTCAAAATTAAAAGGGTCAGTTATTGGTTCTGACCCTTTAACTTGTACTTGTGTAGTTATTTATACTAATCAAAATGGGCAGCGAGAAACTGAATCGGCTATGCCAGTGCAGACTAATAGTCCTGATGATTGGTTTCCAAAAGCAGGCGATTCTGTTATAATAGAAGCATACGGAAGTCGCCCTGTTATCACTGGCAGATGGATTGCTGATTATGCATCACAAATATATGCAGAAAGTGAATTAAAGAGCGATATTTTTCCTGATGAAAATAATCAAGACAATGGAGGCTCGATTGCATAATGCCAGAAGATAAAAAACCTAAAATTAATCAAACATCTTCTAATGTTAATATAGAACAATTAGATAAAAATGTATCGGAATTAATTGCCGAAACAGACGAAGGTTCTTCTATTGATAATAATAAAGTATATGCTGGATTGAAAATTAATGCGACTAAAATGGAAGAACAATCTAAACATCCAGATCGTTCTAACGATTGGTCTATTAAGCGTGGTATTGCTAGTATCGTGATGAAATTTGGTAAAGCTATTGGATTATCTATTGGTAATGATACTAAGTTTAGTATAGATAGAGGTTCTATTAGTTCTATTTCTCAAACGCATAGAATTAAAGCTAATCGAATATATTTAGATTGTGATGAACTTATTATTAATGGTCATAAGTTAAATAATCGTATTATTGAACTTGCTGATTTTAGAGAACTTCCAGATAAGCCAAATTCTATTATTGGTGATTTTATGGTTCGTGGTACTGTTCTTGTTAAATCATGGGAGCCTAATTTAGGCCGTTATGTTTTAATTCGTCGAGAAATTTTTATGCCTTTATTTGGTCAATCTACTACTGCAGTAGAAATTGCGCCTGGTTTAAAAATTAAAGATCCAACAAAACTAGTAACTGATTTTGCTCCATTTACTAAATCTATGTTAGCAGGTAATTTTCCTATTACAGAAAAATCGGCTAAAGAAGCTTTGCAAAATGCAAACCCGAAAGCTCAGCAAATTCTTAATAATAATATTTACGAAATGAAAGTTTCGGATTATAAAACATACGATGAATTTAAATCTGCATTAGATACTAAAAAGAAAACAGTTATTGAAGCATTCAATAAACAAATTGAAAAAGGAAACGTTACGGCAAAAAATTCTGTTGAACAAGCAGAACAAGCTTACGATTTATTATTAAAAAATGCGCAAGCATATTACGAAAAATTAGGTAAATAGCGTATACCTCGTGTAATATACTTGTAGATTTTTATTACGGTATATTTACAGGAATTCGCTATGAACTATAATCAAATACTTTATAAAGTAAACGAGAATACTCGTAAAAAAGTTTCGGATGAATATAATAAAATATATAATTCCGTTAAGCTACCTCAAGATTATAATGGTAGCGTAAATAAAATAGATTCTATTCTTAATGATAAGAATATTAAAATAGATGATACTTTAAGAAATAATCTTAAAGAAAAACAAAAAGAATTAATAGAAGCGATTAAAAATAAAGATTTAAAAAAGGCCGCCAATATCAAAAAAGATCTTGACGGTCTTCCTTCTATTACTAAAAATGTTAATGCTAAAGATTTTTTAAAGTTAGTAGATAAGCGAGACTTAGCATATATGGCTATGGATCGTTTTTTAGATAAAGAAATAACTAATCGAATTTATAATACATTACATGTTAAATCTATCGATGCTGTTCCCGGCGCAATTGCTAATAAACGCGCCGAAATTATTTCGATTATTAAAACGTATAAACATATTAAAAATTCGAATCCAGAATTGGCTAATCAGGTTATTCAGGATTTATCCACTAATATTAATAAGCAGCTTGATGAAGAATTGAAATATGCTAAAAATAAATATTATAATTTAGCTCAACAACAAGCTGGTAAAAGAATCGATGATTTATATAGTCGTGCTCATAGTTATATAGAACAAGCTAATAAACAATATGAATCATTAAGTTCTAAAGCTCTTTATTACGAAGATCAAATTAATTCTGCTATTAGCCGATTAAATAATATTCAGCTGGGAGACTTTGCTAAGACAGTTAATATGAATTTACAATTATCTAAAGTTAGCTATGTAAGTAGCAACTTAGAAAAAGTAAATAAATATATGGCTAAATATAATGAATTAGCAAGAAAACATTTAGATCGCGCTAAAACTTGGGCTACCGATCAAATTAAAAAATTAGCATCTAAAGCTCTTGAAAAAATTGGTGGTTATGTAGGGAAAGTAGCGAAATCTGCACTCGGTAAATTTAAACTTTAGAAAGGAAAATATATGATTGATTTTTTATTAAATACAGATAGAGACGATATTGTATTAGAACAAAGTAATCGATCTAATACCTTGAAGATACAATTTACAGTAGCAGAAGCTTCTAAGAAATTAAAAATACAATTCTTTATCGAAACAATTGCTAGAATTAAACCTACAATTAATCCACTTAAAATTAAATTTGAAATACGAAATCAAGAAGATCCGTATATTAATAAAGCCGTTAAATCATTAAAAATATGTCAAAATAATGAAGATTATTTTGTTCAACAATTAATGATTAAATTAAAAACAGAACTTGGTGAAATCCCTGGTTACGGTGATTTTGGATCTACTCTTGTTGAATATAGACATAAAGATAAATTTGATAAAACAAATTTATTAAAAATAAAAGAAATTGTAAAATCTTTTGTTGATTCTGATGAATATGACGTTAAAGTAACACCAGCTGTTAATGACAGACAGGTATTATCTTGGCATGATATTCATATCGATATTATTAATAAAGAAACTAATAATGTGCTAAGAGGTTATTCTATATGAAATCTTTAACTCAAATACATCAGTCGATTAAAAACTTTTTTCAAAACAAAGTAAAAGATACAATCGAACGAGGATCAGTTATCGATTTATTTATGTTATCTACTGCTAATGAAATTAGTGATGCATATGATTATATTGAATCGAATAAGAATCCTCATATTTACACTAAACTAAATGGTCAGAATTTAGACGATATGGTTAAAATGTGTGGCTTTCAACGAAGAGAAGGCGAAAGCGACCAAAACCTATTATATCGTTTATTAAATTGGACATTGATTAATGAAAAATCTAATACTGTTGCAATTGATGCGGCATTATTAAATCTTAAAAATGCAAGCAACGTAACATATGTACCGATGGTATATGGTACTGGCACAGCAATTTGTTATGTGATTCCGACTGAATATACTGTCGAAAAAATAGAACAAGCATTAGAAGAAGCTAAAGATCGGCTTAAAAATGTTATAAGCCCTAGCTTATATATTGAATATGTAACTCCAGCATTAAAAGCTGTTACGTTAAGTATTGCTATTAATAATGAAAATTCTAATTTAGCTGATATTAAGAAAAATTTAGAAAAGAAAATTGCTGATTATATTAATTCTATTCCGCCTAAAGAATTTTTAGATATTGGACATATTAATAAAATCGGTATTAATGAAACTGGTGTAAGTTATTTTAATATTAACGGATTATTTGTTGACGGAGTTTCTGTAACTTCTTTAAAAACATTGCAAGATATTAAATCTAAAATGTTGTTAGATGTTATTAATTGGATTGAGGTATAATATATGGATGCGATTACGAATAAAAATTTCATAAAGGCGCTCCAATATTTTCCTAAATGGATGCAAATTAGACGTCGTCCTTATAAATCTACTGGCGGACATTTATTAATGTCTATCGTTCAAGAAATTACTGATATACATAAAGAAGTAGATTTATATGCTAAAGATTTTTTCTTAGTAAATTATGCCGGCAAAGAAGATCAGGTTATTAGTCAAATTTATGTTTGTACTATCGGCGAATTAAAAGATAAATTAACTTTAGATAACGGTTTTAAAATTACTAAAGATTTAAATTTATTTTATAAAGAAAATCAATATGCATATTATGAAAATGGAAATCTTTATTTTAAAATTAATGAAATAGACGGTACACCTATTGGATATTCCATCGATAATTTTCATTATACTTCTAATATAAAAAAAGAATCGGTTTGGAATATCTTCGATGAGTTTGCATGGTTCGCCGGTATTGATCGCTTATCTAATGAATCCAATTTAAGTTTATCTAATAGAACATATGATGCTCTTCGTACTAAAAATAATAAGAATAATAATATTTTATTTGATGACGATACTATTTTAAATGTTCATAAACATCGATTTAATTCGACTGAATATGGTCTTAAATATTTAATTAAAAACTTATTAAGTGCTTATGCAGCCATCCCATTTAAAGATATTCATATCGATAAATTAAACAATATTAATATTAATGATATTATTAAAGATCAAAAAGTTTACGATTATATTTCTGAACTTAATAAAGATATTGCTCGAGAAAAAATTTGGGATTTAACATTTTGGGAAAATCAATTTAAAAAAATGGATTATCTCCCTCATATGTGGGATCAACCTGTCGATTATTATCAACAAGGTGTCGGTTACTTTGATAGTTTAAAGGTTACGACTTCTAACCTTATTAATAATAATGATTCGACTGATGTTAATATTTTAGGTTATAAAAAATCTCGTCAAAAGATTAGTCAATTTTTATTAAATAGTAATAAATCTGTTTCAATCGATATTAATCTTAAAAAATTTGGATTAGATCTTAAACCTTTAGATATTCAATATAATTTAAAAGCAACATCTGTAACAGAAGTAAATCCAGAATCTGTTTTATTTTCTACATATAAAACTTATAATGGTAAATATATTTTTCCGATAGAAAAATTCGTGGATAATGATGCGCCTATGACAGGTATTACTGTTACTAACAAAGGTCTCCTTGTGAACAATAGCAATAGTGAACAAGTTTATAAAGTAGTAGCTAAAGCTAAAAATCCTGGCGGCAATTTATTTATCAATTCCTTTAAAGTAGATAATAATGAATTATTAAATGATACATATAATAATGAATACTTTAAAAAAGAATATGGCACATTATCTTATGTCGATAATTATTTTTATGGCACAAATTTAAAAGATTTTTCTTCATCTATTAATCTTTATAATGTAAAAAATGGTATTGCTCTTGATACTTCAAAAGCAACTTATGGTTCTGTAACTATTCCGATTACAGATGAAATGAAATTTAAAACTATTAATTATTCTGTAATCGATACGCCAATTAATATTATAAATAGATTCGATATTTTAAAATTAAATAATTTTAAATATAATCAACAAGAAAACTATTTATATGTTAATTCAGAAGAACAAGGTTCTATTTCAATTAATCAAATAATTTCGTCTTTTAGTTTTGAAATCGATAAACTTAACAATGAAGCAAATACTGGATCTTGTAAAGTTATCGTAAAAAATAAAGATGGTAATATTATTCATCAAGAAGAATTAAATACATCTTCTCAAAATAAAATATTTAATTTTACATCTAACGATTCTTCTAAAAAAGAAATTATTATTTCTAAAGTCGGTCAAATTGGTTTTAAAATTAAATATATTAATGCGTCGTCTAACGGTATTCAATTTTCTATCGATGGACAAGCTATCCAAAAAACATTAGATACATATTCAATTCCTGATAATTCCACTAATAAATTATTAACAATTACATTGTATTCATATTTAGGAATTTCATCTCCTGTATTAGAATATGTTTCAATTGCTGGTGAATATACTAATTTCAAATATTACGAAAAAGAAATTATAGTTCCTCCTAATGGGAGAAAAGAAATTAAAGTATCTTGTCATGATACTATTTTATCGTTATATAAAAATAATCAGTTAATCGATGATAATTATGATACGTATAATCAATATAATGGCACCGGTAAGCTCGTTTTAAACGTTAATAAACAAAATATACGCTGGTCGTCTTATCCTATCCTTACAGGTCAAATAAATAAGCGTACAGCAAATTATATTGATATAGATGGTACTGTAAAATATATAGAAATTGATTTTACTCAATATGAAGAACAAAATGAATCGTTAGCATTAAAGCAATTGTTAGTCGATCATTATAATTATTTAATTTCTAAAGAAAAAGTATATGTAACTTACGATGGCAAAATAATTATTTATAATAATGTTGGCAATATAAATCCATATCGAGAAATTAACATTTTAGGTAAATTCTTTAATGAAAATTTTGATAAAATAAGAACGACTGTTCCAGATAACTTATTAGTAAATTATATTCATGATAAAAATTCTATTATTAAAACATCTGAATTAGAAAACGTGAATAAAGTCTATAAGATTATTTTATTATCAAAAAATAGTTCAACTCATGTTTTAAACAAAACTGATACAATTGTACAAAGTCAAAAAGAATATCCTATTAATTTAAATGAATTCATTCCGCAACTTTCTAATAGCGATGCATATATATTAGAAATAAATATGCCAGATAATTATAATTTAACGACTCAATATATTCGGTATATTTACGGAACACAAGAAGTTCTTTCAAAATGGTGTTTAATCGGTAATAATATTAATATTGTTACGCCGACTGTTTTTATATTTACTAATTTCTGGAATAATAATGAATCAGATTATAATGTTTCTATAAATAAAACATTTGAAACAACATTATTTTCTACCGATATTACTTTATCTGAAACATATGAAATTGAAGGTAAAAATTATAATTTAGCTGAATATATTTTATCTATTCCGTCGTATTTGTCGATATATTATTCTAATAAAGAATATACAGAAAATATTCAATTGAAAGAAAATGGTATCGGAAAATTAAAATATTCTAATATTGTTTTGAACAATAATTTATCTATAAGAATGAATAATCAGACTTTATCAGAAAGCGATTATAAAGTTTATGCAGAACCAGGTATTATTCAAATTAATGATCCTGGTCATTTTGGAACTTTATCTGTTGAAATAACATATACATATAAATCGCCAATTAAAATTTCGTTTAATAATTTAGATAAATTATATGAATTAGTAGAATATAGTGTCGATGCTTATGAACAAGAAAAGTTAACTGTATTGTTTAGCATGAAAGATAATGAGACTCGTCTTATTAATAATATATCTTCTGATGTCGATAAAATTTATGCAAATTCTACTAATCCTAATTTTACAGCTATTGTAGTTAATAATAATGTAACGGTATATAGAAATAATACAGAGAATAAAATCGCCGTATCTTCTGGATATTATTATGAAAATGGTAAAGAATATTATTATCCAGCTAATACATCTAAAATAGAACATAGTAAGGAAAATCTTGTCGATTTAAATAATACTAAAAAACAAGGCAATTATTTAATTTTAAATACAGCTAAAAAGAATTATATTCCTAATAGTGGCATGTTTAATAAAATTTTAAATCCTTTATGTTATATTAATTTTAAAGAACAAAAAGAAATTAATGAAATTTCTGCTATTAAATCTTTAACTACAGCTAATACATTTAATAATTGGACTTTTGAAAATTGTGATTCGACTCTGGTTGAATTAAATAAAAATTATGTAATTAATTTTGAATTTAAAAAAGATGGATACGCTATTTTTAGGATCGATAAATATTTATATAACAATAGCTATATATATATTAAAAAATATGGCGATTTAAAAATTTCTTTATATAAAGAAAACAAAATTAATGGATTTAGATTACAAAAACGACCACTGTTAACTAAGCTTCAAGATTTTGCAATTGGCGATACAAATGCTATTATAAATTTTGAAAAAGAAGAAGATTTTTATTATTATATCGTAGTAACAGGGTCTAATGGTTCTATTGAAGAAATTGTAGTAAGCGACGCTATTATTGAAGATCCACATAAAAAGAATATCGATAATTTCGGCTGGAATCTCAAAGAAAAGCATTTAGACTCTGACTTGTTTATTCACTATGATAATTTTAATGCAATACCTACTAATGTAGATTATTCTGATAATAATGACATAGTATATGGTACTACTATAGATTATGATGCTACATTAATTAATTCTTCTGATTTAAGTCGTTGTCATTTAGATAAAGTATTGTATCGCAATAATCAATTAGTTACGTTAAAAGAACCGGGTATTGTTACGACAGAAATATTCGATTTAATTCATAAACAATATAAAGCAGATAAAGATAATTATTCTGACTATATTAAAAATATAGTATATATGATTGCTAAAATTAATACATTAAGTGAAAATAAATTTAATATTAATGTATTAGCATCTGATAATTATTATACTAATTTTTATCCTATAGGGCGCATTGAAAATAATTGTTTTACTATATTAGATAATAGTAAAATTAAGGAGTTCATAAAGTTCGAGATAGAAATGCCAGCAAATTCTATTATTAATTCTATCGATGTATATACTGTATTTAATGAAACAGATTTTAATGTAATTCCTTCGTTAGAAGAAGAACATGGAAGTTCTGTATCGAGATTATTTAAAATCTCGGATAAAGGAAATTATACAATTTCTGAAATACATGGTAAAATAGAAGGAAACGTTCGAATTAGTATTCGTTCACTTCGTCAAAATGGAATTAATTCACAATTTACTCCATGGAAAGAAATTTATAAGAACGGTGCATTTAAAGAAGTAACATTTGGCGATACAGATACTTTCCAAATTAAAGTAGAATTATTAAATAAAGAATCGGTTGTTAATATTAATAAGATTGGATTAAAGAAATTATGATATTTTTTAACAAAGCACGAGTAACTAAAAATAACGGTTGTTATTTTTATGATCAAGATATCATAGCGCTTGAATATAAATATAGTGGCGATACAAAAATTAAACTATCGTTAGATTATGTTAATCCGGGCTTTGGTATCTTATTAATAAAAAACGAAAAAGATATTTTTAATTCTTCTAAACAATATATGTTTAAATTAGGAAATAATGACTATTCTATAATTGAAAAGACTGTCGACAATAAAGTCGGCAGTCAAAATCAATTAGAATATTCGACAATTCAATTTCAACATTTATTAAAAGAAGATAATACATATTTAATACTAGAATACATAAATGAATATGTATTCTTTTATATTGAACAAAATAATAAAAAAGTATTAGATATTGTATCGAATTTTAAAATTGAATTAGATGAATATAAAATTGCGTTTTATTCACAGTACGGTAACACAATTAAGTCTATTCAAGTGTCATCTGGTTTACCTGTAGGATGGACCCCTAATTCAATTAGTACTGTTGGTGGACGATTATATTATTATGATAATACGATTCAATTTGAAAATTGTACGTATGAAGCAGAAACAGAAACTGATTATATTGAATTAAAAGCAGGAACATATTATTTAAAATATAATGTTACTGGCGATATTAAAGCTTATATATTTGATTCTTCTAGTGATAAACTTGAAGAAAAAGAAAAAACTTTATTAAAAAACGGTAAAATTATATTAGATAAAGACTCAAAAATTTCTATTAAATTTAGAGGTAAAAATGGTACCATTTCTAATATATTCCTACAAGAATATGAAAACGGTAAATATATTCCGTCTAGCGGAGCCGGGTCTTATCAAGATGGTAGTTATCTTACATTCGATTTAGAAAATATTTCTAAAATAGAATTAACGATAAAAATAACAGAGTTACCTGTTTCTGATACATTAAAATATTATTATTTTAAATATGGTGATCGTGAATTTTTACCGGAAGATTTTCCGTTAAATAAATTTGTCGATGTTGTCTTTATTAAAGACGATATGATTATTAAATATGATAATAATGCAATTAATCTTGGTAAATATACTTCTAAAACATTAAATATGTTTTATAATGTAAACGGCATTATTTCAAAGCTATTAATTACCAGTATTAAAGGTAAGACAAATAATATTTTAAATATTAGTGAATTTGTTGCTCATGTTACTAATGAATTAGAAACTCCTATTCTGTGTGTAAATAAAGACAATGAACCACTCGATTTAAGTTCTTCATATCGAGAAATTATTATCGATAATACACAAATCGATATGTTTAATAAATATTGTATTATGAAATTAAGTAAGCAACTTAATGTATACGATTTAGAAAACATAGAAGTTATTGGCATAAAAGATTCTTGTGAAATAAATCCTGACGCATCGACGTTTAAAAATTTTATAATTTCTGACACTGGTTTTACTTATATCGATTTTAATTATAAAAATAATATCGATATAAAAAATAATTCTTTAGTTATTCCTGAATCTATTAGAAGTCAATATAAATATATTGCTATTAAATATTCTACGGCCGATAATTTCTTTTATCGATTTACTAATTGGTCAAGAGAATATTTTGATAATTCCAATTTAAATTTACAATTAGCACATAGTATTTTAGATACGTTTAATAATATTGTTTTATACGGAACTAACGATCAACCTAATGAAAATACATTCTTCAGAGTTCGTGACGGTAAAGAAATTACCGATATTAAAATGGCAGTATCTAATTATGATGTATTAGATAATTCTGTATACGAAGTCGATTATACAAAAAATAGAATTATTTTAAATAGTTTAAAATATAAATATTATATTATAGAATATTTAAAATCTGATAGCTATTGTATTAACGATTTAAAATTTAATAAATTATTAAATAAAGATGTTTCTAATTTATATGAAGTTAAAGTATCTTCTAATCAAGAAAATATTAAAATTTTATATGATCAAAATAATGAAACTAAATCCATAAATAAATATCAAATTACAGATATATCAATTAATCCAGATCATTATATTGTATTGAGGTAGCATATGAAAATTTATCCTAACAATAAAAAAGTTTATGATAAAATTTTATTAGATGAAAATGATATTCCTTTATCTTATTTGTCTAATGTTTTTTCATATGCTGATACAATTATAAAATTCGATGAAGAATTATTAAAATTAAATAAAAAAAATAGTATTAATTTATTTCAAAAAGTAAATAAAACATATTTATTTTTTAAAGATAATTATACTGTTGCTAAAGAGAATCAAGATTATACAATCGATAAAGACGGTAAAATTAATTTATTAAATACATCAAAAAAGGCATCGTATCGTCCTACAATATTTGGCTATAAATATGTTCTCCAAAGAGAAATTCCTTTTTCTTCTTCTCGAATGTATAATATTAATATTGATTTTACAGGAATGGAAAAAGTTAAAGAATTATTAAAAACTGTATCCATTCCTAATAATATTAAATTAAATGATTATCATGGCAATAGTCCCGATATTAAATTTTTTGATGGCGAAACTAAATATTTTACTGCCATGAAAAATGGCGGTTATAATGATAACTGTAATATTTATTTGATTAAATCTAATTTAAGCAATAAGATTATTTATAATAAACAAAAAATATTCGATGTAGCTAAGCCAAATATTTTTACACAAACAGAGTTTGTTATCGAGCCATCTTGGGATATTTTTAATCACGAATCTGAAATGGATTTATTTCCGAAAGTTACATATGATTATATTAAACTTACGGTAAATCATTCTCCAATTTTAATTATGAGAGATCGACTTAATTATAAATTAGTCGTACTGTGCGGTAAAGAAATTTTTACTGAACCTCGATTAATTAAATTTTTAATTGAAAATATAGTATATGCGTATTCTATTGGGTATTATAAAGTTCCGGAAAAAGCTGATGCTTATCTTAATACATTTATTTCTTGTAATAATATAGATTATTATTATAGTTTAAATAATAAAATGAATGCGCATCATCCTAAAATTAATTTTAAAGATGCGGTAAATAAATCATCTTTTAATTCTTATGAACCTTATAAACTTATCGATGTATTTACTACTAATACTAATGTTTATTATGATTATGTAGACTCTTCTAATAATGTTTATTTTAAGAAATTAAATAATGATGAGCTTCAAAAAGATAATAACGAATCTTTAATATATACAGTCGATCAAGAATTAAAATTTATTAACAATGTTGATTATAGTTTATTCGAAATAGAACAATCACCGACGATATCTTATAATTATAAAGACGGTCAATTGGTTCTTACTATAAGCCCTTATTATAGTTCTAAAAATTATATAGCTTGCGATAAAGAATCTAAAATAGCAATCAATGATATTAATAAAAATTATTCCTTGTATTTAACTAAAACTACTGTATTTAAGGATCAAAAATTTTATATTTTAGAAAAAGATAGTCCATCTAGCGATATAAAAATTGCCGATATTATTATTAAATTAGAAAACAATATAACGCCGACAGATGTTAGAATAAAAGGCGGCGGATCTATTAAATTTGATAATTACGACTATATAGATACTGGTAATATAGCAGGTAGACCATATAGAGTTGGTACTTCGATGGTAATTACATTGCCGAAGAAATATGAACCATATCGAGACCAACTTCAAGAACAAATTAATAAACATATTTCATCTTCAGAAGCGGCAGTATTAATATTTAAGGATTAGAACATGGCAAACAATTTTCTACAAAAAATTGACTTCACAAAAGGCGTGAAGGCAAAACCGATCAATGAAAATTTTGATTTAATTCAAAATTGGATTGATACAGAACGATTACATTCGTCTGGCTGGGGCATTGTTTCTGGCTTTGAATTTAAACGCCGCGGAGATGAATTTATTATCAATATTTCATCTGGCGAATTAGTTAATCGAGCCGGACATAAAATTATCTTAGATTCTTCTTTTGTGAACGTTGGCGCTCCTCAAGCTATTCAACATTTTGAAAAATTTGTTTTAAATAAAAATGGTGAAATTAATTTAAGATTTCCAGTGTATGTACCATCACAATTAAAACAAATTAATTATATCGCTGGTGTTCAAGGTGAATTACCTGATATTAAAGAATTTCGTGTTTATGATTTAGAAACTCAAGAAATTATTCCGGTAGCTTCTATTAATAAACAAACAATACATATTATCGATCCAGAAGTGAATAATGGAAAGGCTGTTGGCGTCTTATATTATTATGCGTCTTCTCATATCGATACGATTACATATAATGAAAAAACTCCGGAATTATATCCTAAATATACTTACGGTATTTTTTCATCTTCTCCAAGTTTACCAGATACAAAAACTTTTGAAGATCAAGGCGATATTATTCTTGGCTGGGCATATTGGACAGTAAACGAAGAAGGCATTTCTGTTAAATTTTATTATGATAATAGAAATGTTCGCCCTATTTATGTTGATAAAAACGGCAATATTTATTTATACGGTAAATTATATTCTAAAACGCAACGTCGTTTTATTTATTTCGTACAGCCAGAAATTCCAGAACCTAATGATTTATGGTATGATAGCGATTCAAATATTCTTTATATTTGGCGACAATTTAATGGTGAAGATTTCCAATGGGTTCCTGTAAATGAACACAGCACGATGGATCTTCATGAAACTAAATTATTCGTACCAGATGAAAATTTAACTGATGAACAAAATGAAAAACAAATTTTTATTTTTGATGAAAGTGATACTAATCTTTTCTTTATTCCTCGTTCTAATTCGTTAGACGTATATATCGATCAAGGATATATTATGAAAGACCAATATGTTGAAATGGTCATGCTTAAAGAACAAGATAGTAATGGCAGACATTTAATTGTGCCGGATTCAGCAAAATATAAAATGAGCGATATCATTAAAGGCGTTGGTTTTAAATTAAATTATGCTTTAAACGAACCGACTGTCGTTCAAGTTAATGTTCGTCATACAATTAAAAAAGGTAAAGAATCTGGCGTATTTCAACGCGCAGCTATTTTCGTAGAAGAAAAACGTATTATATACAATGAAGATTCTTTCCCTAATAATACTCGAACTATTAAGTTGCCTACATCTTATGAATATGGAAAACAACAATTAGAAGTTTATTTAAACGGTATTAAATTGCACAATGGATCTTCTGACGAAATTGATTTTAGCGAAGTATTGCCAGTACCGACTGCAGATAATCCAAACCCGACATTAACTAATAAATTTATTATTAATAATAATATTAAATTAAAATATGGTGATCGCATCATTTATCGTATTTCTCATTATGTTTGGTCTTATGAACAGTTAGAATCTATCGTTACTAATGCTCAAGAAGGTATTAAAGAAACTAAAAATCTTATTACTGCTGTCGATAAAAAATATAAAACTATTACTGATGTAATGGAACCAGCAATTCAAAAGATTCAAAATAGTGTTCGTGATCTTAAAGAATCTACATTAAATACTGATAACTTTATTAAGCGTAGCGAAAAGATTACTAAGTCTATGTTAGCCGATGAAGTTAAAAATGGATTGTTTAAAACAATGCAGGAATATGAAATTACGGTAAGCCCTGCTAATACTATTTATCCACTTCAACATGTGTTAAATCAAAATCAAATTTCTTTTGTTCTTTTAGATCCATATGTAGACAGTAATAGTAAAATTGATAATGCAAATATTAAAACCATTCTTAATTATGGTACTGATTATGTATATGTAGATAATAATAAAATTAAATTGTCTGCTGGTTTAATTAGAAATACAAGAAAACTACGTTTTATGGTTATTTCGTTTGGAGCATAGGAAATGGCAAATAAATTAACATGGATGGTATTAGACCAGAAAGAATTTAATATTTATACGATATATAAAGCCGGGGTTATTACTTCGGCTAGTCGTTTTGTTATTCCTGTGCGATTATATAATAATTATATGGGAATAGATAGACAACCCGATCTTAAAAATTTCGGTATTAATTTATATTTTACTGATATTGAAGATTCTACTTTACTTGATAATATTAAATTATTAAATACTCAAGCTGTAGAATTGCCGACAGTTAGATTAAATGATGTATTAACTGTAAATTTAAGTAACGAAGTTGTATTAAGTGGAGCTCCAAATAAAGGAGATTCGGAAAATAATTATTATGATTTCAATATCGTAATCGAACTTCCAAAAGATGTTCGTTATAAAATTAACGATTTAAAAGAATTAACTTGTGACGTAGTTTATTATTAGGAGCGGTTGACGTATGAAACCTACTTGGGGTATTCGAAAGCTAAATGAATACAGTATCGATAAAGATACTGCTATTATAATCACCGACATAGAAAAAGATAATTATTATTGGTCAGATATTCCTGACGGATCTTTGTTGGTTAATACTAAAACCGGTAGTCTTAGTATTAAATTAATTGGTGAATCTGATTGGGTTCCAATGGGAATTCGAAAAGATGGTACAGATAAGTTAGTTAAAGATGCAGTTATTAATGTAGAATATTATGTTATAACTAAAATTGAAAAAGAGAAAAATCAATTTAATTATGTTGATTCTTATGGTATTACTAGAACAGGTAAATTAACTAATGGTAAAGTCCAATTTAAAGTTGGTTCTGGCTTATATTTACCAGGCACAAATCAATTAGAAATTTTAATTAACGATGTGATTAGATGTAGCGCTTCTGATAATAGTCTCCAAGAATTGAATATGAAATATTTTCAAATTGATGAAGATAATATTCGTGTCGATTCTTCTGTAACTGTTCGTTATATTAATTATGAGCGTTTAAGTGAATTATATCCTTTAATTTATACACAAGATGAAGCGCCTTGGTTTTTTGAAGATAAAGATATTTGGATTAACACTAAAGAATTTAATAAAGATGAATTAAATGTTACTCCTTTAAGTTATAGTTTAAATTATTTAGATAATGATACTACTAAAGTAGAATTAATTGTGTTCACAACAAAAGGGGCACGATTAATTGCTGCGCATCGCGATACTGAATATTATAATAGTTATACAACTCGAAATATTACTAAATTTAAAATTCCTCGTAATGGCGATGATTATTATTTAAATTTATTTTCTACATTCGATTCTTATGAAACTGCTTATAGTAAAATTTTAATTAATGGCACTAAAAGTAAAGCAGATAAAGTAACAATCGATGGTGAAGTTACTTATTTAAATAATTTAATGTCTCGTGCCAATGTTACGACTCAAATTGGTAACTTCGTATCTTTTTTCCGTGACGGTAAAAAAGTTTATTCTTCTCAAAATTTAGATTCCAAAGTATCTTGGAATTTTCCTCGTGAAGCAGAAAAATATGATATAGTTGCAGTAGTCGAAAATATTCAGACTGGTATTCGCAAAGAAAAAACGTTATCGATTAAGGCACAAACAGTAGAAAATTATGCCGATATTAATCATGTAATTAGTAATGACGGAATTACTATTACTGTTAGAACATTAACAGGTTCTGTTATCACAGTAAGCGATTTAACTGCTAACCCAGCAACAATTATTAAAACTCAAAATGTTGATAGTAGCGGCAATTTAATATTAACAATTCCGTTAGCTCAAACAGCTAAACATTATAGAGTAACATCTCATAATGAAAAAACTGAAAAAGATATTCTTTACGATTTTAATGCTAATTTACATACTGCAACTATTCCGTTAGCTGCAGATCAACGACAACATATTAATACTAATAATAATGAATATGGCGTTGATATTACATATAGAACAGAACCAGGTTCTACTATTTTAATTAAAAATTCTAGTAACCAAGTATTAACTAGAATTGAAAATACTGAAACTGGCTCTTACTATATTCCATATGATTATCAATTTGATAGAACGTTTACTGTTGAATCTATTAAAGAAGATAAAGTTCCTGAATCTAAAGTAGTATTTGTTTCTAGATATGAGAAAGTTAATGCGCCGATTTCGCTTACTGTAAGCGATGTTGTTTTAGAAAATAGAACGTGGATGCCTAAAATAGCTGGCGTACAAGGATCGACTATTAAAGTAGAAGTAACGACTCCTGATACAACATATGTTCAAAATACACAAGGCGGATTTGCTACATCTATAATTTCCAATGGACATCAGAATATCAATGACCTTTCTTATGAACGTTTTGAATATACATATAAATTCAAACAAATAAATGATGATATCAGTATTAAATTTATATGTGAACATCCTCTATATAAAACACAAGAAGTATTACGAGAACTTATAGGATTAAATTTAAGAGAATGGAATATTATTCTTAAAGATAGTTATGTAATTAATCCGTATGGCGATATATTTGATTCTCAAGCATATAGAGTATTTGCTATTAATTTCCAACGCATGACTCCAGATGCAGAAGTGGATAATACGTGGCCTGTTCCAAATAGTCTTACTGTCGGAACTACAACTATGCCTGTTATGACAGATCATTCTGTGCCTAATGAAAAAGCTCTTATTGACGGAATGGAATCTTATAAGTTCTTCTATAATTTAACAAGTTTAAGAGGACTCGATACACTTCCTAATATTAGCCCAAGAATTCTCGATTATACATCTAACGTATATGTTAATAAACGAGAATATCATGAAAATGCTTATGCAAGCGATAGAGAAAATAAACGTATTTTCTATTTTGCTATTCCTGTTTCATTTGAAGATTTATTAGTAGATAAAGAATATCAGTTTAAAATTAATAATCGTTTAACTAATAAAATTACTGTAGCGCCGACAATTGCTCATTATAAAAACTTTGATAATATTTTAATTGATGATACGACTTTTGATGTTAATAAATTTACCGAAACATATAATAAGATTAGCGGTAAAGTTTTCGTTGCTGCTAATTCTAAACCTAACACATATAAAAAGTTTATTCCTTCGATAAAATATATTCATCCTCAATTAATAAACTATATTAATATCGAATATTATTTAGATACACAAAATAATGATTATAATTTAACTATGAATACTAATTTAAATAAATTTATAGCTAAATTAAAATCTAAAAAAGTTTTAAGCTTAGATGCTGTTAAAGATTTTACGGGTAATACTTATGGTACAGGAAAACAAGTAAACTGGAAATGCCTAGGAAATATTTCTTTAACGAAACCAATTTCTCTACGAATTGATCATAAAATTTTGTTATGGCCATCTACATTTTCTTATAAAAATTATAATTTCCAATCTCAAGCACCGACTAAAATGATAGTAAGCGGTTCTATCGGAAACAATGAACACAAACAAGAAATTTGGATGACATTCTCTAAAAATGATTTAGACTTTAGAAAATGTGTAATGCCTATACATAGAATTATCGATTTTGAGAATCAAGAAGATTTATATGTAAATACTGGATTTACAAGAGAAAATAGTAATCAAATAAAAGAAAATTCTTCTAGCAATCTACGCTTAATTTCTTACGATAATGAATATATTCCGAGTCAATTTAATAATGATTTTAGGTTCCAAAGTTCAACTAATATTTATTACTTTCCAGAATTAAAAGAAGTCGATGAGTTCGGTTTAACTTTTAGTAAAGCGATTTTATTCTTAGATTATAGTAAAATTAATAAATTTCATCATTTTGCATTCGGTCATATTATGTCTCCAAACTTCAATACTACTTGTGTTGGCGTTGGTAGGAATATATTCTATTATGGTGATACGCAAGTTGTTCCGTCTAGCCCAACGAGAAAATACTATGAAGAAACTACTGGAGTATATAATCCTAGATTTTCCGATATGCTTAATATGAATATTAGATGTCCTTTCCCGATGGGGAATGATCGAGAAGGATATGTTATTAATGTTATATCTAAGGATAATAAAGACGTAGCCGTTTCTGCATTTACCTTTAATCAATGTAATGCAACTAACATTAATTGGTATTGTAAATCTATTACATTCTGTACTGATAATAATGAACCAATTCGTATGGATACAATGGATCCATATACGAGAAATTATGATAAAATCAATCGTCAATATTATGCTATGTTTGGTATTTATGGTATTCCTCAAAATCCGAACTTATATGGCGCTCAATTAAATAATTTCTACGGATTGTTCTTAGTAAAAGAATTGGATTTACGTGTCGTAACTAATCTATATATTGAACAACGAGAATTTAATGGTTGCGCTAATGTCGTTAAGATTATTTTACCTTCGACTTATTTAATTAAAGATGCTGATCCTCAATATCAATATAGCAGTTCATACGGTCCGTTTTATGAATGTAAAAAACTAGTAACGGTAGAAAATTTAGATAATTATATTTGTACTCAAAATTTCATAAAACAATATTCGTTTGCTTTTGCAGAAAATTTTAATACAGAAGTAAATTTAAATTATACTAAAAAAATAGGTGCCGATATATTCTATTTATCTGGAGCTTCTACACTAGTATATCGGAAACTTAATGTTAATCGAGATCATTTAGGAAATATTATTAATCTTGACGGTTATTTAGAAAATAAAGAAAAGAATATAGATCCTGGTTATCTCACTCTCGGATATAGTGCTTTTGCTGAAAGTAGAAGATTAAATCAAGCATCTTTTGATTTGATTAAAGACAGAATCGAAATATTTACAGAAGGTTTATTTTATGGATGTAATGCAGTTAAAGAATGCGTTATTAAGAATAATAAAATCTTAGGATTTGTAAGACCATTTGACACTCCGTTAAACAAAATAGTTATAGATAGTTCTTCTATTAAAATTATACAATTGCGAGATAGCATGTTTAACGACGAAGAATTATTTAAAGATCGAAATAATTATAAAATTAATGCTCCGAATCTCGAAGCTTTTAATGTTCAATCTAAAGGTGGATATAGCACATTCTATACTATTAATACTCCTAAAGTTAAAGTCGGCTCAGTACAACCTAAAGCAGCAGAAATTTTGCCGATAACTTCTACTACCTTAGAAAGGTATAAAACTGAAATGGGCAACTTCTTAATTAATTCTAGTTATGAGGAAATAACAAATAAAGCTAAAGAAATTAAAGACTATGGCCCTGGTAATAAAAATAGCCGATATGTTTATTTCTTCGATAAAGATGATCCAGCATTACAACAAGAAAATTTAACATTATATCATGGTGATTGTTATTATTTATTCCCTAAAGATATTAATTTAAGTAAAATTAAGGTAAAAAAATTACATATTTATGGGTATAATGGATATTATTATTATGAAATGCCAACAATAACTAATTCTGGCAGAAATGTTTCTTTCTACGGTTTTTATTTTGATACTTACGAAAGTGTCAATAATAAAAAATATATAGAAGCATTAAGATGGCCGGCATTACAGGAAATTATTTTCCATACGAAAAGCTCACCGAGAGAATTGACAGTATTAGGAGTTAAAATAAAATATGTCCAAGATCAATAAATATTTTAATGATACAATAACATTACCTGTTATTCACCATGATTATAAAACATATGATTGGAATTCTGCTAAATATGGTACTATAGTAGTTGATCCTAAAAATAATAATATCGGTATTAAATTAAAGTATAATGTGGATAATAGGGATCCAAAAGATCCCTATTCCCAATATGGGCCGTCATGGATCGCATTAAAGCTTCCGTATAATGAAACTATTATTGTAGAAGAATCTTCTCGATTTATAACAGAACAAATCATATATAATAGCTATGATGAAGCTGAAGGTATTTTATATTATACTATCAATGGTAATCCTAAAGAATCAAAATTAACTCGTCAAGATAATTTCATTTTTGAACTTGATAAAGGTTCTTATACTGTAGGCGTTAATCAAATTAAAGTATTAATTAACAACACTATCGAATGTACTTCTTCTGCTAATACATTAAAAGAATTAGATGAAACACATTTTATTTTAAATCCAGTAATGTTAGAACCTGGATGCGAAATTGATGTATATTATATTGAACGATATAATATAGGTAATCCTATTCCTCGTATTTATAATCAAGAAACTGAACCTATTAATCCAGAACCTGGTGATATGTGGATTAATAGTAAAAAAAGTGAAGTAGTTAAACAACGTTTACCAATGACATTATATATTCGATATGATTATAACAATATGCAATTATTGTTATTAATTAAATCGATTGAAAATAGTACATTTAAAGTATTAAAAAACGGACAAGAAATTGTTAGTCAACAGTCTAATCATTCTTGGGTAACATTAAAAATTCCGATTGCGTATAATGAAAATTATACGTTACGAGTTCAGGGACATAATAATGATTATATTCCGAACGAAATTAGTCGATTAATTACGACGACATCTAAAGTTTCAGTAGCATTAAGAAATACGACATTATCACGAGATAATGTTTCTTTAAATTTACAAGGTGAAACTGGCGTCGAATTTGTTATAAATAGTACAGCAGACATTGGTAACGTTAATTTTACGGAAACTAACGGTAATTATATAGCTGTATTTCCTCGAAAGGCTCGTTCTTACTATATTAATATTATAGCAATTAAAAAAGATAAAATATCTTTTCATATCGATAAAATATTAATTCAAGGTAAAGAGCCAACAGATATTCCTATCTCTATTATTCAAAAAGATTATCAATTTATCGATAAATCTAATCAATATATTAGTATCGTAGTTGAAACTGCTTATTTTAAAGAAGCTAAAATGATTACGAATGCCAATACTGACGTTATTATTACTAATAAAGAAGTTACAAGAAGAGTGGATAACGAAACCACTTATTATCAATATAAATATACTATTCCATTAAAAGATACCGTTCAATATATTTCTTTTATGGCAACTGATGATAATAACAATGCAACTTCTTCTGTCGTAACTGCAATTATTCAACAAAAACGTACTAAATTAATAAATGCTTCTGTTACATTTGTTGATGAACCTTGTCAAATTATCGATAATATAACTTATCAAAAAATTAATGTTAATATTGATAGAGATGTTTTAAATCCTATTATTACTATTAACGTTAATAATCCTCGAGGAAACGAATCTAAATTAGTAATGCAAAATAATAATACATTTACTTATTTAGTTCCTGTTATTAGTTGGAATCAAAATGTTCCGTCAGTAAATCCAGATATTCCTAATAATATAACATTTGATTTTGATGTAAAAATTGAAGCTTATGGTTACATCGATAAGAAAATAGTATTAGCATAATGAAAGGTGAAAAATGGCTATTAAAGGTAGTAAAAAAGTATCGTCAAGATTAATAAGTAATGGTCGAGCATCTTTCGTTTATGAAAATACTGATTATAAATTCGATATGATTCCATATGGATCATTACTTATAAATAATGAAACTGGAAATATTAAAATAAAATTAGAAGGTAAAAAGGATTGGGTGCCTATTGAAGAGGCACTCAATAAGCCTTCTAATATCATTCTTCAAGGCCAGCGAGCTATTCAAGAAGTTTTTCTTGTATTAAATATAGATAAAGATAACGATACAATTACATATGTTAATCATCGCGGCGAAAGACGACATAAATTCTTATATGATGATAATAATATAACATATGCTGTGTTTGAATTAGATAAAGCTTCTTATGAACTTAATAAAAATTTAATTAGTGCTTCTATAAATAATGTAATTGAATGCAATAAACAAAATAAAAAGTTACAAGAATTAGATGGACGAAGAATTGGTATTGATTTAGATATATTAAGTTTGGGTTGTTGGGTTACAATTACTTATTATGATATAAATAAAATAAATACATCTGGATATAATATCTTCTTAACTAAAGATATTAATAATAAGAATATGGTGAATAACTCTATGGCTATTGTATTTGATGACAATAGTTCTAGAAATGCGCCAGCTTATTTAGAAAATACAATTAAATTAGTATATACAGATGTATTAAAAACATATCACTTAATTGCTGAAGGTAATATTGAAGAGCGCAAATGGGATATTATTGAAGGTAAGGAATATTTATTAAAAGAAAAATTATCTGGTAATAATAGTTTACTAAAAAATAATAGAACATTAGAAATTCAAAATCGTAATAACTTTGCTAAAATTAGTGCAAGAATTGTCGATGCACATAATGTTTCTAAGGTATTTACTTTTGTAGTTCCGCCTTATGATGATTCATCTATCGCATTTAAGGGTAAAAAAATAACCGGCAAAGATAATACATTTGGTATCGATCATTCTAATTTTGATAATAATACACAATCTTATATTATAGATCAACAAACTGGTTATAGAATTCCTAAAGCAAATTATGATAATCTTACTAAATCTGTATTTAAAGTAACTAATATATTCGACAAAGAACAAAATAAAAATGTCGATATAAATAAAACAGTATTACGAAAAGAATATAATGTAAAAAATCCTAATGATTTTGAAATCATTTTTCCTTCAAAATATAATGTATTCGGATACTTTATTAAAAACAATGAAATCATTGGATCTCTTAATATTTCAGTGTAATATAATTTCTGATAATACATTAATTTAAAAATACTAGGAGATTTTAATGGCTAAAAAAATAGAAGAATTTATGCTATCTGATGATCTTAAAAATAAGATTAATCAGATTAGTAATTTATCACAAATTCATATGGATCAATTAGATTCTTCTTTAAAGACATTATTAAAAAATATTGGTGATGCATCTAGAGGAGTCGTTTCTTATGACGACTCCGAATTGCGTAACCGTGTAATTTCTTTAGAAAAGAATTCTGCTGTTAAGAGTCAAGCTTTTAATAAGTCTTCTGATAAACTTACTAAAGCAATGCTCGATACAGAAATGCAGTCGATTATCGACGATATGCAAGATTTCTCTGATGCTTTATCCACTAAACTTAATAAAGTAGATGCAGATAATAAATATAGAGCAAAAGATGAAAAATTACAATTAACTGACTTTAGCGAAGAATATCAACAAAATTTAAAAAATATTATTAATAAAGTTAATGCATTAAATACTGCATTTGGTGGTTTAACTTTTGTCGGTAACGATATTGAAAATTTAAAACGAATTATTTCTGATTTGCCGAATACTGCTATTACTAAAGATTTTGGTGATGCTCGTTATAGATTAAATACAGATAAATTAAATACTTCTGATTTTAACGATACACTTCGTCCAGCATTCCAGGCATTAGAATTAAATTATAATAAATTAAATAATTTAGTTTCTGCTAATGATTTAAATCGTTATCGTCGTAGTGATGACACTATTAGTATGTCTGATTTGGATAATAGTATTAAAGCAAAATTAAATACGATCGATCAGTTAAATAATAATATTAATGATCGTATTGCAACATTAGTTACTCAAAATATATCGGTAGGTTTTGCTAATACTCTAGGCGCATCTTATGCTGGTACATATAATATCTTAAATAATTCTGATTTTCAAACGTATATTCAAAGTTTGTTAACAGGCACATCTACTAATAATCGAGCAACATATTCTCAGATTTTATTTGCTTTATATAATGCAGTTAAATTACTTAATTCTAAAACTCAATCTGCAGAAGCTCAATTAAGTAATGTAAACTCTCAATTTACCACATATTCTCAATCTGCTAATTATGCTAATGAATTAAGTAGAAACAGAGTTAATGAAAAAGTTAATACATTATATTATCTTTCTGGACTACCTGTACAAAATTTAGTATCGACTGATTTTGTACAATTAAGTAATTCTGGTTCTAATACTATTCTACAAGCAAATGCTATTTCTAATACATATTCTGAAACAGCTGCTCGTGCTAAAACAGAATATATTAGCATTGCAACAAATGCAATTCATGATTCCGATTCTATCGTAAATTTAGAATTTCCTGGGGTTACAACAATTAGCGCTACTGCATTTAAAAATTGCCCGAATTTAACAACTGTTTCATTGCCTGCAATAAAAACTATCGCCGATAAGTCTTTTGTTGGTTGCGATAATATTATGTTGATTATTCTTCCTGAAGCATATACATTGACAGGTAAAGAAGGATTACCAGCTATGTGTCGAATTGTTCGTGTAGTCGGACAACCAGTAGCGTAGGAGGTCCTTTATGAACATTAATGTTTATGTAGATAATATTAAAAAATGGGTTCAAATTTCTTCGGATGAAGTACTCGATAGAAACAAGAATCTTTCTGATTTAAAAGATAAAAATGCTGCTATTATTAATTTAGGTTTATACGATAAATTTATTTCTAAAGAAGCACTTGAATCTGGATTTTTACCCGATATTTTTACTCCGGAAAATATCGTTACAGATTCTAATCATCAATTTGTAACTGATGCCGAAAAGAATAAATGGAATAATAAACTCAATAAGCCGATTGCAAATCAAGATCATTTAGAAGAAAATCAAATTGGTTATGATGAACTAAATGAAAAATTCTATATCGGTTTAAATAATAAAAATGTATTAATTGGCGGCGCTTCTGCCCTCGACAATATAAAAGTTGTTAATGGATTCTTTTCTGGGAATTCCCAAGCTACTGTTATTCGTAATACAAAACAAAATCAAAATGGTGAATTTGTAAGACCTATATTTGTCGATGTTCAATGTACAGAATATACTGGCGGTGATTTAGGTGAAATTTCTGTAACATACACAGCTGAAGCAATTAATGTATATAATACAGGATCTTTTACCGGTTCATTCCAATGTATGATTGTATATCCGTTAGGAAGTGCTAATCGATGAAATGGGTTATAAAAACAAAAGATAAAATAAAGGAAGTCGCATTGTCTTCCTTTGTTTCTATCTTTTATAATTTAAGTGATTTGTTAGATAAAAATGAAGCAATTAAAAATTTAGGATTATTAAATAAGTTTATAAGTATTGAAGAACTTAAAAAAACTAAATTATTTGCTAATACAATTAAATCTAATAATAATCATCGTTGGACTTCTGAAGAAGATAAAGATAAATATAATAATAAGTTAGATAAAGCTGTAATTACAGAACAACATTTAGGCGACAGCGATGATAGACCTCTTTATTACCATAGTGGAGAAAGTCGTTTTTATTTAAAACACAATAATAAATATAGATTATTTGGTGGAAACACTATTATCTATAAAATAGGTATCGGTACATTCGCTGGCAATTCTAACGAAGTAAGAATTCCACATGGAGTTCATAATCAGAGAAACATTGGTGTAGCGCCAGAATATGTTTCGATTAAGCCTTTATATAAAAATAATGGTAGAGTCGGTGAAGTCTGGGTTAAAAAAGATGCTAACTTTATTTATGTTGGCAATACTGGATCCGCTAATATACAATTTCAATATATAATTTTTGCTCCAAAAAATTTGGGTTAGGATAGTTTATGAAGAAAAATCGAACATTTAAACAAGGTCGTGGATCTGAACAACTTTTAAATCAAGAGATGTACGATATCTTTACAGCTGTCAAAGATATTAATCCAGATATCACGGAACAAGAAAAAATTGTCGGTTCTAAAGCTGTGCCTGATAATACTATTCATGGTGCATTATGGCGTAAAGATAGAACTAACGAATTAAAATATTATGATGGAGTAAAAAAAGAATGGGTTAACGTTTTCGATAACAAGTTCCAATTAATTACTCATCTCACAGAAGAGACAACTCCAGTAAATCCAATTAAAGGTCAGTTATGGATTTATAATGGCATCATGATGTATTTCGATGGTCGTGAATGGAAACCTATTAAATCTATTCCGGCTAATGATGCTCAATTTAATGAAGCTGCTTTTGCTGATTTTGCATTAGTAAGCCCATTATTATCTGTCGGTAATGTCACTGTTCCTAGTATCGAAACTAAAGATAGTGAAAAATACAATAAAAAATTAAAAGCCGATTTCGAGAATGACGATGCCGTTAAAAGTTCTGATACATATAATGTAAATTGGGAAGATCCTTTTACTGCGCCTCAAAAGAATTTTTCTATCGATCCTAATCATAGAACACAATATGTGATTCCTAGCGTTGTGAACGATAGAATCTTTATTGAAAATAGTTTAGTTAACGATTATGAAAAAGTTAATTCTGTTTGTTTTCAATATCCGACAATTAAAGCGCAAGGTAAAAATTTTAGTGCATTACATATTAATGCACAAAAATTATCGAATATTACTAAGCGTTTATTTAAAATAAATAAAGACGATAGCAATACTAATGCTATCATTAATATCGATCCTAATAATACAGAATTTTATGGATTTAGAGCTGGTGAAAATAAGGGCGATCATTTATATCCTTATTATGAAAAAGTCGATACCGGGATTACAAATAGTACTGCTAGATCCGTTAGTAGCACTAGTGGAATTCCTCAAATCGATGATATTAACGCTCAATTAAATCCTGATATTAATTATAAAAAACCAGATAAAATTACTGTCGACAATAAAACTGTAAGAAAAGATAGAAGTATTAAAGATGATCCAGATAATCGTTTTGGCGATTATGTAATTTTACATAAAAAGATTTCTTTAAACTATAGAACAGTTCAAAATTATGATTATATTTTAGCTGTAACTTATGATTTTAACTGGATTAATTATACTGGTTCTCTTAAAAAATTAAATAATGGTAATTTATTTGAAGGTTTTCATGTTCCTAGCTTACCTGAATCTATTAACTTATTCTTTGATGGCTTAATGCTCGAAGAAAAATTTTATGATGTCGATTTAAAAAATCAGCTCGTGAAATTAGAAGATAAAATTTATAAAGAAGACGAAGTTCATGTGTTTAAAAACTTCGTAAAAGATTCTGGTTATATTGTCGAAACTAATTTAGATAATATGGGGATTATTTCTTTGCATAAGAAATTTAAATCTCCGTTAGTATTCGTCGCTGGTGAATTAATTCATCCTGTATTTGGTGGTTTAATTTTTAGAGACGATAAAATTTTTGTACCTCGTGCAAAAGTTAATATGCCATGGACTGTTATCGAAACATTTATTCCTGGTGAAGAAAATGCATATGCTGCTGGTACAGTCGGTTTCGATAGTAATATTATTGGTGGCACAAATCGTACATTAAATAAAGTCGACGATAATTTAGATGCTACAGCTGTTTATAACAGAGGCGATCAATCTTTAATTATTCAACAAGGTCAAATTAATCATAGCGGTAATAATTCTATTTATTATGATCCTGCCGTAATTAAAAATACCGACGAAATTATTTTATTCTTAGATGGTATGTTGATTAATCCTAAGAATATTATTTGGAATAAAGAATACCATTATTTAACCTTAAAAGACGGTTTATTTCCTGGTCAACAATATTTGTTGTTAAGAGATCCTGACGATCGATTATTTGATAATGCAACGACTATGGGTACTTACTATACTGGAGCATTAAGCGATAGTTTAGTATATCAAAACGGTAAACTTTTATGTAATCAGCAACCATTAATTTCTCCTGTATCTCCTGCTGAACGACAACCTAAAACAGCCGATGGTGAAGTTGTTTTATTTATGCCAGATGACGTTAGCAATTCTGCAACGGTTCAAATTTATGACGATTATAAAAAAGAATGGCGATTAGCTACTGATAAAGAGCTTAAAGAAGTTAAATCTATTTGTACTTCTTATGAGAATACAGTATCTTCTATTAAAATGAATGCTCCTGTGTTGCCAGAAGATTCTATCGATATCTTTGCTTATAAATTCGCTGGTGATAGCGAAAATGCTATTAAAATCGGAGATTTTATTCGTGATACTAGCGATACTACTAATCGTTCTTATCATATGGAATATGATAAATATTCTCCTCGTGTTAATTCATTAACTGTATTTAGAAATGGTGTTCGTCAAATTTTAGATATTGATTATATAGAAAATGAAGATGGACGTTCTATTAAGTTCATAAACGGACCAGATGAAATTAAAGCTGGCGAACGAATTCATTATACTATCGAACAAATTGAAACTGGCGCGTCTAAAGTTATGGACGTTATTACTTTAGATAATAAAAATGCAATCGGTACTAACGTTTATGAAATTCCTAAACAAACAGAATTATATTTGTATCCTGGTCGTTTAGTTGTATATAGAAATGGTGTTCGTTTACCAAAAGAAGATTGGACATTAATTGGTAATAAAACAATTCAAATTATTAATTCCGACCGTCCGTATATTGGTACAACATCTAATTATCCAAAAGAATCTTTCTTTAATAAAAATACTGATACGACATATGTAATTAACCATCATCAACCGGATAGAATTACGATTGAAATTCGTCAAGATTATAAACGTAAAGAACATACTTTTAAAATGCGTTATAATCGAATTCCTGAATTCCCAATTAACGATTATGATATTGATCCTCAAGTATTAGAGTCTAAAGATGAAGTATTATTCTATATCAATGGTTTATTTACTGGTTTAAGTCGTAATATAGTAAATGGATATATACTAAATAAATATAAGAGTTGTATTACATTTACAGACAGACAAGTTGCAACATTATTGGCTAATGATCCATTATATATTGATTTATTTGAAAATCCTGGTAAAATGGAAGCATGGAAAAAACGCACTGGTAAGTCTGAATACACTACTAGTATTAAGCATTATATAACATACGATTATCGTGTTTAGGAGATTCTAATGGCACAAGATTTTACTAAAGTTTCTATTAATCAAATAGATATGGATGCAGTTACCGAAGCAGTTATTGCTAAAGGTAATTTAGTTTATCGTGATGATCATAGCGATAAAAAAGCTGACGATGTGGATAAGGTTGGCGGAGTTGCTGCCAACCGAATTGCTAAAAGCATCGAAAATGATCGCGATACAGTTGATAATAGTTTAAAGCTTGGCGGTGTTCCAGCTTCTGACTATATGACTGTTACTAAAGGCAATAGTCTTACTAAAAGAACAGATAATATTAAATCTAAGTTCGGTAAAGATATCTTATCTCTTCGCGACGAATTATATCAGTTGCGCGGACAATTAGCTAAAAATGGCTATGTAAAAGATATTGGATATTACGATGGATTTTATGATTGCTTCCATGATTATTCACAAATTCATTTAAATAAAGAACTAGTTGATACTCAAGGCGTTGTACAAGGTGACAAGAATACATTAACATTCCCTGCTAGTACCGATATGGAACAATTTAGCCAATATGACTTTATTGCAGTTATTAATAGTGGTACTGGTTTACAATGTATTCGTCAAGTTGCTTCTGTCGATAATGCAAATCATAAGATTGTTTTAGATAGAAATATTGCTAATTCTGTTATCGTACAAAATGCAGAATATTATGTAATTAAAAAATCTTATGGTTCTATTTTTAATGGTGACTTCTTATTTGCTCGTCCGCTAGAAACAGTTATGGGTGATGAAGAATATGCGTCTGGTGAAACAGACGATACTCATCGTGAATATATTAAAATGATGAAACCTGGATTTGGTTATGCTACGACACTTAAATTTAGTGAAGGTAAGACAGGGTTCTTAAAAACTGTAGAACTTTGTTTAAAAGCTTATGGTAATCCTGGTCCTATCAACTGTTATTTAATTCAAGCAGACGATGTCGATCTATTTAAAAATGGTCAACATGCTGAAGCATTGTATGCTGCTTCTAAATTAGCAAATGATAATAAATTTAAATTCTTTGCTAAGACTCAACCTAAGGCAATTAGCCCAACAGTAGATCGTCAATACGTTAAATTTAGTTTTAAACAAGATGGTAAATATCCTGTTTTACCAGATAATTATTATCAAGATCCTACTCGTTATTGTCTAATCGTAGAATTTTTAGAAGTTAATACAGAAAATTATTATGAACTTGAATTAATTAATCATGAAAGTAATGATCTTCAATCTAATAATATTTTCTATGATTATGAACGTCAATCAGATACATCTGTTAAACATGCGTTAACTGAATCTGATGAAACTAAGAAAAAAGATTTATATTTCCAATTTGTTACTCAACAAAAATTAACAAATCAACCAAGTCCTGTAAATGAAGGTTTATATAGCGCACATATTTATAATCGTCGTTTACAACAAGCTTCTAAAGCTAGAGTAGAACTCCGTATTAAACGTGAAGGTATCTATGAAACAAATTTAGCTACGAGTCCTTCTGTTATTACAACAGAATCTATTAGCTTGAAAAGAAATCCAAAAAATGCTACAATAAACTCAGTGCATGAATTAAGTTTAAAATCAGAAATTAATAAGCCAATGGAATTACGTCGTGGCGATATCAGTGATATTTCTATGCCAGTCGATGTTGTTATCGGTGAAAACGTAGTTAAAATTAAAGGTTTTAATACAGAGTCTGTAACGACACAAACTCCAGTACTTGTTAATGACAACGATCCGGTTTATCGTGTCGGTTATGTAGTAGCATTAAAAGCTAGAGAATATAAGTTTAAAGATGGCGCTTTAACTAAAGGTCAATTTAAACGTTTTATTCTTCCGTTAACAGAAGTAGTTAAAGATGTTCATACATATATGGACGGTGTAAGCGATCGTTTAATTTTTGAAGCTCCATTATATGAAGCAAATCAACGAATTGTCGATTATAATGATTTCGAAGTTCAAGTATACTGGGAAAATCCAGAACTTAGCGATAGCTCAGTTACTAAACAAGAACAAATGGGCGCTTTAAAAGAAATTACAGTAAGCTTTGCTTCTGATTTTGAATAAAATATATTATACATGCCGGGAGCATAAAAGCTCTCGGCATATTTTGTATAAGGTATAAAAATGATAAAAGATAGCAAAGATTTTAACGAGCAATTAAATACTTTAAAACAAGGAATTAAAATTCCGCAATTAGATGTTTCTAAAGTTATGAACTCCGTGGAGTTTAATGAATATTTAAATAATATACAGGTTGCATTGAATGATCTTACACAATCAACAAGAATTCTTCAAGATTGCAATGAGTATATGGTTAAGTATGTCAATAACGTAGTGAATAAAAAATATAAAGAATTTCAGCAAAAATTAGAATATATCGAAAAAAATTATTCTTTATATCAAAATAAAAATTTTATATCGTATCTAGTAAAACTTAATTATGAAAAAGAAGTTCGAGACCGAGATAATACAATTATCGGAACAATTGATTATATTAATCAACAAAATGGATCAATCGATTTATTTAAAAATGTCTCGGCTGAAGAAGCATATTCAGTAGAAATCGATAAAGAAAAAGGATCTTGTATTATTGTTTTTAATAAAGATACAATAACTAAAAATAATAAAAAAGTTGCTACATTTATGATAAAATTAATGGAGCCATTAATTTTAAATTATGTATCTTGTGATTTAATTAACTGTAATGGTTCTTTTACTATAAATAATGCAATTCAAAAATATAATTTTAATACATATTTTAATCCAGTAGAAGTATCTGTTATTCTTATTACTTTAGAAACAAATGATTTTACGACAGAAACAAAAGAAATATTAAAGAAACAATACAAAGGTTTTATGGATAATGCTTATACAGGAACTAATCAGATTAATAAGGACACTGAAAAAGAAAAAGAACAGCAGATGGCTGAAATTTATTATAAAAATGATGTAACTAAATATATAGGAGAAAGCAATGGCGGAAGAAGTAAAAATTAGTCGTAAGTTAACCGTTAAAGATACGGGTATAACTTTAGACGAAAATAATAAAATAAGTACGACTTCTAATCCTATTCCTGCCAGAAACGCTAAACCTTCTAATTTAATTCAACAAGATGTTATTAGCTATAAGCTTGGTATTAATAATTTAAAATTTCAATATAATAATGCTAATAATGTTTCTGGTATTAATAGTGAAATTATTAATATTGTTCAATGTGATTATGTTACATTATTTTCTTCTTTAAACAACCAAAATAAATCGGATCTATTTTCTACTGAATTTTATATAGTGGATAATGGGAAAGAGAAGCCGATTTTACCATATAATCAAAATAATATTTTATATGAAAAATTATTCTATGGTTTACCTCTAAGATTTGAAGTTAGTAAAACAGATAAAATTACTGTTCAAGAAATTAGTTCTAGTGATATTACTGTATTTAATGTATATAATAATATTAAAGAGTTTAATAATGCTAGAAATCAAATAGACGAACAAATTAAAAACAACAATAAATTATTAGTTGTTAGCTATGTTCCTGAAAGCGGCAAAAGAATAAAAATAGATAATAGTTTAATTTACGTTAAAATAATCAAAAGAATTTACGTCGGTAATTTACCGGTACAAGTAAATAATATTATAGTTAATGCGCATGGAGGAAAACTTGAATGGAAAATTTAAAAAATACTATTGTTCGACATTCATATCTTCAAGCATTAGCCGACGAAAAAAAGTTCGATACCTATAAATTAAAATCGGAGCAATCTCCGAATACTCCTTTATTCACTCCTCATTATGTTAATAAAGAAGATGAAATTAAATATGATAATATTAATGAAAATATATTAGAGTCTTCTTTTGATATACTTAATTTGAATTTTAATATTACTGATGCGGCATATGAAATTGAATCGTTGATGGAAAATGTTAATAATAGAATAGAATCTATCGATGAAAAATTAAAAGCCGAAGAAGAACGTGTTCGTGATGTTAATATGATATGTGGAAATATTAACGATTTTAATACTATTATTCCGCTAAGTGCTAATAATTTTAAAATTAAGTCTTCATTATACCAATATAAAAATTGTTTAACAGCAAGTGTTGTTAGCGAAGAAAAAGTTGATATTAAATTAATTAATATTAGCGGTAATGGTTATGTAGGGAATGATTATGTTGTATCTAAAGAAAGCGATCAGTTATTCGAAAAAGATAAACTTAACACCGCGAACGAAAAATATATGTACGACAATATTAAAAATACTTATTGGGAGTATAGTCGTATTTTTAGTTATGACTCAACTAATAAGAGCGATATTATTAATATTGATGATGTGTCTTGTACTGTTCAATTAACTTTTGAAGCACAGAATGAATTAGGTATTAATGAATTAGTTTTTACTGATGATGTAAAATTATCGGTAACAAAAATTGAAATATCGAGCGATAATTTAAACTGGGTTTCTACGTTTGAAGGAAATATTTCTCCTAATAACATTGATCAATCATATTCTAATTTTAGTTATATATACGGTAGCGGAGCATTAATTTTTCCGACGACAAAATATATTAGAATTACTTTAGAAAGTAATTATGTAGAAAACAATAAAATTAAAATTAACGATATTGTTTTTAATAATACATATAGAAAAATTATAAGAATAAATGAAGTCGAAGCTCGACGTGTCATGTTTAATAGTGGCAGTGGTACTACAGAAAATATAATTACATCTGGACGAGCTATTTCTGCTGGAATATTTGTTAATGAATACATCCCGGATTTTATTAAAAATAATTTAACTGATGAAATTAAATATATTTTAATTGTTAATGGTAAAAATTACGAAATAATTCCTATTAATAGCAATAAAAAAGGAATTAAATTAATTAAATATTCTCAAACCCCAGTTAAAGAAAATTATGTAACATATATTAATGAACCGATTAATAGTTTGCAGGTGGCGTTAGTTATCCCGGCTGCACTGAAATATTCTCCTTATCTAGCTAATTTAAAATTATGTTTAGGAAAGCAGGTGTCTAATGTATAAAGATCAAATTTATAAATTAGAATATTATAAACAAAAATTAATAGATCAATCTCTTTCCTATGGTGAATATTTAAAGCCAGATTCTTTAAAAACATTATTAGAAGAATATGATTTTAATTTTGCTTTATTTAAACATAAATATATTAAAGAAGGCGCTAAATTTAATGTCGATGATTTTAATAATGAATTAAGTATCCTTTATAATGATTTATTTATATTATATCGTATTGTTTATGAACTTACTGTTACTGAGTTTAATAAAACAAAAGAAATGGTAAATATTAAATTAGATAATTTAAATCGAATTGCTAATCAATATTATAATCGTTGCAAGCTCGAAACTATTGCTATATTAGGCGATACATTAGTATATCAAGCAAATAATTTTGATATAACAAATAAAAATGGTAAATCATATGTTAAGTTGCCATCTTTTTCTACTTACGCTGGTGCTTCATTAGCTTTTCTTGCTAATCTTGATATGAATAATTCTAATACTATTTTAGAATTAAATCCTTCAGAAAATATTTCTAATTATGAAAATAATGAAAATTTATATGTAGTTCCTGGCAAGCCTACTATTAAAACACATTTTATTACATTAGATCCTCAAAATAAATATAAAGGATCATTTATGTTAGATTATAATCCCGATAATTCATATCGTGGACAATATTATTTATATGCCGGTAAAAATATGATTAAAGTTGCCGGTGAATATATAGATATCGGCAAATATAATCGTAATGAATATCCTGATGAATATGAAGTAGAATTATATGTATATAACGGAACATCAATCGATTTTAATTTTACATTAGAACCGATTAGTTCTAATATAAATAATAAACTTGTAACTATTAAAAACAGAATTCAACGTTTTGTATTTAAAATGCCGGCGTATAGTCATATTAGTTTTAATACTAATGGTATGATCTTTTGCGCAGTTGAAGAATGTTTAACTAAAAATAATCGATTATATTCTAAACGATCATATGATAATGTATATGAATATATGTTAGAGTCTGTAATATATGATACTGAAGTTAAATATGAAAATCCAGTTGTTGTAATTGATAATCCAACAGCTGAACATTTAAAAATTAATTCGTTAGCTGTTAAACAAAATAGGTATAATCAAAATGATCAATTACAATATTAGGTATAATGGTCCATGGGAATATGATAAATTTGTTTTAAATTATTATAATTTATGGAACGAAATTCTTATCAAAGAAAAAGAATTAGACGAAGTCGAGAAACAAAATAAATTTATCGATATAATTTATCATGATATTGTTCATAAGAACACGACAGCTGATATATATAGAAAGTTTACTTATTTAGTATAAGGCGGTATTCATGGAAGTTAAAAATACATCAAAGTATTTTGTAGATTTTATTAATAATATGCAAAATAATTATAATAATTTACAAAATAGTATTACAGAACGACATTCTTCTTATGATAAAAAAATTGAAATTATGAATGCCGTTTTAGAATATAATAATTATCTTAATAATCAACTAAATAAAAATTTCGACGCGTTAAAAGAATCTAATCGAATTAATGAATTGACATTCGATGGTGAAATTGCAAATCGTAAAAATATTTTTAATACAAATAAAATTTTATTTGTCGATACTAATAAAATTTTAGGCAATAAATCTAATTACGATATTTACGGAAATTGTATCCATCCTAAGGTTATCGGTAATTTAGAAAATTTATTTAATTTTAATTCGTCTGTCGGATATATTTTTAAAGATTCCGCATCAGTAGCAATCAACGACGAATTTCGTGATAAATATAAAGACGTTTTAAAACATGATACAATTACAAATAAGTTACCTACATTTGCACAATACGAAAAAAATATTTTAACGTTAACTATCGATTTCCCTAATAATCCATTAATTGGTGCAGCTAATTGTAATGCTATTGAACTATCTCCATTCTTAGCGGGAGCTGCTGTTTTAAAAACAATTACGATTATTACTAATGCTGGAACTCAATTATCTAATAATGCAATTATTATTAATTATGATCAACCTTTAGAAGATACTCGAATTTTATTCGATAATATTTATAGCATTAAAACGCTTACATTATCTTTTAAATTAACGTTCGCTAATAATCTTGGTTTATATCCTTTCGGTTTACGTCATTTATATTTATATAATGCAAATTTCGATACTAAAAATAGTAATATTGTAATTCGAAATGATTATCAAAATTTAATTAAATATATTGGCGACAGCGTAATTATATCTAATCAAACTAGCGATGGTGTTGGTGATCGATATAGCAAACATGAAACTACTTGCAGCGAAGCGGATATTAAATTATATAGTTATTATTCTAACGGTAATTTATTATATCCTATCGAAACTCATACCAATAATTTGATCAATCAATTAAGTAAAAATACAAAAACATTTTATGCCGATATTCCAGTTAAAAATGCAATGTATAGTATAGAATTTAATAAGGTCCGGACATAGTTGTCTGGGCCTTGTTTTTATGTTATAATATATTTTGAAAAGAAGATACTATTTTAATGGAGGTTTTTTAATGATTGATTCAGTTTGGTATGAAGAAAATATCTTAGGATATTCAACTGAAAAAAGTTATATCACACAATATACAATCGATTATTTATACGATAATAATTATAATGAAGGCGACATTATAAATATTTTATCTAAAATTAAAAAAGAATCGATTAAATATAAAGATTTACCGTCTAAATTATGGAACGGTTTAATCGAACGTGATACATATTATTTTCATCCTGAATTGCAAATTTTATCAAAACCACCGATGTTATCTATTAGTTCAGATATTATAATTAAACCAGTAAAGTTTTTTAAAGAAATTAAAATTTCTTATACTAAACAAGACGTGCTTAATTATTTTTATCGCAAAGCTAACTCTAAAATTATTAAAGATATGAATCGAGATCTAGGTTCATTAGATTATCTTTTATCAAGATATAAGCACCAACTTATGAACTCTTTAGACGTGATTCTTTATTTAATCGATGATCATGCTTTTGAAGCTAATTCATTATTAGCTTTAAGTAATTATGAAGTTAATACTTTAGAGAGAATAGAAAATATGTATTATGATAATAATAGAAGTGGAACCGATAAGATTATATATAGATGGGAGTAAGTAATATGAACTTTTTTGAAGAATCACTCGCTACGTATGAAGAATATGAAATTGAAAGTTCTAAAGACGAAGAAGAGGGATATGATACCAAACGATTTAAACAATTTAATCAGAATCTTAGCGGTTTAACTAAAGGGCTATATATTTTTGCCGGTGAATCAAATGGTGGTAAAACTGCTGTTATGTCTAATCTGCTAAAAGATTTAGGTACTAATGAAAAAAACCATTTATTCGCTATTTATTATACATTGGACGATACTGTAGGCGAAGTAATTCCACGTATAATTGCAATGGATCAACGTATTCCTATTTCTGTAGCTCAAAAACCTAAACGCTATGAAAAAATTATTGCGGCTACTCCAAGATCACCCGAAGAGCAACAAAACTTTGAAGCCATTCGAGCACAATTAAAAGCACGTCAAAATGGTATTCAGAAATTAAAGGAGCAGAGTCAACAATTCATGTTGACCGACGGAACTAAAGTGCGCACTTTTGAAGATATTAAAGAGCATGCAAAACGCGCACAAGATTTTGTCAAGTCGCTAGATGATAAAAATAATATTATTATTGGTATCGATAGTTTATCAGATTTAAAATTTAAAAATCGTACATTTTCTAAGCCACAAGAACGACATGAAGCTTTATCTGAAGAATTAAAACAAATGGCTAATACTGAATTACAAATTCCGGTATTTGGAACTGCCCATCTTCGTAAGCTTAATCATGCCGGTCGTCCTTCGCTAGACGATTTAAAAGAATCTGTTCGATATCAATATGATGCCAGCGTTGTATTCTTAGTTCATAATGATGTGAGTAAGAATAAGAATAGTGCAAAAGTATTTTACAACGTTGAAACAAGTCAAGATATTCAACCAATTATTGAATTGGATTGGGCAAAAAATAAACGAAGTGAATTTAAAGGCAGAAGCTTCTTTTATTTTATTCCACAATATTCTCATGTAACAGAATGTTCAGCAGAAGATGCTGAACGTTTTAACAATATTATAAGAGGTTAAGATGAATCAATCTGTATACGAAAGCGTATTACAAAAATTTAAAGAAAGCCAAAAGACATCTCATATTGCTAGACGAGAAAACTTTTTTAAATCATGGTCTAAAAATTTAGAATTACTTGTTGACTCTAGGTTCCCTAATATGCAAGTTATTAAAGATATTTTAAACTTAGCTGCTCGCTATACTGTAACTGAAGTTCTAAATGAAGATTTAGAGATAGAACACTATAGCCATTTATTTAAAGCTCGTGATATTATTACCAAGTTTATTGAACAATTTAAAGATGACGAATTATTAGTTGCTTCTGATTTTAAAGAAAAAATTTGTCAAGCAGTTGAATGTTTGCAAGGTCCTAATAGCGATATTCCTTTATTGCGTCCAGCTCCGAATACTCCAGATCAAGTATTCTATGAATCATATTTATTAACATTAATGCATTATGGTAAAAATAAATAGCAATCAATTTTTAGATTATTTAGATAGTCCTTGGTATTATAATATAAAATATAATACTCCAATTCCAACAGATGAGCGCACATTGCGGTCGTCTCTTTTGGATGTGTCATATGCATTTTTAGGTAGTATCGCACAGAAAAATATTCTTACGATGCCTAAATTAACTAAAATGCTCGATAAAATATTCAATGAAATTCCTCATCGAATAACTCCGAAAGACATAGTTAAAGGTATTAATCGATTAAATAATCTATATAATTATTGTAGTGAAAAGCAATTAAATATTGTTAGTATTGGTCATATACATGAATTAAAGTTTGATAACGGTAGTATCGAAGTCGATATTGGACCGATCGCTTATGAACATGGTCAATATTTTTTATTCTATCCAGTATATGATCATGTATTTAATCAAGATAAAGCTGATAGTGATATTAAGTGTACACTAGATTGGAAAGCTGCATACGATGCATTTGATTTTCAATTAAGTGGTGTTATGTTTTATTACGCTAAAACAAATAAAACATTTATTTGTTATCGTGATATTAGCAGTATCGAACGATTAAACTTTATTGCGAACAATGTATTAAAAGGTATAGAACAAGGAATTTATTTTCCTGTTCGAGAAGAAAGTAGTAAGAGCCGATTTATTCCAGAATTATCAAGAACATTTACAGGTAAATAATGGCTTATACTATAGATGGCTGTAATTATAAAACTAAAGCGTTACGTGATACGCATGTTTTATGGGCACAGTATATTAAAGAAAAATTAATTAAAAGCTTTGAGTTGCCACAAGTTAAAGACAAAATTAAGAAAAGCCGGTACTTTTCTTATAAACCAATTGTCGACGATATTAAATTTGATAGTTTAATGGAAGCTTCTTATTATATTTTTTTAAAACAAAAAATTAAAAATAAAGAAATTCTTTCATTTGAACGTCAAGTCAAATATGAATTGCAACCTGCTTTTAAAAAAGGAACGAAACGAGTTTTAGCTATTAATTATATAGCAGACTTTGTCGTTACTAATTTAGATAAGACTGTTAGAGTTATCGATATTAAAGGTAAAACTACAGCCGATTTTAATTTAAAGAAAAAAATGTTTGACTATAAATTTGAAGGTCTAACATTAGAATGCTTACAATTTTATGATGGAATTTGGCAATCGCTAGATGAAATCAAAAAAATTAAGCGGAAAGCTAAAAAGAAAAAATAATGTCTGAACCAATTTTCTTGGAGGGACAAAAAGAAGCTTGGGAAGAAGTTGATTCCATTGTATTGGAATGTCAAGATACTAATACTCCGGCTATAAGAAGAGATGAATTATTAGAAGAATTATTAATCCGATTCGAACCATTTTTAAATATGTTTAAAGACTTATTACTTCACGATAAAACATATTTAAATAATAAAGTATCACGAGATTTTATCGGCTTGTATATTGCCGATACTGGTTTACGATATAAAGTATTCCAGAATAAACGTTTAACTAAAGATGAATTTAACGAAGTTAATCGCAGCCTTAGTTTAATTCGTGATAATTATGGTAAACAAGCTAATGTAGAAAATGATTTACAAGCTATATTTACTCAAATGGTTATGAAATATAAAAAGACTAATCGTTCTTTTAATACTTATATATCTTATGTATTTAGATACGAATTATTTAGGTTCATAAAGGCACACCTTAAGGATCGTCTTAATAATAATTATGACCGTTCCTCTTTTGAAGATCGCGTTATCGGGACTTATAACGTTCATCATTCATTAGATTTAAGTGATCAGATTACGATTACTAGTAATGATTCTTTCAGCGATAGTTGGAAAAAAGGAATTTGTTGCTCCGATATTTTTAGCGAATTAACCGAAGAAGAACGAACAATTATTTCTATGCTTTTCTATGAATTATTGAAACCAGCAGAAATTCAAGAAAAGTTACATATGAATGTAAATACATATCGTCGTATTAGACGTACAGCGTTAGAAAAACTTGAAAAAGCTACGGGATTAACAACAAAACATTTAAAAAAACATAGAGCGAGCAATTAATTTTGCTCGCTTTTTTCTTTTATATATGATATAATATATATGAAAGGCGGTTACTCATGATTACAAAACAAGAGTACAGATCTCGTTTAAAGGTAAGTGAATTGTTAGCTAAAATACTTGAATTAAAACAGATCCCCATGGAGACTGCATATAATATTTTATATAATCAAGATAAGCTAATTAATGTTGATGAAACTGACGAGATTATTAATATGACACAAGCGGCAGAAGAATTTGTGTCGTATATTAATGAAGGACGCGATGTCTATGTTTACGCAGATTATGACGTAGACGGTATGACAAGCGGAACGATTATGGCTAAATTTTTACCGAAAGTTTGTAAAAATAAAAGTCAAGTATATTTCCCAGAGCGTAGCGATGGATATGGCTTAAGTATTGCCTTTATAGAAAAAATAAATGAAGAATATAAAGACAAGCTTAAGCCTCTTTTAATGACTGTCGATAATGGTATCACTAAGGTGGAAGAAGTTGAATTATGTAAAAAATACGGAATTCCAATTATAATTACAGATCATCATCTTCCTCAAGAAGTTTTACCAGATACTACGATAGTCGATCAACATATATCTGACTTAGACCATTGGGCTAAAGGTATATGTGGCGCAGGTGTAGCTTATTACTTTTGTCGAGCAGTCGAACGAGAACTGGGATATAATTATTATGAAAGTAGTCGATTAACATATTTAGCGGCTATCGGAACCATTGCCGATGTGATGCCATTAGATAATATGGTAAATCAAGCTATCGTAAGAAAAGGATTCAATCAAATCGATACTGGCAATATTCCGAACACTTTATCCACCTTTATTAAACAATTAACTAATACTAAAATAAATGGCGATATTGTTTCTTGGACTATTGCTCCTCGATTAAATAGCTGTTCTCGTATGTTTGATATTATGTCTTCGATTAAATTATTTTCAGTTACACAAGATCCATTAGAAATATGTGCTAATGTAGAAGAATATAATAATCAGCGTCAGAAGATAACTAAAGAATATGTCGAAATTATTCAAAAAGAATATGTCGACGATAGTGGTATAGCATTGGTTGCTCTCGATAACATTCCTCATGGTATTATCGGTATATTAGCTGGAAAGCTTGAAGAATATTCTGGTAAACCATCGTTTGTCGGAGTTAAAGACGGAACGATTATAAATGGTTCGGCACGCAGTAATACGTATCCTCTTGATGTATTATTATATGGAGAACCCTCTGTCGCTTCATATGGTGGTCATGCAGCCGCTTGTGGCTTTGCTATATACCAAGAACTCGTAGAAGAGTTTAAACAAGCCTTAACGGCTAAAATTTTAAGTTTTACGCCTATTGACGATGGCGATATAGTTGTTAAACCAAAACAATATATAGAATTAACTCTTAGAGATTTAACTAAAGAATCGTTCGAATCTTTTAATATTTTATCTTACGATAAATCTGGGTTTGAAAAGCCTTTAGTTATTATTAAAGATTTAACTGTACTAGCAATTAAGCCTAGCGGAAATAATCCGTTAAATATTAAATATACAATATTTGATGGCGATACAAAAATGGATATTTGGGTTTGGAAATTAGGAGATCAAGGAATTGATGTTGGCGATAGAATTTCATTAGCTGGTGAAATTGAGCGCAACTTTATGAAGCCCAAATTATTCACTTTAAAAGTTTCGGAGATTATTAAAGGGGGATAACATGTTTACACATTTACATGTACATACAGCATATAGCTTTTTAGATGGCTATTGTCATATAAATAAACTTGTTGCTCGAGCTAAAGAACTCGGCATGGAAAGTTTAGCTATTACTGATCATAATCATATGGGCGGTATTTATGAATTCCAAAAAGAATGTAAAAAACAAGGTATTAAGCCGATATTAGGTTATGAAGGCTATCAAACATGGGATACTAATGAATTATCTAAGCCGATAGAAGAACGTTGGATTGATGCAGCTAAGTTAGCATTAGAAGCTGGAGCTATTATACAAAAAGAACACGATGATTTAGTTAGTGGCAAAAAAGGTGTTAAAGGTATTAAAAATATTAAAGAGCGCACTAAAGAATATATGTACGATACTCGTCAATATCATTTAATTTTATTAGCGCAAAATCAAGTCGGTTTAAATAACTTAATTAAACTACAAAGCGAAGCCGCTAGTAAATGTACATATAACGGACGTTTCTTGTTCGATATGGAAATGTTACGTAAATATAGTGACGGTGTTATTTGTCAATCTGCTTGCGTAGCAAATATGATTGCTTCTTGTGTTAAAAAAGAAGATTTAGTAAAAGCCGAAGAATTAATTCTTGAATATAAAGATATATTTGATGATCGATTCTATTTAGAAGTACAACCTAATAACTTTGAATTGCAAGTCAAAGTAAATAATTTTTACTTAAAAATGTCACAAAAACATAATATTAAATTAGTAGCGACTAGCGATGTGCATTATGTGAATAAGAGTGATAATAAAGATCATGATGTATTAGTCGCTATCGGTACTGGCACCACTATTTATGATAAAAATAGAATGCAATATGACCATAATTATTGGTTAAAATCTGAAGAAGAAATGTGCGATGGATTTAAAGCTATTCTTAATGCAAGCGAAACAGAACGTGAAGTAGCACATAAAAAATATGCTTTATATCTTGAAGCTATTCATAACACTCAATTAATTGCCAATAGCATCGAAGAAGTTAAACTCGGTAGCGATGTTCCGTTAATGCCTAAAATCCCAGGAGCTAAAGGCGATACCAAATTAGAACTTCGTAAATTAGCATATCAAGGTTTATATAAATTAGCCGAAGAACATAAATATATTAAAGAAAAAATTCATGATTATGAAAAACGTTTAGCTTATGAATTAAATATTATTAATTATAAAGACTTTGCCGATTATATGTTAATTGTTCAAGAATATACAAATTGGGCGAATAATAACGGTGTAGCAACTGGGCCATCCCGCGGTAGTGGTGCAGGTAGTTTAGTATTATGGTGTATTGGTATTACTAAACTTGTAGATCCTTTAAAAGAAGATTTATTATTTGGTCGCTTTATGACTATCGATAGAAAAGGGGCGCCTGACATTGACCTAGACTTCGATTACTATGGACGAGATAAAGTAATCGCTCATTTGGAAGATATTTATAAAAAAGAAAATGTAGCACATATAGGAAGTTATTCTCAGCAAGGCGTAAAATCTGGCTTAAAAGATGTTGGTCGAGCACTTAATATTAATTTTAAAGTTATGAACGCTCTTTCTCGTTCTATCGATGAAATGGAAGATGCTGTTCCTCCGCAACCTAAATTTAAAGATTATGATAATCTTAAAAATGGTAATGTACAAGAAAAACAGTTGTGGACTAAATGGAATAAGCTCGAACAAGAAAATAAAGAATTATTTAGATTAGCTCGAAATTTTGAAGGCCTCAAACGTAATTTTGGTGTACATGCTTCTGGTGTTTTAGCTATGCCTTGTAAAGTTACTGATTATATTCCAACACGTGTTGATGATAATGGTGTTACAATTACATTATTTAGCGGTGTTGAGTGTGAAGAACTAGGAGCTATTAAATATGATATTCTTGGTTTAAAATCAATTAGTATTATCGATAAAACATTAAAACATATTAATAAAGATTTTAATTGGCTATATAAAAATGCTAATTTAGAAGATCCTAAAATATATAAAATGTTAGCAAAAGCAAATACGGATTGTGTATTTCAATTAGAATCTGATATGTTTAAAAACATGATGAAAATATTTAAACCAACATGTTTTGACGATATTGCCGCCGCTACAGCTTTAGGAAGACCAGGGCCTCTTAGCGTTGGAATGGACAAACAATATGCTAACAGAAAACACGGCAAAGAAGAAATAACATATCCATTACGTGGCATAGAAAATATATTAAGTAAAACATATGGCGTTATGCCATATCAAGAAAATTTAATGCAAATTTCTAAACAAGTATCTGGATTTGATGACAATCAAGCTGACTCAATTGTGAGAAAGCTTATTGCAAAGAAAAAAATAGATATGTTCCCGATGATGATTCGTTGTCACATTTATGGTAAAAAAAATATTAAGGGCCCGGAAGGTTGGGAACAAGACGATAATGCACCTTGGTATGATCCTAAAGCTAAATATGGTCCTGAGATTAAAGGAGCTATTGCTAATGGATATACAGCTGAAGAAATGAGAAATTATTTTGATACCATTATGGGATATGCCAGCTATGCGTTTAACAAATCGCACAGTTATGCATATACCGTAATTACAATATTAATGTCTTGGTTAAAAATTTATTATCCCGTACAATTCTATTCTGCATTCTTATCAATGCAAGCGGTCGAAGATTTATTACGATATATCCCGATGATTAGAAAGGAAGGTATCGATGTTAAGGTTCCGGAAATCAATAGCTCTGATATTGATTTTACTCCTAATGGAAATTCTATATTATTTGGGCTCGGTTCTATTAAAGGCATAGGTGATTCTAGTATTCCTGAAATAGTAAATAATAGACCTTATAGTAGTCTTGAAGATATATTTAGTAAAGTTCCTAAAAAAGCATTTAATAAACGAGTAGGCGAAGCATTAATTAAGTCGGGTGCGCTAGATTTATTCAATACTAATCGTTATGAACTTCTTAATAAATTTCATGCTATTCGTAAAGATAAAATCGAAGAATTAAATATCGGGCAATATAATGACGAAGCTATTATGGAAATGGAGATGGAGACTATTAATTGTCCAGTAACCAAAACTCCTGAATGGTATTCTTTAGATAATGAAGAAGTCGAAAATGTAAAAATTAAAATTATAGAAATCGATGAACGTAAAGATAAAAGCGGAAATATAATGGCTTTCTGTAAGGGCGATGTAGGCGGTGGTGCCACTATCGATCTCGTTATCTTTAGCTCGATTTATTTGGCTAATATGAGCTCTATTCGCTGTGATCATACTGCTTATTATTCTGGCAAAAAAGAATCGGATTCTAAGATTATCGTTAAAAAAGTAAGTATGGTTAAATAAACTGCGTAATATATATGTAGTCGTTAATTTAATTTGTTAACAAATTTTGGAGATTAATTAATATGGCAAATCGTGGTTTTTACGGTCTTTTTGACCCAACCAAAAAACATGGCGGCAAAGGCGCTGAAGATGCTAAAATTAAAGAGCTAGAACAACGTATTCAAGCGTTGGAAGCTAAGGTTCAAATTTTAGAATCTAAAGTGACAACTGGCCGCGCACAATAATAAATTAGAAAGCTTACTTTTTATAGTAAGCTTTCTTTTTTTATGCTATAATATTGTTGTAATATAACATTGTAAAATATATTTTTTTATATTAAAAAGGAAACCATAATATGGCAAATATAAACGGTAAAATTTTAGTTGATAATGGAGCTGGTCAAAAAGATCAGTTTAACCCAACTACGTTAGCTTCTTCCGTTGTTTTTGATGATGGTCAAACTCTCGAAGAAAAATTTAGAAGTTTGGTACCGGCAAAAGCTACGCAATCTGAACGTAGTGCTGTTGCAGATCGAAGCGATTTAAGCGAAGATACTCGCAAATTTATGGGCCATCCATTAGAAGACTTCATTTTAAGAAATGAATTAATGGCAACGATTACTAAGATTAATGAACATAACGACTGGAAAAATAGTGTGTCGACTGTCGATGAATTATACACTACTTATCCAGACGCTATTGTCGGTAATATCGTTGCTATTAATACTGGTGATGCTGCCGGATCTTTATATCGTTTTAATGGTAGTGACTGGGAGATTTTATTGAAACATGGTAAACGAGTATTACCAGATAACGTTGTCGATAAAATTAATAAGAGCGTTATTATTGAAAAAATGGAATTTGGTAGTAACAAATGGATAAAACAAGGCGAAGATAATTATGAATTATCTTTGAATATTACGAACGCTGAAATTATTCAGGTCGTTATTTTTGACGGCGCATCTAAAAAATTAAGTACTATCACTCCAGAATATAATAATAATAAAATTTTATTGCATAGCGTATTCCCTGAACGCGGTTATGTATTGTATTATACTCAACAAAGTGATGTATTAAATCATGGTGATACAGTATGATCCAAAAGCTAAGTCAACTTGTCGGTCTTAGTGATATTAATAAGAAAGTTAATGAATTCGATAAAGAACTATCCGATATCAAAAAGATGTCGGATAGAACTGTCGATACGCAAATATTATCTTCGTTTATTACGAATAATAAACGAGATATTCAAGCGTTACTTAATACAGCTCGTCAAAAAATCGAGCAATTAAAAAATAGTATCGACACAAAATTTAACGATTATTACACTAGGACACAAAGTGATTCATTATTTGCACGCTCTTCTTTATTAAAAACCTTTATTCGCGATAATAGAGAAGAAACATTTGACAGTAATTTAAATGTTAGTGGCAATATTCAATTAAACAATACGAGCGGGCCAATTATTCAATTTGGTGATGGCTCTTTAGAAGTACGTCCTAATTATTTAAAAATAACGGCGCCTAATGGGTCTGTGCCAGTCGAAATTAAAAACGGTGTACCATATAGTAACGGTAATGTCATTATGACAAACATTAATTATATTTCTCCTGGTCCGTGGATTGAATTACCAAATAGTCGTAATGTTAAACGAGTTAATTATAATATCGCTTATGAACAAGGCGCTCGGCAAATGTTAATATTATATCGTTATCATGACGGTAATAATAATGGGCATGAATATATTAATCATATTCTTATCGAACTTCAATTAGGTTTACCTAAATATAAAGATATGGAATGTGAAATTAGTTTATTAAATAGTGAAATTAATGTTACTTATAGCCGCGATGGATATAATGGCAATATTAAAGCTGTGTATTATCGATAGGAGTTTTATATGGCAAAAAGAATAGAATCACAAGCTGTGTCATATAAAACGACACAACAAATTAATGCGATAGCCGATCAATTTAATGAATTCGTTAAAAATATTAATGCCGGTCGATTTACTGTCGACGACTTTATTAGAAGCTTTAACGAAATTAATACATTATATATTTCTTCTAAAAAAGATTTTGACCGTTCTATTCAGTTATCACAAGATACGTTTAATTCTATGTCTCAGAATTATTTAACTAAAGAAGAGCAAGATTCTCGTTATTTAAGTAAATCTAGTTTAACAAACGTAGTATTAAAAAACGGTAATTTTCAAACTAACAATAAATTAACTATTAATGGTAATAATAAAATTATAGCTAATAAAAATGGCAATATATTAATGACTCTTAACGGAGTAAAATTAATTGCCGAAGGTGAATGGTTAAAGTTTGTTAATCCAGATAATAGTGAATTATATGCTCATAATATTAACACTAATAATGAACGTATGTTAGGTCGCGATGTATTTAGATTATCTGGTGAACAACAAATTGATGGTAATTGGAATGAGTTAGCAAATAGCCGCATTGAAAACATAAATGGATCGGTAAATCTTCCGGATAATTGGAACGATTTAATTATTATTGTCGATAATACTAAACAAAATTATGGCGATAATAGTGGATCCAATAAAGATTTTGAAAATGCACACAAGTATGCTCCATCTTATGTGTTTGTATGCCGAGCAGAAGTTCCGATTAAATTTTTAACTCCATTTTCTGTAGCCGGTATTGAAGTTGGCGCAACATATGTTCGTTTAACGCAAAAAACTGGCCCGGTATTTATGGAATATTCTAAAAGCCGTGATTACGGCAGAATAGTAAAGGTATTATGGCGATGATTGAAAAATTAAAAAACAAAGTAACAGTAGTCAGCCAAGTACAAAAAATTAATGAAATTATAAAAGCTATCGATCATTTTAAAGAAGGTATCGATGAAACTAGTATTAACGGGTTAATTAATCGTCATACTCAAAAAATTAATGAAATGAAGGCGCATATTAATGATTACGTTATTAGACTTTCAGATCAGTTAAATGCTAGTATTAATGAAAAACTTAAAAGTTTTTATAGAAAATCAGAAGCTAATAATAAGTATGCTCCTGTAAATGAAGAGAAAAAATATGTTCGTTACGATGATCTTAATGTTGGTAAAAATTTAGTTATTAATGTCGGATCTGGTCCAGCAATTAAATTTAATAAGTCTAACGGTACTTTATTCACTATCGGTGATTTTGATATATCGGCATGGCCTTTTAAAATTACTAAAGGTAATGTTCAATATATGGGAGTGAATAACGAAGGGTTAATATCTGATAAACATATTATTACTCAAGTTAATTATAAGAATTTTATTAAATTAAAATCTTGGCGTGACGGATCTTCTATCGGCAGCTGGAATGCTAACGATTGGAATGAAGCATATGCATATAATACTGGCGACAACTATCAAGGTATCTTCTTAATGGTTAAAAATGCTTCTAAACGCCGTTATGACGTTATGAATTATAATTCTGGCGACGATACTAATATGTCAGTTTCTTTCCACAATTATTATGGAAACACTAGGAATGTGGAACTTTGTTCTCGTTTAATACAGTATCCAGGCGATAGTAGATTCCAAGTTAATATAGCAAAAAAATATTATATGATGCCTGTTAATAGACCTAAATTCCGTCTTAAATACGCTGAAGGGTGGGTTATTAAATGCCGATAGATATTAACACTCTTCGAGATAATCTTAATCATTTAATATTTAAAGTAAACAATCTAGAAGCTTATAAAGAACAAAATAATGATTATGCTAATACATTAGATTTTTACGAAAAGATATTATCGATTAATGATAAATTAAACGGTTTAGATATCGATACTATTAATATTAATAATAGTTTTATTGCCAATAATATTTTAGAAATTTCAGATAATAAAATACAATATGGTAAGGATCAACTTACATTTACTGATAGCTTACGATATAACGGTAAAATTGCTAAAACACAATATGATTTAGCTATGCCGGAATTTAAAGATTATCCTCCTGATTCTTTAGAAAAAGGAGAATATTATTTAGTAATAAATAAAGATCAATATAAAATTCCGTTTATTATCGAATATTATGGCAATAATATTAAAAATGATTTCTATAAAATAGAGAACAGCAAATTAACGTCTGATTATAATTTTGTATTAAAGAAACGAGGTTAACGAAATGATTAATATTATTAATGATGATAACGTTACTCTTTCTGATTTACAAAGTAAAATTGATGAAATTAATAGATACTTAGAAGATAATAAAAAAGATTTAGAAGAAACTATTTATAATAACAATGTTGAACAATACAAAATAGATGATTCTATTTATTATAAAAAAAATAAAGTTTACGATTATACAATTAGTGACTTTAATGTTAATAATTTATCTGGTATTGTTGAAGTAAATAATAATACGTTAAATGTAAATGGTCATATATTATCTAATACAAGTATAGATGGCGTTAAATTTTTAACAGAAAAAAGTAATACTTATACTTGGACTGAAGTCCCGGTATCTAAACAAATTGATATAACATATTTTCATGAAATCAATATTATTATTTCTGATGGTTCAACTTATTCACCTTTATTTATTGTAAAAGAAGATGGATTATATAAAGACCGATATGGGATAGTAGAAATTAAAATTATTGATAATAATTTAATAATTGACAATGTTTATAACGTTGTTAAAGTATTTGTACGATAAGGTTATACGATATGGAAGAACTTTCGTTAAAATCAGTTAATGATAATATTATTACTTTAAGTAATAATGTAGATAATATTATTAACAGAGCTCATAATAGAATCAATGAATACTTAGAAATTAACGGTATTCCATTGGGTAATATATATAATGAGTATATTGGTAAGAATCAACATATCGATATGTTACATGCTAATAATTTATTGGTTAATAATATGCAATTAAATGATAAATTTTTTATCGATAATAATAAAATTGTATATGGCGATAATTCTTTATCGTTAACCAATGGATTAAAAGTAAACGAAGAACAGGTATTGTTGGAAGACGATACCTGTTTTAGTTTGTCATATGAAGGTGTATATACCACATACTTAATTAAAGATAAATCTGAGATTGTTGTCTCTGGTTTATATAACGGCACGGAAACAATTGATCTTATAATTTCTGTTTCTATGTTAAGTGAAATTTCGACAAGTGTATTCGGATATCGAAGCGCAGGAGTAACGGTTACACGTTCTGGCGATGAATGTTCTATAGCTCCTACAGATTCGGGATTCGTTATTACTAATGTTATTATGAGGTAATTTTTCTATGAAACATTTTATAGATCAGGCTTCGTTGAACGAAACAAGTATACAATATCTTATTTATAAGTTAAACGAAGTTATCCGTGTTGTTAATAATAAACCGGATGTACATGACTTAGAATACTGGTCTGATGTATTAGAACAGTTTAAGAATGATAAATCTATTAATACTTATACCGATCTAATCGAAGCTTTAAAAAAGAAGCCAGACTTTAATGAAGTACGCGCTACAGTTCGCGATGAATTAACAAAATTTGTCGATGAAATGAACCAGCGTATTTATCAACCAACTTTAGATCAACTATTAAAAATAATTGGCGATGCACTTAATCAATATATTCGTGAACAAGTGGATAAACGTTTAAATGAATCAATAGAAGATCTTAAGAATAGATTTAGTGCAGAATTAATTTATTGGAATTAGGAGATCAAAAAATATATGGATGAAAAATATACAGGCCGAAAGTTTTATGGTCTATATGATCCTACATCGCCTAGTGCTAAGCGCGATCCTAAATCTGTTGAAGATATTAAAAAACAATCTGATGTTAATAAAGAAACGAGTCTTTCTAATAAAGCATTAGCTGAAGCTAATAAAATTGCTATCGATAAAATCATAGCAATGATGAATGCTAAACAAGCTCAAGATGTTATTACATTCTTGAGTAAAGTCGATGCTGTCGCTCAATATCAGCCTAAAGGCGATTATGTAACAGAAAATCGTATCGACGAAAAAATCGACTCTGGTATTGCTAAATATAATGTTAAGGTTACCGAAACATTTGCAACTCGAGAAGAATTAAATTTAGCAACAAAAGGCGTTACACCTGCTCAATTAAAATCATTAAAAGATGCTCTCGAATTATTGAAAGATAATCCTGATAGCATTGCTGAAATTGCTAAAAAAGCCGATAAAGATAATGTATATACTCGAGCTAGAATCGATGATTTTATTAATAGTTTAAATCAGAAGGATTTAGATTTAGAAAAGAAAATTCAAACTGTTGCGTTAGGCGAAGGTTTTGTTAAAGACACTGAATTAGCTAAACGTGTTGCAGCAATTGTCGATTTTACTCCGTATGTAACTAAAGTATATGCAGAGACTACATATGCTAAACTTACAGATTTAAATTCTAAAGTTTCTCAAGAACAATTAGAAAAAGCTTTAGAAAAAGCAGCACCTCAAGCTGGTATTGAAAAATTAGCGACAAAAGAAGAATTATCTAAAAAAGCTGATAAATCCGAAGTCGAAAGCAAGGTAAATGTCGGTGATTTTAATGATTTAAAACAAAAGATTTCTTCTTTAGACACAGCTATTAAAACTGAAGCTGCTTCTCGTGCTTCTACCGATTTAGCTACCGACAGCAAAATCGGTATTGTTAATAGCACGATTAATGATATTAAAGCCGATATCTTGAAAAATAAACAAGAATTAACGACTCAATTAGTTCATAAAGCTGATACAGAAACAGTAGCTACTCTATTATCTAATAAAGTGGATAATAATAGTTTAGATCTTGTTAAAGCTTCTGTGGAAAAAAATAAACAAGACATTCTTAAGGCTAATATCGAAATTAATAAAAAAGCTAATGCGGCTGTTTTAGAAAATTATCCGACTAAAGAAGAACTTCGTGTTAAAACTGAGTTATTAAATCAAAATATCGAAGATGTAAAGACAATTGCTAATAAAGCTAAATTAGCTGCTGAATCTGGTAAGTTGGCTACTGATGCTAAGGCGTTAGCTGAAGATAATAAAGTTAAAGTTTTGGCTATTGAAGAAAAACTTAAAACTTTATTAACTAAGGCATTAGCCGATTCTTTATATCAAGAAAAAGGCAATTATGCCACTAAAGAAGAAGTTCAAGCAATTACGACTTTAGATCCTTCGACTGTACAAGCATTAAAAGATTTAGCGCGTCAATTAGCAGGACATGAAGACTTAGCTGCCGTTTTAGAAAAACTCGATAAGATTTATACTAAGCAACAAGTCGACGATGCATTGAGTCGCAAAGTCGATGTTACTGCTCTTAGTGAATATGCTACTAAAGAAGAATTAAAAACTAAAACTGCTAATATCATTACGCAAAGCGAAGTAGAAACTCGCGTATTAAAAGCTGAATCTAAAGCTGATTCTGCTGTTCGTGAAGTTAACACGACTGCACAACAAGCAAAATCTAAAGCGCAAGATAATGCTCAATCGATTAGTGAAATTAATACTAAGTTAACTAAAGCAATTGAAGATGCTACTGCTTTATCCACTAAAGTTAATAACTTAGCTTTAAAAACTGGTGAAGGCGGTAAAGTCGATCCTAACGCCGTGGCGGATAAAGTTAAAGAAGTTTTAAATGATTTAGTAACTAAAAATAAATATGTATCTAAACCAGAAATGGTATTAGAATTAGATAAAAAAGCTAATGCTAGTGAATTAGAATTACTACGTCAAAAAGTTACATCTAACGAAACGGCTCTTGCTAGCAAAGTAAGTACTAGTGATTTAGCAACTAAAGTTGAATCTTCTGTATTTAATGCCAGAACAACTGAAGTCGATAATAAAATTAAAGCATTAGAAACGACTAAAATTCCGTCGGTAGTTGAATCTCAAATTGAAGAAAAACTTAAGGCATTCCAACCTAAAGGCGAATATCTTACTAAAACTACTGCCGATACATATTATCAACCTATCGGTTCTTATGTCGATAATGATGTATTTAGCCAAGCTAATATTAAAATTAGTAAACATGAAGAAGATATTGCAGCGATTAAAGCCGCTCATTATGTGCAACAATCTGAATTAGCTAATTATTCTAATACCGAGACAGTTAATGCGGCGATTCAAGCAGCGATAGCCGGTCTCGATACTACATACGCTAAAAAGTCTGATGTAAGTACTTTTATTAAAGGCGTCGATGTTGATAAAAAAATCGTAACTAAGATTGGCGAATTTAAGACCTATACTGATAGTACATTTGCTACAAAGAATGAAATCGATAATGCTCGTGCACTGTTTAGAACTGCGTTAAGTCAAACTGCTATCGAAAAAATTGTCAACGATAAACTCGGCACTGTGAAAGATGCTGTACAAACTATCGTTAATATTCAATCTGGTGTAAACCAAAATAAATCGGCTGTTCAATCTATTCTTACTGAGTTAGCTAAAAAGGCTACGAAGGAAGAAATCGATGGTAAGCTCGATAAACAAGTATTTGAAACAGCTAAAACTTCGTTAACTAAATTAATTACTGATCAAGAATCGGCATTAGCCGAAGCTAAAAAAGCTTTACAAAAAGCAATCGATGATAAGTCGGCAGAGAATGTCGCGAATTATCAAAGTAAAGTAGAATTTGCTAATTGGATTCGTGATACATATACTGTAGCTATTCAAGATTTGCAATCTAAAATTAAGAGCGATCAAGATATTAAAGATTTAGCACAGCCATTAATTAATACTGCAATTTCTGGATTGTCTGATGTATATCAACCTAAAGGACAATATGTAACTTCAGACGGTTTAACTAATAGACTTTTAGGATATCTAGAAGAAGCTTATGCAGATACAAGATATCAGATGCGTGGTTCTTATGTAACTAAAACAGAATATAAAACTGATGTTGACCAAATTAATGGTAAAATCGATACTATTAATACAAATCTTAATAGTAAACTTGATCTAACAGCTGCACAAAGTGTATTTCAAACTCGTGGTGACTATATCACTCGTGGTGATTTAGATGCTGCAGCTACTACACCGGCTTTTGCTAATGCAATTAATAATGCTATTATTGCTAAAAATTTCTTAGATAAAGATACTGCTAAAACTTTATTTGCAGCTAAAGCTAATTATACGACTGCTCAAAATGTTGGTGACATTATTCAAAATAGTGCTATTATTCAGGGTAAGCAAGATAAGATTACATTTGGGTCTGGTTTAAATTATAATGCGCAAACTAAAACATTAACTGCAACTGGAGGCGGCGCTACTGGCGATCTTAGTCAATATGCTAAGAAAACCGAAGTAGTAAAACCTAGCGATCTTAGTTTTACAGATTTTGATATTCTCGCAGCATATAATGCAGAACTTAATTTAGGAGATTAATAGATGCAAGAACTCGATCAATTTAAAACTAAAATGCTAGCTTGGGCTAAAAAGTTAGCACAAGATTTAACAGCTTTAAATAAAAAAATTAAGACGGCTAGACCTGTTGTATCTGAAGCTCCAATGGGTATTGTCCCTGGAGCTTATGAAGGTCAAATTATGGTTCATAAGAGTGGACCGATGATAAAATGTTATTGCTGGGCTAATCGTGATTGGAATGAGATTGGAGGAATCAGCGAATCAGTTTTGAATAATTTAAAATTTGAAATTTCAAGTTCTATTTTAACAAAAGCTGGCCAATCTCAAGAACGCAAACCAAGAGCTTCTATGGATAATATGGGTAAATTATTTGTTAATTATGGTACCTGTACAGTAGAAGTTGTCGATTCTACTGGTAATTGGAAGTTATTAAATGGCCCGTTACAAAATTCCGGTATTCCAAATTATACCCCGGAAACAGGTTCTGGTACATTAGTTCAAGATAGTATTACTAAGAAAATTTATATGTGGAATGGCGTATCATGGATTGAACTTGGTAGCGGTGGTGGCGCTGCCGGTAATTATGTTACACGTGAAGAGTTTAATAATGCTCTTAAGAAAATTCAAGAAGAAGTTAGTAAAATTAGAGGTTAATAATGGCAGATCCAACAACTGAAAATATTGTAAATAAACTTACTGAAACATTAAGTTTTATTCATAATGATTTAGAAGATGTAAAACAAATTTTAAATAAAAACGGCATTCAAGCTACTGGCACTACTAAAACATTAGCCGAAGATATTACTAAGTTACCAAAGCAAGTAGAAGATAATATTAAGAATTCTACGGAGTTAACAGGTATGGCTGGCGGCACGTTAGATATTCATACAGGATTTGTTTATTCACCTAATAATACTGGTAAATTAACTGAAGATAACTGTATCTTTGCTCAGGGTGTAAAAGATTTTGTTCTTCCTGCCAACAAAGAACTCGGTATGTTCTTTCCTAGCGATTCACTAGTAAACAGCATTGTTCTTAGTGAATCTAATAAAGTTAATCGTAATTTAACTTTAACAGTTAATGATGCAGCTATTTTCTATCCAGAAAATATGCAATATTTAACTGGTGCTAAAAATATTGAAAATATTAGTTTTACAGTTAAAGTTAACGATAACGATATTAAAACGATCCAAGAAAATGGTAAAGAATATGCGAACTTTACCAATACATTGCAAGCTGCACCAAGTGGTCCGCCTATGGGACCTCCAAGTGGACCACCATCTGGACCTCCTAGTGGTCCGCCAAGTGGTCCTCCGACTCCGTTTCCTGGATATAGCGGATCTTTTGCATTGGCAGATTATAATACTAAATTTATCGTTAACGATAAAGTATTAGAAAATGTAAAATGTGAAAGCTTTTACTTAAGTCCAAATGCTTATGTTAAAGAAGTTGTAGCAGAACGACTATATGTCGATTATGCATTATTAAGAAATATTCTCTATAAAGATACATATAGTTTAAATTCTTATTTAGATGATTATAATGATAGCCGTCAATTTAATCCGATTAAGGTTAAAGTAAAAGGTTTACTTAACGTGGATAATATCGGAGTTGTAAATGAGCGACAATCTGATTTAACTCCAGAACCTCCATTTGTAAAACAAGTCGATCCGTATAGTGTTCAAAATATTTATGGCGTTACAGCAGAAAGTTATTTAACTAAAGCTAAAAATTATGGCGGCTTTAATACAATATTTGCCAAACTTATGAACAAATATTTCCATATTTTAGTCGATCATACTAAATTTAATACCTTTAATCAAGATTGTTATTCTTTACAACTTCCGTTATATAGCTTAGATGAGACTAAAAAGTTTAACTATGCTAAACGCAAATGGGAAGATATTAATGCATTAACAGAGGACAAAAAAGAATTTAACCCTAAATATAACTGCAAAATGATCGGTTATAGCCGAAAATCTTTTACAGAAAAAGTATTGCCTTCTGCTTCTAATGAATATAGTAATAAAGGTATTATAACTATCGAAGGATATGGTAATCTTTTTATTGACGGGATTTCTCCTAAAAATAGTTATTTCGCTCCGACTAAAGATGGCTACTATTCTATTGATAGCGGACAATTAGGTGGAACAGATTTAGATACTGCTTATAAATATAGTGATAATAATACTATTACTTTTGAATTTAAAGGTAAAGATAGATTTATCGGATTTCCATTCTCAGATTTAATACAATGTTCTTATTCTGAAGATAAATTAAATATTGTATTTAATAAAAATCGAGATCGTTTAACATTAAATAATAATTATTTAGATCCTCAAGACTATATTCAATTATTCCCTTCTCATTGGACTACTAAATATCATGTAGATTCTACTATCACTGATGAAACTAATAGTGATCTAATGTTAAAACGTGAAGACAATATTACTAAATTGGATTGCCGTAAATCTAATTTAACATGTCCATTGTTCTTTAATAAAACTATTGAAGAAGTATTAGTGAATAAAATCTTCATCCCTTGGCGCTTGCCTATCTTTAGACGTCTTGTACAAGAAAATCAACGTAACAGTTATTATTATAAACCACTTATGGAAAATGGATTTACTAAATTCATCTTCGGTGATGATGCTGAAATTGTAGACTATAGCAATTATGCTTATGATATAATGAAAGAATCATCTAATTCTGGTGCTGATGCATTAGAAAATCATAAAGGCTATCGTTTTGATTCTACGCATCAACAAGAAATAAACAACTTTGTTAAAAATATACATGTTCATATTAAATCTAATCATCCTAAGATGAGTGATAAAGAATTCTTAAAATATCGTTTACCTTTATTCACTTTAGATGGTCGTCAGCGTTATAATTATTCTTTGAAAAAATGGCAATTATTAGAACAATATGATCCTGCAAATGATGCGACTCCGATGGAACAAATTTATCCTGAATTAAAAGATAAACTTGATCAATTGCTTGTTGTCGGCGAAATTGTAGATACAGATGCCGGTAGTTCTAGTAGTCCAGGTTAATAGGAAATATATAGCCCAATGACACTCATTAATTTTTTATTGTATTTAAATCATACTGTACCGGATGCAGTCGAACATTTTGTAATAGCATATGCTGTTATGTTTATACTCGTTATGTCTGATACAGTTATGAAATTATTTGCATTAACCATAACTAAATATTCCTTATGGCACTACAAAGCAATTATACAAGCTTTTTGGGGTGGTTGGGGCCAACAAAAATCAAGCCGCGTGTTTTATCGCGGCTTTGTTTTTAAGATATTTCAATACTCGATTGCCTGTTTAATAGCATTTGCACTCGACTGTGTAAGTATGCCTAAAGAATTACCGTATGCATTAAAACATACATTTAATTACATAGCTTTTATTATTTATTTCATAATCTTTTTAACCGAATTATTTTCGTTTAAAGAAAATTACGAATTAATTAAGTATAATAAATCGGTAACATCTAAGTTCGGTAAAGATTTATTAGAACATATCGATACTATCGATTTAAATTTAATTAAATTTAAACTCAATAATCATATTAAGGAAGATGACAAGGATGAGTAAGTTTTTCAAAATGATGTTATTTGAAAATGAACAATTAAGTTATACACGCGTTATTTCCTTTGTTATGTTACTATTATTAATCGGTGTAACTCTATATCTTGTAATTACAGGACATAGATGGGATCATTACGATACATTAGCTAGTTTGAGTGGTGGCGGTTCTGCTGCTACTCAAATTGCTAATAAATTTATTAATAGCAAATACAATTCTGCGCAAGGTACATATCAAGAAAAAAACGATGCAGAATAATATGTAATATAATATAAGTAATACAAATTATATTATATATGAAAGGATTAACTTAATGCGAAAATTTAAAGTTGAAAGTTTGAAGGTTAATATTATTAACGCTCTTCAACTTGATAAATTAATCCGTGATAATACGATTAATCGCAATCAAATTTATATTCAGTCATCTGAAGAATTTGTAGCCGATCATAACGATATTGTTAATCTTAAAGAAACTAAACAAGATAAATTAAGACCAGGTTCGACAATCACGATTAATAGTGATAACGTAATCGAAGCAAATATCGATTTAAGTCCTTATTATACTAAAACACAAGTAGCTAAATTATTTATGGGCCGTGACGAAACATATACTAAGGAAATTATCGATGAAAAGACTTCGAATATTGTTGCTGGCGATAATATTCTGGTTACTTGGGAAAACAATAAGAGAAAAATATCGTCTACGATTCAGTACCGTCAAAACAATAAATCAATGTCTATCGGTACTAATATTTTGGGCAGTGGCACTTCCGTTGGCGCTGGTTCTCAAGCAGTTGGTGAAAATTCTGTTGCTTTAGGTGCCGGTAGTTTGGCAGCATTACCTAATCAAGTAAGTATCGGTAACGAAACAGTTAAACGTGTTATTAGTAATGTAGCTAATGGTATTGAAACTAGCGATGCTGTTACTGTCGGTCAGCTAACTTCTAAAGTAAGTGAAATATTAAGTAAAATAAATAAAGTACAAGAACAAATATATCCTGTCGGTTCTATTTATATGAATGTGAATAATGTGAACCCGGTAGTATTATTTGGAGGTACTTGGGAAAAACTTCCGGCTGGACGAATGTTAGTCAACGAAGGCGACGGTTTTGCTTTGGGTTCTATTGGCGGCGAAAAAACACATCGTTTAAGCGATAGCGAAGTACCTGGCCATACTCATAATGTTAATACTAGTATTTCTGTACTAGGCGATCATTATCATGCATTTAGTACGTTGTATGATAACAACGGTGTTTTTCCTTCGGCAAATCCTAATCGTAATCCCGAGACCGGATTCCGTTTTAAGTCAGAGTCTAGATTAGCTAATTGGAACGGTTCTGGTCATGGTAACGATGTCGGATCTTCTCCGATCGGTACGAATACAGAATGGCACGCCGTAACATCTTTGGATAAAGCATACGGCAATAATCGTAATATTAATATTAACGTTAATACTTCATCTGTTGGCGGAGGTCAAGCACATAACAATATGCCGCCATATTTAACAGTTAATATGTGGAAACGAATTAGATAAAGGAAGTATTAAAAATATGTCTTATGAAGAACAATTAGCTCAAGTACGAGCTAATGTAATTAATAATATTTATCCAATCATTCAGCAACAAGGTTCTTCTAATCAAATGATCACATTACATTGGACAGCTGGTCATTACGATCAGTTGTTTGATGATTATCATATGTGTATCGATGGTAACGGTACTGTTCATATTATGAACGACTTAGACGCTTACGGTGCACATTGTTATCATGAAAATAGTAATAACTTCGGTATTGCTACTTGTTCTAATGTAAATGCATCGTTAAATGGCGATGGTTATATGGGTTATTCCACTTACGTACCAGGTCCAGAACCAGTTAATAGTTTACAGTTAGAAGCAATGGCTACATTAGTATACCTTTGTTGTGTGCAATGGAATATTCCGTTAAGTCAAGTATTTACTCATGGCGAACGTTGTTTACGTCGCCAAGATTTATACGATTATCCATCTGAACGTTGGGATCTCGATATTCTTGTTCCAGAATGTCATGTACGTAGCGAAGATGGTTTCTCGACAAGCGGTGGTAATTGGATACGGAATAGAGCAAAAGAAATTGCTTCTATGAATGGAGTTAATTATTTGTAGTTTTTAATCACCGCTTTAAGCAGCATAGCTGCGCGGTGGAAACTGGATTAGAAACCGAGCTAAAGAAATAGCTGCTATGAACGGTGTTAATTACCTATAATAATTAATTAAGACGGTCGAAAGGCCGTCTTTTTTATTGTAATATAATAATAGAATTTCTATTTATATTATTAAAAATAAAGGATATATAATATGTCTGATAATACAATTTATGATTATGACTTTTCGGTACATGAAACGGAACCGAAACGTGCCGATATGCTTAATGCTCTTAAAGCAAGAGTAAAAGCTTTGGATAAAGGTACGATTATTTCGTCCACGGACTATAACGACGATTCTCAATACGATGAAGATCGCGCGCTAAGTTCTTATTTATTATTTAAATTATTTCCGACTAAAGTTCATTTGCTTAAAAATCATTATACCAAAGAAGAAGTGGACGGCTTATTATCTGATCTAATTTCTAAATATTATTTAAAAAATGAAATCGATGATATGCTTAATGCTTTAAAAAACGAATTAAAAGCCAAAATGTTGACTGATGGTAATAATTTAAAGCAGGCATTAAATGCGCTTAAAACAGAATTAAATAAACATAGAACACAAGAAGTAATTGATCATCCTGATAATAGTATTACTGAAAGTAAAATTCGAGATAAAAATATCTCGAAAAGTAAACTTAATGACGCCCTACAGGCAGAGATCAATGGTAAAGCAAATAAAAATGGAGATACTTTTACTGGCGACGTAACATTTGATCAATATGTAAAATTTAAATCTATACGTCCAAACGGGACTGTAGAATATCATACGATGTTTGGTTCTTCTGGTAATAATCCAGATGGTCGTCGAAATTTTGATATTGGTAGTAATATTAATACTTATGCTACTGTATTATGCTGTAGAAATAATCCTGGCTGGTATAATTATTTAAACGAATATCATCGATTACTTATCGATCAAGACAGGATCGATTTAGAAAATAGAATCGGTAATATTGAATCTCGATTTAATACTAATAGTCAAAATGGTCTTCGCTATTTATGGAGCGGCAGTATTAGTAGCCGTCCAACTGAAAAAGTTAATATGAATCGTGGTGGACGAGGTGGTAGTAGACAACTCGATTCTTATAGAATTCTAGATTCATTACCTGATAATTGGACTAAAATGCATATTTATATTGGCATCGATGTACAAAGAGAATATCATGATCATGATAATGACGATATTTTTACTATAGGTAATTCTTGGAATTATACAGTAATTATTAAAAATGTTACAGAAAGTGTTGTTGTCGACGGTAATTATTTTAGAATTATAAACAATAAATTATATTTAACTCCAGGTAGAAATAATAACGGTATTTCTATTTGGGTTGAGTAATATTAACTCCCTAGTTATTGACTAGATAGTTTTTTTATTTTATACTTAATATAAAATGAGGAAAACACAAGTGAAATACTTCAGTAATATTTTTAATTTTGTTAATAATATATATTATATGTCTTTCGGTAAATATAATAAAGAATTCGTTTCGTTATTTATATTCTTAGTATTAGCTGAATATATGAGATATAAAAATATAATGCGTTTAGGATTTAATGTAGAATTCCGACGAGGAGATTATATTCATTATAATATTAAAGTGGATAAGCCGAACTGGATAGATTTACCGATGTTATATAATTTAATCTTCTATATATTAAATCATTATGGATTTAAAGAAGAAAATTATTATAATAAAATTAATGATTCATATGCTCATCCATTAATTTATCAGAATGATAATGGATTATATGAATTAGATCAAGCTGTATTTTTTAATTTAACAATGAAGGAGATTATAAAATGACACAACAAATTAAAATTGCAGAATATTTAAATTATTTATATACTTGTAAAAGAATATCGTCGGCAAATATTATAGCATTTTTAGTCGATATGTTTCATAAAGCAAAATACGGAGAATTTTTATTTTCTGATGTTAACTATAATCTTAATGAAATTAAAAGATTCCAGATGACAAAACCAGATCAATTAAGTGATTTAATGACTTCTTCTGATACAGCTGAAGAAATTTATGCATTAGTTGATGCCCATTGTAATATTAAAAATAAATTTTGGCAAATTGAAACATTCTTGGTCGAAGACAAAGATAAATTGTATACTCAAGATGATGCATATCGTATTTTTGTACAATATATTAAAGATTATATTCTATTCGATATTTTGCCATATGGTAAGAGATCCTTATGAACTATGTAGATTTCGAACAGTGTCGCAAACTAACGCTTGCCTTATATAAACAATTTGATATGTTCACAAAAGCCGAGTATGAACGAGCATTTGCTGTATCATTAGTTTATTATTTATTGTTATACGATAATGATTTAAATGGATTTGTTATCGTCGTTCGCGACCAGTATTCTTTTGTCGGCATTCAATCTGGCACTCATAAACTTATTAATTATAATCAGTTTTATAATATAACGCTTCGCCTATACGAAGCATATCGTAATAAAATGAGAAGTGTAGCGTGGGGTATGTTCGGCGCTCCCGAAGAACAAATATTTCAGCCACAAGAATTATTAGTAAAAGCACATAAAGGAGTACATCACAATTGCGCTCTGTAAAAACAGTATTCGACGGTCGAGAATTAGTATTTACATTATGTATGCAATACGATACATTAGAATATGTACATCACATATTGGCTCTTACGTTCGGCGCCTATTCATATTTAAACAAACGACAGCTTAGGAGCTTAACTTTACATATTAATTCTAATCAGGATTATTGGATCGATATTAATACGTATAAACCCGATGCAATTAATTATAAAAAGTTTTATTTAGTCGCTTTGGCAATAGCCGAGAAATTCAAAATTTACCGTGTACGAGCCGCTTATCGAGCTTTCGAAGTAGATACACTTACGTATCGTGAAATAAGCTCTGGTGCCCTCAAAAAACGAGGAAAAGAAATAGTAAGAGATTTATTACCTTCTTATGTTTAGCATGAGAGGGTAATTTTTTTGGCTTGTTATATCGAATATATGTTTGCCATATAGGGCAAAATTTTTGGTGCGTATATTTTTCAGACTTGTTATTAATAAGGGAAGAAGAGAATAAGAGAGTACGATTTTTATTTATATATAGGTTAATGAATTATGTATAATTAATATTAATAAGAAGTGGATAAGGAAGAACACTGATTAGTAGATTGGTTTGTTATAAATAATTAGCTATAAAATGTAGAGAAAAATTTCCGCAATACTTAAATTTTAATGTAAAATTGTTTGATATGATTAGTATAGGTAGCGGAGAAATTTTTCCTATAGGAACGAAAAATTAGAAAATTTTTAGAGGGGGTAAGTGTTATTGATATAGAGTGAGTGGTGGCTAAAGTCCGCCCCCCCTACTTTGATTCTAGGTATTGATTGATCTAAGATTAGGGGCTATATCACATGGTCATCACGTATTTGATGACCTTCTTTTAATTATTCATGACGAGGAGGAAAAGATCATGAAAAAGAATTTATTAACAGTAGTATTAGCAGTAGCAGTATTAGGTGGAGCAACAATATATGTTGCAATGCCAACAACACCACATCACTATGAATTACATGTCGTAACTTACGGAGAAACAATGGAAAGCATTGTGAAGAATGCTAATCGAAACTCTGACGTTAATTATGACGTTAGAGATGCTATTGCAACAGCAGTAGCTGAAAGCAGTAAGATAGATGGTGGTGCAACATCTCGTTCTATTAAGCCAGGCGAGAAGGTAGCAGTACCTATCTATCGCCGCTAAAGCGTAAGTCCAGCTGTACGACTATAAACTATAGCAATATATATCATTTATTATATGTCATAGGAGGAAATATCATGACACATGTAGTATTTATCGAAGTATTAAATAATAATCAATTTAAAAAAGTGGTAACAACAAGTGAAAGAGCTGCAGATACATTCTGCAGAGATGCTACTGAATATTATAAACATAATAGTATTGAAACAGTTTATGTTGAGAATGAAGATAATCCAGATTTCTTTGAAGTACGCTCTTGTCGTAATGGCAAAACAATGGCTATTGCTGGACCAGAGCAATGCCAGTTATTCTGGCGCAAACATACGCTAATTAAAAAAGCTGTTGAGGAGGCTAATGGCGTTCCTCAGAAGCCTAAGGGACAAAAATTTGAATTCTACGCTGTAATTAGTGCCAAATTCACAGGTTTTGTTCGTACGTGGACAAAGTGCAAGGAGTTCACTAATGGTAAGTCTGCCAAGTATAAAGGCTTCAATTCCATTGAAGCTGCCAAAACTTGGATGCGTGAGAATCATGCCGCATCTAAGACGTTTGAATATATAACAAACTTAAAACAAATTAAATAATTTGTTATGTATATTGTCCAAAATGACGTTAAACTATTTTCATTTTAATATTCATAAGAGGAGGATAAAAATATGAGTATTAGAAATTTAAAATTAAAAATAGCTATTCAAGAAGCAACAAAGAATGTCTTTTATAATTACATGGAAGACTTGGGGGCATTGCAGCAGTTTGAAACTGCTAACGTGTCCTCATTTACATTCGAATTAAAAGGTAAAGCTAGAGTACCATTAGCTCATGTTAGTGTTTCTAGCTTACCAGTAAGTGGCATTATTGAAAGTAGCGATACCACAACAGCATCCATTGCTAATGGTGTCATCTGTTTAGATGGCCCTAGCAATGGGATTCGCTGGGAAAATAAGGTATATGTAAATACACCGAATTATATCCCAGGAATTGCAAAACTTGACTTCTCACATCTACAAGAAGTCCAGGATGTTATTGAAGTGCTAAAGATGACAAAGAAACACCCACTTCTTTGTTATTTAAATGCTCTTCAGCTATCGCCATCTATGATTCGTCAAATGATGATAGTAATGGTGTTTGAGTCTGAACGCGAGAAGTTTGAAGCTCGTGTACATGCGTTATGTGCTCAAGGGTTCTATGCTATTGCACTAAGTCCTGGCAAGGCACAAAAGCTCAATACCTATGTTGGGCTATTTGCAGCTCCAGCCAAAACCATAGGTATTGATTTATCTAAAAATTGTATTGCTATAGTTCCCAAATTGGATAGTACTGACTTTTGTAATTCTTATGATGGTATGGCATATCACAACCACGAATGGTTTTGCGATATGTATGGCATGCCATTCAATAAACCATCGTATCACCAAATGAGAATTACAGCTTTATCAATCAAAGTAGGTTCTCAACCGTTACATGGAAAATCCATGGAGGCTTGGAAACAAGCTTTCTTAGCCATGGAAAACGTAAAAGTTTATAGCATGGAAAATGGTGTTATCCATGCTGAACATTTTGCGGATTGTTATAAAAAAGGCAACTATAATGTTGCCATTTTTGGTAATCCAAACGGTAAACTTCTTGCCATTACCGATGAGAATGGCATGAAACGTGTGCCGGAATTAGCTCCATCTCAGAAAGCATGGAAATGGAGAATTCTACAATTCTTCCACGAAACAAAAGGAAGGATATCTACACAACATTGTCAATATATTGTATAGAGTATTGTTATTGTTCATAAAGGAGGAGAATATGAACAAGGATTTAAATAGAGCATATATTGCTCAAATAGCAAAAAAAGAAGTAACGGCTAAAATCAACGCTCACTTCAGTGGTAATTACCATGGAAGCGAAATAGATAGAGCTGTTGCTCTTATGCCAAGTATCTTAAAAGAAGATAAGCAAATTAGCATTTCTTTTATTAAGAGCATTGTAGATGCTCTTAATAAGATGATAAAAAATAGCAAATGGAATTCTAACTGTGGTAGTTTTATGGCTACTGCAGAAGTAGATCCTGTTCTTAAATTTTCTACGATACGCTTAATTGAGGAACATCAAATTGGTGTATCCAATAATAAATTTATCCGCATACTTAGAAAGTGCGGTTATCGTGCTGTAGATGTGACTGGAGAAGAAATATCTCCAGAAGTTAAGGAGATGATTATTAATACTAAATCTGATAAAGAATTGTTAAATTTAGTATTAAATCTTGAAGTGGGAATCAAAGCAGAAGGAATTAGGTTTCCACATGCTGGCGAATCATATAATACTGTAATTCGTCCAGCAGCATACTATATTAATCTATTAAGAGATAGATATAATATGTATATTAAAGATGCTATAAAATATTTAGCGTCTAAAGGCGTAAAACAAAATCTTGAAAAACTTGCTGAAGGTCTTGTTGATGCTGCAGCTGATGAATTGAAAATGATTCCTGTTAGTGGATTTATATGCACTGGTAGCGAATTATTTAAAATGTCTCAAGGCGGTTCCGATCATGACACAGATAAACATCTGTGGTTGGTAGGATCTGATGCTGATATGTATGATGGTAAGATCCATTATATGGTCGGCATCAAATCTGAGACTGCGACTCAAGGTTTACTTGAGGCCAACAGTTACGCTGAATTTATAGAGAGCGTATTCATATCAGGTTTAACTGATATGAACGTAGGGAAGTATGTTAATAAGTCTTCCCTGGTTTTAGAGATTGTTGGTGTTCGTCATACTGAAGTTTTTGCTAAATCTTGCAATATAGTTCGCAAGAATTTGGAACTAAAAATTGATATGTCTAAAACAGAATATCAACGTCATTTTAGTATTAAGAATATTCATGAAAATGAATGTTCCAATGATGTTATTATGGCTCTATATGAAGAATTTTTAAATTCTAATATGAGCAATAATTCAATTCTCAATTATTTTGTGGATATTTTAATAATAGCTCCTAGTTTGATCGGTCATATCATTGATATGGCAAAAGCTGGCCCTGGTACAGCATTTGATCCGATTGGAGAAATGTTGAAAGGTATCCATAGCATGCGTAGAAAACAATACGCATGTGTTGATTTTAACATTGATGATGGCACACTTACTTTAAGCAATGCTATTAGAACAGGTAGAGAATATTTAAGAGGAGAAGAATAATGAAAATTAATCAAAAGCAAAAAGAAATTAAAAGTTTGGGTATTTCTTCTGGATTGTATGAAATTCAAAATGAAGTAGCTGCAGTTGCATTAGAACAACTAAAGACTGCTGTATCTACTTACGGTATTAATTTAAAAAAAGAAACTAGTGAAGCAAAAGGTCTCACTGGTTATATTAATGAATTGATCGAAGATATTCGTAAGTCTTCGAATGAGAACATTAAGGGAGAGCTAATGAGCTCTCCTATGTCTAAAATTGCGAGCTATGTTCGCAATATGTTAATCTGGGGTATGAATATAAACCCAGATAAAATTAATGTATATGAAGCTGCTCGTGAAGCAGGCTTCATTTACGGATCTGTTTGTTTAAAGAAGGATCTCGTACATTATGCATGGGATCATGCTAGTGAAGAAAAACAAATAGAGTCTCTACGTGTAGTCGAAGTGACTCCACGTTTTAAGGGCGCTGCTGACGCCTATAAATCAGCAACAGGTTTAGATGATGAAGAAGGCGAATACGTCTTCTTTAACAAAGGTTTAAGCAGCGATGAATACTTGTTCTGTGATCCAACTGTAAATGGATCGTATGAATTATTTGTGCGTGAGAACGGTAGTCTTTATATTATTGTTACTCCACTCGATGGTATGGAATTACCATTACCAAAAAAACAATTATTATTGAAGTCTAATGACTTCACTAATGCTGCTTCTAAAGTAGCTGTAGCTCAAGGATTTAGAAAAGAATTAAATGAAGGAGAAGTCCTTCGCTATGAGGAATTTGTTTTAATGACTGGCTCTATAGCTAAAGGTATTAAAGCGAAAGGTTTAGATGGGAAAGCTCCTTCTGATGGCATTTATGTTAAATCTTTGAAAGGTAATGGATATGCCCAATTATGTGGTGTATCTATTACCAAAGAAATCCGTGAGATGATTACAAAGTCTTACGGATCTGTTAATATTAAAGTGCATATTGATAATATATGTTTTAATCAGTTTGCAAAAGGTATAACTGAAATTAAATCTGTGGGATTAATGCTTACAGTACTTGATTAAGTTACTTCCCCCTTCGGGGCAGTTCACAAGACAGTTTAATCTTTCTCTTAAAATCATGAGCCTTACAGTTTTTCTGCGAGGCTTATGATGCTTTAACTTATTTTATATATGTTTCTGGGCTCCGCCCCGAAATCTATTATGAGGGATTTTCCCTCTTTTATTATTTAATTATTATTAGTGAGCCGTACACTTTATTATAATACGGTAGAGGAGATTAATATGAAATTTGAATATGACGAAAACAAATATTGCGTTATTAACTTTTTAGGTGATGAAAAGTTATTAAATAGTCACGTATGGTATTCTTTAGGCGAAACAAAAACACATGAGTATAAAGAACTCAGAGTGGATAAGGTGAAGGGCGACACAGTTCTTTGTTCTTATCGCGTCTACGACAGAAATATTAAAGATTTCGTAGACGTGCCTATGGAATATCCTATTCAAGATATCTGTCTATATAAATATATGGCAGTTAATCTTGAGTTTGATAAAGCAATGGATTCATTGGAGCCAGAAATGGCAGAATTCATTCGTTCTTTAGTCGAATCTAAAGAAGATACGGCTCGTTGTGCTGGTTATAATGGCTGTATCTAGTTTTATTTATAGGGCTTCGTTTATTGCGTAGCCCTAAATTTTTAATTTTTTGAAGGAGGCGATTTAATGCCTTTTAAGAATATAGAATTACGTCACGGAAGTAAATCTGATAAATTTACCTGGCGTATTATTATTCCTTCAAATAAGAAGGAAGCTTATCGACCTAAACTTTGTTGGGTTGATAAGAAACCGTTTGTTATCGGCGAAAAATTATATTTTCTGGTTATTCCAGAATATTTTTTAAAAGACGAGCGTATCTATTTAAGTTCGTCACGTTCTTGTCTTATTAAAGTCGCCCGTAAATATAGTTATTTTAGCGAAAACGATATCTTTTCGTTTGTATACGAAGGCACCGATATTCGTCACTACGTATAACCCTCCGGGACGAAATATTTTACGAGGATTTAGAAATGGATAGTATTCTCCTCTACTATTCGTTTCTAAATCTTATTTTTTTTATTTAATGAGTCCGTCGGCAGTCGCGAGACGTATTCGTCTTCTTTCGCTTTCGACATTGTATTACGCGTCGCTTCGTCTCTAGTCGTCCCCTTCGGGACTGCCTTCCTTTCTTTTATTCACGGTTTAATACTTTTATCTTATTTATTATAAATTTTATTTTTTTCTTGTGTATCGGGCGATCATACTACTAATTTTATTTAGTATGATTATATTAGCTCCGCTACGAAATTATTTTTGAGTATTATTTTATTTAGCTTATGGAGGAAAATGATATGCTAAAGAATCTTACACCGCATGAGGTGAAAATATTTAAATTAAATGGTACAGCTCCCGATTTAGATGTAGTTATAGAAGCTAATGAAGGAATGGTAGCAAGAGTATCTTGTGAGTATCAGAAAGTGGATAAACGGGTGGATGGCATCGATATGTATCGCACTGTTTTCGGCGAAGTTACCGGTCTACCTGAATATGAAGAAGGAGTTTATTTGTTAGTATCTACTATGGTACGTGAAGCCTTACCTTTGCGTAAGGATTTAGTTTCTCCTGGCCAATTACTTCGTGATGATGACGGTAACGTTATCGGTTGTCTTGGTCTTGTCGGGAATTTTTCTAATTAAGGAGGTATAATATGTTCGTTTATAAAGTAATAATATTTGATGATGATTTAAATACTAATATTATATCGTTTGGTGAAGATTTAAATGAAGCGCTTCAATATGCTAACGAATATAATAGCAAAATTAATTCATATAAAAGAGCTTTCGCTGTTAAATGTTTAAAAGATAAAATTAATTTAATTACGTTTTTTAAAGAAGGCCCTTTTATCGATTATGTTAGAAACGATGAATTTGACGATGTTAATGTAGCGAATCATATTGCAAGTAAAGGAAATCTTCCTTTAATTTATGTTGTAGCATAAGGAGATTATATTATGTTAGTTAAAACTTATCAACCTGTAGAAATGATGGATAAACTTGATTTATTATTTTGTCAATATGGCATGCGTGCTAATATTGATATGCATATTATAAATGGTAAAGTTAGCGTTAACGTAGTCGGTATCCCGTTCCATGAAAAAGAATCTTGGGATAGAACTATAAGAGAAATTATTCAAGAAGTTATAACAGAGTTAGCACAAGATAATGCTAAAACTTGTTTTGAATATGTATAGGAGGTTATTATTATGAAGTATTTAATATATGAATGCAGTTATAAAAACGGTAAATTCTATTATATAGGAGAAACCGAAGTGAATAAAGGGGAGGGAGATTTCCCTCGTAATGTTTTAGATTCCATCGGTATTAATAATGTTATTCTTAATACTATTACTATTGATTTAAATCCTGGCACGCTAGTGGGTTATCTTCTAGATAATTATGACGGTGAAGTATATATCTTCGAAGAAAACGAAGTACCTGGCTATGTTATCGAAAATTTAGATGGCCCGCGGACTATTCATTTGTATAAAGTAGATACCGATGAATTAATTTCTGTCGGGTACTGTGCTTCTATCGATGAAGCAGAACAAATGCTTGTTGTTTTACATAATACATTCGATAAACTAGGTATGGATAAACAAATTAAATGTTTATGTGTTCCTGTAAACCACAGCAAACCTTATCGACTAGTCGAAATATTTAACTTAATGGCTCCTGATGAAATTAAAGTTACTAATGTTATCCACTATGATAATGTAGAAGATGCTTTAAATGAAAAAGCTAGGATAGAATATGAAACTAGTAAATATCCTAGTACTGATGTTAATAGTTATTTTGTTATAAAAGGGTGAATAAAATGAGATTAGTTGTAGATGGGAATATTAATGCCGATACATGTAATGCATTCGGTATTTATATTCTAGAGAAAAATTTACCGGAAGAATATCGTCAACGCTTATATAATAAGTTATTTGCTCTATGTGAAAAAGAAGCAAAATTAGTATATAAACGTATGAAAATCGATATATGGTCTGAGCATTTTGCTCACGAAGTGGCCGAAAAAAAAGCTAAGATGTTATTCTTTAATAGTACATTAGCTAATATAATTTATGATACTATCAAGTTAAGAAAGAGAGTGAGGGAGATGGAAAGTGAATACATATAAGTTCTTTGGCGCCGTTAGTTTAGTTAAAACTTCTGAAGATATTTATCATGCTATCGATGAATTTATTATGGAAGATGATTTATGTCTCGCTAGCTTCCATCCTAAATTTATAAAAGTTAATGGTGCTACTGTCGCATATATTAATTCTATTATTAATATCGGAGATGAAAAAGAACCCATCTCTTATGAACGTCATCCTATCTACGTCTGTCTCGAATCTGACTACGATAAGGTAAAACATTTAGATGAATAGAGTTCTTCCTCCCCTCCGGGGCGAAATTTCTTATGAGCCGTTTCATTTTAATTTACGGCTTTGTACGTTTTTCAAGGAGGTTAAATATGAAAACTTACACTATTAATTACATGAATGTTATTACTAAAACAGAGCATCAAAATATCCATATGGCACTTGCACAATTTATGGCAGAAGTCATGGCTGGTGGCGATGGTATCGAGGTTCTTAGCTCTATTAGTGATGGCGAAAAAGAAGCACATGGTCTAACTGGATACTGGAATAATGGTATATTAGACTACAGTCGTCCATTTACTATTATTGAAGGGTAGGGGGCTTCGGCTACCTTATTTTTAAAAGGAGAAAATATTATGTTCGTAGAAATGTATTATTTGTACACTTTGATGAATACTGCCGGCGAATTTATTACGCTGAAGAGCAGTGAAAGTGTACAATCTGTAATGAGAGAGTACACTGATTATCTATTTATTAGTAGAGTGCCATGTGGGTACGATACTGTTTGTTCTGATTAAAGGAGATTATTATGAATACTTTACAACGAATTTATGAAGAAAGTCCTGTATTCTATTTTATGGCATTCTTTTGCTTTGGATTTACTATGACAACATTGCTTATCAAAGCATTAAAGAAATAGGCAAGCGAGGGCCCTTCGGGGCTCTCTTTTTCTTTTTTTATATTATCTTTTTGAGGAAGATAGTAGAGTCGGCCTTCGGCCGAGGGCTCCGCCCCGAAATTTTCTTTGAGCCTTTTTGATTTACGGCTCAGTACGTTATCGGCATGATGAGGATACTAGGTCTTTCTTACTCCTATAAGAACCCCATATGTAAACACTAACAACAACACTACATAAAAACACACAACGAATACTTTCTCTACGATTCATGTGGCCTAGTGTTCTCATCATGCCTGACAACAATCGTTTCATATTTCCTCCTCTCTAGCTTCCTGACTGTGCTGATAGCGGTCAGGGGGCGATATGTGTACGTAAGCTTGTCTTGCGTGCAGATATCGCTCGTAGAAAGGGCGAACTTTTTTGCAATCGTTTATTCACCGGTTAAACGATTTAAGGGTACAAATCCGGTACTATTTATTACAAAGGAGACTATCATGTCTAAAACAATTTTCATCAATACTATTATTTCCGCTACTAAGGAAGCAGTAGCAGTAGGTCACATGGCTTGGGGCAAAAAATCTGCCACAAAAGAAAATTTGGCCTATGAAGGTGACTTCATGGCTTCCGTATTGCACGTATTAAATCGTGTTATTCAAACTGGTATTGCTCGTCGTGATAGCTATGGTCATATGACTATGACTATCGAATTACCAGATTCTGTAGCTATTCGTGCTTACACTGTGATGGGTAAGGGTGCAAAAGGTGCTAAACAATCTTTCGATACCAAAGCTGTTGGTGTTGAATGTCGTGCACTAGAAAAAGCTCTTGCCGATGCTAAAGCATGTGACTTGGTACTTCGTTTGCAACGTCAATCTCAGGCTACTGCATTTAGCCTAGAAATCCCGGACGGCGTAGAAGTTAGTGAAGGCGAAGTGTTGCAATTCACAAATGGTGAAGCTCCTAATGGCGTTAAATTAGCGCATGGTCAACGCAGTAATTATGCGTATACTATTGGTGTACGTGGTGAAGAACTCGTAGCATTGCGTCCTATGGATAGCTCTGCTATGAAGACTTTGAATGCTTTCCGTAGTGGTGTGTGGAACTTAGTACGTCCTGTTGCACCTAAGAAAGTTGAAGAAGGTCAAGTATTTTAATAGAGGGGGTTCGTCCCCCTTTATATTTTATTAAGGAGGGTATATAAATAATGGACTCTATCACTATTAAAAATACAAATGTAAAAATCTTGTCTTATATTGAAGATAAGGTGAATAATGAATATGGTGGGACTGTGGAACGTATCGACGGAGGTCTTACTATTCAAATCTCTGAAGAAAAAACAGAGGAATTAATGTCGGCATATAAACTAGCGAAAGTTAACTATGCCGGTATTCAAGTTGTGAACTGGGGTGCCAAAAAAGTTGGTATCTTAGCTAACGCAACTAAATCTGTCGGCATCGGTGCAGTGAAGCTCGGTGCCAAAGGCCTTTTCGGTGGTTTAAAGAAAACTACTGAGTTAGCGATGGGTGCCGTGTCCGCAATTGCGGATGAAGCGCAAACATCTTATGCGGAGCTCAAGGCTAGCGAAGATTTACGCTCCCTTAAGAATAGCTTCGGCTCGCGAGGTGGGGTTAACAACGATGATATTATCGTTGTTAATAACGGCCCACAAGAGCCTACAGTGCCCCCTACTGGTGGTAATCAAGAAAATACCGAAGGTTAATTAATCTATATATTTAGTTAGGGACTCTTTGTAGTCTCTAGCTAAATATATATTTTTTTTAGTATATTATATATGCTTAGACATTTGATTGTAATGTAATTTCTGTTATATATACTTAGACTAAAGCATTATTTTTTTGTTTGTAGTTATAAACTAAATAATGTTTTCGTATAAGTATATATTTTGTGCCGGCAAGCTATATATTTTTAGCGATAGTATATTATTTTAACGTTGCGTTATCGAGCGCACTATATAAATGAATAAAAAGCGAGCGGAGCGAGCGTAAATATTTTTGTAGATAATAAGCCCGAGCGAAGCGAGGGCAAAGTATTTGATATGAAGATCATAAGCGAGCGAAGCGAGCGTAAATATATTTATAATAATAAACATGCCGAGCGAAGCGAGGCTAAAGTGTTTATATTATAGTATTAAGCGAAACGAACGGAGTGAGTGAGCGTATATATATTATATAAGTTTCTTTGATATCTTTCTTTATAAAAGAAAGTAGTTAGTGTTATTATATAGTATTATAAGCGAGCGAAGCAAGCGTAATGTATTATCTCTTTTGATTCTTTTCTTATGAGAAAAGAAGTTATTAGTTTGTATTGTATTAGTAGCGAACGAAGTGAAACGAAACGACCGCAGGGAGTGAGTGAACGAGTGAGCATTTAAACTCTTTGCTTCTTTCTTTAGAAAGATGATTAGATAAAATGTTTACATTTTACGGTAGTTTTTAGGTTAAGCATTTATGCTTAGTAAAAGATATAGTGTAGCGTAAGCGAATAAGTATTATATAGCGAGCGGTAGCGAGTGAATACAATACGCCGGTATTATCTTTATATTATATATATGTATATAAGTATTATTATATAGCGAAACGAAAGCGACCGTAAGGGAGCGAGTGTAGCGTATATTATAATAATAATATATTAAGTATTATATAAAGTTATTAAAGATAAATAGGGGCGAGTGGATAAAGAGGAGGAGAGGCGACGACTCAAGATCTGCGAGCCCTAATAAGCGATTTTTCCGGTTAAAATTTTCGAAATTCTTAATTCTGAAAATTTGAGGAAAAACCGCCCCCCGTATCCGATTTATAATTCGCTACACTTATTCATTGTTCATCTACTAGGCATTTTAAATTATAATCAGTCAATGCCGTAATTAAACTTATAATTAAATAAATTAATTATAATAATTATTATATATCTAAATTTATATATATGCGACTGAAAGCAAAGATATATAATCATATATAATAGTCCTGGGTCAAAATTAAAAATAGGTCTGCCTACTTTAATTCTTCTTAATTCTTTTAAAGAATAAGTTAATTAAATTATATTTAATTAATTTTAATTTATTATATTCGTAACGAAGCCTCTGGTCGAGAAGCGACGACACTTCAGTGGAGGAGCGACGAGATTATACTCAGTCGTTAGATTTAGTAAAGTCTAACCATATTAGTAGGAAGTAATTATATAGTTTTGGTTACCTACGTTATATATGTATATCTCTTATAGTTGTATAGTAGTGGATAAAAAGAATGACTATACGTATTATTTTAGGCGAGATGAGGAGACTTGGCGACGAGATAAAGCTAGAGTGGATAAAGTAAGGCGCAGAACAATCTAAGACTTACCCACTCTATATTAGATTTATATTATATTAATAATAAGTAGAATAAAGTCCTAAGGGACGACTTCGTCACGTTAAATCGTATACGATCCTTTTCGAGACCTCGCAGAAAATTTCTCAAGAAAGATTAACAGCATTTTAAAATGGGGTTACTTTGTTTATGATTTTATATTAACAAATAAAAAAGCTCCCACATATAGTGAGAGCGTTGATCAGAAGTCGTTGAACTTCGTTCAACGATATATTACACATATTATACTCATTTAGTGATACTAAACTTAAAAAAAATATATAAAATAAAAAAAGACAGGGTAGCTAATCCTGTCTAATTTTTATATATGTCGAAAGTATCTCGTCGGAAGTCGTTTGACTTCGTCAAACGATATATTACTCCAAAAATATTCGCTCTGCGTTAATTAAATTTAAATTTAATAAAAAAAATAATCGCCACGAATTATATATATTATTATATATAAAAAGTGACGATTATCTAAGAAGGAATTCAGAACGAAGTATTAAAATATGGAAAGTCGTTGAACTTCGTTCAACGAGTATATTACTCTATTTAGTATAGATCAGTGATGATTAAAGTTAAAATAATTAAATATACAAGATTTATGTATAGAGCCAAAAATAAGTAAAAATGAAGAATCCAGTATTCATGCGGTTTTATGATTTTTTGGTATTCCGGATAGTATAATAGGGAAACAAAAATGTTTATACATTTTTTGTATAAATATAAAATTATAGATTATTTGCTAAATAACCGTGACTGATTATAGCCGACTGGTAGTACTTCTTAAGAGATTCGGCGTAAAGTGGTTGCCCTTATGAACCTCGTTCACTTAACCTTATATTATAATATATAATATAATAATAAACAACAATACATATAATAAATTATCTTAAAAAACTACCGGTGTCTCCTCACGAGCGCGCATCTAGCGATACTTATTCATGTGCCAAGGCACATTCATGATGAATATTATATATATTTAAATTCTATAATGCCTCTAAAATTAAGAATTTGGTACCTAGAAGGAAGTTTAGGCGTTAGCCGGTATATTTATATTAGAAAGGTATGTTAATGGCTTTAAAAGATCAAAATTGGTTGCGACGACACCAGCATACCCTAGTATACCTTGGGGGTGGTGGGGGAGGAGCCCTGTGAAACACTCATCTCTTGTCTTATTTTTACTATTTTCCTTGTTTTTTAATTATTTTAAATATATTTATTTAAATATTATTTAATATCAAAAAGAAAATACAATATAAAAATTATGCTTGAATTTATTAAAAATAATGTAGAACACATTACTTATGTTATTTTATTTATTATGTTTTTATTGCTATATTATTATATTAAGAAAAAACATATTTTAAATTATTATCATTGTTTAAAAATAATAAGTTCATTTTATTTAAATAGAGGATATTCTTTATATATTGAACCAAATATTTTTAAAATGCATAGTAAATTTATTTATAAACAAACAATAACAAAAGAAAATGAATATCCAATTCGTACAATAAAGGCTTATGCAAATAAAAAATATATATTTTTTTCTATAAATGAAAAATATCCAGATTTAAATATTGATAAAACATATCATGAATTATTTCATAGATCCATAAAAAATGTATTTTATTATTCTACAAATAAAATGCCATTAGAAGCAATTTATGATTATTATAGTACACATGTCAATAAGTATATTATATATTCTTCTTATTATATGGAAATAAAATATCCTATTATTGATTCTATACTAGGTAAGATATTAATTAAAAATGATTTAGCTATTATTATTTCATTATTAATTTCTATATTAGGAGCATTGCCTATATTATTAAAAAGTATTATTAGTATTATAATTAATATTATTATATAAAGTATTATAAGTAAATAAAATTAAAGAAGGTGGATAAGGAAGTAAATTAACTATTATTAATTTAGCGCCCATCCATCTTTGATTTATATTAATAAAAAAAATTATAAAGGAGGACGAAGTGAAATTCCTACATGAAATTAAAAATTTAATTCAATTTTTATATTTAAAAAATAAACTCGACAAATTAATTATTAATTCTGAACCATTTGGTTATAGCGAAGCTGACGATAGAATTGTATTTGACAAAGAAGCATACGGAAAAGTATTAGCCGACCAAAGTACTACTAATCCTAATATATATGGTATTTTACATTTTTATATGACTCGAAAATATATATTATTACGATATAATTTTTCTTGTAATTTTAACGATAATACTATTCATCGTTATTTGATTGCAGAGCGACCTAATCTTAATAATTATAATTATATAAGAAAATTTAACGACCCATTACAAAATATGATTATTAATTTATATGTTAGAGAATCATCTTCTGGCGAATTAAAATATTTATATCGTAAATATAATAAATTATATAAAGTATTAGATTATATTATAGGTAAATTAGTGTAAGAAATTAATAAGAGTGGATAAGCGAGCACTTATGTATATATTTTATATTATAATATATTCGCTATCCACTATTTAACTATAAATTAATGATTAATAAAAAATTACAAAATAATTTTATAAATAACATCGACACTTTTATTTTTGATTATAATTGTCAAAGATTTGGTATATATTATTCTAACGTACTCGAAGATTATATTAGTATATCAAATCATATTGGAAAAATAGAATATAATCCATTGTCTAGTAAATTTCATTATGAAGAGGAAGATAAACAATATTTTAACTATTGTTATAATTTAATTAATATGTTTTATTTGGCTGCTTTATGGAAAGAATATTATAAATAAAAAGGAAAAATATCATGGAAAATTTTTTAATTAATGGTGAATATATTTTATTTGATGATGAAGAAGGTTTAATTGTTACAAATAAGAAAATTGTAATGATTGAAGGAGATGATATTCAAAAAGATTATCATTGTTATCCACTGTCTAGTATTATTAAATTTGTTATTACAACTTATCAATCTTATGAAGAATTAATTATTAAGTTAAACGATTTAACAATTACTATTAGTTCTGATACTTGTGATAAAATATCAGAAATTCATGAATGCATTTTGAATGCATAATAAAATAATATATTTTTTGATATTATGATTAATGAAAAATTAGCAAACTTATTAAAAGATATTCCTTACGGATTCTTTATATTATATTCTGATCACAAAAAAAGAATAGACGTTTTTAAACATAATCTAAATAATTTTATAACGATTACAAGAAAATTTGATGATTATTATATTCCTTTAACCAAATTAACTTATTTAGATTTTGAATTAATTAGAGTAGAATATATTGAACATAAATTTAAATTTTATAATATATATAATTTATTTTTATTAAGTTATTTATATGAGAAAAAATAAAATATTTAAATATTATTCAGGAAATTATAATTATTCAATACGATATCCTTTAACTAAAAAAGATAATATATTAATTCACAATATAATAGGTCAAGAAACAATATATGTATCTTTAATGAATGAACATAAAATAACTAAATTATTTACTTATTTTGTAGAGCATAGAAAAACTGTAGCATATAGTGAATATAAAAATATAAATTTTTATATATTTTATCTTTTTATGTTAAGTTTTTCAGTTAATGAAAATTATATTATTTAACGAAAGGAGAAAACGAAGTGGGAACATATTTAAATGTATGTAAACTATTAGAAAATTTAGATTGTTATAAATTTTTATTAGCAGAAGGCGAACAAGTTAAATTCGAATATGAAAATAATAATGGAAGTATCTTTGTCGTAACTGATCAAAGAATTATTTGTATTAATAAAAATAGTGATTCTTTAGATAATTATGTTATTGTCCCTTTAAGTAAAATTACTGGATTATTTTTACAAGTTAATGCAGATGCTATGAAATGCGATCTTAATTTTATTATTCCTGGTATTGAAAAAGCATCAGTTTCTTTATTTATTAGTAAAGAAAATTTAGAAGAACTAATTAAATATTTAAATAATAAAATTAATTAAAATGAGGCGTAAAAATCTTAATTGTAAATTATTAAAATATTTTTTAAAATTTCCAGTAGTAAATAGAATTTATTATGCTGTTAACAATAAAATATATTGTCTACGAGAAGATACTGATTATCGTTATATAGTATTATGTTCTAATGGAAATCATGTATATGATCGAGAAATGTTCTCTACGTTACATATATATTCTAATGAAGATATATACGATGAAAGAGATAATGAATATATTTTTAATTTATTCTTATTACATAGGTTATTTATATATTATTATGTATAAAAGTATTAAAAGATTATTAGTATATATTATAGTATGTATATGTAAAATGAAAGTGGATAAAGAAGAAGATATGGCGCCGGTTGGATATCTTACAAAATATGATATATGAGATCGAGCAGTATTAGAATTCTTAACCGATAAAATATTAAAATGACAAAACAAATAATTAATCAAAAATTATTAGAATTTTTTAAAGCAACGCCTCAGACATTTGAAATAATATATACTATAAATTGTAAAAATATGTATTTTATGAACGGTATTTAGGTACTCAAATTAAATTTTTTATCGATGAAAAAGAATACGATCATGTTGACATGGACGGAAGATGCTTTATATGTAAAACAAATAAATATATGTTTAATTTATATTTATTATTAAGAATATTTATTATATATGGTAGAATTGAACAGAAAAAAATTATCGAATAATATATTTGGCAGCAATACACATTCTAAAATTAAATATAAATTTAATAAAAATTATTCTGTTATGTATCATATTTTATATGAAGAAATAAAAATATATGATAACAATTATAATCAATATGGTACAATGTCTAAAAAGGGATATAAAAAACCTATCGGAGTTTTTGAAGCATATTTGATTAATTTATTTTTATTAACAAGAAAATATAGGTATGCAAAAAATTAATACAAAATTACTCGACATATTGTTTCTTAAATTTAAAAAAAATAAAATAAAATATAGATGTAAAAATGAACAATATACAATAGTAGAATTTGACAGTATAAAAAATTTTACTTTTACTAAAAAAATATGTAATACAGATATCGATCATTTAGCTTTTAATAGAAGAAAAACAATAATAATTAAAGATAAAACTTGTATATATCCACTTAATTTATATTTATTAAGTCGAGTATTTATATGAAAATTAAAGAAAATTATATATGGGAATATAGAAGATATTATTTTACTGATTATAAATTAAAATATTTTAATTCTAATAATTATAATTAGTATATTATAAAAAATAATTGTTATAAAGAAAATGAATTAAAATTTTGGTCTGATGGCTTTAATTATATATTCGGACTTGCAATACAAAATTTTTATACGATATTATGTTGTATGCCTGAGCATAGAGAAAAACAATCTAAATATTTAATATATATGTTTTTAGTATCATTTGCATATAAATTAGATAAAAACGAAGTCGATGATGATGAATATAATTATTATCATAGTGCATATCATGATTATAATAGTCGAGGATTAAATTGGTGAATAAACAGCGCGATTTATGTTCTAAATTATATAATATTTATAAAAGATGTAGATCTTATAATACAATAAAATATAATGCTTATAAAGTGCATGGTCTTTCTCCAAATCATTTTGTTAATATGGGACAGTGTCCTGATTATGTTTTTACTTCAATGGGCTATAATAACGATTTATTTTTATCGGCAGAATATGATGAAATTAATATTTGTACGATAGTTACGTTAAATGATCATAATTCTTGTCCACAATATGCTATATATTGTTTTAATTTATATATGCTTAGTACAATTTATGGATACAAAAAATAAAATAAATAATAAATTATATAATTATTATCAAAATAATCCCTTCAAAGGATCGATATATTTTCAAGCAAAATCTATTCAGAACTTTAAAAATAAAAATTGTTCTATCGATATAAAAACGAATGCTAGGTATTCATTTCATTGCATAAAATCTCAAAAAGATTTATCTTGTCATGTGTTGTATGGCGATTATAGCAATTTAATATATTCATTTAATTGGGATAATGAAAACAATTATTATGCTAAATATTGTTTACATATATTTAACTTATTATTATTATGTATGATATATAAAAAGGAAATATAATATGAAAAATATCAACCCAATTAATTTATTGTGGATAAGTGGAATTAGTATGATTGTATTTCATATTATGCTATTCTTATGCATGCTTGCATTTATGTTAATACTTGTAAGTATGATTCCATATATTGCAGAACATATTCCACAATTTTTAGTATTTGAATATAAATTATCAATAGCAATTATAACGTTATTTGTTGCTCTTATTTTATATACTGGATATAACGATTCGTATTTTGCATTTTTTAGAATTAAAAATGTTTTAAAAGAAATTGATCAATATAATAAATTATTTTATTCTTTAAATTTGCGCACAAAATATGTGAATAAAGAGCGAACAAATAAAATGGTCGATAATTATTTGTGGTGCTTAGAATTATATCGTGAATTCAATTTATTTCTATTTTTAAAATCTAATATATGTTTAGCTTATAAAATTGATTATACTAAAACTAAACGTCAAAAATTAGTATTTTATACTGATAACAATATAGAACAACATAATTTTAAAAGCCAATATGGCGTATATAAATTATATTCTAAAAGCAATAAGATAAAAGAAATGGATTCTAAATATAAGGTTAAAAATTTTAAAGAAGTGGTGCGTCTGTTCCTTATTCACATTTTATGTTTGGGCTATTTAAGAAATATTAGTTATAATAATATGTTACATTCTTTTGCTTTTAATTCAATTGCTATTATATTATTAACATTATTAATTGTAGGATTATAATGATTAACAGAAAAATTATTAATAAAAAAATAATTAATAATATTAAACAATATGCTTATTTTTCATATACAATAAATAAAAAAACAAAAGAACATTGGAGTATTATAAAGCTTACTAATGTTATTAGCATATATTGTTTTCATCCTATAAATGAATATTGGGCTAGTCAATTAATATTAAAAGATTTAAATATTTTATATTCATATGGTAAATCTAGAAAGAATAAAGATTGTATTGATTATATATATAGTTTATATATTATAAGTATATTATATAGAAAGTGAATAAAGAATGGACGAACGAATATTTGATTTTAAATTTACAAAATTTAATATAAAAAGATTTCAAAATGTCAAATGGTATGTTCATAGTTCTAAATTCTATGAAATTCATCAAGAAAGTCATTCGACTTTATTCACTTATAATCGTTATAGTCATATATTTTTTGTTTCTGAATTACATTTATCTATTGGAAAATATCGAGCATTAGATAAATATAATTATCGTCAAACTCAATATTTATATAAATTATTTATAGTGAGTAAATTATATGTGTAATATTTTTACATTTAAATATATCGATTTTGTGTCTAAAATAAAAGATTTTAATATTATTGATTATCAATATGATTCTAATGCTATTATTAGGCTAAATAAACTTAATAATAATATAATTATTTCTAATCGATTTAATAATAGCGCTTTTAATATTTCTATCTTAGACACTAAAATTAAAAAATTATATTATGGATCTTCTGGAGCAGATTTATTATTTAAACATATGTATAAATTATATATAATAAGTAAAATATATGATCAATAAAAAATTAAATAAAAAAGAAGTATACAGTTGTACATACAGAATGACTTATAATAGTGATTCAGTTATAAAAATGTATACTGATGATGACAATATAGTTATTTTAAATAATAACGATGATCTTCATTATATAGGTTTTGGCTTAAGAAATAAATGTGGAACTATTATTATTTTCTATAATAAAGGTATAAAAAACTATACTCATATTATAGAAAATTTATTCAATTTGTATGCAATTTTAGCTTATTTTAAACTAAATTTCTCGCTTTAAGGAATTTTTATGAATTAATAAATTTTAGGCGGTTTTTTATTAAAAAACGCAATTTAGTGTATTAATTTTTATTAAAATATGGTATAATTAAAGATTATGCATTTAGAAAAAATAAATTTTAAACATGTCTGAAAAGTTTTTTCTGATTGTAAAAATGAATATCGTATACGCTATATATTCGAGACCGATGAGAGACGACGATGGAGTATATATAAAGGTCCAGATTATATTAGTATATTCTTTGGTATCGGAAAAAATGAATTTTATCGTTCCAATTATGAAACTGGCGATAATAATATTAGATATTATAGACCACAAGGTAAAGCACTTTTCCGATATTTTTATAGTTTATTTTTTATGAGTATATTATATTATGGAAATAAATAGAAAATTATTAGATATATTTTGCCATACTCAGTTTGATTCTAAATTTAAATATAATTTTAGAGCTCATAGATCTATCGAAATGACCGAAAATATTAATAGCAAACAAATGTCGTTACGATATATAGTCGGAAGAAAACCTACATTATTTGCTAAAGTATTTATTCAATTAGATTCTATTATTGTTCGTAAAAGAATAATAAAGAATATATTTAAATATAAATATAATGTTATTAATATATATAATTTATATATATTATCTAGAGAATATATGAGGGTGAATAAATGAAGAAGCTGCGCGTTTATCTTAAATTATTCACTCCGTTTATTAATAATTCTAAATCTTGTTATATTATATATAATAATAATGATAATAGATTTATAATAAATTATAGTAATATTACAAAAAGAATAGATTTATATTGTAACATTATTAATGTAGATTTTAATCTTGCTTCTTTGAGTAAATATAAAAAATGGTATAAATTAAAAGCACATTGTTGCGAAGAAGATAATGCTTGTTATATATATAATTTATTTTTAATATCAAAATTATGGAACTTAAAATTAGTAAAAAATATAAATTAATTGAAGATATTCATTTAGCTAGCGGAATAAAATATTCTTTCTATAAGAAAATAGATTTCCCTTATATACATATTTTTAGAGGACTTACAGAATTTCAAATTACTGAAGTAAGATACCCATTAAATGTATTTTATCATTCATATGTAAATATTAATAATAAAAAAGTTAAATATGAAAATTTAAAATATAAAAATTATTTAGAATATCTATATTTTTTATTTTTTATTAGTAAAATTTATTGTAGCAATAAATATTCTCAATTATTTAAAAATTATGATATTTGAATTTAATTATTTAAAAAAATATAAAATAATTGATATATATTATTTATATCAATTATTTTATCCTTCTGACGATAAAATAGATGAAAAATATAAAATATCTATATCTAATTATTATAACAAAAATATATGTATAATACTAATTGAAAATTATGATCCAATTTTTGAATGTTCTATTTTAGATTTAAAACGTAACGAAATAAGAATTAGCGTCGATCGTAAACAAAGTTTTGATTATATATATCATTTATATATAGTATCTTATTGTTTTAACTTAGAAAGACTTTATAATTAAATGGATATATACAATTGTAATTTTAATAGTATTAAGCTTGGCGCGAATATAAAATATAATGTTTGTATTCATAATAGAATAATTCCATGGTATATAATAAAAAATACTGTTAATGTTATAGAAATATTAGCTTGTCGTAAATATAATAGTCTCAATAATTATTTTATCGATTTTGAATATAAGAGAATATACTCTAAAATAGATAATAATCATAATAAAGCTATATATTTATATAGATTATTTTATATTAATTGTATTTATAATAAATTAGATATAAGGAGGTGAATAAGTGGATAAGCGCGATGGAATAAATAGAAAAATAATGAAAAAATATTTAAAAGATTATTTTATATATAATATTAAATATAATGCTAATAGTAGAAATCCTATAAAAATTGAAAAAGATAGAGATTATTTTAGAGTTTTAGCAAAACGTTATGTTAATACAGGTATATTCGATAATTATTTTTCTTGTTTTTTATATTCTAATACTAGAAATTGGGATATGTATACTTTTAAATATGATTCTAAAAAATGCGCACATTTATTAAACTTATTCACCTTATCTAGTATATATTTACCTTATGATCAACGAACAAATTATCAATTATTTTAAATTTAGTAATAAAATTATTTATGATCTTAAATATAATAGTAATGATAAATTTTTATTTGTTCAAAAACAATATAATTTAGATATAATAAAATTGAATGTAACAAATAAAAATTTTAATGTAAAATTAAATATAGATTTTCATTATTTACAAACTTTTGATCGTAAATATTTTGAAATTAATAAACATCATTTAATTAATATGTATATGTATTTAAAAATATGTTATGATAAATTATAAATTAATAAAAAATTTTCAAAAATATAATAAAATTTATACTATTATATATAAAGATTATGATCTAACTATTGTAAGAGATGATGGTATAAATGGTTTATTCATCAATAGATTTATTGCTTTAAAAGAATATAAAATAGAATCATTTGCATATCTTGTTGATAATGAAGATTTTACTAAATTTAATTTCTCGAACAAAGAAGAAACTGAAAATATTAAATCAAAATTATATGTATATAGTTTATATTTATTAAGTAGAATTTATATATATTAAAGGAGAGAATATATTATGGAATTAAAAATTGTTGCATTCGATATTACAAATCTTAATAAAAATTTAGATTTATCTAAAATTGATAAAGATTATATTATCGATAATACATATTATCAACTTGATATTCTTGATAAATTAGAAAAATCAGAATATAAAGGGCCTAAAAATTATCATATATATGTTCTTACTTATGAAGGATCTGATGATTATATTTATTTAAAATCTTTTAATTATGAACCTATCACAGTGGATAAAGTTGAACTGGCTCCGCTCTTGGTATATGAAGCACAAGAATATAAAAATGGTGATTTCAAAGCTAAAAATATTTATCTAACATGTGATTCTAAAGATACGTTATTGGCATTAGATCTTCGTATTTATAGAGAAAAGAAAAGATTATCTGGTGTATTTACACAACCGACTGGATATCAACGAGACAATATCGGATTATTTATAAATTTAAATAATAAATGTAGAGATCTTGATGATAGATTTACTACTGAAGAATATAAAAAAGTTAAAAAAGAAATCATTAAGTTTAATAAACTTTTTGGTAATTTTATTTTAAATTTAGCTATTAGTCGATTAACTTTTGAATTTAATGATACTGTTGTAAATAGTGAATTTGTATATTAAAAGGAAAAATATCATGAAAGCATTATTAGTTGTATTATGTACTACATTAATGATTGTATGTGGTATTTTATCTAAATTATTGTGGATAACTATTACTATTGGATTTATTTTATATCTATTAAATATGTTTGATATCTCTGGCACTATTGTATTAAATTTATTTATCGGAAGTTTTGTATCGACTTTAATTACTATTTTAAGTTCTTTAGGGATTACTTATTTTGCAACATCTAAATAAAAAATTAATTGATCATTTTATTAATAGTTCTTTTAACAACAATATTTATATTTATAAAACTAAAAATGTTGTTTATTTTGTTAAAGAAATTAAACGTTGGAAAGAAATTGATTTACAGAAAAGAGAATCTAATGGTAATTATTTATTTATAGCTAGAATAGAAATTGATTCTAATAAAAAAGAAAATTATAATTTTGTAAGACAACGCCAATTTGAAAATAATATTAAATATGTTTTTAATTTAATTTTATTGAATAAAGTATATAAAAATGATTAGTAAAAAATTAATTAAAAGAAATTTTGAAGAATATAGTATGTTATATAAAATTAATAGGTATCGTTATCATATATGTATTTTAGAATTTAATTATATTTTTTGCTATAAATATACTGGAAAAACTAGAGATCTTGCGCCTATTTTTATTATAAAATTATTATTCAGAAGTAAAAATTATAAAATTTCATCTAATAAAGAAAAATATTCAAAAAATATAATTAACATGTTTTTATATTGTAAACTTATTAAAAATGAAAATTAAATTGATTAAATCTTTTTTAGATTTAAAACAAAATAAAATATGTTCATTAGAATATCCAATGAAAAATGATTGTATTAGAATTTTTGAGTCATTGAGCGCAAAAGGAATGATACATATATTTCAAGGTATAGAAAATTTAATGACTCCAGTATGTGTATTATATTTAAAAGAAAATTATATAGATACTATCTCATATTTAAATATAAATAAAAATATTGAATATATAATCAATTTATTTTTACTATATTATATAATTAAGGAATAATAATGTTTTGTAAAAAATTATATAATTATAAGTTTAATTCTCCCAGTTATTCAATTGATTATATATTTAGAAATAAAGAATATTCAATGCATCTTAAAGATAATATTTCTTTAAAATTTACTTGCTTATCTAGAGGTAAAAACCATATTTTAAAATTATGCATATATTTATTGAAAAATATTTAGGTAGATATAAAACAATAAATAATTTCGCTAGAAAAGTTAGACTTGTTTATTACATTACAAATTTATATATGTTAAGAATAACATATGAAAAAGGTGAATAATGGAATTAGTATATTTTGACATAACATTTATTAATAAAGAATATGTTATACCTAAAAAATTTAGGGGTGAAGAACTTAAAAGAAAAAATTGTAAAAAATTTGCTATTACTTTTAAAGGATCAAAATTTTATCAATGGTTAACTGATGTTGAAGCAGAAGAAGTATCTAAAGAAAATGTTGTTATATCTCCTATTTTTATGTTGACTGCAAATAAATTAATGAGCAATAAATATAAAATTAATAAAATTATGACAACACTTAGCAGTCGTCATGAATATGCAAAATTTAAAGATTTAGTTGGAGATAAAGGTATATTATATATCGATACAATTAAATTCTCTTATAGTGATATTAATTATTATTTAAAAATTAATTTAAACGGTAAAGATTTTGGTTTATCTAATACTTCAACTTATGATCAAGAAAAATATGATCAAATTAAAAAGGCTATATCAGAAACTAATAATAAGTATAAAAATTTTAAAATTTATAAAATTTTAAAAGAAGTAGAAAAAGAATATAATAATACTGTTATTAGCGAAGAAATTATTTATTAAGGTAAATATTATGGATATGAAAATACTTAATATGTATTATACAAATTTAAAGAATAATATATTATCCTTAAAAGAAGAACTATTTGAAATGCTGTTCCTTAAAGAAGGATTAATCACTTATTCTGAAGATATTAATAATGATACACTTAAAGTATTAGTATATTTATATCAATTAATTTTGAATCACGAAACTGAACCGATCGAAATTTTTTATAAACTATTTGAAAAATTTGATCTTAATTTTAATGAATTACAAAATATTGTATCTGATTATAATTATGTTATTAAAAAAGGTAATACTAATATTTCAGTTACTAATATTGAAAATATTCAAATAATGTTAAATGATATTCAAATGAATTTTAGTATGTTAGGATATCAAGAATATTAAAGGCGTTCATAAAGGAGCGCATAAGGAAATTATTATGATTATCAAAAATTTAATTATACAAAATTTTTATGCCCTCATTATTACACAAGCTTGAGGACTTATTTTTGGTCCACTAATTCTTCTTGTTCCATTTTTTGGTTATAATAAACTTGGACCAGAAATATCTTCTGGGTTTATTATTTTCGCTATTATACTTATAATTTATTCATTAATTGATTTTTATACTTTTAAAAAAGAAGAACATTATTTTAGTAAAGATCAAAGTCGTAGATTTTCTAATAAAGATCGTGTAAAATATACAAAAGCAGATAAATTAGAAATTTATAATTCTGATGAAGATTATTTTCATAATAAATATTTTACTGAAGTTTATGAACTTGATGTCGATTACGATGAATTAACCGTTCAAGCTGTAGAAGAATACCAATGGGATATTCTTAATGCAGAACTTGTAAAAAACCGTTTTTATTATTTTACAATTTGTTGTTCATGTTTAACTGAACATTATATTGTCGATACATTTAATATTCGAGTTAATATTAATCCAAAAACAGCTTCTCAATATCAAATTTATAAAATTACTAAATTCGGTACAAGAATTTATATTTAAGGAAAAATTATGATTAATTTTTTTTAAATTAAATATAGAAGATAAAATTCTTGAAAATCAATATAATTTAAAAAATAAAAAAATAAGAATTATTTTAGTGTATGATCCTAAGAAAATTTATTTTGAAATAAATAATATTACAGATTTCAATGACAATAAAACAATTATGTTGTTACCTATATTTAATTTTGAAATTAAAGAGTACAATTTTGAACATAAATTTCTTACTAATGATATCGATCTATTATCTGTTGATAATAAAGAAATTCGAGTTATATATTTATTTAAAATGTTAACATATTCTTTATTCACTTATGATTAAAATTTTAATAAAATTAAAACAATATTGCGATACACATTATTCATATTTACGTTTTCCTATTTATTTAAACGATAAAATTAGATTTTATTCAGTATGTATGACTAATATATCTGGTAATAGTTTATCTATTAGGACTAATTACCGTTATATTGGCTATGGTTATAATAAAGAAGAACGAGATGTTGAAATATTTAATAATAATGTTTTAATTTCTCGACTAACATATCTAAGCAAATATACTAATAAATATTTAGTGAATAATAGAATTAAAAGTAAATATGAATATGTGTGTTGCTTATTGTATATGCAAAATATTATAAAAGGTGTACATGAAATTAGATAAATTAGTAAAAATACATAATTATCTTTATGATAATAATTATTCTTGTTCTTTATCATATCATTTTAATAAATATTGTTTAACTATCGATAAATATAATAGTTATTCTCCAATAGGTATGATATTAAATTTTGATCATTTAAAAAATAATATTTCTGAAGATTTTATGGTACCAGATAATAAAAAAATATTAGCCAATATGAAATTTTCATCATTAATAATAGATATTGTGCATAATAATAAAAAATTATTATCATATATACTTATGTTAATAATAATTCATAGCATAATAAATAATGATCGATATGAAAAATAATTATGGGAACTAGTATTTCAGTATTTAACAAAAAATTATTAATTGATCCAGAAAGAATTATAAATAATTATGAGATGAAATATGGAATAAAAGGGGAATATATGAATTGCTATAATATTAAGCAAGAATCAAGATTCCAAATTAGATTACTTATTCAACATCACATGCATTGTTTTTCTTATGGTAACAGAAATGAACACTATGTGTACGACGAACATGAAAATAATTATGTAGTTATTAATGCTAATGCTGTAACTATAAGTAAAATTTCTGGATATTATAAAAAAGTAGCAATAAATATATATCAATTATATGTTTGCTCATATTTATGGATATATTAATATTTTTTGCTCAATAGAGCGTATATATTTTAATGAGAACATATACGTTCTCTTAAACAAAAAAATGAAAAATCAATATGTAATAAAAAATAATAAATTTCTTAGTAGTAAACTTGAAGCTAATAGTGAAACTATTATATCTTATAAATTTAAATGTGTAGATTATGAAACTTATATTTGCTTGGGTAAATATATTGTTACTAGAGTTAAATTAAGTTCTGCTAAATTTAAAGATACTTCATATGGAAAAACTAATTGTAAATATTTAAATCTTAGAAAGAAAAAATTAATTAACTATATGCAATCTATGTTAATAGCTAATTATTTTTATAATATATATGAATAATAATATAAAATGGCTAATGATTATTAGCCAAGCATTTTCAAACTTAATATTTGGGTTTACAACACCAGTTATCCATATATATTTTATAAGTTTAGTTGAGCCGAGTATATATAGTTTAGCTAATTTTATAGAAGCTGCATTATCCGCCATTGTGAACAGTTTACTTAGTAATCAAAAATGGCGTCATTATTTTAAACAATTTGCATTATATTTTTTAGCATTAGATAGTATATTATATATTATTATAATATTTCTAGGTATAGATTATATTAATATTAGATTTATAGGATTAGCTGTTATTAATAGTTTATTATGCAATATATGATTTATAATGCTTAGCGATGCTTTGAATAAAAATATTTCTGGAGATACTCTTACTGATTTTAAAGTATCACAACGAAGTTGGATGCTATGGGGCAGCTTAATTGGATCTGGTATTGGTATATGGATTAATAATTCTATATCAGTAGAATTAGCTTTAATATTACAAGCAATATCTACTGTTGTTATTGCTATTTGTGATGGATATTCATTTGGCAAATTAAATGAAATTAAATAAAAAAATAAATAATTATCATATTAAATGGAATAAAACTATACGTTATAAATATTATAAAATTAATATTGTAAATTATTTTGGTATTTATAAACATGATTTATGTGTTGAAATTCGTGTTGACTATAATACTACAAGTATTAGTCATAAAATTAAATATAATAGTACAAAAGATAAAGATTATTATGCCATTGTAAATAAAAAAATTGTTAATACATATGAATATAATATATTATGTAACATGTTAACTTATATACATAATATTAATTTATTTAATTGTATATGTTTAGTGGATAATAACAAGGATCAATTGTATTATGGGCGTAGAAAGGAGAGGTAATTATGTTTGATAAAGAAATATTAAAATCTAAAATTGATCTTAAGAACCCAGGTCCAGCTATGGAATATTTAGATTCTACTATGTCATCTAAAGAAATATATGATTATTTAGAAAATTACATTAAAAATGCAGAAAATGAAATTGTTTATTTGCCAATTATTTTAAAATGTATAATTTTTATGCATATTATCGAACTTGAATGTGATATGCCTTATGCTATAAATGCAAATGAAAAATTAATTAATGAATTTATTCCTAGTAGTAAATATCAAACATCTTCAATTAAATTATATAATTTTTATAATAAAATAATTAAAAAGTATAATAAAAAAAATAAATTTTATACATATGCTGGTTTTATTTTTGATCACAAGTATGAATATTCAATAATTCCAAAAGATTATTGTATTATTTTAGCTGAAATTGATAACGATGAAAAAGTTAATTATAGTATGAAATGTGTTAAAGAGTTTGATAAAATTCCTACTATTAAAATTTTTAGCAAAGGAAGATAATTATGTTCGATAAAGAAGTATTAAAATCTAAAGTAAACCAAAATCTTCAATTTGCTCTGCAATATTTAAATTCTACAATGACTTCTGAGGAATTATATGATTACTTAGAAAATTATATCAAAAATGTAGAAGATAAAATTGTATATTTACCTATTCCTCCAAAATTTATAATTTTTATGCATATTATTGAGCTCGAATGTAACATGCCTTATACTATAAGTGCAGATAAAGAAATGGTTAATGAATTCATTCTTTTTGATGAAAATCATTCACATTCATTTAAATTATATGATTTTTATGATAAAACAATTAAAAAATATAACAAAAAAAATAAGTTTTTTACATATGTCGGAATTGTTCATGATCATAATGGATATTTAGTATATCCAACAGATGATTATATTTTTATGGCTACTATTGATAACAGCATTAAATTTAATTATAATATGGGATATATTGAAGATTCAAATAATTTACATCCTATTAAAATTTTTAGTGAAGAGGTGTAATTGTGTTAGAAAAATATTATCAAAAAACTATCAATTCTTTATTAGCTAATTTTAAACTAAGTAATGCTGAACCTCAATTTGAAGATGATTATCATTATGGAAATATTCCGTTTAAAGATATGGAATTTATTTATCAAGATCCAGTTACTATGGATTATAGAAAATGTAAAATTATTAACTACGAAGTTCAGTATGAAAATAATGGTATTGTTCAATTAGGCCTTAAAGATATTATTATTCAATTTAATGATGAGTCTATTACCAAAGCCTCTTCTAGTAATCTTTATTTAACTGAAGAATCCTTAGAAAAATATGGTTGGTAATTAGGTATGTATAATGAGGATTCTTATTAATAATAAAATATTAGATAAATTTGTATTTAATATTGGTATATATAGTATACAATATAATTTTTCTGATATTATATTTGTATCTGGACTAAGAAGACACCATGCTGAAATGATCACAGAATTATCTATTTACAAAGGAAACAAAGCATATTGTGATCAAAACTTAGGATTTAAAAAAATACAGATTGATTATTTATATAGATTTTGTCATACTATTACATTTGATTTAGATCTTTATAATAAAGAAAAAATTAATATGAATTTATCAGAATATATTTTTAATTTAATGGCAGAATCTTATCTATATAAATATGAAGATAAATTTAAAAATTGTAGATAATAATAAAAAATATCCTTTAAAGAGTATTTTTCAAAATATGTATGAATTTCAATATAATAGTTATATCGGAATAAACACGACAACAGATTTTGATTTATGTTTAAATAGAAATTTACATATTTGGATTATAAGTAATTCTAATGTTTCGAAATTATATCAATATGTTAATATAATAGATTCAGTTGCAATAATCATACATTCTGATATAAAATATATAACTAATGCTTTTAATCATAAAGATCATATTATATGGTTCTATAATCTTAGTATGTTTAATTTTGGTATATATCATGTTGCAGAGATTTGAAAATTTTAAAAAAAATAAAGATAAAAATATTAATAAAACTAGAGTCGAATATAATTTATATAATTTTAGTATTCAAACGATATATACTGGTCATCAATTTGAAAGTCTTATTAATATGTCTTTTATAAATATTATTAATTTTGAAAATCCAGAATCTGTATATACTAATTATGGTTGTGTAATATTTTATAAAAATAATAATATTAATCTTTGTAAATTAAATAATATTAAAAATTTTTTACAAGCATTAGCTTTAATATCTTATGTATATAATTTTAGAACAAAAAGTGAATAAGAACTTTGTGGATATTAAGCAGCTCCGCTCTCATGCTGTGCATGATTAGGCGCCTCCGGCGCGCACTTTGTGCGCCTAGGGAGCTCCGCTCCGAAAATCTCTTTGAACTCCTTTCGCTTCTGCTTTTTATGCACAATTGCTTAGTGTTTATTTATAAAATTTAAAATAATTATATGAAATCAGAATTTATACAAAATATTAATAATAAAATATTTAATATTATAAAAGACCAATTAATCGGAGAATTTATTAAATATAAATATAATGATACTATAATAGAATCTATTTTTAATTATGATTTATTTAAACGCAAAAATATTCCCGTTATATCATTATATGTGATCAATAAAAAATATGATTATGAAACAGAATATGAATGGAATTTCGATATAAATTATACTGAAGATTATAAAAATAAATATATGTATAAAGATTATTTTTATAATAATAATAGAAATTTTATATATTTAATAAATTTAAATTTAATATCTATAATTCTAAAAGGTGAATAAATGAGAGAATATGAACTTAAAAATAAAGGGCGCGCATTTTTCGATAAAATTGCTAAATCTAAAGTATTCGATGATTTAATGTTTGCTGTACATAAAACTAATGATTTTTTAGATTATGGTAACGGCATTTTAAAAGTTGCATATTATAATAAAGATATTATTTTTCAATATGATGAAAAATATGTTACAGAATCTTTAATCAAAAAATTAATTATTATCGTAGAAAATGAATAAGAAAAAAATATTAAAACGTTTAAATAAATATTCTTCATTTTTTGATATAGATTATAATTTTTCTAAAAATACAGGCATTTGTATATATGTTGATCATGATTATAATATTAATTTTAATTATGAATCAATAATATCTAAAAATTTATATTCTGATATTGATAAATATGGTATTTTTTGGATATCTAATAAAAAATATGTAACAAAAATAAATAAAATAAAAATTAAATATATTAAAGAATTATATATAATGACAATTTTATTTAAAAAACCTATTAAATTATGAATAATAAATTATTGAATATATTAAATTCAAATAAATTTAAATATGGTAAAATATTAGAATATAAATGCGGAAAATATATTGCTTTTGTAGATTCAAAAATATTTGCAGCTACTAATAATTCTTATTGGTTAGAGTTTGATTTTAGTGATTTTGATCATAATGAATATCATTATGATAATTGTTATGGCGATATAATTTTATATAATAAAAAATTTGAAACTAGAGAAAATTTTAATAAGATAGAATATATTGAAGAAATGGCAATATATTTAGTAGTTATATAAATATATAAAGGAAAATATATGAAAATATTAGATTATATTAGAGATATAATGTATTTTATTATTATGATAACTTGTGCAGTATGTGTTAATTTTTATATTTTAGATAATTGGCATACATACGATTTCTCTGGAAAATTATTTTTAACTTTTTGTTCAACAATTATAAACTTATGTGTAATGGGATATATTCTGACTTTATTATTTGATATTCGCTATAATTTAAGAATTAAAAAATGATTCAATTTGCGAATACTATAAAATTAAAAAAATTAATAAAGAAAACATATCATAATAAAATAAAATTATTTTATCAATATAAAGGTATGAAATTTTATATCGATATGAGTAAATATAAAAATTATATCAATGTTTATATGCATAATAACAAAGATTTAGAGCTTCCAGAATATTTAGAACTTTATTCTTCTAGTATAAATATGAATGGCTTTAGAAAAAATACTAAATCTAAAAATAATAACTCTATAAGTTTATATAATTATACTGTTATGATGTTTTCATATTTAGTTCTTATGAAAAATGAAAGTAAAAATAAATTATTTATAAAAAAATTTAGGAAGTGAATAATATAACAGCATTAATAAGAAATTTATTTTGTTTTATTTTTATGATAATTTTAAGTATATTCGGATATTATTATGCACAAGAAAATTGGACTACATTTGATTTTTATGGACAATTAACAATAATTATTGGTATAATATTTGCCATGATTGTTCTTAGTGCTTATTTATTTGCTATTATATGTGAAACTTATTATTTTTTAAAATATAGGTTATAAAAATGATTGATTTAAGAATACATCCAAATTTCTTTATTTATGCAATGAATAAATTAATTCCAGATTATCAATTTACTTATGAACACAAAGGTGAAGATTATTTAATTTATGTAGAAGAACTTGAATATGATGATTATTCTAAATATAAAGTTCAAGTTATTAATCGCATAACTAAAGAAGAATTTCAATTTAATATTGGATTTTCAGAAGATAATACTTGGATTTGGGAAAACGATAACGAACAGAATATGATCAAATATTCTATTCATTTTACATATCTTATTAATCATTTATTACAAAATTATTATTCTATTTATTATGAGGAATAAAAAATGTTATATAAAGATATGTCAAAACAGCATCGAATTAACTTATTAAAAAAGTTATTCGTGAAGAAAATCATTTCCATGAAGAAGAATCTTATTGGAAAAAACATTTAAGTCATAGAGTATTTCAAGTATATTCTGCACTTAGCGAAACTGAATTATATAATATTTATATGTATTTCTTAGCAGAATATGAATCTGCTCAATTAAATCCTGTTGAATTTGAAAATACTTGGGCCATTGAAAATGGATACTAATATTAAAAATTTATTGATAAAATTATTAAAACTTAAATGTAGAATAAATTATAAATATCCTTATGAAGGTTATTATTATAATTTAAAATATTATGATCATAGTCAAGATTTTTTAAATGGTATTCCTCAAGGTCAACATGATAAAGACTTGAGAGTATGGTTTGGACCTAGTGGTAACGAAGTTTTTGATTTAAAACCATTAGAAACTAGTTTATTTTGTTTACATAACGGTTTTCTTAATAATAATGAATTTATTGAAAAATTAAAAACAAACTATGAAGACAAAATAAATTATATTGATATTTTGGGGATATTTTGTTTGTTTAATAATGAGTAATAAATTATTTAAAAAAATAAAAGAAAAAGAAATAAAAAATAAAAGACCGTATTTAGAAGTTAGATCGTTAAAATATAATATAAATATAGATAGTTATTTTAAAGTTTGTTATACTTATAGTTGTGGAAAAACTAACGGTCAAGCTCATATTATTATAGATACTACTGATTTATTATATGATCATTTTAAAGAATTAAAAAATGCTCGATATTATTTTAGTTATCAACATATATTTGTTCGTGGTGTAAAATTTCAAGATTATCATAAAAATCTTAAGTATATAACAGATATAGCTATTTTAAATTTATTATATAAGGAGGTCGATCTTTTTGATTAATATTGGCGACTTATTAATTAATAAAGAAACTCAGGAAAATTATGTTGTTTTGAGTATAGTTAATTCTCATCCTGAAGAAATTATTATTAATATATTAAATTTAAAAACATTGGAAATTCAATATATTAGTGGCTTTGGTGATTCTGTTTTATCTTCTTATAATCTTTGTATTATTGGTAATGTAAAAGAAGATTATAATCAATTTATTAATAAATGTAAAATTATTTCTTCTGAATATTTACATAAAGCAAAAGTGGATAAAGGGATTCAAGATTTATTACCAATTGCTTTTAGTTATTTAAATAAAAGATTTGTTCAAGATAATGGCGCAGAATTTATTCCAGAAAGAATTGTTCTTAGACCAAAATATGAAGACAACATAAATATAGAAGAAATGGTCTTGTTATCTGGCGATCAAAATTATACTAATGGTAAAACTTCAATTATTGTATCATTAGACTATTTGCATGAATATTGGCAAATTTCATGAAAAAATATATAGAAAATATTTTATCAAGAAATTCAATTGATAGTATAGATGATTTTCATAATGAAAAATATAATGATATTAGTTTTTCTTTTGATTTCGTTATATTTTTTGAATATCATATATATTTAAATAAAAAATCTGGAACTGATAATATATTAAAACTTTCTAAAAATTTTTATATTTATTATTCATGTGATTTTCGTCAATATAAAATAGAAAGAAATAAAAAACTAATTTATTATTTAATGTTATTATCTATATATAAATATCTTAATTATTAAGGAAATAAAATGATTACTATCAATAGAAAATTCGATATTCTATTTAATAAAATATCTGAAATGTTTAAAAATATATCTCAAGGTACATTTTATAAGATTTCTGATGCCTTTATAAAGAAAATGAGTTTTTATTCTAATAATGGAATTATCACTATTAGATTTATAGTTGAACCCGAAGAATATGAATCATATACACTATATACTACATTAATACAAAAAGAAAATAACGGTGAATTATATTTTCAATTCTATTATTCAGACAAAGAAAAAGCTGAATTATGTAAATTAAAACAAAATGTTGTATTAGAATTATGTAGAATGTTTACTTCTTAAATTAGAAAGGTGAATAAAAATGGAATGTGCTGCAAATTTTATTTATATTTTCGCATCATTTTTCGCACTCAAAGTAATTTATGATGTCATCTTCGGTCATTAATTATTTTAATTCAGAAAAATTTAATTTTAGGGATATTCAATTATCTAGTACTTATAACAATATTTATGTCGATATTTATCGTTTTGATAATGAAATAATAGTATTTTCTTTGGAAAATTATGAAGAACAAGGATCTACATGTATTGACTCTATTGATGATATTGCTGTATGGGTTCCTTATAATTATCAAACAAAAATAAAAGGTTTCAAAGAAATAGTTTATTGGAACGCAATATTGTTATATTATTATCAAAATATATATTGGAAATTTATATATGGAAGAATATAAATATTTTAATAAAGTCTTTAATATTATAAACAAACATACAATAAATACTCAAAGTATTTATTTTATTTATAACAATATCATTATAAATTCATATTTATCTTCAATCGATTCACATTTAGATTCAATATCTCCTGTAAATAATAATTTTATTTATATAAATAAGAAAACTTCTTATTATTATGATGCTAAAAAAGATGGAATATTTTTAAATGATGATAAAATATTTTTATCTATTGAGTGTAGAATTCAAACAAAAAAGGATACTTTGAATAATATTGTAAAAAGTGGTTTACATATATATAATATGTCAATTTGTTGTATGTTAATGAGAAATAAAATATTTAATAAAATATTATGAGCTATACAAAAGAATTATTAAATGATAAAATATGGAATTCTATTGATAAACACTATGAAGATTGGTTTCAAATTAAATATAAAGATTATGTAAGTATTATTATTGAAATTAGTCAATGTGATTATTTAGAAATTAATTTCGATAATTGTGGCGATTCTTTTGATATTTATAATCATATTCAATATGAAGATGTTATTATATATGTCGATAATATTTTTAAAGAAGATTATCGTAACGTAGAAAATTATCTTGTTTATATAGCATCTTTATCTAGTTTTACAGGAATATATATATGATATATTGTAAAAATTTATTAAATAATAAGTTATTTAATCCCTTGTGGGATGGTTATATTAAATGTATACATGGTAAAAGATATAATAAAGATTTATACTATAATAATCAAAAAGATATTAGTATCGAAATAGAAATAGATTATGAATATTCTGAAATTATAATATTATTCGATCAATATGTAAGAGATGGTATTAGAATTAAAACAGAAAATAATATTTATGAAGGTATAGTTATTTCAATTAATGAAAGTGAAAAATATAATCTTGTAAATTCAGTAGATAAAGCATGGTATGTGGCGACACTTATTACTTATTCAATTATAAAATCATGGAACAATTAGCTAAATTAATAGATCAAACTATAGAAAAGAATAAAAATCTTCATTTTACTGAAAGTTACTGGACTCATTATAATATAACTAGAAATATAGCTGTACATATAACTTCAAAATCTAAATTAGCAAATTTTAGTAAAAAATTAGATTGTTTATTATCTTACTATGATCATACTATTAATCATGATTATGGATATATGGGTTATTCTAATGGATCTTTTAACAATACATATTCATGGGAAATCGAATTCGATATTATTGCTGTCGATATGAGAAAAAATAGTGTCGATTACTATGATAAACGATTTGCATATTTATCTTTATTAACTTTTTATCATCAATGTTTTCAGGAGTGGCTACATCAACTACCATCATCTAACGCTTTAAGCGTTTAAAATGAGGTTTGTAAGTCGAAACTACATAGGTATTAACAACATTAAAAAATGTTTTCCTAAAATCGCCTACATTATCGGGTGGTTGATAACACCCGCTTTACTAAGGAGTTTACTCCGAAGTAATTAATATTTTTTCAAATCGAGGGTTATTATTTCCAGAAATCCACATAGTACCAAGAAGTTGAATATTCATAGCACCAATACGATCATCGTTAGATTTGTATCCACATTGACAACTGTATAAATGTTTATAATGATCACGATTTTCTTTGTGAATAGTTCCGCATTTAGGACAACGCTGTGAAGTGTATGTCGCAGACACTTTTAAAACTTTAGAACGGTTTTCATAAGCTTTATATGTTAAAAACTGTTCTAGTTGGTAAAAAGCCCAACTTCTTAAATTATAGTTTTGTTTCTTGGTGTAAAACAAATTATTTTTTTCAAAGCTTACGCCAGTTAAATCTTCTAGTACGAAAAGTGTATCTTTGCCATATGCTTTAACGAGTGTCTTAGAAATCTGATGATTTACATCAGTCATCCAATGGTTCTCTCGTCCAGAAATAGCTTTAAGTTTACGTTTTGCAGATTTAGTGCCTTTAGATTGAAGTTGTCTGCGAACTTCTTGGAATTTATGACGTTTAGTTGCAATCTTTTTACCAGAAATAAAATTAGTTTTTCCCTGCTCATCATAGCTAACAGTAAGGAAACGAAGTCCTCTATCAATACCTACAACATGGCGCACGTTTTCCTTTTCAAAACTATCAATGGCTTTTGTTATAGAAATATGTAAATACCATAATCCTTTTAATTCAATAAGTTTTGCTGTACCAAATTCATAAGAGCCATCAAAATATTTAGTAAAATGCTTTTTGTAAAAATTACATTTAATTCTTTTATTAAGAGTATTAATGGATATAATTTGCCCATTATTAATAAAACTATAATCACGATTACGAACCAAATCAACCTGAGGACGGCTAAAAAATATTGGCTTATATAACCATTCTAAAGTTTTATGAACATAATGCCAATTATTTTTTTCATCTTTATATCTATAAGGTTTTTGTAATAATTGCGTTTTAACTATTTTATAATTTGTAATAGTTGTTCTAATAGCAGACTGAGCTAATTGAGATTTTAAATTAAATAAATTGCGAAGATCACTATATAATCTTTTATTAAGATTATGATAAGCTAAATCAAAATTATTATTAAAAATATGTTGAGAAACAAAATTACAAGCTTGACGATACTGTTCACTCATTTGACGAAATAATATTTCTTGTTCTTGAGTAACGTTTAAATGAAGTTTTATTGTTTTAGTTAAGTTGAACATTTTTTCACCTACCTTTCTAATATATATATTATTTCATTAAAATTATTATATTATAATTTTTATTGAAAAATTATTATTTATTATTAAAAGGATAAAATAAATATTTTTTTAATTTAAAAAAATAGAATCTTTTATTTACGATATATGAAAAATTATAAACGATATTTCTATGATAGATTCCTGAAAATGGAAAAAATAGATAAACTTAAAGATACTAATTTACATATAAATATGAATTGTAATCGAGAAGATATGATAATTTTTTATCGTTTTAATAATCGTTTTATTTTAAATTATAAAAATAAAATTATATTTGAAAAAGGTCTTAACGATCATTTAATCGATAAAAAATATTCTTATTTTATTTTAATGGTTAAAATGTTGTCAACTTGGAGACAATATGTGCGAAACGAAACAAAACGGAGAGCTCGACAGAGACGTGCATTACGAGAAGCCTCTGTCGAAGCTTAAATCATTACATTATAGAATATTAAATATATTAAAACAAATGAGTTATAATATACAATATGAAGATATTCATATTAAATTTTATTATAATAATTTAATGCTCGGTATGATAATCACCGATAAAGTTTTTAAATACTGTCATTTCGGTGATTTTTTATATTCTATTGAAGTAAGTAATGATATTATAAATAGATATAATTCTGTATTTAATTATAGTGATTTTGAATGTAGAGTTATGTTTATTTGCGAACTAATTCTATATTCGGGAATGATACATGAAAGTATTACAACTACAAAATAATCAATATCTTGTCTTTATGAACGATCGAGTTATTTTCCAGAGTTATCAAACTATTATTGCTTATTATGATAAAAAAGAAAATAAAATCTATAAAGATAAGACTTTTTATAGTCGAACGACTAGTAAATATTTCGGTAAATTTATGAGAATGTGTCCACCTTCGGCTATTATTGAATTAGTCGATCCATTCGAAACAGAACATGAAAAAAATAATAGTTTCACTTTTAAAGAAATTAAAGCATAAATATTATTCTTGGAAATATAAAAAAGAAATTACTAAAAATAATTTATATATATCTAAAAGAATTTTAGTTTATGTTGTATGGTTAAAATATTTAAATACATCAGATATTGGTATGTTTATTACTAGTAGAAAATACGAAGTATTTGATATATATGTATTAATAAGTACTGCTGGTCCTTATAATCCTGATGGCGAAAGAAACAGTATTATCGAAGTAATTAATAGATTACGTAGCGAACAAAATCATTTTATATCGGCAGTTGTTAATAATGGTGACGATCATAAATTAAATTATGATTATTATAAAAATAATTTATATTGTGAAGGTAAGAAATCTTATATAAGTTATCAATTACTTATTTCATACTATATTATGATAAATTATTATTTTAAAATATATAAACGAATAAATGAAAAAGAAATCTAAAGAAAAAGAATATTTATATGGCTATCTTGATTATGTAATGAATAGATTCGATACTGAATTTGTTGATTATGAAAATGAATTTTCTTATATTCTTAATGATAAATTCTTTAAAATCGTAATATTATATGAAGATATATTTGCCGATATTACATTTCTTGATATAATGTTATCATATAATGTTTATTACTATCAAGATTTAGCAGAAGAACTTGGTACAGAACAAGATATTGTTATGTGGCCATTAGTATTAATTACTCAAACTTTATTTTGGAGGTGAATAAATGAGAAAGAAATTCTTCGGCGCCTTAATTGGCGTTTTTTATTTAAATGGGCTTATTCTTCCATTGTCTTTATTAACAATGAATATTCATGATATTTATATTGTTAGTATGGTAATAGGTTCACTTTTTATTTCTACATTAACTGCAATTATTCTTATTTTAACAGGATTCTTTAAAGTTGGTGAATAATATGGACATTAAATTTATTGGCGCTATTATTATGAAAACATTTTTATTAAATGGTATGATTACACCATTATTATTTTTATTTAATAAAAAAGCATCTGAAAATTCAATAAAAACTATTGGTCTATCTTTTTTATTATCTTTAATTTTAGCGTTTTTATTAATTTATGTTAAATTTATTACATATTAATCATGATGATACCAAATCATAAGCTAGAATATATTTATAAAATAATTATTAATTATTTATTTTTATTACAAAATAAACAAGGATATTTTGATAGTTTATTTATCGATACCAAATTATTTACAGTCGGGATTTATCCCGATAATTATGCTGAAAAACTAGAGATAACATTAACATTTAAAAAAGAATATAAAGATATATGGTATTTCAATTTTTTATATCGCGGACAAAATGTAATTATTGAAAATAATTCTAAAAATTATAATGTATCATATTATGATGCTATTAATGCATTATATACTGTATTAATATTGTGGACTGGTTGTATTAATAAAAACAAAACAAATAAAACTATGGATTTTATTATTGAAGTCGATGAATATTAAAGGAGGAATTTATTATGGGTATGACTGATGAAATTATTGCTAAATTAAAATCGATTGGATATAAAAAAGCAGGAGTTCATAAGGATTATATTATTGTAGTGGATAATGGCGATAAACTGCGTGGCTTAGATTCTGGGAATCTAACTATTTTTAATAAAGAAACTGGCGATGAATTATATTTCTTTGGTATTGAATATCCTGGTAAAGATATCCAGTCTAAAGGTATTTATAATTATAAACGCAAAAAATTTATTAACAACGTCGATTTAGAATTTTTGTATAATTTAGTGATGGCATGGAACTGGGCATAAAAAAAGAACTTAGAATTCTCGGTATTCTAGCTTCTCATGATGAGTTTAATGATTTTACCTACGAAGTCGGTACTTATCTTTTAAAAATAAAAGAAAATAGAAACCGAAATTTTAATATCGAAATTATTTGGAATGAATTTAAAGTAGTCGATATCGTTATCGATTTTGTTTTTCCTGAAAATAAATCTATATATACTTTTAATTATAATAAAATGGAATTTACAAAAGACGAGGCTTGCGATATTTTACTCGATCTTTTGTTGAATTATATTCAAAAGGATTTAAAATGAAAGATGATCTTTTAAAATTAATCAATGTTATAGATAATAATATTTATATTAATACTTCTGGATCTTATGCTGAAGGTTATACCGATGCTTTAAGCATGATAACTCAAGCATTACAAGATATTATTGAAAAAGATTTTGATCCTTATGAATGGGAAACAATAATTTCTAAACAAATTGAACCTTATGCAAAATGAAGATAAAGCAATATATAATGCAATTCAATTTTTATTTAAATTAAATCAAAAATATACTGAATTATCTTATACTGATAAAAAATATGCTTTTTTAATTGAAAAAAGTTATGGATATATTAGATTATATTTATATAAAGTTACACCTGTTGGAATTTGGGATAACTCTAAAGTTAATCAAATTCAATTTGGTATAAAATTAAAAAATAATGAATTAATATATTTAGACAATAATGATTTTGCAATGATTCCGAGAAGGATTCCAGAAAATAGAAATTTGTTGTATAATATATTATATAAGTTTATAAATTTAGATTTTCTGGAGGGAATTTTTAATGATTGGTCAAATTAAAATCACCGGTAATCAATCTAGTTTATTCGCATTAAAAAATGCTGAATTAAAAAATAATATATTTGCCGGTACTTGTGCGCTTAAAAATGTAATTTCAACAGCCAAACAATTAATGCTTAATATCGAAACACAATACGAATTAAATACTGTATATCTTACTAATATTAGCGATAAATATCATGTCGATATTGAATATACTTTAAGCGATCACAATAAAAATACTAAGTATTCTGGTATCGTAGTTTATGATAAATATGCTCAACATTTGGGTCATCGAAGTGATTTGTTATGATTAACCGAAAGCTATATGATTTAATTTATAATTCTAAAAACGATATTTTTTACAGAAATCTTATAATATCTTCTGGTAATTCTCATAATTTAGTATTTAAGCATCATATTAATCGTTCTATAACGATAGAAGCTATATTTGGTGAAACTAATTTTAATGCTAAATTTAATTCTTATGAACAATTAAGATTACAATTTGATAAGAAAAAAGATTTTGCAATGTTAACGTTTTTAACATTAATGTTTATTATGTCTAGAAAATTTGGTTCTACAGAAAGATTATGCTGTAAATATTTAGATAATTATCCTGTGCAAGAAAATCAAGAAAACGTTAATACTAGACGAATAACTGTAGATTTAGTAGATACTATTCGTAATTCTGTTCTGGGTAATATACAACCAAATTATATACGTAGCGAAGCATTGACTACAATAAGTAGCGAAAGAGTAAATAGAATGGAATCTCAATTAGGAAGATTACAAGAAGCTATTAATATTTTTAGTGAATCACTTAACGGAGAACTTAGAAGAAGATTTGAGGCATTAAATGAAAGAGAAAATTAAATTTATTATTAGAAGTCTTTTTTCTAACAAATATGATAAAATTGTTTCTGTTATCGATATGAATAATGGCGAACAATCTTCTATATTTTTCGATAAATATAAAAATATTGTCGAAATCGAATATCCTTTCGGCGACGAAGATAATTATGAATATATTTATGCTATTTACGATAGAAAAAATGATGTTTTAATTTGTGATGAAAATGTAAAAATTAAATATGTTATCGAAGAATTCTATAATGCCATCAAAGAAAAAAGAGACGTTATCAGTTTTAAATAGTTTTAAAAATTTACCTTACGGCAGATTTTTTATTAAAATCGATAATAAAAATATAGATTTAATTCATTATATCGATAAAGATAATAATGATATTGCCGTAATGGAAGTTAATAATTATTATAATTTAGACTTAAATTTTAAAATTGATAATATTAACGGCATATTTGACGAAAGAAAGGTTCCGTTAAGTATCGCTGGTAATTATTTTGACGATAATAAAATAATTTATTATTGTACATACTATTATTTATTAATTCTTGGTACATATATTGGTATTTATAATTTTAAAAATTTGAAATATTTTAAAATAAAGGGGTGTTCATAAATCAATAGAGGGACGCTAAGAAAATTAAGGCTTCCATTTAATCCTAAAAATATAATGGACAACCTTAATAAAAAATCTAAACAAGAAGAATTATTTGAAAAAATAAAAGCAATCGAAAAAGATCGTAAAGAGACTCCTAATGAAAATATCTCAGAGCAAAACGAAATTACAAATGATAGAATTGAAGAAACTATTATCGAAGAATCTGAAGCTAATATTATTGACGATACTGTTTCTGAAATTATTAACGAAGCTAATGAAGTTAAAATGCCAACTATTATCGAAGAAACAGAAAAATGGAGTCGAGAAGAATTAGTCGATGCTATCACTAAAGGTATGGAAGCTATGAAATATATCTTTAGTAATTTTAATCGATGGTCTGATATCGTCCATGAATCTGATTTAGCTATTGGCGATCTTCGGCATTATTGTGAATTCAATGAAGATCCTGATGATGAGATGGTTAGTAAGATTTATAAATTAATGCGCATGTATTCTTTGCGTCGTCGTGAATATAAAGATCGGTGTGAAATTTTTCGAGATTTTACTTCTTGTCAACAAAGAGCTGAAAATATTTATGCAGCAATTAATCATGTCGGCTTTAAGAATAAAAAAGTAACTGGCGAAAGATTATATGCACCCAGAGTTCTGAGAGAATTATTCGAATAGTACGTTCTTCGAACGACTTTTGGGTTAACTAAGCCCCTCCGGGGCGAAATCTCTTTCGTGCCCTTTTTTATTTACGGCACAGTACTTTCACGGAAGGTGAAGATGTTACCTTTATTTAAAGCATTAGATGCTAGTAATATAATGAGATATGGTTACTTTGTTATTCAAAACGAAGAAGCATATCTTTTTAATAATAATAAAAAATATAAAATTAATCGAAATACTTTGTGTCAACATACTGGATTGGAATATAGTAGTGAAGATAAAGTATATACTCATGATATAGTAGATTTAAGTTTTAGTTATTCTGGTATTGATTTTAATATTATCGGAGAAGTTAAAGAAGATAAACTTAATGGAAGACTAGTAGTAGTGAATAAAGAGCAGAAGGTCGCGCTCGTCGACAATAATTATTCTAATTATTCTATTAAAGTTATTAGTAATAAATATTCCGGAGTTATTAAATGAAATACTATTTAGAAATTGAATTAGACGATCATTATCCAACAGCTAAAGAATTAGCTCAATTATTAGGCATTAATGGCGTACATGGCGAACCATCTGTTACATTAATTAGAAAATATTGTAGTAATAATAAACTTAAATACGCTGGTCGTAAAGGAATGACTAATGTATATTCTGATTATCAAAAAATTTTATCGTTAGCTAACGATATATTAGTACGTTGTACTGATGATAAGCGTAGCGAAATTTATTATTCTGTCGATGGTCGCGGTTTCAATTTAGTTGTCAATAAAGAACAACTACGTAAGGGAATTGAAATTATTAAAGAAAAACATAAATCTATTGTAGATAAGTTAAATTAAAGGAGATGCATATTATGAACAATTCTGCTGTTGTATGTAAAAAGATTGGTATTATTATTGGATTCCTATTAAATATGTTGGTAGAGGTTGTTCTGTGCATCGTAAGATGTGTTTCTACAGGTTCTAAAGAAATTAGTAAAGAATTTAGTGAAGCCGAAGAAACAACTAAACAATTATCGAACGAAGAAATTAAAAAACAAATCGAGTTGTTGACTGCTCAATTAAACAAGGAGGATTAATGCCGGTTACTGAAGAACAAAAAAAGAAACTGTCGGAATTAAATCCAGATTGGAAATTGTATATGCCGACTACTAAAGAAAAAGCTGATTGTCTTATTCGATTATGGGAAAGAAATAATCTTGTAACTCAACAGTGTTTGTAATATAATAGGTATATAAGCTTATATATTTTATTTAAGAGGTATACCTAATGAATTATAAAAAATTATTAGAAGATTGCGATTTTATTAAAGTTAAAAATACGATCGAAATTCGTCCTCACGATAATAATGATGGATTTGCTGAATATGTAAATCATATCTTTAAAAGCGTGAATAATGGACGAAGATTCGGGCCATCTGTTAAAACTAATATTCTTACGATTTATAATCGTGGCAATTTTGTTGAATGTTGGATGGGCGAACAACGAATCGATATTCGTCGTAATAAAATCGTTATTTATAGTGATATTCCGATTCAAGCAAGCAACGAAGAAAATTATCGTCAATTTGCTGTCGGTAATATCGGCGTATTAACTTATATTTATAACGTTAAAAAATTTTAATAAATAATTGCGGTATTAGAGCAAAAGCTAAGTCGTAAGATATGCTAATGTTTACTGAAGGCTATATGTAATAGTATAGTCAAGCGCCCAATAGATTGAAACTCGCAAGAGAATATAATATCTTAAAAAACCGCAACTTCTCAACGGAAAAATTAGTGGGCTACCATATTGAAAAATATGGATTAAATAATCCTAGTATAATATACTAGGCCTAAGATATAGGATATAGCGTTAATCTTAGGAGAGCTGCTAACGGAATGTTAACAGACGAAAAAAAATTCTAGCCTACGCTTTTCAACGTGATAATTGTATGAACTTAAAATATAGTTGTAACATGGAATTCCGGACTGACGAGTCTGGATATGGCTAGTATGATGTAGGTCTGAACAGTGACTGTTTCCCTTTATGGTTTTAGACGAGTAATAAGCGGTTACGAACAGCGAAAAACTGTATAAACTAAAGATGTGATAAAACTTCTCGTTAAGTTTTGACCCCTGCTTTAAGATATCAGCAGGGGATTTTTTAGTTATTAAGGAATTTATTCCTTGATTATATATAAGGAGGTTCCCATGCGTGTACTATTTATTTTATTCACATTATGCTATAGTATTATGTTCACTGCTAACGCATGGGATAATCCTAATGCCAAACCTAATATAGGTGAGGAAGCATTAAGAATTAAAATGATTGCATCATTTATGACCGGATTTAATGACGGTAAAAATAATTATAGCAAAGATTCTGATTTTACTGACGGTGAAGATAAAGACTTTTTAAGTTTTTATGAAGAAGGTTACTATAAGGGGCGAGTATTTTGGTATCAAAAACATTAATTATTATTATATGTATAATTACGATATTTAGCCCTATAGACGCTAAATCTATTGCTGATTATAATTGTACCATAGAAGAACAAAACAACGCTCTAAGAGGCTATAATTCATTTGTATACGGATTTGATGACGGTCTCAATAATCATACTGTATTATGGTATAGTGATGAAAATTATAAAGCAGGTTACCGTTTAGGTAGTGCTCATAGGAGATAGCTTAATGGAATTAAGTGAAAAATTAAAATGGTTCTTAGAGAATATTTTAAAAGAAGGATATTCTATTCTTATTGTGAATAAAGAAAATTATTCTCTAGAAAATAAAGATGGTTATAAAAAATTAAAATTACCAGCGTTTTTAATTTCTGAATTATACGCTGCTACTAAAGAAAAAATTGAAGATGGTAAATATTCTGTACAAAATTTACTCGATGAAAAATTAATTAATTTAGAACGAAAATTTGAATTTGGTGAAATACTTGAATTAAATGACGGTAATAAAGCTGTTTTTATTGGTTACGATAAACAATATTCTATTATCGTTATTAAAGATAAATTCAGATTTACTATTCTTGAAACAAGTATGTTGCATAAAGCATTAAAATAAAAGGAGAAAAAGAATAATGTATAATTTAGAAGAACTTAAAAAATTAATTAATCCTACTGATCCATATCCTGCATTACGTTATCTTGGTGAAACTATGTCTTTTCAAGATACATTACAATATCTAGAAGACAAAGTTAAAAATGCTAAAACTAAAGAAATTGAAATGCCATTACCGTTTATTCACCAAATCTTTATGGATTTAATTCAAAATACATGTGATGCACCTTACGATGAACTTAAAAATGAAATCGAAGGTCAGCCTAAATTAACACCAAAAGATCTTGATCTTGGTGACGGTAAAGATAATAGTGGTATTACTATTACTCAAATGCTTGACTATTATGGTCTATTCAATGCAGAATCTGTATATGAAAAATTTAAAGGTACTGATGAAGAAATTCGTTGGATAATGGTACTTTATAAATATTTCTTGTTTAAGTATCAACCAGATGCTGTTATTTATTGTCCTGCTACTTTATATCGTAAAAAAGGTGCTACCGATTTCTTCGATCATTTTGTTCCGATTCAACCAGAATTAATCGAGGACTTCGAATTTAAAGTTAAATAATTTATGGTTTTAAAATTTTTAAATAAAGATTATCATTTTAAACAAATTTCTGATCCGATTATCAGCAATGGCGTCTATGTTTCTGACGCCATTGACGAAACCGGTGTTGAATATACTATTAATTGGAATATTAAAAATACTGATTGGGAATATCCTATTAGTATTGTGGTGCGCTAAATGAATGTATTAAAAAAATTAAATAAATGGCTAAAAGAAAAAGCTGCTACATTACAAATGATTATTTGTATTATTTGGGCTGCTATGGCTATTGCTTTATTGTTTATAGAAATTGTTAATCCCGATCTTTTAAATAGTGAACAACATTTAATTCTTTTAGCTCCTTGGCCTGTATTATATATTATAATTAATTATTTTTTAATTAATTATTTTACAGAAACAATTAAAACAACTTATGACGTTTATGATGGTGCCATGGGAATGACTCATTTATATCAGCAGTTACTAACATATACAATTACTGGCAATAGTAATTTTACATTTGAAGATTATTGCGACAAATTCTTCAAAGATGGTAATGCAGAAGCATATGTTATTAGTTATAAACAATATCTTAATGCTTTAGAGGAATACAAATCTGGTATAAATCTTAATTATACGATTCTTCCTTGGGCGGTAGTTAACGAAAATTATAAAATTGAAAATAAATATATTTATATTAACGAAGCGCATAATTATAAAAATGATCCAGTGTTAGATAGAATTCTAAAATCTTAGTAATATATGTATATGCCAGTACTTGTTTTTCAATAGAAATAGTGCAGGTTAACTCCTATTAGTCTTAATTTTTAGAAAGGATATATGGACTCTTATGGAAGACAGTATCCTTGTAGTATCCATCGTGCAAGTAATGCGCGCATTCGCATGTTTTATTTCTATTATATGCGGTATGCTTATTATCTCTGCAACGATTGGTCTGCTTAAAGACAAGCAAGGAAAACACAAAAAAGATGACGAAGTAATTTTAACATGGGCAATTATTATATTGCTTGGTAGTATGTTTATATATTTTGTATTGCCAAATCCAGAAGACGTTATTGTAATTACTCCGCCACCTAACGGTCCTTATCGATAAAACATTATCGGTTAAATATACTATTAACCTTTTTAGTATTGTTTAAGACCCAGGTGAATGGTTTTAAGTGGTACTAATTCATGTCGCCCTACGATTCGTTCTTAGAACGATAGGAAGACGAAACAGAGTTAGGAGACTAAACTATCATGAATTTAACTAAAAAAATTTTTGCAACGTTGGCCATTGTGGCTGCTTTTTTAATGTTTACGGGAACCGATGCACAAGCTGCTGAATTAACAGCATATACGCACACAGGCAACCCAATGGCGAACGGTGAGTACCCTTATGTGGGCGCTGTAGCCAGCAATGATTATGCTTTAGGGACAGTTCTAAGCATTAACGGAAGTCATTATGTCGTAAAAGACAGAATGGCTCCTGGTATTCATGGCGTTATCGATATTTTTGTCGATAGCTATGATGAAGCGATCGAATTCGGTCGTCAATACGGAGAAGTATACGTAGTCGCTTAAACGTATGTTGATTCCTTAAAGGGCCTTTTTTGTGTCTACTTCACCTCTAAAAAAATAGTGCTGGAAGACTAGTTTCTATTGAAAAACTTTATTTATAAATAATAAAGGAGCAAATATGAATCGTTCTTTTATTCTATATTCTTGGGAATTAATTCGATATCATAAATTCTTAATTAAAGAACTAGTATTTACTATATTGGCAACTATCGGGGTTTGTTATTATATTTTATCTAATCATATTTTATATCCCGATACTTATTTCGAGTTCATAAGTAAATGCTTCATTTCATCTTTATCGATTATGATAATGAGTATTTTTAACTCGTGGGTAACATTAAGATTTGCCGATCGAATTAATATTATATCCGAAAAGGCAGAAAAAGATTTAATTGCCTCTATCGGATATTTATTCACAAAAGATGTAACAATAATTACTTCATTGATGTTATCAATTTTAGGATTATTTGTTTATTCTTTTCATGGTATTCCTAAATTATTAGATCCTACTTTATTCATAGTTACTTTATTCTTTACGTTTTTATCAGTATCTATTAATATGTAAAATGATTTTTATAATTTTAATTATAAAATTAATTTTACAAACTAGTAGGGATGTTGGGAAACTAGCATCTAGTGACGCTTATTACACGTCCAACAAAGACACTGAATTGCTGGAAACTCCTAAAGCTTGAATAACTACAGCGTAAATACTCTATGAGCATTAAGCGCGAATGTTACGAAAGTAGAAAAAATATTCAAGATGAGATATGGTTAAATCCTAAGTCTTATAATAATGGACAATCAGCAACCAAGCCCGCAAGGGAAGGTTCAACGACTAGACCTCGTGAGGGTCGTACACTATAAGCGTTTGATAGTGGAAGTGGTGTCGCCTAAGTAATGCTAATAAGTATTATATGGATAAGATATAGTCTGTGCTTTAACGAAAGTTAAAGGTGCGCGTAATGGCGCCGGTTAGAAGTAGCGATTCTAATTGAACGAGCATCCTCTTTAAAAAAACTACGGTTTTATATATTGAAATTAACCTCCAAATATCATATAATAATTATATATATTATTATTGCGAAAGGAGGTTTATCTTGAATAAAAGTTTTAAAATTAGAATTTATCCTAACAAAGAACAGCAGATTTTAATCGATAAAACATTTGGTTGTACAAGATTTATATATAATTTTATGTTAAATTTAAAACAAAAATTATATAAAAATTTTAATATTAATTTAAGTTATAATAATATGTCTAAAATTCTTACTGAACTTAAAAGACATAAATTGTGGCTTTGTGAAGTCGATGCTGTTGCATTACAACAATGTCTTAAAAATTTAGATAATGCTTTTAAAATGTTTTTTAATGGTAATGGATATCCTAAATTTAAATCTAAACGAGATAAAAATTCTTATCGTACTAATATGAATATTCATTTAGATCAAAATAATTGTAAAATTAAAATTCCTAAGATTGGTTGGATTAATTTTAGAGATAAATACAAGTTTAATAATTTAATTAAAATTTATAATGTTACAATCTATAAAAGTTTTAGTGGAAAATATTTCGCCAGTATTTCAGCCGAAGTCGATATCAAAACTTTTGCGAAAACCAAGAAAAATTGCGGTATCGATTTAGGATTAAAAGATTTTTGTATATTGAACGATGGAACTAAATTTAATAATCCTAAATTTTTAGTACATAACGAAAAGCGACTTAGATTATTACAAAAATCCTTAAGTCGAAAAATTAAAGGATCTAAGAATTATTTAAAAGCTAAAGCGAAGCTTGCTAAATTTCATGAATATACTGCTAATTGCCGCAAAGATTTTTTACATAAAATATCGATATTTTTGGTTAAAAATTACGATATTATTTGTGCTGAAACTTTACAAATTAAAAATATGATCAAAAATCACAAATTAGCTAAGGCTATTAGCGATGTTAGTTGGTATGAATTTTGCCGGCAATTAAAGTATAAATGTTTATGGTATGACAAGAAATTTGTACAAATTAATACATATTTTGCATCATCTCAAATATGTTCTAATTGCGGATTTAAAAATTCTGATGTTAAAAATCTCGAAGTACGTGAATGGACTTGTTCTAATTGTAACAGCCATCATAATCGAGATATTAATGCAGCAATTAATATTTTAAATCAAGGATTAAAATTAATATAATTTTAATATATAGAACCGTAGGACATACGGGGATAGCCTATCATCTTAGTATAAGACATATAATAAATTTATTTTGTAATATGCAACTATTGAATAGGAACCTTATTATTTTTATAATAAAAGGATGTCAGATATAATAATAAAGTTTATGAACATATGTCCTTAGACTTAATTATTAAGAAATTATTGATTCACTATCATAATATTATTAAAGCTAAATATACAGTAGAAAAAAATAATAACGATAAGTTATTATTTAAATATAATACCATTAAAATAGCTGTTCATAATAGTGAAGAGATATTAAATATTATTAAAGACGATTCTGACCCGCGCTCTAAATTAAAAGAAAAATTAAAAATTAATGATGAAGCTGTCGATTATATTATGGGCATGAAAATTAATGATTTTACTAAACTTAGCCAAAAAGATTATGATAGTAAGATCAAAGAATTAAATGACCGTAACACTAAATTAAGTGGTATCCTGAGAGATGCCAATTCAGTGCTTCTTCAAGTAAAAATCGAACTTCAATCTATTCTTAAAAAATATTTTAAAGATGATAAGCGTCTTACTACAATAGGTTTAAAATGATCAATTTAAAAGAACCTATTTTACAGTTTCAAGGTAATTCTATTAGCAGAATACATAAAGAACCTGAAACTTTTTTAAAGCTCGAAGATAGAATATATTATTTTTATACAGAGAAGAAAAATTATTTAAACTATAATATGTTTACTAATTATCTTGTCGTAACTAAAAAAGGATATTATAAGGTTATATCTGGCGAAATGTTAGATATAACAAGAACAAAAAGAATTATCGATCTTGAAGAAAACGATGAGATTGTTGCTATTGAACCATTATATTCTAATTTGTTCTATATTATTACTTCACATAATAATATTCTTTTGGTCGATATAGAATTTAATATTTCACATCTTCGAATTAGCGAACGTTCCGGCGGCAAAAAAGAAATTGTTAAACTTAATGATAACGAAGAAATTACTATGGTTGTTAATCGTTTTAATAAAGATAACGATATTAATAGTTTAATTGTTGTCGATCAGTTTAATAAAGTTAAAGTTATTGATGATGCTCCTCATAGAAGAGTTAGGAAAATTCCTAAAAAATTCTGTGATACAAAAGTAAAGTTAATAACTGTTATTAATAGAAATAACAATACTATTGTCGGTATCGGGAATAAAATTACTTTATTAAAATATTCTTATTTCAAAGATTATATTAAAAAATATAACGGAATGTTCAAAGTGCACTCATTGTTCACTAATGCTACTGAATATAAAAATTACGAATTAGTAAAAGGTGTTGCATATTAATGAACAATACTTCTATTGAAGACAATTTAGCTTCGTATGTCGGAATTCTTTCTGGCGTTTTAGAAGGTGATAATACTTCTAAAAATAAACAAATTATTAAATCCTTTGTTAATATTATAGATAAATTAAGTAGTGCAGAAAATATCAAAAAAGATATTGCAATTTTACCTGTACTTGCGTTATCATTAAAATATATGGAAGAGCGTCATCAGAAATATATTAAAATGGTAGGATCTAAAAATCCTAACTATGATAACGCTATTAATTTATTAACAGCTTTAATTAATAATAATAAGGAGGCATAATTTGGCTAGAAAGAAAGCAGCAGAAGTTGTTGTCGAAACAAAAGGTAACTTAACTGATATCGAACGAAGAAAACGTCTTGATACTATTATGGCCGGCATTATGAAAAAAAATGACGGTATTGTAGTTGGACGTCTTTCAGATCCTGAAATTAAAAAACGATTAAAAATTGAATTTATTCCTACCCCATCAGTAAATTTTAATGCAGCTACTGGCGGTGGTTTGCCGAAAGGTAAAATGTGCATTATTAGCGGAAGTGAAGATTCGGGTAAAATAATTGCTCCCTTAATTTAAATTAAGGAAAACTCTGTTATATGCTGGGAAGTCCTTAGAGCTTTTAGTACCAAAGTGTGAAAATCTAAAAGATTGGATAATCAGCAGGCAGCTTTATTTTTTAATATTGCGCCCCAACGACTATCGAACACAGATTTAAGAAAATGTTCTTAATGAGAAGTTAGTAGAGTACATATTTATATAATATGGAAAAGCAGAGCATACTTGCGGCAAATAGCAAGATGAAGATATAGTCTACTCCCTTAATAAATATCGGGAAACCGAGGGTATAAAGGAAAACTTCGCTAATATTAGAAACTATCGGTAAACTTCACAAAGAAAATCCAGAAGGCAATTTTGCTTTATGGATTGAAAGCGAAGCATCGTTAAGTTTAGATTATATGATCGAAACTTTCGGTATCGATCCTGATAGATTCTATTTTATTCAATTTGACCGAGGACATTCTGCAGAAGACTGTTTAGATAAAGCCGAAGCATTGATTCAGACTGGTGCAATCGATATTTTTTGTATAAATACTCTAAAAGCATTAGTGCCAGAAGATGATATGAATCGTACTATGTCACAGGTTTCTGTAGGTTCCCAGGCTAGACTTAATGCAAAAATCTGTAATAAATTCGTATCTTTAATCAATCAATATGGTACGTCAATGATTTTAATTCAACATTTGACTACCAATATTGGTGGTTTTAGTATGTATGGCGACAATTTAGTACTTGCCGGTGGTCGAGCTATTCGTACTGCCAGTATGCTAACTGTCGAAATGCGTAAAGGTAGTATTCTTGATACCGATCCTATCGGTAAAGAAGATGGTATTAAGATTAATTGTACTATTAGAAAAAATCACTGTATTCCGACTGAATTCCCTTATCGTAAGTTTAGTTACTTTGCTATCTTTGGTGAAGGTATTGAACAAATATTAAGTACTCTTGATGAATTAATAAGTATGGGTATTATTCATAAAGCAGGTGCTTGGTTACAACAAATTGATCCAGAAACTGGAGAAATTGTGGATAAATGGAATGGGCGCGTAGCCTTTCGAGAAGACATGAAGTCTAATCCAGATAAACTTAAAAAGTTTATTAATATGACTCAAGGTAAATTCGAAGAACTTTCTGAAGAAGAAGTTCTTAAAATTAAAGAACAAGATGCTATGTTAGATAAAGAAGAGGAATAATAATGTCCTGTCTTTATGGCGACGAATGGTATACATGTCAAAGCATTACTGGTACTAAATGTACTGAATGTATTAAACATGATTCAGAAATCGCTAAACAAAAGCGCAAACAAATCAAATTTAAAGCCCGTCCTGATAAAAGGATGGGCTCTAAGTTTGAAATGAAAAATCATAATGCCAATGAAGCTCTTATTCACGACGTTACTAATCGAATGACTCCTAATAGTGGAGCCGGTAAGATTAAAGGCGATCAAGAAATTAAAGGCATTATTAGTGTAAGCGAAGAACTTAAAACAAAAGTTGCCGAAGAAACACGAGGCAAAAAAACATTTACCATTCATAAAGAATGGCTAGATAAATTAGAAAGAGAATCGCAAGATAAAGAATTCTATTATCTTAAATTCTGTTTTCATGAAAATGACGACGATGTATATATCGTTGTCGATCAAGAAATTATTATGTCGATGATCAAAACTATGATCGAAGACAGACGTAAGGCTAATTCAGCCGATCATTTAATTAAAATAGCTACGTTAGAAAAAGAAAAAACGTTAGCGGAGAATAATTTGCTGAGAGCTAAAATTGCTCTATTGGAGGAAAAATTAAATGAGCCTAATGGATCAATTTAGGACTAAATACGGCAATAAATTGTGGGAAGAATTTTTAGAAGATTATTCTAAGTATCCATTGCCTGATTATGTCACAAAAGAATTAGTATTACCTATTAATTTTAATGTTTATAAGGAACTTACTGATGTACTTATCATTAAAGATCCTCTTGATACTGATATTTCAGCAATGGACACTAAAAATAAAGAAAATTTATATATTAATTTTGCTAAGCTATTAAAAGATAATGGCTTAGATTTACATAATACTACGTGGATAAATTGTATCCCGTATATGCCTTTTATAAAAGTCGGCGATGAAATTCAAAAACGTCCACCTAATACAAAAGAACAAATTATTGCTAAGCAATATCTTAATAAACTTATTAATATTATGAATCCTAAAATCATTATATTATTAGGCAATGTTTCTTTCCGTATGTTTAGAACTGATTCTAACATTCTCGAAGAACACGGCAAGCATTTTAATATTTTAAATCATACATTCTTTCCACTATATTCTCTTAAATATATTGTTAATCTTTCTGGAAATAAAAAGGAAGATGCTAAAAAAGAATTAGTGGCTGATGTAAATACATTAGTTGAGTATTTGAAAAAAGAAGGAATTATTAATAATGGCTAACGAAATTAACGAAGGTATTGATATCTTTGCTGGTATCGACGATTTAGATGTAGAAAATGAAGTTACTTCTATCGTAGAAGAAACACCTAAAACTGATCTATTTGACGAACCGGAACCAAAAACGGAAATTCAAGAAGAACCACAACCAGAAGAAAAACAGGAAATTAAAACTGAAGAAAAACAAGATGAAGTTCCTAAATCTAAAGTTAAAGGTTCTGCTTTTAATAGTATCGTAGATTTTGTCATCAATCCTATTCAAGATGACGAATGGAATAAATTTAAAGAAGAAATGACTGTAAAAGTTGATGGTATTGTAATTAAAGATAACATCCCGCCAAATGTAGTTTTACTCATTGCTTCTGATTTAGATTCCACATATAATATGATCTATGAAAAATACATGGAAATTAAAACTGCGCTCGATAACTTTACTAATAAAGAAGATGGCATTCTTTCTGTTATTAAAGCAACTCATAGTAAAGGCTCTAATGAAACAGAACGTAAAGCTAACGGTGTAGCAGCTGCTCAAAAATATAAAATCGGCAAGACAACAGTTAATTTATTTGAATTAATTGCTGAAACAAGAAATCGTTATAATTTCTTACAAGGTCTTATCGATCAAATTAAATTTAAAAAAGATTTATTAATTATTGCAAGTTCTGCAATTAAAGTTCTTAATAAGTAGACAATAACCTCCATATTTGCTATAATATATATGAAATATTTTAGTAAATATGGAGGTATTTTTAATGGTAACGTTAAAAGAAATTTTTGCGTCTGATAATATGACGCCAGAACTATATCGTTCTAATCAATATCTTAATCAAGGTGCTAATTATCTTGCAATTAGTGATGTTACAATGGTATTAAATCAATTATTTGATGGTAATTGGGATTTTGAAATTACAAAATCTTGGAGAGAAGAATATCCAGCATATAATAAAGAAAAATTATATGATCCAAAAACTCAAATTAAAAGTACTTTACCAAAAGAAGAACTATTAAAAGAAATTGATATTTATTTTTATGTTCAGGGACGATTAACTGTTCGTGCATTAGATGAAAATGGTAATATAATTACTATTTTTAAAGAAGATATTGGTTCTAACTGTGTTAAAAAAGCTGAAAAAACAGGTCGTATGGACTATGCTAGCGGATATAAATCTGCTGTAAGCAGTGCATTAAAAGGTTGTGCAGATAATCTTGATATTTCTGTTCTAAAAGCTGAAGACGTGAATAAAGTACGTCAATTTGTTGGCACTAAAAAATTAGCAATTTTAAAAGATCGTTTCGGCGTTCAATTTAAAGAACTTGTGTCTGAATTTGCTAAAAAACATGGCATCGAAATTAAAGATGCTATTGGTGGTAAATATATTAATAAATTAGTCATGGAGCTGGAAAAAAATGTTGATAACAGATCCAGATGATAAACTTTATTTTAAGTGTCCTAAATGTGGAGCTCGTGAATTCGAAAAAGTCGATGTTTTCGAATTTAAATGGATTCCAAGAAAAAAAGAATATTTAAAAGTTAAAGTTAAAGAATTAAATCGTTGTTTAAATTGTAAGCACGATGTTGAAAAAAGTCAGGTTAAATAGCCTGGCTTTTTTTGTTGGAGATAATAATGAATTTATTAGAAGAAACATTAGATTTTTTTAGACCTTCCTATAATCCAGAAGAAAATATTTACGGTATTGTTACTTCTATGGGAATTATTTCATGGGAAGATTTTAAAAAAATAGCTAAAAACGATGAATATAATGATTCATACGGTTGTCAAGAAGTTGCAATTGACCTTATGATTTTTCATAAAAATGGTATTCTTGTAAGAAAAGATTTTTGTGATGGAGCTGAAGGTTGGGAAAATATTTATATGAATTTTGATAAATTTAATCTTGGTCCAGCCGATATGTCTAAAATTAAAACATTCGTTGGCGGCTGTTGGAATTCATTAAAAGAAATTAACGAGGATAAAAATGAAAATTAGTTTATACGATTATCGTATTAATATTAGGACAGCTGGACCAAGCCAACAAGATAATTTGCGCAGTGAATTATATTTTGCTGGCTGCCAAAAAGGATGTGAAAATCCATGCCCAGGTTGCTTTAATTATGAACTATGGTATCAAGAAACAGGTACTATGGTTACTCCTCAAGATATCATTAACAGATTAGAAGAATTTAATTCTGTTAAAAGTATTACTATTGTTGGTGGTGAGCCTACTGATCAAATGGAAGGCCTCATAGATCTTACTTATGAACTTAAAAAACATGGTTATCATATCATTGTAATTACTTGGCATGAATTATGTGATATCTTAAAAGAAGATAAACATATTGTAAATCAATATAAGAAATTATTTGAAAATATCGATATGCTTGTCGATGGTGAGTATAATGAAAGAATGCGCATTTATGATGATAATCATAAAAATGTTTTAAGAAGTTTTATTGGTAGTAGTAATCAATTAATTCATGATTTTTCTGAATATACGTCAGAAAATCATGTGTATCATACATATAAAATTACTGACGATATGAAAGAAATCATAATTAATAAAGACGGGGGTGTCGATTTTGTCAGAAATTAAAATTAGTGATACTTTATTAAACACTAAAATTACTTTAGATCAGGATCAATATGTATTTACTTCTAAATATTCTATTGATATTACTCCTGAAAAAGCAGTATTTAAAATTAATACAACTAGTGATAATGAAAAGCATACTGAAACAATTAATTTAGACTGGGAAGAATTTGTTGAGCCGATGTTAAATCGTGCTATTAAATCTAAAACTGAATTAAAGGATTTAGAAACTTTTAAAACACATATATTAACTTATATTGCAAACAAATATAATAAATCTTTATTCGACGTATTTAATGAACGTGCATTAGATATTATTAAAAGAGCTAAAGAAAGTGGACAAGAAGATAATCGAGAAATTCGTGTCGATTTAACTGAAGCTGCTAAAAATATTATTAATTATTGCAATTTATTAAATCCATATGTCGAAGAAAAAGAATTAAAAGCAACTATTAATGCGTGAAAGGGATGCTAATATAATGGATATTTTAAAATTACACAATTCTGGTTTAAAAAATGGGTATCGTCCAATTATTTGGATTAAGACTGCTGAACGTGAACGCGGCATGTCTTATGCATTTAGTTGTATCGATAAATCTAATTCTACAATTTCTGACGAACTCGAAGATATTTTCTCTGAAGTAGAAAAGAAAACTGTATATATTAATACACCTGACATGTTCTTAGGTTCTATGAAATTGAATCTAAAAACGAATAAACATTGTTCTTTCGATTACTATAATGATATTAAGCCTGATAAAAAGGTTGATAGTCCAATTAAAATGCTTGATAAAATTAATAGTAATGAAAATAAAAATGATTATTTCATTCTTGTTGAACCAATGTTCTTCAAAAATGAAATGTTCTTACAAATGTTTTTAAAAGAAGTTTCTTTTAAAAATACTGGTGCTCCTATTTATGTCGTAAGCTCTCAATCTCCTAATGACGAATTAGCTCATTTATGTTATAATGTAACATTAGATGGTCTTACATTAGCTGAAATTAAATCGTATTTGAATAAATTTGATTGTGATAGCGAAGATAAATGTGCTGAAGCTCTTATGGGGTTAACATATATTCAAATGCGCCAAACTATTGAATATGTTCGCTATGGTAAAGAAATTAAATCTTCTGATATCTATAAATTCAAATCTGAAAATTATGATACTAGCATGCTCGAAGTATCTCATCCAAGTTTAAAATTAGAAGATCTCGGTGGTTATTCTGTATTTAAGAAATATGTAAGTGATTTACCTAAATTTTATACAGATAAGGCTCGTCAAATGAAAATTAAAGCTCCTAAGGGCTTTATTGCATTTGGTGTACCTGGTTGTTCTAAGACTGTTTCTGCTAGTCTTATTGCAAGTCATTTAAATGTACCATTGGTTAATATTAACTTATCTAAAATTATGCAAGGTCTAGTAGGTGCGTCTGAACGCAATATGGAACTTGCATTAAATCAAGTTAAAGAATTAAAACAATGTGTGCTCTTACTCGATGAGGCGGAGAAACTCTTCGGAGGTTACCAGTCTTCGGCCCAAACGGACGCTGGGACACTTTCTCGCGTTATGGGACGTTTATTAACGTTCTTGCATGAAAATGAAAATACATTTACTGTATTTACTTCAAACGATATTACTAAATTGCCTCCAGAGCTCTTGCGTGCTGGGCGCATAGATACTCAGTGGTACTTCAACGTTCCAAATAAAACTGAAGCTAAAGAAATTTTAGACATTTATTTGAATAAATATTCTATTGAGTTATCAAAAGCTAACGATACTTATTTACAAGATCGTATCGATAAATTTACTGGTGCTGAAATTGAACAAGCTGTTATCAATTTACAACGTGCTATGTTTATTAACGATACTGAAGAAGTGGATAAGGATATTATCGATGAAGCTTTGGTAACTATCGTTCCTGTTACTCGTAGTTCTACTGATTCTATTCGTATGTTGGAAGAACATGCTAAACGCTTTGCTGTTTATGCCAGCCCACAAGAAAGTGAAGTTGTCAAAACATTAAAAAAGCCTAAAATTAAAGCGACTTCCAAGAAAGAAAAAGAAGCTTTAAACGTTTTTAAATGAGAAAGGACTTGTTGTTAATGGCAATCATTACATTCGATCCTAATGCCTTTGACAAGAAAGATCCTGATCTTGACAAAATCAAAGCATTAGCTGTTAAACTAAATGAAAAAGCCGATGAAAAGCTTAAGGAGGAAACATATACGTTGATTAACGATATTAATATCCTTATGCAAGATTTGGCTTCTTTTTTAGTTTTAACAGACGATGTTTTTCCTATAACTAATTATGTTGCTGATTTACTTACAACTGTAACGACCATTACAGTTGACAGTCCAGACAATCCGGCTTATAATGATAGTAAATCAGTAGAAATTCGTAATAAAGCCAAATCTGGTTTTATTAAACGTCATTATCCTGAAAAGTATAAACTAATTAAGGATAATTTATAATTTTTAGGTAATATTATAGTGTATGAATGTATGCTATATTATTATAGAATATACGTATATTTTTAATAAGGAGGACAAAATAATGTCTCAATACGTAAAACAAACAGTTTCCATGGATTCTTTCGATCGCGATGATTTCCGCAATGCTTTAACAGATGAACGTTTCAAACACGATTTTACTATCGATTTCGATAATAAACGTATCACTGAACGTGGCATGGTAGTTATCCCTGATAACCAACGCGATGTAGATGCAGTAGTAACTTTCAAAAATTCTCACTCTGGTGTAGGTATTGTGTTTAATGAAGAAGGCGGTTTGGAAGTTCGTGGCGACTTCTATTCTTCTGGTACTCGTTTAGAAGAATTCTCTAAACAAATTGCTATGATTTATAATGCTTATAAAGTAGCTAAAGCTGCTCAAATGAATAACTATATGGTTAATATCTTGAGCCAATCTCGTCAAGAAATTAAACTTGAATGCTTAGGCTAATTTAAAATGTAGCCCCCAGCAATGGGGGCTTTTTCTTTTTTATAAACTATTATATAATAATTTATATTTTATATACGTATATTTTCTCAAAGAGGTATTTTAAAATGAAAAAAATTACAGTTACATTAAATGCTGAAGGTAAAGTTGAATACGAAACTGAAGGTTTTGTAGGTCATGCTTGTCAATCTGAAATTCAAAAAATTATGTTAGCTGGTAACACAGACGAAGAAACTAAGAAGCCAGAATACTATGATAGTGTTCCTGATTTTGTTAATAATCTTGGTTAACTAAAAATATATAGCCGGTAATTAATTTTGCCGGCTTTATTTATATAAATATGGGATTAGATCAATCTATTTTTGTTATACAAAAAGACTTATTAAAAAATCCTCCAAAAGCATTAGAATATGATATGTTTAAACAATATTTAAGATATGATGAAGAAGATGGTTATTATTATGACCTAGATGAATTTGCTTATTGGGGGAGATGGCATGGATTAAATCTTTTTATTTTAAAATATTTTTCTAATAAAGAAGATTATCCTAAAGAATATATTGATAGCGGTTGTTGTATTTTTATTGATGAAACAGCTATCGATGCTATCATTAAAATGTTTAATGAAGGCAAATTAAATTCTGAATATGATTCATATTCTCATAATAATGAATATAATAAACAAATATTAAATGGAATAAAAGAATTAATTCAAGAACGTTATTATATTTATTATTATGCATCCTGGTAATTTTTTAGGCATATAAGCCTATATTTATAGAAAGTAGGTATATATATGTCTAAATGGTTAAAAGGATTAAATGAACAACAATTAAAAGTAGCTAAAAAAATTGATGGCTGCTTTATTGTTAATTCAGTTGCTGGTTCTGGTAAGACCGCAACTATTACTGCTCGAACAGCATATATGATTGAAAAAGGTATTAATCCCGAATCAATCTTAATGTTTACTTTTACACGTAAAGCAGCATTAGAAATGAAAAGTCGATTAGTACAAAAAATTGGTGAACAAGCTAAAAAAGTTACAATTTGTACTTATCATTCTTTTAGTTCTATGCTTTTACGTCGATTCTCTTATTTAATTGGCTATGATCGCAATTTTACTATTTGCGATAAAGATGATGCTAATAAAATTATTAAGGATTTATGTCCTAATAATGCTAAACTTGCTGATATTGCTCGTGAACAAATTTCTAAGTGGAAATCTCAAGGTATTACTTATGAAGATGCTGCTAATAATAAAACAATTCAGAATGAGTTTATAACTGTATATAAAATTTATGTACAATATCAACGTAAATTAGAAAAAAATAATAGTATGGATTTTGACGATCTTACTTTATTAGGTGCACGTATTCTTAATCAATATTCTGAAGTGCAAGAATATGTGTGGAATAAATATAAATACGTTATAGCAGACGAATTTCAAGATTCCTCTACAGGAAATTGGAATTATATTCAAGATATTATTAAAGGCAATAATAACTTTTGCGCTGTTATGGACAACAATCAAAGTATTTATGGTTTCCGTGGTGCCGACGTAGATTTTATTTGTAAAGAAATTGTTCGCCTTAATTATGAACAATATGCATTAGAACGTAATTATCGTTCTACGACCACAGTAGTAGATGCTAGTAATGCTGTAGTAAATAATAATCCTCAGATTATTAAAAAAAATTGTTTTAGTAAACAAGAAAAAGGCAATAAAATTTATATTCGTCAATTACAAAATAATATGCGTGAAGCAGATTTTGTAGTTCGTGGTGTATTAACCATGAAAAAGAATGGATTAAATTTTAAAGATATTTGTATTCTTGCTAGAACTAAAAAACAATTTAATGTTATTGAAAAAGCGTTCATAAAGAACAGTATTCCTTATAATTTAATTAGTGGCACTCCATTTTGTAATCGTATTGAAATTAAAGATATTTTATGTGCGTTAAGATTATTGTTAAATAATCGCGACGAAGAAGCCTTGGAACGAATTATTAATATTCCTAAGGCCGGTATTGGCGAAGCTACATTTAATAAACTTATGCTCGATTGCGACAAAGAAGACGTAATCGAAAAAATGGAGTTTAATCTTAAATTAATTAAAGGTAAAGCTTCTAAAGGCGTGAAAACTTTTATTAAAAAATTTAAAGAATTAAAAGCTTTCGCCGAAGAAAATGTTTTACCATCTCTTATTATCAATAAATATGTAGAATTATTTGATTATATTAATTATCTAAGAGATACATATGATAACGGCGTTGATCGTTATTGCCATGTATCAGAATTTTCTCGTATTGCAAACGAGTTCGATACAATCGAAGAATTATTAGAATCTACTTTAGGATTCGATGAAGAAGAAGTCGAAATAGAAGAATTAAATAAAGATGGCGTTCAAATGATGACAATTCACGCTTCTAAAGGATTGGAATTTGAAGCCGTTATTATTGTTGGAGGGAATGAAAGTTTATTTCCTCATATCCGTTCTTTAAGTCGTATTCAAGATATCGAAGAAGAAAGAAGATTGTGGTATGTGGCAATGACTCGAGCAAAAAAAGCTCTTATGATTTGCTATTACAACGATCTATTTATTAATGGTACAGCTAAACGTTTACAGCCTAGTCGATTTGTAAACGAAATTCCTGAAGAATTTAAACAAACTGTATTATTAGAAAATGTTAAACAAAATGTAAAACCTATTACTAAGGTTAATATAAATGAAGTATTCTAGGTAATATATAAAGCAGTATGTAATTTATCACAACATTCTGCGAAAGGAATACTTTATGAAAATTATTTTAGAAAAGCTATGGTCTCTTATTTTAGAATATAAGAAATCAATAGTGTTCTGTGTCGCAGTTATCGGATTATTTTTAATCGGTTTCTATGCAATGAAAACGATCGATGGAGTTAAAGAAGACTACTACGATCGTAAATATAATATTAATAGTATAAGTCTTGCAGATAGAGACAAGATGACTGAAGCACAGCGCTTAAAATTCGAGAATGATAGACGAGATCTTTTGAATACAAGAGGTACTCCTATTGTTCAAGAAGTTGTAAGAACTCAATATATTCAAGGACAAACGCCAAAAACAGTATTTTCTGAAGTTCAACATGTTGCCCGTGGTGGAGATTCTAAATTAATTAGTCAATCTACTCAAGATAAAATTCGTGAAAAATCTGATGAAACTAAGATTATCGAAGAAGAAAAATCTGTAGATGTATATAAGATTAATCATGAAAAAGTGAATAAATTTAAAATGGGCGCTACTTATTTAGATAACAAAGCTTATTTAAATATTGGTTACCAACATAAGCGTAGCGAAATTATTATTCACACTGATGGGTTATCTCCAAAAATTAATGGTGCAACATATATGTGGACTGTATATCAAAAATGACACATTGTGTAAATCATCCTGGCATTATTCTTAATGAATATATTAGACAAACTGGTTATTCTATTAATGAATTTTCAAAATTATTAGATATACCGACAATTAAACTAAGAAGAATTTGCGAAGGATTAGAAGACATTGATTCTTCTATCATTAGTAAATTAAGTATTGTTACTCCTTTTACATACCGAGATTGGTATGATATATGCTTAGAATATAAAATTTTTAAGTGTACTCAGATTATTGTCGGTAAATTACCTAAACGTATTCAGAAACCTGTTAATAAGTTATTAGGATATTAATAAAATTTATAAGCGATCCCTTTATGGGGTCGCTTTTTTATTTATATATGTTTTATTACAATAAAAATGTTCGTAAAAAATATATTGCCATTATAGAAAAAATAGTTCAAAAATATAATTTCGATTTTGATGTTTTAATTGTAAACACTAAATCTAAGACTATATATGGTGAAACAATTTTTTACAAAACAGGAAATGTAATTATTAAAATTAATTTTTCTTTAGGTGATATAGAAGACACTTTAATACATGAATTAGCTCATTGCATTACAAGAGAATATAAACATAATTTAAAGTGGAGAAAAACTTATAGAAAATTAAGGGAGAATCAAAATGGCTAGAGCAGATTATGGTTCTTGGTCTAAATTTAACGATAAAATTGTTACTGAAAAAGAACAATTAGAAATTATAAATAAAGTAAAAAAAGCTGATAATGTAAATTATTACGCAGATGCTATTTTATCTTTATGTGACGGTAAATATATTTTATCTTATTTTAAAGGTTATTATTTTACCTTTCATGTTTTTAATGGCGAATCTTATGATTATATTAGTGAAGATTCTATTATTAAAGTGCATACTGCTGATATGAATGATTATAAATATCGAAATAAAGGTGTTAAAGAGCCTTTCGTCTATGAAAATGAAGATATTATATTAAGAATTTATTATTTAAGTTCATTTGAAAAACCAGCTAAATATTTTATGCACCATTTATGTAAATATGAATTTATCGATAAACATACTAATGATACTTGGATAAGTATTGGTGGTTATGGTTATGGTGAAGGATTTACTACTTGGGAAGGTGAACATGATGAAGAAGGATTAAGAGTTCATAAGGAAGCCTACGAGGAATTATTTAATGTTGGAAAAATTAATCCTGAAGATAATGAATATGATGATCATTGGTTGGCACAACTTCAATATGACGATATTCCAGTATGGTATCCTAAAGAATTTCAATTAAATTATCGATGGCCTAAAGAATTTGGTCGCTGTAATCATAGAACTCATAATCGCATGAAAGCCTTAAAATTATCTGGTTATATGAGATATAGAAAATATCGCTATGAATTTATAAGAAAAATTTATTAAAAGGAAAAAAATAATGGAAGAATTATTTAACGTAGAAGTACATGATACTCAAGATTCTACAATTAAAGATGTTCATTTTTATTTTATGATGAAAAATAAAGATGAAGAACAATGATCTTTTGCTGATATTAATTTAGATGATGCAAAGAAAACAGATAATCAAACCTTATTAGAATGCAATTATATTCTTATTAACGGTTTAAAAAAACAATTTGATTATGTTAAAGGAGCAACTAAAGAAGAATATGAAGCTTCTAATAATTCTAAATTATATAATCATCAAAGTTTTGCATTAAAAAATGAGGATTAATAAAATGAAAAAGCAAATTTTGTCTTATTTAATTTTAGGTTCTATGTTATCTTTTAGTAATATTGTTTCTGCTGCTACTGTTGATGAAGCATTTCATTACACCGACCAAAAAGTTGACGGAGTAGTACATTATGTTGACCAAAAAGCAGATAATTTAATACATTATACAGACCAAAAGGTGGATAATGTAGTGCACTACACAAATCAGAAAGCAGATGGAGTGGTACAATATGTTAATCAAAAAGCTGATGGTTTGGTGCATTATACAGATCAAAAGGCTGATGAAGTAGTAAATTATGTCAACCAAAAAGCAGATGGCTTAGTAAATTATACTAATCAGAAAACTGATGAGCTCCATCAAGATGTTAAACGTAATGAAAAGAGAATCGCTGATAATTTTGATTTAATTCAAAATAATATTGATAAAATTGCCGACAATGAACGAAAATTAAAAGATCATACAGATGTCTTACAAAAACATGAAGATATTTTAAATGGACAT